CTATAAGATAGAATAAGAGAATAGAGAATAGAATAGAATAAGAGAATAAGATAAGAATAAGAGATAAGAATAAGAGATAAGAATAAGAGATAAGATTTATTGCCAAAGAAGATTAAAGATAAGATTAAAGATAAGAGAATAAGATATTATAGAAGATAAGATTTATCTGCAGTAAAGAGAAAGAAGATGTTTATTGTAGATTGAAATCTTATAAGAAAGATAAGAATAAGAGAAAGGATAAGAGAAAGATGATTATTGTTCATCATGGATTAGGTGTAACAAAAGGAATAGAAATCTTTATAGAAGAAAATTCACTTAAACAAGTGAAACCATCTTATGAGAAACTTAATGCAGAAGAAGTTAAGAATTTAGTCGCAGATTTAAAGATCATCTATCCAGATAAAAATCCTTGTTTAATAGCAGGACCCTTAGATGAAGCTGATCCATCAAATTTAGATACTCTTTTAAAGATAGTAGAAGAACCACTACCAAATACACCTACTCTTATTTTATGGGCTTATGACTTTGGTTCAGTGCCTTCCACTATTAGATCACGATGTGGTGAAAAATATTGGTTTGCACCAGAACAAGATCATTCTTTATTATCTAAAGCTAATCTTTATTTGGATGCTATCTTGATTGATAGAAACTTCAATGACTTGATTTCTCTTCTTAAAGAAATACCTAAAGGATCTGAACGATCTTTTATTGATGCTTGTTGTGAATCTCTTCTTAAAAATGAAAGTTTGGAATATTATCAAAATCGTTTTGTTTTATATCCTATCTTTAAACGACATTTGATGAATAAGAGAATATCTAAACTTAGTTTATATTCTTTAACTGGAGAACTCATTCAATTAGATCGCTCTAATTTCGCTTAGGATCGATTTTAAAGGTCGTTCCTATATCAACACATACTAAACTTAAAAAGAGTGCTTAAAATGCGTGTTTTTTTAAATGGTGATTTTGAAGATTATAAAAACTTTAAAGTCCAAGAAACCAAACAACAAAAAATCTTAGACGGATATGATATAAGAACAGCAGATGCAACAGATAAAGATCTTAATGTAGATCGTTTAATAGAAACATCTATGTTCGATTCTTGTCCAATATTGATTATTGTCTATAATGCACATAAACTTAAAAAAGATGATTGTTTAAAAATAGTAGAGTGCGAACCCAATATCGAAGTGATATTGGTAGGCAATGGCAAATTAAAAGCAGATAAAGGTTTGACCATCCAAACAATAGACATACCAAAAGATTTAAATGACTGGTGTGCAGGATTTATAGTAGATGTCTTAAAGAAAGAAGATTTAACAATCAAAGAAGATTTGGCAAAAGCAATCGTGTTGAGAGTAGGTACAGATGTTGGTTATCTATACAGAGAGTGCATGAAATATAAATATGCTTGTCAAACAAAAGAAGTTCAACCAAAAGAAGTCGCAGGTGTGATGTCTATTTTAGGTGAAGAAGATGGAACAAAAATAATAGATGCACTAAAAAGTTTAGATGTTCGTGCAGTCATAAAAAGTATGGATGATTTACAGAGAACAAGAAAAGATGATCCTACAATGTCATTTGTATCTGGATTGCTAACATATAATTTATGTATGTGGTTTGATATAGCTTGTTTAGTAGAACAGGGAAAAGAAGCTAAGAGCATTGCAGAGAGTTTGAAATTAAATTTCTTTGTTGTAGAAAAATATCATTTACCTTTTGTGAAAAAAATTTCTTTAAAAAAGATAAGTGAACTAATTAAACTAGCAAATGATTGTGAATATTCCGTGTTGAGTGGAGAAAGAGATACATGGACAAGATTGAAATGTGGGTTTATTAAAATTTTGATTATTTAATATCTTCTCTTGTATTTTACATTAAGCCTTTTTGAATTGGTTTAATAGTAAAATACATAGCTGGAGAAAAAGAGAAAAAATGTTAAGTTTTTCAGATCATGCGATAAGTCTGTTATCGAATTATTATATGGTGGATGGTGAAACCGATCCAAAAGATGCTTTAAAAAGAGCAAGTTTTGCATTTTGTTGTGGTGATGAACCACTGGCAAATCGTATATACGAATATGCTTTAAATGGTTGGTTTATGTTTTCAAGTCCAATTTTATCTAATGCAAGACTAGATGATGATAAAAAAGCAGGATTACCTATATCTTGTTTTTTGTCTTATGTAGAAGATTCATTAGAAGGTCTTATTGATCATTCAAATGAATTAAGATGGATGAGTGTTTTAGGTGGTGGTGTTGGTGGTCATTGGTCTAATGTAAGATCAGTATCTGATAAATCACCAGGACCCATTCCATTTATCAAGACGATTGATAGTGATGTAGAAGCCTATCGTCAAGGTAAAACTCGTAAAGGTAGCTATGCTTGTTATTTAGATGTCAGTCATCCAGATATTCTTGAATTTCTAAATATTCGTGTGCCTACTGGTGGTGATACTAATAGAAAGTGTTTCAATTTAAACAATGCAGTCAATCTTACAGATGCTTTTATGACTGCAGTAATAGAAAACAAAGAATGGAATTTAATAGATCCACATTCTAAACAAGTTAAAGAAACACTACAAGCAAGAGATTTATGGCAAAGAATTTTAGAAGTGAGATTTAGAACAGGCGAACCTTATTTCTTTTTTAGTGATACTGCAAATAAACATTTACCACAAACACTCAAAGATAAGGGTTTAAAAATTCATGGTTCAAACCTGTGCAATGAGATTTTTTTGCCAACAAGTAAAGATAGAAGTGCAGTGTGTTGTCTATCAAGTTTAAATCTTGAATATTTTGATGAATGGAAAGAAACAACTATTATTGAAGATTGCATAACATTCTTGGACAATGTTCTTCAGTATTTTATTGATAATGCACCAAAGCATTTACATAAAGCGATTTATTCTGCAATACAAGAAAGATCTTTAGGTTTAGGTGCGATGGGTTTTCATTCTTATTTACAAAGAAAGAATATTGCATTTGAATCACCTATTGCCAAAGGTGTGAATAAAAGAATATTTTCTCTTATCAAAGAAAGAGCAGTTAAACAAACAGAAGTCTTAGCTAAAGAAAGAGGTGAGTATTTAGATGGAATTGGTTCGGGTAGAAGAAATAGTCATTTACTCGCTATTGCACCTAATGCAAATTCTGCAGTTATCTTAGATACTTCACCAAGCATTGAACCCTGGAAATCAAATGCTTTTACACATAGAACAAGAGCAGGTTCTTTTTTATCTAAGAACAAATATCTGGATAAAATCTTGTTAGATATGAAAATGCCAAAAGAAGAATATGATGCGATTTGGCAATCTATTATTCTTAATCAAGGTTCTGTGCAACATTTAGATTGTCTTAGAGAATATCAAAAGAATGTATTTAAGACTGCATTTGAATTAGATCAAATGTGGCTTATTGAACATGGTGCGGATAGACAAGAGTTTATTTGTCAAGGTCAATCTTTAAATCTGTTTTTTCCAGCTGGTAGTGATAAGGCTTATGTAAATGCAGTACATTTAATGGCATGGAAAAAAGGATTGAAAGGTTTGTATTATCTAAGAACCAATACTGGTGTTGTAGCTGAAAAAGTTTCAACCAAGATAGAAAGAAAAGCACTTAAAGATTATGATGAGTGCATTGCGTGTCAAGGATAAACAAAATGTTAAAAATCGTATCTGCATTATTACTTTATGATCTCAATCACTTATATTTAGATTCATTAGATATGAATGTAGATGAAGTGGATTTAACACAACCAGTAGTCATTTCAAGACAAGATGGTAAAATTGTATCTGGAGAAAAAGTTTTATTAAAAGTTTTAAGATCCAAAGATTTAGTGAATGTTTATTTTAAATATGATGATGAGTAAGCATTTTTAATATAAATATGTAAAATACATTTTTTACTCAAAAAGGACAATAATGTTAAGTTATATCTCTTTATTCAGTTGTGGTGGTGTTGGATGCTATGGATTTAAACAACAAGGTTTTGAATGTATCGCAACTAATGAACTACTTGAAAAAAGGCTAAACATTCAAAAAGCAAACAAGAAATGCAAATATGAAACAGGGTATCTTGGTGGTTCGATTTCAGATCAAAAAACTAAAGATTTGATCTATCAAGAGATTGAATATTGGAAAGAGCATGAAGGATTAAAAGAAGTAGATGTAGTGATAGCGACACCACCTTGTCAAGGTATGTCTGTTATGAACCATAAGAAGAAAGGAAAAGAAATTCCTAGAAACAGTTTAGTAGTAGAGGCTATTAAAATGGTAGAGATGGTTAAACCTAAATTTTTTATCTTTGAAAATGTACCTCCTTTTTTAACATCTACTTGTTTAGACATAGACAATGAAATTAAACCTATACCACTAGCGATTAAAAACCATTTAGGTGAAGAATATGATATTATTTTTGAGAAAGTAAATTTTTTAGCCTATGGTTCAAATTCTTCAAGAATTAGATGTTTAACAATAGGTAAAAGAAGGGATTTACAGAAATCTTTTTTTGATTCTATTAGTTTAGATGACTTCTTAAAAAAACAAAAACCTAAAACAATAAGAGAATGTATAGGTCATTTGCCATCACAAGATGGCGGTGTGTATTATGAAAATGATTTGCTACATTATAGCAATAAATTACCTGATCATCATCTTTTTTGGTTTGAGAAAGTAAAAGAAGGACAAACAGCATTTGAACAAGAAGATGTTTCAAGAAGACCAAATGTGACAAATATCTTAAGTGGTAAATTTTTTAGATGTTATTGGGGTAAACCTGCACATTGTGTTCATACTATTTCAAGAAGTTTAGGTAGTCAATATACTGGGCATCCTAAAGACAATAGAACTTTTTCAATTAGAGAACTTATGATATTTCAAACAATACCAGATGAATTTAAATGGTTTGAAGAAGAAATGACTAAAGAGAATGTAAAAAAATACAATCATAATATTAGGGAATGTATTGGTGAATCTGTACCAACTGCAATTTTTAGTCAGATTGCACAAAACATTAAGAGTATGTTATGTTAAGTTATATTTCTTTATTCAGTTGTGGTGGTGTTGGATGTTTTGGTTTCAAACAACAAGGTTTTGAATGTATCGCAACTAATGAGATCGAACTTAAAAGACTTAATATTCAAAAAGCAAATAAGAAATGTAAATATGAAACAGGTTATGTTAGTGGTGATATAACTTTAGATGAAACTAAATCTCAAATATTCAAAGAGATCGAGTATTGGAAAGAACACGATGGCTTAAAAGAAGTGGATGTTGTGATAGCGACGCCACCTTGTCAAGGTATGTCATTATCGAATACTCTAAAGAAAGATGAAACTGATAGAAATAGTTTAGTGGTAGAAGCTATAAAAATGGTAGAGATGATTAAACCTAAATTTTTTATCTTTGAAAATGTTCCTGCTTTTCCTTTAACACCTTGTTTAGATACAGACAATACTTTTAAACCAATTAATGTTGCAATACACGAACATCTAAATTCAAATTATAATATTGTCTTTGAACAAATCAATTTCTTGGACTATGGTTCAAATTCTGCAAGAAATAGATGTTTAACTTTAGGTGTGAGAAAAGATATGCTTGACCAGGATTGTATATTTCAAGATATTAATCTTTTACCTAAGAAACAAAAACCAAAAACAATAAGAGAATGTATTGGACATCTAAAATCTCTAGGTAGAGATGAGTGGGATGTTAAGGATCTTTTTCATTTTGCATCTAGTGTTTCAGATGAGCATTATTATTGGATAGAAAAAGTAAAAGAAGGTCAATCTGCATTTAATCAAGATGATGAAACTAGAAGACCGCCTACAACATCATCTAATGAGTGGGCAAATAGAAGATTTGTTAGAGCATATTGGAATAAACCAAGTAACACTATACTCACCAATAGTAAAACTTTGACATCTCAAGGTCAAATACATCCAAAAGATCATCGACCATTCTCAATTAGAGAAGTGATGATATTTCAAACAATACCTGAAGATTTTATTTGGATTGATGGTGAAATCACTAAAGATAAAATCTTGAAAAATGAAACTCTTATTCGAGCCTGTATAGGCGAATCTGTACCAACTGCAATCTTTAATCAGATTGCACAAAATATAAAAACAAGAAAGGCAGTTTGGCAAAATGAGTAAATTATTAGAACCAACATTAACATATAAACCTTTTCATTATGCTTGGGCTATGGAATATGCAGAAAAGCATGAAAAAATTCATTGGGGAACTTGGGAAGCTAAACTCCAAGAAGATGTTAAACAATGGAAAAATGGTGGTCTTACAGACCAAGAAAGAAAACATATCACTTCTATTCTTAGAATTTTCACACAAAGTGATTGTGCAGTTGCTGGAAATTATTGCGATCAATTTATTCCTGTTTTCAAGAATAATGAAATCAGGAATATGTTATTAAGTTTTGCCAATCGTGAAGGCACACACCAAAGAGCATATGCTTTATTGAATGATACTTTAGGTTTGGCAGAAGAAGAATATTCAAGTTTCTTGTCATATACAGAAATGAAAAATAAAATTGAGTTTATGCAAGAAACAGGTATTCATAATGATCATCCTACTTTAAAAGCGATAGGTACTTCTTTAGCACAATCTGTATGTAATGAAGGTATGAGTTTGTTTTCTGCTTTTGTGATGCTTTTAAATTATCAGCGATTTGGTAAAATGAAAGGTATGTGTGAAATTGTTGAATGGTCGATCAAGGATGAAAGCCTTCATGTAGAAGCAATGACAAAATTGTTTCAAACTTTTTGTGAAGAAAACCCAAGAGTGGTCAATAATGAATTGAAGAAGCAAATCTATACTAACTTTACTAGAGCAGTCGAATTAGAAGATGCTTTGGTAGATTTGATTTATGAGAATGATGAGAATGAGATTTGCACTTTGAAAGGTAAAGACATCAAAACCTATATTAGGTATCTTGCAGATCGTAGATTATTACAATTAGGATTGAAACCTATTTTTGAACAAAAAGAAAATCCATTGGAATGGTTGGATTGGATTGTATCTGGTGATAGTTTCAAGAATTTTTTTGAAGGTGTAGTAACAGATTACAATGCGAGTGGAATGACAGGTGAGTGGGGTTGGGATTAAGTGTCAATAATCTATTGATATTCTATTCTTTAAGAAACAAACATTCTTAAAGGATTTCAAATATGTATTTTTCAAAAAGATCCAGTCTTCAAGCAAGACTTGCTATGATTAATAATCAATTTTCTATCTCTAAAAAGTCCAGCGGAAATAAAAATCAATTTGTCTTAGATTTGGAAAAAATATTTAAAAAACCATTTTTTCCATATCGCAACGGCTTTAGTCTATCAATTAAAGTTCCATTTGGTCTTTTTCAACTAGTAGTGCAAGAACATAATAATAAATATGATGTTACTGTTATTGATACTGAATATGGGGATGAATACACCTTAAAAGGTTTTAAAGAAAACGAAGTTCAAGAATTTATTAAACAATGGAAGAAAAAAGAAGGCTTCTTTAATTGGTTATTTATGTTTTCAAACATTGTATGAAAAGCAACTATATTTATTTTAGAGTAATTTTGTTCCTGTTTGTTTCTCAAAGATTTTTGCCATTTCTTGACCATCTACACCTAGAAACACTTTTTTGATTTTAGGTGTGAGATTTCATTGGGGTATAGATGAAGATATGTATGGTGATGTAAATCTTGGTATGCCAAGATTTACAGGTGATGCGAAAACTTGGGGATTTGAGAGAACATTTGAGCAAATAGAAAAAGATGTAAAAGAACAGATGTGGCAGATTAAAACATACCACTCTTAACAGTGATATGTTTTGGGATTAAGTCAATATTCTATTGATATTCTCTTCTTTAAGAAACAAACATTCTTAAAGGATTTCAAATATGTATTTTTCAAAAAGATCCAGTCTTCAAGCAAGACTTGCTATGATTAATAATCAATTTTCTATCTCTAAAAAGTCCAGCGAAGATAAAAACCAATTTGTCTTAGGTTTGGAAGAAATATTAAAAAAAGAATTTAAACAAGATCGCAATGGCTTTAGTCTATCAATTAAAGTTCCATTTGGTCTTTTTCAACTAGCAGTTCAAGAACATAATAATAAATATGATGTTACTGTTACTGATATTCAATATGGTTATGGATACACTTTAAAAGGTTTTAAAGAAAACGAAGTTCAAGAATTTATTAAACAATGGAAGAAAAAAGAAGGTGCTTAGATTTTTTATTGTATCTTTCTCTTAAAAAAGAAAGGTGTCTTAAAATGAAATTACTCGAACCAAGAGAACATTTTGATCATTGTATTACTGGTCTAAATCATGAAAACACTAAAGCTATTTACGATATAGATAAAGTTATTGAAAAAATAATGTATCTGCAGGAAATTGATTATGATGATGCAGTCGATTGGTTTGGTTATAATACTATTAGTGCTTTTGATCCAACAGATGAAGAAGCACCGATCTTTATGTATACCGATTTTATTTTAGAGTAATTTTGTTCCTGTTTGTTTCTCAAAGATTTTTGCCATTTCTTGACCATCTACACCTAGATACATCTTTTTGATTTTAGGTGTAGTTCCTTTAAGTGGATTGTAAAATTTCAAATCAAATAATCCATCATCATTTAATTCTATTCTAACATTATCTACACCTTTTCCAAAAATAAGCGGTGTCTGTATCATCACACCTTTTCCATTTTGAGTTGGTAGAATTGACATACCTGTGGCCGCTAAAATAGATGCTTCACCACCTAAAGTATCTAAAATGACTTGTGCAGATTCACTCATACCTGCAAACTTCAATTTAGCTAAACGAGTTTGAAGGGAAGATAGCTTTCTATTAAACATGATGTTTTATCCTTTTGAAAAAAGTTTGTTTTCAAAAAGAAAAGATTATTTAAAGTTTATTAATCTTCCCAATCATTTTCTGCTTCAGACATTGCACCCCATTTAGTCATGTGTAATTCACTCACACCACCAGCAGGTCTTTCTGCAATTCTCTTGTGATGTATTTCTTGTTTCAAATTTAAAAAGATACCTGCAAAAGTCTTACTCCATTCTTTGGTTCTTAATCCATTTAAACCATAATCCATCCATACTTGTCTAAACACTGGATTTTCAAAACCATCTAATTGATGATATTGATAACCTAACTTATCTAACTTATCTAGGATCAAACTTTCAAATTTAGTTTCATCATCAAATTCATTAGTTTTGCTAAACAATGGTATGATATGTGTTTCCAAATCACTAAGAATAGATACAAACATTGCTTTCTCTTTATTGAGATCTGAAATAATATCTTTCTCAAAATTTGCATTTGGAATATTCCATTTTTGAGCAAGACTACTATATTCATTTTTAGCTTTGTCTGGATCAATCTCATATATAGTCTTTACTTGAGATTGAACATATTCTGCATTAGTGGAAATATACCAATTTGTAATCTCAATATGTTTCTTATTATTGAGATTAGTAATTTGAAAACCATCTGCAACATCTTCACAATTATTCTTGTCAAAGATAGAACATGGTATTCTTGAAATTTCATTTGCTTTAGGTGTTTCAGTAAATTTTGAAAGTTCTAAAGTCAATTTTCTTTTTTCTATTGAACCACCATTATACAATTCATCTGCAAGACTTGGCAAATGCCATATCTTTGCTGGATTTAATCTGCCATTTGTTATTTGTTTGCTAAACATCTTTTACTCCTTTAATCTGTAAATCCAAGATCATTTCTTAAAAATTTAAATTCATCAATGACAAGATTTGGATTATTCATCAAATCTTCCCATTTGTATGAGATTTCAGAATCTTCAAATCTTTCAGAATCTTTAAAATCTTCATCATCTTCATCTTTTACATACATTCCAATATAAATGCCATGTCCACCATAAACACTAATGGTGTATTTGTAATTGTGACTTTGAAGACAATTCTTATGAACCATATAGAAACCACCTGCTTTGATTTCATTTTTTAGAGAAACCTTAGAAGTGTTTAAAACTTCACAAAGCATTTTGGTAGCTTCTTCTAATTGTCCATCATTCCATGATTTGGTATTCATTAAATCTTGCATTGTCATTTGATTTTCCTTTCAAGAAAACTTTTCACTATCGACATATCTATAACACTTGTGATCGTGCAACCTTTGCAACAGAGATTAAATTTTTTTCATGTATTATAGAAAAAACGAAAGGATGAAAAAATGAAAGTTCGTATAGTCAAAATTTATGATGATCCAAATGATGATGCTTTTATCTTTATAGAAGCAGATATTTTTAAATCTAAACACCAGCCAGATCCAGATGAAAGAATTGTAAATCGAATAGAAAAAAAAGAAGCCTATGCTAAAAGCAGTCCAGCTAAAACACTTAAAAACAATAATTTGATTTCTCTTGATAAAGAAGAAATCATTGATGATATTGTATATCAAGATCTTGGTATGTTTAATTTTTCATATATGTATTTTTATATGCTACTGCAAAATTTATTCTCAAGATTGCTTTAAGAAAGAAAAACAAAACACTTATATTATAAGTATCTCAAGTGTTTTCAATTATAAAGAAAGAGAAACAAATGCCATATTATGTAGCAAAAGTCATGGGACAAATTTTTGCCAATGCACCTTATTATGTTCTTAGATGTCTTGTCCATTCGGATACAAAATCAGAACCAAAAACTGTTAAAGGTAAAATCATTGGAAATACAGAAAGAGATAGTTATATTCTTTTTGAAGGCAAAGAAATTCAAGATACTTATCAAGGTGTAACAAAACCTGCTATTGAAGTTATTAAATCACCGATTGATCCAAAAATGCTCAAAGGTGTTGCTTTAAATGAATGGCAAAAACAATCAAGTCCAGAAAAGAATAAAACATACTCGATTGCCAGCAATCTTGTATCTTGTGGTATCAATCCAAAAATCTTAAATTCTATTTGGTCTATCATTTCTAAAAATCCACAAGAGATTTTAGATAATGCTTGGCTTTTAGTCGATTATGGTATTCCATTCAAGACTGCAGATCAAATTGCACTTACTCTTAATCCAGATTCTTATGATTTGAAAAATATTCATAGAATGAAAGCCTGTGTTAAAGAAGCTATTCATCAATCTGTTATAGATGGTAATTGCTACCTTGATAGTAAAAGTATCTTTGAAAGTGTTTTATCTAATACTGGTGAAACAGATCCAAACAAGATTGCTATTCTTATTAAAGAAATGGTTAATGATAAACAAATCATTATTGAAAAAGCACATCATGGCAATGCGATCTATTTACCTAATATCCATCGTATGGAAACAGAAGCAGTCAATTATTTAACAAATCCAAATAGAAGAAAAGGTCAAAGAGAAACTATTTCTTATATCAAATCTCATAGCAAATATGATTTAACAGAAGATCAAATTGAAGCTATTCAAAGAGGACTTGAAGAACCTATCTCTATTGTATCTGGATTACCTGGTACAGGCAAAACAACAATTTTATCTGTTCTTTGTTCTATCTTAAAAGAAAAGAAAGAAACATTATTGTTAGTCGCACCTACAGGTATTGCGAGTAAAAGACTTGCCAGTGTTGTTAAAATGGATGCGATGACAATCCATCGTGCATTTGGTGCGGGTGGTCAAGATGATGATAAAAATGTATTAAGCACTTATGAAGGACTTGTGAAAGATACAGATAATAGTGTGAGTAGTGTCTTATCAAGAGATAATACTAGAGAACATTGGAATTACACACCAGCAAATCCAAGACAAGAAACTATTTTAATTGTAGATGAAGCATCTATGGTGGATCTACATTTACTTTGGCGATTATTAAGAGGTGTTACTTTAAATTGTAGGATTATTTTTGTAGGTGATGTTGCACAATTACCACCAGTAGGTGCAGGTTTCACTTTAGCTGATATGATGGCAAGTAAAATTATTCCATCAATTCATCTTACTAAAATCTTTAGACAAGGTGAAGGTTCTGGAGTAGTGATTGCATCACATGATGTTTATAATGGTATTGTTCCTACTTCAAATAATGAATTTGTGTTTTTAGATAACTATTCTAATCATGATATTTTAGAAACACTAAAATCTTTATGTATGCAGTTAGAAGAAGATGAAATAGATTATCATATTATATCGCCTACTCATCATGGTGATTTAGGTTGTACAAATCTTAATAAAGTTTTACGATCTAAACTTAATCCAACACTTTCAACATCTGTATTAAGAATTGGAAATGATGAAATTAGAGAAAATGATAAAGTCATGATCACACAAAACGATTATGATTTAGGTGTGTTTAATGGTGATCTTGGTAAAGTCTTTACAATTAGAAAAGATAGTGTAGATATTATTTTAAGAAGTGGTGGTGGAGCATCTTCTATGGTATCAATACCTAAAGATAAAGTATCAAGTTTAATGAGATTAGCTTATGCAACCACAGTGCATAAATCACAAGGTCAAGAATATCAAGTGATCTTGATGCCATTAGTAAGAGAATTTGGCAATTCTTTAATTCAAAGAAACTTGATCTACACTGCGATAACAAGAGCAAAACAAAAAGCCTATTTAATAGGTGATGTGGATGCTTTAGCATTAGGTGTTGCGAATACCAGTACTAAACTTAAATATTCAAGATTAAGAGATAAACTTATTGAAAATAAATCTGTTTAATTTTTGTCTTATAATATAAGTATTTTTGCCACTAACAACAAAAGGAAAAACAAATGGCAAATCCAGAACAAATTCAAAAGCTAAAAGAAAAATTAGCTGATCTCAAATCCACCATTAAAGTAAACCAAATCACTATTTCAAGAGTAGTAAAAGGTCGTGCTGGTGATACCTTCGTTTCTATGAATGCAACTTATGGTAGCAAAGATGATACAGAAAACACTGAAAGTTTATCTTTATCTGATGCAAAATTAGCTTCTTATCTTTTAGGTATGCAAGTAAATGTTGTTGCACATGAACAGGCTTGTGCATCTGGTATTATTACATCAGCACAACTTGATAATGCTAAACAACATTTGAAATCAAATTTCAACAAACTTATGACTGGTGAATAAGAATGATTATTGATCAACAATGGATTGAAAAGGTTTATCACGACCTTACAAATATGGATATTCAACTTGACCACGATCCTTTAGAGTTCGGACCCGACCGTCTTAACTTAAAGACTGCAGAAGTAAGAAACTTGCTTTCAAGAGTGGAAAAGTTATTTATTGATGTTTCTCAAAACCTACACAAATACAAAAGAGATTTACTTGTAAAGAATACAGAATTTACAATCTCTAGGAATCGTCTTATGGCAGAAGATCCCCATGTAAGAGCAGGTCGATCACAAAGTGAAAGAGAAACACTTGCAGGTATTCGTTTAACTGATATGACAGTAGAAATGAAAAACCTTGAAGTAGCAGTTCAAGATTTGGATGAAATTCTAAAAGTTATCAAAGCAAAACGAACAGACTTGAAAGACATTCAAGGTAGATTGAAAGATCAACTTAAATTATGTCAAGAAGGTTTAGGTTTAGGTCGCAGATGGGGTAAATCTGATACAGTGGTTAAAGTCATTGAAGAATTTAATGATAACTATAAACCACAAATTGATGATACTACTCTTGATGCAGTCTTAAACAGAGAAGAAGTGAAACCATCACCAGCATCTAAACATACTGCACAAGATATTGATACCTTCTTTAATAGTGATCTTGAAACCACTAAAAAGAAAATTGATGATTTGAATATTGATGATCTTTGGAATATTGACTAATTTATCGATTTAATTCTTATATCTGACTTTACTTATTCAAAATATAATGTTTTTATTGTGACTGCATACAGATTTCAATCATCAGATATAAAGATGAAGAAAAAAAAGAAATAAAAAAGTTTAAAAAAAATAAAGAATTTGTGTAAAACTTATATACCTTAATATAAGGTATTATGACGAAGCGAAATAACGAAATGTTAATAAATGCAAAGTCCAGTTTTTCTTAAACTCTCAAGGAGTTAGCCATGAGCTTTTCTACTTTTGAATTAGGTGGTTCATCCACTATTCTTTCTTCTAAAAATTCACGATGGAAACCACAAAAAGGTAAGTATCGTGTGAGTTTTGTAACACTTCCTGGTCTTGAAAATGGTACTCCAGATCACAATGCAAAAGCACCTTTGTTCAAAGGCGGTCGTAGACTTTATCACAAAGATGTTGGTTATTTTGCTGACAATGGACCCGAATATGCAAAACTCGCTGGTGAACCATCCAAAGTTGCGATTGCAACAGTGATTGTTTTGTGGCCTACCGATGCAAATGGTGTTCTTGATATGAATCGTTTGAAAAAAGGTGAATTTGATCCTAAGTCTTGGATTTTCTCTCTTGACAAGTATCGTCAACTTGAAGCAATCCAAACAGAATTTCCTTTGACACAACATGATATTACAATCACTGTTACAGATCCACAATTCCACAAGATGTCATTTGCACCATGTAAAGATAATCTTTTCACTGCAATCAAAGCAAAAGAACCACAACTTTATGCAAGTGTTGTAGAAGCTACAAAAGATATTTACTCCAGATTGCAAGATGATGTTGCTCAAGATTTAACTTTAGATCAAATCAGAGAAAAGTTAAATGGTGGTGGTAATGGATCACCTGTTGCAAAGACTGGATTTTCAAGCAATTTTAGTGCAGATGATGTATTAAGTAATGTCTTGGATGATTAAGATCTAGTATTCAAAGTTTTGTCTAAAAGCAGAATTTTGTTGTTCGCTAGTTTTTTGTTGGTAGAAAAGCCCCTTGCCTCTTTAGGTTTGGGGCTTTTTTATTTTAATAAAAATTAAATGTTTTGTCTTAGATATAAACATATTCTAAAGGATTATTAAAATGATCAAATTTGCAAATAATACTAAGACAACAAGCATTGATGAATTACTTTCTGTTTCCAATCTTACAGATAAGAAAAGAAAACAAGCTAAAGAATCTGATCTTAAAGATGGAACTATTATAGTCGCTTATACTAATAATGGCTTAATTACACCAAGTGGTTATCCAGAACAAGGTACTAAAGGCACTATTTATGCAGTAGAAACTATGGCTGGTAAAAAAACTGCTATGGATGGTTCTGCATTTGTTAAATGGGATGGTGCAAATAAAATTACACTCGCACCTTTAACACATATCAAAGTTGCCAGTAAAAAAGTAGCAAACTTGGATGACTTTTCTTTTCTAAATAATAATTCACTATCTCAATTTATCGTAGCTAAAGGTGATATGAATGATGTTCTTGTTCATAAATCATCTAAAGATTTATGGTCTTTGAAAGTTGGTGAAGATGGTAGTTATGATATTGAAAGATTATTTGATGATAATGGTGAACCTTTAAAAATTTAATTTGTGTTTTATTAAATCCTGTTCTTATGAAAAACTTGAAAGGATTTATATGAAAATCGATGAAATTTTAAAAACACAAAACCACATGGCATTTCTCAAATTCTATTTTGAAGAACAAGATCTTAAATCTATAAAGACTAATATGAATATATCACAAGGTATCCGAACATATACTTTTGATTTTGAAAATGACTGGTTTTTTAAAGTCGTGTATGCAGATAGTGGTATTAGAATTATTACTTTAAAAAGCAAAGAAAAAGATTTTGATTTGGTTTCCAGATTCTTTGGATTGGAATTAGATTTCAATACGATTAAAACCATCAGTTCTTATGTCAAACAAATTATTTGTTCTGGCAAACTCTAAAACTTGTTAATAAAAGACTATCTCCAATAATATCATCTTCACATCTTTCACAATAATCTTCATGTTTCTCAAAATAAGATTCATAATGAATCCATTCTTCAGATGTTAATAATCGAATACCATTCGCACTGGTGTTCTTTTCATAATACATACCATTTTCATTTTTCCATGCTTCATATACAGGTTGCAATCCATAAATTTCACTTAGTTTATTACAGAACAAAAGATATTCTGAATTATCAAGAATGTTATGCACTGGCAAATCATCATGTTTATAGATAGAGTGGTCATGATAAGAACCAAGAACTTGTTTAAACAAACTTTGAGAAATCAATTTTTTTGTAATAATGATATTAGGAAAAACAATTACATCTAACATAAAGGAACTCGCTATGTTTTCAATGGATCTGGGTAAGCAAATATTGTTACTTCTTCAACAGGGTAAAACAATAAAAGAAATTGGTGAGATTTTATCTTTACCTAGAATGACTATACATAGATATAAAAAGAAATATCAAGAATTGACAAATATAGATATGTCAGTCGAATATAATAAACATTTACTCGCATATAAACTTTATGTTGCTGGTATGCCAATAAAAGATATAGCTAGATTTTTAAACTACAAACGATATAACAATGTTTTTCTTATCATTCAAAAATATAAGAAATCCAAAATCAAGATAGATGTTAAAGTACATCAGATTGGAATATTAGAATGATCACATTAGGTTTAGATCCTTCTTTAAGAGCATTTGGCTGGACACTCATAAATGATAATGCAGAAATTATTGATAAAGGTTTGTTAGGCACTGATGCAGATATGATCTTTGTTGAACGATATATGTATTTAAGACAAGAAGTGATTTCTTTGATCCAGAATATTAAGACACAATATCCAAATGAGAATTTAACAATGGCAGTCGAATCACCTTACTTTAATGATTTGTTTTCTGAAGGTATGTATGGTCTCTTCTTATATGTAAATGAAGCAATCAAGTTATGTGAAATAGATGTGATGTTTTTATCACCATTACAAGTGAAAGCACACGCACATAAATTTTTAGGTAGACCAAAAGGTTGGAAAATGCAAAAAACAGATATGGTTTTAGCTTGTAAAAAAGCTAATCCAAATGTTAAGAAACTTAACAACCATCAAGCAGATGCTTATTGGGTCGCAAGAACAGGTCAAAGATTTTGGAAATTTGTAAATAACATTATTACTGATGCAGATTTGGATGAAATTGAAAAAAGTCAATTTGCAAGACTTGATCTAAATAAGGTTGGTCAAGTGAAAAGCAAAGGCATTATGTATAAAGAAGATGATCGTTGGTTTAGATGGTCTATTAAAAATGTAGAAAAAAAAGATGAAATAATATAAGATGAAATACCTTTCAAGTCCATAGGAGTTTTTAATATGGCAAAAGCAAACCTTTCCAAAATCGCTGGTGTTTTAAAAGCATCATTAAAAGAAGATTTTGTAGTTCAACTTGACGATTCTAAAGTCAATTCCACAACACCCCATGTTTCCACTGGTTCTATTGCACTCGATTATCTTATTGGTGGCAAAGAAAATGAAAAAGGTGTTAAACCATGTCCAGGACTTCCAAGAGGTCGTATCACTAATATTTATGGTAATGCTGGTGCTGGTAAAACAACCATCGCATTACAAACGGCCGCCCAAGTTTGCCAAGCAGGTGGTACTGTTCTTTACATCGATTGGGAAAATGAAGTCGAACCAAAGTATGCACAAGCACTTGGTGTACCTGTTACAGATAAAGATAAATTCATGCTTGTGCAACCAGATACTTTAGAAACAGGTTTAAAGTATATGGCAATGTTTGCCAAAGAAGGTGTTGATCTTATTGTGATTGATAGTGTTGGTGCGGCCGTACCACAAGCTATGTTTGAAAAGCAAGATGGTGAAACACAAATGGCAGTTGGTGCAAATGCTCGTGTATGGTCTGTTTATTTACCTAAACTAAAGAACATCATTGCGAAACATAATACTTGTGTTATTGGTATTTCCCAATTAAGAGAAGCTATTGGTGGTATGACTTCTTTTGCAGGACCCAAGACTACACCACAAGGTGGTAAAGCATGGCAATATTATTCTACACTACAAATCAAGTTATCTGTTATTCAAAAAGAAAAAGGTAAAGTGTGGGATGGTTTACAAGGTAAAATGATTGAAACAGTAACAGGTGCAGTGGTAAGAGCGCATTTAGATAAATGTAAAGTTTCTGATAGTGTTCATCATGAAGTCGATTTCTTTCTTATGAGTGGTAAAGGTGTTGACAATGAAAGAACAATTATTGATCTTGCAATCAATAGTGGTGTAATCAGTAAAAAAGGTGCTTGGTTCTCATGGCAATCACCAAGTGGTGAATTGAGATCACAAGGTCTTGCTGGTTTTAAAGAACAATTACAAAATATGGATGGTGGTTTAGTCGCTTTGTTTAATCAAGTTAAACCATTTATTTCTCAAAATAAAGAAGGTGGTTCTGCAACATCTGAAGCACCTGCAGGTGAAGAAAAAGCACCAGCTAAGTCTAGTAAGTTAGATAAAATGGCAAGTGCAAATCTTGATGATATGTTTGGCGATGATGATGAAGAAGAATTTTTTGATGATGAAGAATAAATAAATCACAGAAAACTTGCTCAATTTATTATAATATAAGTGTCTAAAGAGCAGGTAAAATCATGAAAATCAAAGTTGAAAATTTTCAATCTATTAGTAAAGCAGAGATTGAAGTCAAAGGATTAACAGTAATCACTGGACAAAATAATACAGGCAAATCTGCATTAGCTAGATCTATTATAGGTGCATTTACTAATTTAAGAGGAAATAGTTTTGTAAGACAAGGAACTCAAGTTGCTAAAGTAGATATTTCTTTTGATGATGGTAATCATGTCATTTGGTCTAAAGGTAAAAATACAAATCAATATGAAATCAATGGCAAACTCATTCAAAAAGTAGGTAGTGATGTTCCAGATGAAATTTTAAATTTAGGTGTCAAATCAGTAGTTGTAGATGGCAAAGAAATACATCCACAATTTGCCAAACAATTTCAACAAGTATTCTTGATAGATTTACCACCATCTTCTTTAGCAAGTGCTTTATCAGATGTAGATGTTATTCAAAAACTAGAACAAGCGACTGCAAATTTAAGATCTGATATAAAGAACCACATCAGTTTAAATAATGCAAAAAGAGATGAATATAATAAAGAAAAGATAAGACTAGAACAATTTAATGGCTTAGATGATATTGAAGAACAAGCACAAAGAATAGAACTTTTAGAAACACAAATAGAGAATATATCTGTAAAAATCTCAATACTGCAAGACATCTTAAATAAGAAACAAAAATTACAAAAACTCATTACTATTCTTAATGATTTATATGGCATCATGTTTTCAAAAGAGAATGAAAGTATCTTAGATTTAGATGAAAAAATCCATACTGCAACAATATTGAAAAGTAAAAGAGAAGTCTTAGAATATATCTTAAACATGAAAGATGATTTAGATGAAATATCATTTTGTAGTTTGAATGTAGATCTTATCGGTATGGTAAATCAATTAAAAGATATGGTGAAAATATCCAGAGTAAAAAATGTCTTAACAAAGATGCTAGATTTAGAGAATGATTTAGTAAAAACAGACTTAACGAATATAAGTATAGAACAGATAATGGATAGATTAAATATCCTTGAAACGAACCAAAAACAAAGAAAGGTCTTAGATGAAATGTTAAATTATCAATCCGATTTGAACTCAATTTTTTTTAGTGATTTTGATTTTAATATTGTAGAACATTTGGATAACTTGATCAAGCTAAGGAAAGAAAGAACAAAGATCAAACTTTTAAATTCTATTTTAGAAGTAGGTTTAAGTAATGTTCAAATTAGTGATATTCCAGTGATAGATGAAACATTATTTGAGATTAAGAAACAAAAAAATTTTCTATTCAATGAAATTCAAGTCATTCATACAGACTTGATAAGTATAACAGAAGAATTAGAATTATTAAAAGAACAAATAGGTGATACTTGTCCATTATGCCAATCATCATGTTTAGAAAGTCATTGATAAGGATTTGAATACATGATTAAATTGATTTGGCGAACTGATGTACATTTTAGTGATTTTACTCCTACCAAAAGAACAGGTAACTGGACTGATGATGTTTCAGCTAAACTAGCTTGGATTGGAAAATTTACTCATCTCAATAATATTGATGGTGTGATTGATGGTGGTGATTTCTTTGATATTAAAACACCATCTAAAAATTCACATAGTCTTGTTTCTAAAACTGCTAAAATTCACAAAGAATATGCTTGTCCTATTTATACTCTTGTTGGCAATCATGATGTTAAATATGGCAATATTGACTATATTGAAGAACAACCTTTAGGTGTTTTATTTAATGCTGGTGTCTTTGAACAATTTGGTGGTCTTAAAGAAGTCATCTTTCAAAAAGACGATCTCAAAGTTCGATTGGTAGGTATTGCTTATCATGGTACAAGCTATGATTGGGATTTAATCCGAAATATCAAGAAACAAGATGAAGATTACTTGCTTGTTGCTTGTCATTTATTGGCAAGTGAAAAAGGTGGTGTTGGTGCAATGTATGAAGGTGAAGATATTGTACCGTATAGCGAACTACTACATCAAGGTGTAGATGGATGGTTCTTTGGTCATTGGCATAAAGATCAAGGAATTACAGTTAAAGGTAATACAACAATAGTGAATACTGGCAGTTTAACTCGTGGTGCTTTACATCTGGATGATTTGGAAAGACAACCATGTATAGTAGAAGTTCAAGCAACGAAAGAGAAGATAGAATTTATAAGACATAATATACCAGTTCGTGATGTGTTAGATGCTTTTAAAGTAGAAGAAACAATATCTAAAAGAGAAAATAAAGATAAGATGGAAGAAGTCGTTGAGAAAATGAAATCTTTATCTATTGAAGGACATGGATTAAGTTTAAGAGATCGTATTCAACAAGTTAAAGAAGTGGAAGATATAATTAAACAGATAGCGATAGAATATATAGAAAAAATATAAGCACTACACACTCGAATTTTTGAAAAAAAGGTGTATGCTTTATGGATTTAAATAGTAAAATACTTTCAAGTAGAAATCTTGAAAGTGATAATGATATGAATGTTCTTTACTGGTCGCATTTAAAGGTAATGAGAGAATGTCCACAAAAATTCTTGTGGTCAAGAGGTAATCCAGAAATTGATCTTGGTGCTGGTCTTGGCAAACCTAAACCTTTACCTGCAGAAGAAGAAAGAGCAAGTGAACATTATGCTTTAATGGGTTCTGTATTATCAAGAGTAGTCGAATTACTATATAATGATGAATTATGGAAAGAACCAACTTTATTAAAAGATCGTGTTGAAGAAATTGCACGAAAAGAATTTATCTTGCAAGAACAAGGTAAATATCTTGATTGGCGTTTTATGCCTAGAGAAGAAGCAATCGCAACTTGTGTAACAGGTGCAGTAAATTATCTCAAGATTATGAAACATAATAAATTGTTGGGTCCTTATGCTAGATCTGAAGTCAAAATGGAAACATGGCTAACACCATCCATTAAAGATTTAAAGATTTGTGGTATTGCAGATTTAATCTTTAGAGATAGTAATGATAAAGTACATATCCTTGATGGTAAAAATGCAGGCACTCCAGGTAAATATGAAGATGATGATCAATTAAGATGGTATGCTTTATGTTATCGACTTGCTTATGGTGTTAATCCAGATCGTTTAGCTTTCTTCTATTTTAGATTCCCACCAAATGAAAAACCAGATATTAAATTTGATGGTGATTGGAATGGCATGATCGAAGTATCATTTACAGATGATGATATTAAAAGACTTGCCAAAGAAGCACTGGCAACACAAAAAGCAATTCAAAATAAAAACTTTGAAGCAAATCCTGTTCCTAAACATTGTGTAAATTGTCCATATGAAAGTGTATGCGAACCAAGAGTAGCACAAAAGAAACATAACTCAGCTAAAAGAGGATTGGGAAAGACAAATACAACAGATCCATTTGATATAAATAATAGTTTGCCAGTGATTGATTTTGGGAAAAAATAAAACTTAATAATATAAGTCATTTTGTCATTATTCTTAGCAAGAAAGGTTGTATATGACAAATGAAGAAATCAAAGCACTGATAGATAAAAAAACAGAGCTAGAAAGAAAAAAAGAACGACTTTTAGGTAAAATGGAAAGTGCAAAAAATGCTTTATCTGAATTAGATGAAAGATTGATTGCAATGAACATTAAACCAAATCAGTTAGAAGAAGAAATCAAGAAACTAACTGATTTAAAAGACGAAATGTTAACCACTTTAAACACAGAAGTTCAAGAAGCCGAACTTTCTCTTAACAGAATAGAACAAAGAATTAAGGAGATTTCACAATGAAAATTGTAGTGTCTAAAAACGATTTAAAAGAAGCATTAAATCTTGCTCAAAATGTCTTAGGTGCTGGTGTTGATATTACATCTCACTTTGTATTTGAAATTGATGAAAAAAAGAATGTAAGTATTCTATCTTGCGAACCACCAAGACTGTTCTCTAAAGTTCCTTTATCTGGATCTACTGCAGAAGGTGAAGGTCAATTTACTCTTGAAGGTAAAAGACTTTTACTCGCAGTGAGTAATATTGCAGATACAGAAACTTTAACTTTCACTGAAAGTCAAGGCACTGTTAAACTTGCTACTACTAAAGGTACTTTGACTTTTTCAAGTTTAGATCCAACAACATTCCCAAGCTGGTTATCTCAATATTCTGAAGCTAAAGAAATCAAAACATTGGCAAGTGAATTATTGCATGAAGGCTTAAATGCAGTTAAGAATTTCATTTCTGTTGATGAAACTAGACGACCTGAATTATGTCAATCTGCAATTAAAGATGGTTTACTCTATGCAACAGATAGTTTTTCTATGTGTATCGTAAAAAATCCAGTGTTTGCAGATTTTGAATTGAAAGTTCATTTCAAAGATTATCCTGCAGTCTTAAAGTTTTTGAAAACACATCAAGGTTATGATGTTGTTTTAAGTGAAACAGACAAAGCATATTTCTTTACTGTTGATGGTGCTTTACTTGGATTGATGAAAACACCATTTACACCATTCAAGATTCCTGGTAATTATGCACAATCATTTGATTGGGTGCCAAGAAGAGTATGGATTTTAGATAAACAAGATCTTTTACAATCTATCAACTTTTTAGGTGCAGGTGCAGATAAGAATGATTATATCATGTCTTTTGAACATCCAGAAGGTTCAATGACTGAACCAACATTATCTATGGATTCATCAAATAGCAATGATCCTTTGGTTGTCAGTATCAATCAAGCTATTCCAGAAACAGAAGCATTAGATTATCCAATGAAAATGTATTTTGATAGCTTAAAAGCAGAAGATAAGAAAGAAGATGTACCTAAGTTTAAATTCAATTTCTTATATTTGAAGAAAGCGATTGAAAATTTAGGTAATGAAGTTGTTCTTGGCACAACTAGAGAAGGTAATCATGGTTATATGTTGTTAAGAGAAAAGACTGGTTTGGATACAGATATTGTTTCTATTATTGCATGGGTTAGATAATATTATTGATACTTTCTCTTGATTTCATATAAGAGAGATCAAGAGAAAGGAATTTAAAATGAATATTAAGACAAGACTACATACACTTAAAATCTTAAAAGAAAATGTAGAAACTAAAATCAATAAACTAGATAAAGAAATTAAAGATAAAGATATTGAAATTTTTAATATGCAGTCTGCAAATTTGCTTTTAGAAAAGATTAGTGAAGAAGAAGTAGAAAAAGGTATTAACACATATATCGCTTTACTAGATGAAGGATTAAAAGCTATTTTTCCTGAACAACAAGTTGGATTGAAAGCTGAGATCGATAAAGTTCGTGGCAAAGTTTCTGTTCGTTTAAAGACAACATTTAAAGGTGCGGATGGTTTAGAAATTGAATCGGAAAGTTTAGATGCTTTTGGTGGTGCAGTCGCAACAATACAATCTTTATTATTAAGAGTAGCATTGATTTTAAAGCGAGGATTAAGACCATTATTAGTGTTAGATGAAACATTTGCACCTGTGGATGAGAATAGAATATCGTTATTGGTGGATTTTTTAAAAGTCTTATGTAGTAAATTAGATATGGATATTCTATGTGTTAGTCATAATTCAATCTTAACAGAAAATGCAGATATAGCATATAAGATCAAACCTACATCAAATGGTGCGGTGTTTGAGAAGATTTAATAATCTTATTTTCCATAACTTGCTTTGGTAGCATTGTAATTATTCAATATCGTTGCATCACTTAGTGTATCATTCCATATATGTAAAGCACCTAATCTAAAATTAGCACCTGCACCACTTCCCATATTTGTTGCAGTAGGATAACCAAGAGCATAGTATAAACCTTTGGTTTCTGTATTATATGGTGTTTGTCTATTGAGTGTTGCAGAACCAGCTGATTGACCATTAACATAAGATCTTAATGTTGTCCCATCATAAGTATAACCTACATAATGCCAAGTATTAAGTGATGCAGATACTGATGATGTAATTGTAGATGATGGATTAAGTTCGGATGTTTGTAGTGTATAAGAACCTTGAGATGGTCTTTTCCAAGCAACCTTTAAACCTTCACCACCACCATATTCTTGCATTCTAGCTTTAAATGAATAAACAGTTCCTGCAGTTAAAGAGATAGTGCCTGTATGTAAAGAGAAGTTATTACTCATACCATGACCACCATACCAAGACACAACAACAGATCCATTTATAATTAGATCACTACCATCATCTGAATCAATAGCAAAAGTGTATGTGCCTGTTTCAACTGGAACAAAAGTAGCATTAACTTCAAGAGAAAAATACTCGCCTGAATTAGGCACCACAGCACCTGCACTAGTTAAAGTAGTATATATAGAATTGTTTAAAGAAGTAGAAGCATTTAAATTACCATTCCAAGCAAGAGTAGTATTTGAATATGCAGTATTAAATAATCTATCGAACTCAGATGTTGTTAAAGGATAATTTGCATATTGAGAAGAACTACCATTACCACCATGAGTGCTATATATATTAACTCTTGTTTGTCCAGAGTATGGAAACACTGCAAATCTAGGTGTACCACTAATCCATTCAATTTGAGATATATTCCAACCATTAGAACTACTTTGAGATGTATTTCCTTGTTCTGTTAAGATCACACCATTACTCGTAGGGTAAACCCAAGTAAATACAGAAATCACTTCACTTGTATTCGCAGGAGATAAAGAAGAATTAAGATTAGTATTCGTTCGTATATAATTAGAAGATCCACTATCTAAAGATAAGTATTTTGGAGAACCACTTGTATAAGGAACAGAACCAACAAGAGTACCATTATTTGTGCTATCTAAATCAGTTATTGTAGATCCAGAACCACTATAAGAAGAAGTATCTTGAATATTCCAATAAGTGATCATAGAATCGCCAGAGATAAATGAGTATGTAGTAGTAGGTTTAACAATACCATGAGTAGCTAGAAACATTTTTATAAACCATAACTTGCTTTGGTTGCATTATAATTATTAAGAATAGTCGCATCACTAATGGCATCATTCCAAACATGAAATGCACCAAGTCTAAAAGATCCATCCGCACCACTACCCATATTTGTACTTGATCTATAACCTATGTTATAATAATAACTTGTTGCACCATCATTATAAGGAGTTTGTCTATTGTTCTTAGCAAGAGAACCAGCAGGCTGACCATTAATATAACCTTTTAATGTAGAACCATCATAGGTGAAACCAATATAATACCAAGTGAAAGTACTAATTGTTAGTGTAGAAAGTAAAGTTTGAGTAGTTATTGATGTATACGGCCAAACAGCAAATCTTACTTTATTTCCACTTACCATTTCTATTTGAGAATCAAACCAATTAGTATCTGGATTCGTAGAACCTTGTTCGGATAAAACAAGACCAATAGTAGTTATAGGATATATCCAAATAAAAAGAGAAAGTGTAACACCAGTATTCGCAGGTGAAAGATATGGATTTAAATTTGCAGTATTAATATAGCGATCTTGTCTATTATCAAAATTAAAATAATTTGGAGAACCACTAACATAAGATAAAGCACCTACAATAGTACCATTAACAGATCCATCAAGGTCAGTAATAGTAGTTCCAGAACCATTATAGCAAGAAGTGTTTTGAAAATCCCAATAAGTGATCATACTTGCACCAGTAATGAAAGATGAAGTAGATGCAGGTTTGATAATACCATGAGTAGCTAGAAACATTATTCTTTCCTTGTAAAAACCTAACACAATAAATAAAAACAATATAAACAATATTATGTTTTGTATTATAAAAGACAAGAGATGTCACTTTAAGGTTATTTATGAAAACAGAAGGTTCTATTAAACATAAACTTAAACAAGTTAAGTATCGTATAGTTCAAAAAGCTATTAGAAATTCTTTATCTAAAAAACCATGTAATTGCAAACATTCAGGTTTGGTAAGAGGTTCGAGTGGTGATGATCTATTCTATGTATGTTTATTAGATAGTGATAAACCTAAATTATGGGAAGGCACTATTTGTGATCAATCTGTACCACCAAATTGTCCTTTCTTTAAATCAGAAAAAACAAAAGAAGAAATAGAACAAGAAATAGATGATTTGCTTCAAAGTGGAGATATGGGAAAAATAGCGAGTGTCTATCCAGATATTGCGGCCTTACTTTGGGTTTTAGATGAAAGTAAAGAAGAAGAAGATGAGTAAGATACCTTTTGAAATTGTAAAAATTGAAAACAAAAAAGCACCTTTGTTTTTAGAATTACCAGTACCACCTTATTGTTATCCTATCTTAGTAGGTGGCAGTAAAACCACGACTTTAAAATGGATGGAAAAAGCAACTCAAAAACATACTGTTCTTTGTTGGTCTGTTAATAATATATCTTTAGAAGAAGTATCTGAACAATGTATTCTAGCTATTAAAGAAAGAGCAAAAAATGATAATTGGAACTCTTTTGCATCTACAGAAGAAGAAGCGATTAAAAGACTTAAATTAGAAGGTATTGAAAAAGTCAAAAGAATTGATGACATGGTTGTACCACAAGAACATGATCTGTTAGGTACAATTATTATCTTTGAAAACAAGTTTTATCCTGTGATACATAATTCTATTCGTGCAATCTGTTTCATAGAAAACAAGGAGTAAATCAATGCCTATACCTACCGATGAAGTAAAATTTGAAAAAGACTTGAAAGAGATCAAGTTTTATTGGGAAGTCTTAAATCAAGTTTATTACTCTACTATGTCCAGACTTCATTTACTTAAAGAAAAAAATCCATATCTCATGCACCAAATTATGTATGGTATTAATGTAGCAACAGATTGCATTTTTACTGCATATCAAAAAGATAGTAAAGTGTTCTTATGTAAGCACTGCAAACAATTATATATCCAAGATTTTCCTTGTTTAAATAATCAAAAATTGCCATGCGAACCTATGGATATTCAATATCATACAGATATGACATTTGAAGAAATGTATGACTACAAAACTCAAAAAAGGAATAAAAAAAATGAGTCAACTTAAAGGCAAACTACTAGATAGTAGATTTATGAAGATTGCAAAAAATTTGGCAAAACTCTTAGAAGCTAAGAACGAAGCCTATGGTAATGCTTTCACAAAAATTACAGAAATCTTAAAGATTTTGTATCCAGATGGTATTAAACCAGAACAATATCAAGATCTAGGATTAGTGATTAGAATTTTAGATAAACTTTCAAGAATTGCCAAAGACAATGATCCTTTAGGTGAATCACCATTTCAAGATATAGCAGGATATGCTATTCTTGCTCAAACAATTAAGAAAGAACTAACGAAGGTTTAATCGTCTTTCTTCTCTTCTTCTATCTGCATCTCTTTCCATTGACCAAATTGCATCAGGATGCACGAAGTTCTTCTTTAAATAATTTTTCTCTTTTACATTACCTTTACCCCAATGATCTAAGAATTTTTTCATAATAACTTTATCTTTTCTTAGATCAGTAATCCATTGTTTATTTGTACCATGATCTGCAATTACAAAAGCATTGTAACCTTTACGACTTAATAAGAAAGGTAACATATACTTCTCATCTTTAAAGAAATCTGGTGCAAAATTATTGATACGACTAAATAGAAACCTATTCAAATCGATTGATGGAGTATTGTTTAGATACTCAGAAAGAAAAGCATGATCTGTTTTTAGATTCTTGGCATATAATAAAAACTCACCTGTTGTTGAAAACATTTTAGAGTATTCATCTGTATGATTTAATAAATAATGATAAAATTGCATATCAATCTTAGCACCAAATGGTTTCCAAAAAAGTTCTTTCATTTCTTGATGAAAATCAGTCGCTTTTGAACGATCTTCCCAGCTTAAACCTTGTGCATTTAAAGTTGCGATCTTTTCTTCATAGGTATCAATTAAAGAAGAACTTGCTTTTTCAAGTCTAGCAAGTCTTGCTTCAAGAGAAGCAAGTTTAGTAAAATACATAGTATTAACCTTTCTGTTGTTCTTATTTTAAGACAAGAATATAAAAAGATTATTATATCCATTCTATATATGGTGCTTTAGCATATATAAGTGAGAAAGGCATTAATCATGTATAGAAAAAAATCAGATCTTGAACCAATGCTTGGTTATCCTGCAGGTATTTGCCAAGTTGTAGATCGAATAGATGATAATATTAAAAATGAAGATTTAGAAAAAGATCTTATCAGTAAAGTAGAAAAAGCAGAAGATTTAGACAATCAAGAAGCATTACTTGTATATCCAAGAATTTTAGAAACACCAATCGAAAACAATAAACTATATAACTTGATCGAATTATCAAGTCATGCACAATATCGTATGGATTTACGAGGTGTTACAGTAGGCGATATTAAAGTTGCTCTTAAACATTTTGTTAAGAAATTTTATAATGAGAAATCTCAAAACACTGCTCAATATATAGTTTGGGAAAAAGCTATTCAAAGAGGTACTGATATGGTGTTTTTAGATACTAGATTAGGTAATCTCTTTTTATCTTTTGTTATTCTTAAAGGTAAAGTTGTTATCAAAACTTGTTATTTTAAAGATGAGAATAATCCAAGACCAAAGACTTGCAGAAAAAAACTTGCCATGTTGCGATTTAGATTAAATAATCTCTAATTCTTCTTTACTTCTATTCTCTTATTTTCTAAAATAACTTATTCCTTTCATCTCAATGCCTTGTATATATTATGTGAAGAAGAAGTGTGTCAACATATACAAGGTGTTGTATTCCAGTGAGTTCTTTAATTTTCACACTTTCTTAAAGAACTAGGATACAAATGAAAGGTTTTTTCTATTATGGATGAAAATGAAGATAAACAAGAATTAGATTTTGATGATCATTCTGAAATTGAATATGATGAACATATCGAAAATGTAGTTGGACACATGGATTTTTATCAAGACATTATAATGATCTTAAAAAAAGATGGTACTAATATTGTTATTCCTTCTTTTGATGATAAGATTTCTAAAGACCAACATGATTATATGGAAAAAATCTTTGTGATTAACGATCCATCTATATTTCTAAGACTTTTTATGTGGATTGAATTGCTTTTAAAATATCTTGTTTTATATATAAGAGAACAAATTGATAAATACAATCAAGATGAAACTTAACCATGACATCTTTCAATTTCATAGACAAACCAATCTACAAGTTTATCATAATCAATAACTTGATCTTCTTTTAAATAATCATCAAGTTTTGGATGTAGTGAATCAATACAAATCCAATTTTCAAGATCTTCTTCATTCAAACAAGATTTAAAGCCAACAAAATATTCTACTTCATCATGGTCCCATATATCTATTTCAAAAGCATAGCTACCATTTTTATTTGAAGCAACAAATTTAATTTTTTGTTGTGTTGCAACAAATCTAAAATCTTTTAAGTTTCTTTGTTGAAGAAGAGAACCAATATATTCATAAAAATTGAGATCAAAGTTTTGCATTTTTGCATCCTTTTTGAAAAAGTCATTATTGACATATAGATAACACTTATCATAATGCAGTCTTTGCAACCAATCTTTAAAAAGTTTTAAAGTATTTATCATTTCTCTTTTAATATACTTTACATTCTTTTTTAAAAAGAGAGATTTCACATGAAAACTTTACTTCTTGTTATGCTTCTTCTCACTGCTTGTAGTGGTGATGAAAAGAAAGATACTCAAACTCAATCTGATTCTTCTTTAATTGATATGATGGTAATTGATATGTCTATTACTGCCAGTGATTTAGAAGTACATTCCACTATGGATTTAGAAGTCCAAAGTGACTTGATGATTGATATGGAAACACCTGTTGTTGATATGGAAACACCTATGGTTGATATGTCAGTCTTAGATATGTCTAGTTCGGATATGGCATCTGCATCCGATATGAGTGTTGTTGATATGACAAACACCACGGATATGTAAATGTTGGATCATCCTAATAATAAAGATTATGTTCTTAATGCTGTTAAACAAGATGGTATGCTCCTACAATATGCTAACGATCTTTTAAAAGATGATTTTGAAATCGTATATGAAGCAGTCAATCAAAATGTTTTTTCTTATGAATATGCCAGTCTAAGACTTCAATCTGATATTGTAATCAAAATGTTTGCATTAAATAAAATTTTCTTAAGTAAGTATCACAATCTTTAATATAATATAGACATTCTTTCCCTTTAACAGGATTTTGTCTATGACATACATTTATTTTAATCTATCTTTTGAAAAAGATGGTATTCGCTATCATTACTATTTCAAACCAACAGACTATTTATCTGATGGTGAACTTAAACCAGAAATCTTAAGAGATGTTTGTTCGCATTTACAAAAGTTTTCTGATTTTATTCCAGATGAAAGTATCTTTGCTCAACCACATAAAGAAGAAGTCTTATCTCCATTTTTTGAAAATTTTAATCTTAGTATTGGTTTTGGTCTTTGTTTCTCTTTTGAATGTTTTGAAGAAGAAGGTGAAAGACCAAGATTTATTCAATATACTATTGACCCACAAGAAGAAGCAGATAGACGAGCATTAATGCAAGAGTTTATTGCAGATCATGCCAATGATCATTTAGATGAATATTCTTCTTATTCTTATGAAGATGATGAAGAAGAGCATGAGATTGATCCAGATTTTAAAGCACTGCACCATAAAGCATTTGAAGAATATACCGAACATGATTATGAAGATGATGATGAAGAATAATTAAAACAAGCTATCCTGTTTCAATCGTTTCTTATATTTCTTTCCTTTCTTGGTGCTTCCTTTAAGCCAGCCATCAGATAAATAAGTTTCTAGTTCTTCTTTCTTTACCATTTTAAAAATATCATTTTTAGTAATAGATATAAGACCTTTAAGATTATTGCCTTTAATCCATCCTTCAAATAAATATTGATCTAGTTCTTCTTTCTTTACTCTTTTAAAGACACCATCTTTAGATATAAAGATAAGACCTTTACTCGTGCCTCCTTTAATCCAACCTTGAGATAAATAAGTTTCTAGTTCTTCTTTCTTTACCATTTTAAAAGCACCATCTTTAGAGATCCAAATAAGACCTTTACTATGGTTGGTTTGAACCCAACCTTGAGATAAATAAGTTTCTAGTTCTTCTTTCTTTACCCTTTTAAAAGCACCGTCTTTAGTAATAGAGATAAGACTTTTACTATGGTTGGTTTGAACCCAGCCATTAGATAAATAAGTTTCTAATTCTTCTTTTTTTACCATTTTAAAAGCACCATCTTTAGAGATCCAAATAAGACCTTTAAGATAATTGCCTAAAATCCAACCTTGAGATAAATAAGAATCTAGTTCTTCTTTTTTTATCATTTTAAAAATATCATCTTTAGTAATAGAGATAAGACCTTTAAGATAATTGCCTAAAATCCAACCTTGAGATAAATAAGTTTCTAGTTCTTCTTTCTTTACTAGTTTAAAAGCATCATCTTTAGTAATAGAAATAAGTCCTTCTACAGAAGAAGAACCAGAACCAAGATTTTTATTTGCCCACTGATCTTTAAAAAAATCTTTTAAGTATTTGTTTAATCCAATCTCACTCGCACATAACCCTTCTTTGTTTTTACAATATCCCACAACATGAAACTTATATTCAGATAAGTTTTTCTTAATGGTTTCTTTTTTAAAGAATGGATTGGACGAATTGCCATAGTAATCATTAGCTTGACTTAATGATGTTGCAGTCTTTTGACCAGAATATCCTAAATGGAAAGAACCATCTGCATTATGGTGAGTAATGACATAAAGAAATCTAACTTTATGATCATCACTAAAATCTAGCATTTGTTGAAAATCTTGTTTGGAAATATTAAAAGACATAAAGGTCAATCCTTGAGATGAGATTTATAAAAACTATCTTATATTATTTTTGTTCTACCATATATTAAAATAAGCAACACTATTGCAATCGTTTCTTGTATTTCTTTCCTTTGTTATTACCACCTTTAATCCAGCCTTCAGATAAATAAGTTTCTAATTCTTCTTTCTTTATTTTTTTAAAAGCACCGTCTTTAGTAATAGAGATAAGACTTTTAGCATTACTGCCTTTAATCCAGCCATCAGATAAATAAGTTTCTAGTTCTTCTTTTCTTACTCTTTTTTCAATATCATTTTTAGTGATAGAGATAAGACCTTTACTGTGATTGCTTTGAAACCATCCTTGAGATAAATAAGTATCTAGTTCTTCTTTCTTTATCATTTTAAATTCATCATCTTTAGAGATCCAAATAAGACCTTTACTGTGAGTACCTAAAATCCATCCATTAGATAAATAAGTATCTAGTTCTTCTTTCTTTATTTTTTTAAAAATATCTTCTTTAGAGATCCAAATAAGACCTTTATTATGATTTCCCAAAATCCATCCTTGAGATAAATATTGATCTAGTTCATCATTCTTCACTCTTTTAAAAGCATCATCTTTATTAATACAAATAAGACCTTCTGGAGAAGAACCAGCACCAAGATTTTTATTTGTCCATTGATCTTTAAAAAAATCTTTTAAGTATTTGTTTAATGCAAGTTCACTTGCACATAACTCTTCTTTGTTTTTGCAATATCCTACAATACACATCTTGTATTCAGATAAGTTTTTCTTAATGGTTTCTTTTTTGAAAAAAGGATTGGTCGAATTGCCATAGTAGTCATTTGCTTGACTTAATGAAGATGCAGTTTTTTGACCAGAATAACCTAAATGGAAAGAACCATCTGGATTATGATGAGTGATGATATAAAGAAATCTAACTTTACAATCTTCGCTGAAATTTAGCATTTGTTGGAAATCTTGTTTGGAAATATTGAAAGACATAAAGGTCAATCCTTGAGATAAGATCTAAAATCTATCTTATATTATTTACAAGGATTATTTTCTTTATCTTTATCAGTTTTAATTAGTTTTAAGTCTTTATCATAGATACCAGTGTTAATAAGAACTCTTTTAAATCTTTCTTTATCAGCAACAACAATCTTGATGCTTTCTAAGATGATTTCACAATCAGTTTTTTTATTATTCATAGTGAAAATCCTTTTCATATATTATAATACTCTTTGTCTATAGTCATTATGGAGTATAATAATGAATGAACAAGAAATAGCAAAAGAAATCGCTAAAAAATATGGTTTGAAATTCTTATCTGAAAGTTATAGAGATAACAAAGAAGTAATAATAGAAGCCTTAATGCAAGATGCTAGTGATTTTGCATATCTTAGAAAAGACTTGAAAGATGATTGGGAGATCTTACTCACTGCATTAAGATCATCTAATGATCGAAATAAAAAATCTTTCTTCTCTATTGGAGAACATAGTAGAGATGAAAGATTTTTTAAAAATTTATATGTTCTAAGCTATTTAGAACATAATTCTAAATATTTAGATGCAGATTCAATAACAAAATTCTGTTGTACAGAATCTCTTTTGGAAGTCTTTTTACATTTACCACGATGTGTAATAGATACTTTAAAATATGAAAAAGCTATTTTTGATAATCCCTTGATGAAAATCCGATACTCTAAGACAAGAGAAGATGTTCTTAAACTTAAAAATAAAATTTGGTGTGATAGATTTAAAGAAAGAAGATATTGGAGAGAAAATTATCAAGAATATATGTCACCAGATATAGAAACATATTGTTCTATCTTTAGTGATGATAGAGATGTTGCTGAAGTTTTGGTTCTAGGTGCAGGTAGCTGGATAAGTCATTTCTCAAGTGAAATATCAAGTGATCCTGAAATTTATGCTTTAGCTTCTTATGAATATGAAGATTTAATACATAAAATAGATGTTGAAGATCGTGGAAGGATATATCAAACTGAAAATTGGAGATTCTTTAATAATAAAGAAATATACCTGAAGAACCTAGATCAATGGTTAAAAATAGAATTTTCATCAAAAGATTTATATCTAATACAATCTAAAAATATAGGTAGTATTAAAATAGGTATTGCACAAGATTGTAATGCTAGACTTAAACAATTACAAACAGCCAATCCTTATGAACTAAAATTAGTTCATGTTTTTAAAGGTATGGGGAACTTAGAAAAATACTTGCATAAAGAATTAGATGCCTTCAAATTACAAGGAGAGTGGTTTTCTTTTGATTGTAAAGAACATTTACCCAAAGTTTTATTAAATTTAATACCAGAAAATCAATGGTGTATTCTTTAAAATAAAGAATACATTTGCCTTTTTTCACAAAAAAAAAGATCTTTCACTTTATCTTCTAAAAGACTTTGACATCCTATTATATAACCATTCTCTAAATGTTTTATTAGAGTTTTATGTTGTCTTTCTATATCAAGATCCTTTCTATTTAAGATTAGTAATTTAACATCTTTATTGATTGGATGTTTTAATGTTATGGTTCTAGCTTTTAATTTCCAACATAAATATAATTTTTCAAGCATATTGTCTTTATGCACCAAAATAGTATTACCAGCTAAATCTATCATAGGCTTATTTGATTTTCCTAATATCACTGAATTTCTTAGTTTTTCTTTTACTTCAAGTCTAGCTAAAGATTTTCTTGATGCTTGTCTTTGTCTTTCTTTTACTTCAGATGTAGCTAATGCTTCTTTCATTCTTTTCTTTTTTAATTCTCTATGTTCAATATTTTCCCAACTTTTTTTAGTAGCATTTGATCTTTTTAACTTATGTTCTTCTGTGGCAAAAGCCTTTTTTTGACTTAAAGTTTTTTTCTTTTTAGTTTCTTCACTTTGTTTAAAACCACTCATGCCACCTTTTCCACCTACCTTAATATTATAACAAATCTTAAGACCCTTAACAACACAACCATATTGTTGAATAAAGTTAATATCTAAAAGAGTAGCTTCTTCTTGATATGCAGATACCGAATCTTTAAAGAATTTTAAGATAAACTTTTTGAAATTCTTTTTTCCATATTTCTCAATAGCTAAATTAAAAGGGCAAATGTCTTTTCTATTCCTATTACCACTGCCTATATAAGAATTGACATTATTAACATGGGTGTGTTTACCTATATAGAACTTCTTAGTGATTAAGTTTTGTGTTAAGTAAATATAATGGTATCTACCATCATCACCTTTTTTAGGTTTAAGATTTTCTACATCATACTTAGTAAAAATCTCATTTACTATTTGATTTGCTTTTTCTTCTTGACCATCAATAGAAATAGATGTATCTTGAGCATAACTCATATAGACCTCGCTTTGTTTTTAAGGTTTATTTGGGATGTGCCTATATAGGTTCTCGCAAAACTTATTTAGGCTTCTTTTAATTCTTATACTCTAATAAAAATTATAAAACAATTATTAAACTAACCATTCCATCTAGCACGACCAGTTGGAAATCCTTCGACTTTAATTGCTGTCCTCGAATCATAGTGAACCCAACCTTCCTCTGGAGTGGATCTTGGATAAATTCCCAATCCGCCTTCAGTCATTTTACCTTCTTTAATTAACTTCTCAATTAAAGAAGCAACATCTTCAGGTTTCATACCTTTGACTTTAATATCGGCCGCACCTGCTGTTTGGTGAATGGATTTCTCAGCACCACCCACTGCTTTATTTCTATCAGGACTTCTATATCCACTCATGATGGTGATAGGTTTGCCACAAGCATCTCTTAATACTTGAAGATTTTTCAATAGCTTTTCAGCATTTGGTAATAATTCAGCAGGAATACGGTCATAGTATTCACATTCTGCATAGGAGAAATTGGTGACACCAGCTGGTTTACCTGGTGTCTTTTCATTAGCAGTCAATAACTTTGCCATGATGCTTATCCTTTCATAGATCTTTGAATGAGATTACATTTCTTTTCTAAGTTCTTTGCCATTTCATATATATCATAGAGATCAGAATCTATTTGTTTCTTCAAAGAACGAATTGATGAATTTTCTACCAATTCTGTTTTGAGTTCTTTATCTCTTTCAATAATATTAGAACCTTGTTCTACCATAGCTTGAATTTTTTCTGCCATATCGGAAACTTTGGCATAGGTGTCCATTGGACTTGCAAATCGTCTAAACATTTTTATATCTCTTTGTTAGATTTTATTAAAACATAGTAAAATATAAATGGATTATTAAAGAGAACAGAACATGATGAAAAATTTAGATAAAGACATTAAAGAAATCGCAACACTACTCGCAATATCTCATGGTTCAAACCATAAAAATATTGCTCTTTATAGAAACGATGAGATTTTTCTAAATCCATCTGCAAAGAGTACGATACTCGCTTGGAAATCTAATCCTATTCTTCAATATTTTCTTTTTCAAACTTGTGGTGAAGGTGATGGTTCAAAAACTGCAGTCTTTATTTTAGCTAGTCTTATCCTATCTTATATCAAATGTCCTTTTGATAATTTGCCAGTGCATGACATAGATTTACCTGCAACATATCCAAACAAAGATGATCTGAAAGTAATGACTAAAGAAGTGTTGAATGATGAATTGCCAGAAATCGTATATGACTTTTTACTTGGTGATAGTAATGCACATATCTCAATAGAAATAGGTGAGAATACAAGTTTTGAAGTTCTACATAGTGAAGCATTTATAACAAAGACTACATATAGTGGATATACAGAAGATAAGAATGTTAAAGGTGCAATGTTGGCTTTCTTTACTTATCCACTTTTAACAATAGATGATGTTAAAGATTGTTTAGAAAATCAAATTGAAGGACGACCTGTTATCATCATTGCACCTATAATATTAGGTGAAGCATTAAAGACAATAAATCTAAATCGCAACAAAGGTATTATTGAATGTTATGCAGTCGAGTGTCCAAAAATATTTGATCAAGGTGCATGGCTTGAAGATTTGGCATCTTTCACTGGTGGGAAAATTGTAACAAGACTAAAGAAATTTGATTACCAAGAAGATTTTGGATCTGCATTAGAAATTTGTTTTAAAGAAAAAGAAATGCTTGTTGAACAATATGAAGATCATTTAGAGAATACAGTGAAAAGAATAGAGCAACTACAATATGAATTATCGCAAGAGAAAATCTTTTATAAAGCAGAGCAACTTCAACAAAGAATAAGTAATCTACAAGGCAGTTTATTAAGATTAAAGGTAGGTGGAATAACACAACTTGAAGCAAAACATAGGAGATCAATTTGTGAAAAGTTAATCATTTCATTAGTGCAGTCAGTAAGGTCTGGCATTTTACCAGATGGTTTGATTTTAAGTTTGGCAAGAATAGAAACAGAAAATGAGATATTGAATAAAGCATTGAGATCGAGTTTAGAGATTGTGAAAAAGAATAGCAATATGAAAGTAGATGAAAGTAAATTGAAAATACCATTTCCAAAAAGTAGAGCAATCGAAATAATCAATAATGCAGTTTCTATAGCTACTCTTTTAACAAGTGTAGAAAGAGTAGTGAATGGAAAGACTAAGATTTAAGTTTTTTCAATTCTTCATTGAAATCTAAGATATTGGTGTTTTCTGTTACACTATCAAAAAGATCACCAAGTTTCTTTGCAAAATCTCTAAGTTTGATAGGAAACTCATTTTCCCAATACATGAAGTTATCTATGTTATCACATTCTAACACACCATAGATACTATGGTAGGGAATAAAAACATCTTTGATCCTACCACCAAAACTTAATTTGGTTTGAATGCCATCATCAGTAAAGAAGATAGGATTAGGATATTTATTGCTTAATGTAATTCTAACAACATCTTTATGTTGCAAATGTGTTGGAAGGATAACACCATCTTGAGTACCATCAATAAGTACAAGAATTTTGCCAAAAGACAAGAAAGATTGGATTGTTGTTTGTTTTGTGTTTTGCATTTGGTTTTTCCTTTTTTGTTAGGTTTAGTTTTTTCTTACAATCATATAACACTTGTCATCATGCTATCTTTGCAACAGACTTGAAATATTTTCTAAAATAGCATTAAAGCCTTCTTCATAATTGATAGCTTTAACTTCTTCAATGGTATCTGTATCTATAAGAAAAGCATTTTCAGATCCAGATTTAGTTCCCATTTTCCATAATCTAAAATCTTCATTCCAAAGACCATTATCTGATTTAGTGCATACAGAAAGACTGGAATCACCTTCTTCAAACAAGCCACCAACTTCTATAATAGAAATTTTTGGATTATCTTTAGATGTATAGATTTGAGTTAAAGCACCATTCTCATTTGTAGATTCTGTTACAAGTTCAAAATCAATTTCTTTTAAGAAATCAGAAATGCAAACATCAATATTGTTATGTTCAACATTCTTAGCTTGTACATATTCATAATCAATGATGAAATTTGCCAAAGACATTCTTTTACCATTTTCAATTTTTGTAATCATGGTTTCTTTTCCTTTTTTAGGTTAAGTCGTTATCGACAAAGTTATAACACTTCTGGATAAGCTATCTTTGCAACCAACATTAATCTTTTTTGTTGGTTTCATTGAGATCATTGATAGCAAACTGGATTTGTGTTTTAATCCAATTAAAGATTGTATTTTCAAGATCTTGATCATTTTTTGAGAAAGCATAAGTGCCTTCAACAATAGTTTCTTCATCATAATTCACTTGAATATCTGATTGAACACTTTTTTCTCTTTCAACAATAGAAAGAAAAACATCAAGACCATTTTCTAAACAATAAATTTGTGCAGTCAAATGACCATGCTCTACATGGATTTCACATTCCCAACCTTTTTGAGATTGGATTATGTTTTTAATTGTGTCAAAGTTATACATGGATAATTTCCTTTCTTTGTTAAGAACATTTTCTATTGATGATTTCAACATCTCTAGTAGGTTCAATGTAAAAGGTGTCAATAAGAACACCTTGAGAAGACCAAACTTTGTATCCAGCTTGGTTAAGGATTAAAGACAAACCACCTTTGGCAAACAAGTTATCACCAAAAGAAGTCCAACCACTTGCAATCAATAAGTCTTTCATTTGATTTTCCTTTCAAGAAAACTTTTCACTACCGACATAACTATAACACTTGTCATTAAGCTACCTTTGCAACGAATGTAAAAAATTTTATAATCTTTTTATAAAGTATTGTTTTTAAAAAGGATTGAAACATGAAACACAAATTCAATAAGAAACAAAAAGAGTATCATCTAAAACGAGGTGAGTATTTATATATACCATGTAATTTATCAAACTACTTATCGGAATATAAGATAAGCAGTAATCGTTCTTTAGGTTGCATATATATAAAGATGAATGGTCGAATAGAAAAAGTGCAATGTGGTTTAGAGATAACATTAAAAAGAACAGATGATAAATTTGAGATTGTGTATAATATATTTACAGATGTAACAGAAGATGAAGTAAGATTTGATATAGAATAATATAAGATAGGTAGTGTTTTTATTTTTAAAAGGAAAAACTATGTATGAGATAACAAACAAGTCGATCTTTAATGCTGGAACTCAAGTGATTGTTAATGCAGTGAATACAGTTGGTGTAATGAGTGCAGGAATTGCATTAGAATTTAAATTAAGATACCCAGAAATGTATAAAGATTATTATGATCGTTGTGCAAAGGGTCAAGTAGAACTTGGTAAAGTTTATCTGTATGAAAATATCTTAAATTTTCCAACCAAAGATCATTGGCGAACACCATCTAAAACAGAATGGATAGATCAAGGATTACATCATTTTGCCAGAAACTATAAAGCACTTGGTATCAAATCCATAGCATTTCCCAAATTAGGTTGTGGTCATGGTGGTTTAGATTGGGTTAAAATTCAAAAGATGATGATCCATTATTTTGAACCACTGCAAGATATAGATATTAAGATTTGTCTGGATAGTGCAGAACCAGAAGGTTTAGAAAAGAAGATGATTGATTATGTAGTGAGTAAAAATCCAACACTACAATTAGAAAGATTTAAAGATTTAAGATTCATTTTAAATGATCGCAATGCTTACGAACAGATTTTTCAAAAAGCATATGAAAAGAGTATTATTTAATCCAAACATATTCCAAATTGGCTGGTGTTTCTTTAAATAAGTCTGCATAGTGTTCTGGTTTCTTTTGAATAAGTTTTGATCTATGGCTTAAATGAAATTCTTCATTGCCTAACCATGATGGCATATTTTTATTGTCAAAACTTTCCATTTTAGAAACAAAGAAATTCTTTAAATTATCTTTATAACCTCTTGCAATCCATTCATCACAAATCGCAATAGCATATAGACAAAGAGCATATTCATAACCATTCCACATAAGAACAATAGGATGGTTGAACCAAGCACCAGTATTTTCAGTTTGTCTTTTAAGATTTGTTAAAAGAATTTGATATGCTTCAACTCTTTGTTTTCCAAGTCTTTGTCTATCAAGAGATTTAGCAGTAGCAGTAAAATCTGCATAAGGTAAAAAAGTTTGCATAATATTTTCCTTTATTAAGCATTAAACTTTGCATAGGTATCTAATAAGTAGGTTCTCATTTCAGAGATTTGCCTAATATCAAACTCTTTACTATCTGATTTCTTATTAAAAAAGATTTCAAAATGTAGAATATGTGGTTTAACAAAAGAAAACATCACATATCCATTTTCACTGGCAATAAATTTTGCTCTAGCAAGATCTTGATTAAAAATTGGTGATTCTGCATCTGTGAGAATATCACCTAATTTATCTTTGATAAAAGATAATAAGACAATAAATTTGCCATTGTATGTATACATAGCATCAAATTTGGCATTGATCTTTTTTATCTGGTTTTCATCCATTTGTGTTTTCCTTTTGGATTAGTCATTATTGACAATCATATAACACTTCTCATTAAGCAACCTTTGCAACATAGGATAAAAAAATGAAATTCAAACATTGTTTAGAAATCATACTTTCAAATCTCAATCTGGATTATGTAATTTCTTTAGAAGCCAATCCTATTCCAAAAGATGAAGTCCAAGACTTAGAAAAATTTTATAAAGATGAGATAGATGAAGAAGAAACAATACCTACATATTTGGTTCTGTTTGAAGATATTCCAATTCAAATATATTGTACATCTCATGTAGATATGTTTAAAGATGATGAAGCAGAAGAAGGTCAAATTCCATATTTATTTCAAAACATTTATGAGATTAGTATATATGATTATAGCAATAATTTTATAGATGGTATGATAAGTTATAGTATAGATGAGATTGAAACTTTAATAAAGAAAAGTGTAAGGACTGACAAATGAAAAAGAAAATCATTGAAGTAAATAATAAGAAAGAGATGGATGCTTGGACAACATATTCTTATGTAACAGAACCATCACATGAAATTAAATATTTAAAGGGTGTAGAAGACACAGTGTTTTTTCAAGGTAGTGGTGCAAGTAGGAGGAGAGTAGCACCTTATTATATACCACCACTTAAAAATACAGATCCAGAAGTTTTAAATTTGATAGATGAATATCATGCGAGTGTTTTTAAATTAGAAGAAGCATATAAAGAATGGGATCTGAAAAGAGTAGAGATGTTAGGCAAATTGCGAGTGATGTCTGGCATTTTACCAAAGCCATATGAAGATATAGCAGTGATGATGAAAGACATCACTAAATCTTAATAAATCATTTATACTTATAGTATTAAGGAATGTAATAATTTTCTAAACAAAAGGATCATTAAAATGATTAGTCAAAAATTAGCTTCTTTAGAAGCAAGAATCGCTAAGTTAGAGCAATCTAGTGTATCCACTAAAAAAGCATCTACTTCTTTAGATCTTCGATCTATTATAGTTGCTCTTAAGAGTGTAACTAAAGGTAAAAACTGGAAATGGAAGATTCAAGGTAGTGATAAAATCACAGGATTTTATTTCGATGAGATGATAGATGGTGCAGTATTTGTTGAGTTTAAAGATCAAGGTACAAAAACCTTAATCGTTCTTGATACAGGTGATTACGACCAACATACTGTGCTTGTAGATACTGATGCTGATGTAATGGTTATTGCTAAAACAATTATTAAAGCTATTTACAACTATGATCTGTTGGGTAAATTCTTTTAATAAGTCATAACAAAAGGATCATTAAAATGATTAGTCAAAAATTAGCTTCTTTAGAAGCAAGAATCGCTAAGTTAGAGCAATCTAGTTTAACCACTAAAAAAGCATCCGCTTTTAATATTCGTGAAGTTAAAGATTATGTGAAAAACCAAATCAAGAATTGGGGATTTAGTGTTTCACAACCTTCAAAAAATGAAATCTATGCTACAAATGAAGGTAGCAGAATCAGTGCAGGTATTCCAAAAGAATATTGGTCTTTTACCTTTACTCCAAAACAGGATGGCATTAAGATGGATTATGTAACTGAAGGTTTAAATGATTACGATAATTCAAGTTATGATGAGAGTATTTTATTTGAATTTGACGATCCAGAAATTTCTGCTGATATTAATATGTATATTGGTGAATATATTGTTTTAAGAGTGACTAGATCCTAGTATACTTATAAAACCATGTAAAAAATTCATGATATGCTTTCATATTTACAGATAGACCATCTATACTATCTTTTGTAATTAAGACACCAGTACCTTCCATTACTTTCAAAAAAACATTTCGATATTCAATTTTATTGTCATTACTCATAAAAATGTTTTTAAGCCACCACTTATACATCTCTTTCAATTCTTGTTCTTTCATTTCTACTGAAAGTGCATCAATATACTTATCAAATAAAGTAAAGTTGTAAGGTGCATAAGTTAAGACCTTGTTCTCATTGAAATAAGCAAAATCACATTTTCTTGCGAGTGTGAAAAGTGTTGGCAATTCGGATTTGAATTTTAAATCACCAGTCAAAAAGAGTTTAAAGTTTTCAGCTTTGTCTTTTAAGAAATTAAGTCCATCCAGATTATTGATAGAAACATTTAAAACTTTCTCTTGATAGTATGTAAAGATATATTTCTTATTGTCATAACCTTGTCTGTAATCATTGATCATAGATATTAAAGCAGTAAATGGATCTTGATCTATTTGAAAGACAAAGTACAGATATTTCTTGATCAATGGTATCAATTCTTGATATAGCTTACCTTCTTTTTTAAACATATCAGATGGTGCTTTACCCCAATCAATATCAACTTTCATGAGTAGATGTAAAAAAATGGTAGTTGGGAAAAGAACAAAAGTATTCTTCTCAACCAAAAGAACAAGATCTGGAATATGATCAAATCGTTTTAAATAGAAAAGAACTTGTTGTAGAACAGAAGCAATATTTTCTCTATTTAAGAGAGAGTAATCTGCTTTAGCTTCGATAAGAATTTTATAACCATCATCTAAAGTTAAAAGACCATCACATTGATGTGGTTTAGACCATTCACCACCAAGATGGTGTCTTAATTCATTACGATAAACAGTTTCAATAAGAGATTCATTATTAGATGCAGATTCAATTTGTTTGATAAGTTGAGTGTTCATTGGTTTCCTTATGAAAGAGAATATCTTTCTTATATTATTTTATATACCAATGAACTTAATTTTTTTTATTCTTCATCATCAATCAAAGATGTTTGTTTGCCCTTTTTAGCTTTCTTTTCTTCATCTTTCTTCTTTTGATCTTCATCAAATAAAGCATAGACTTCAGATTTCCAATTACCATTGCGATCAATTTCTTCAGAAAAATAAGAAACATCTGGTGTTCGCATACTATATGTCATTTCACCATTTTGATCATTTTCTTCAGCAACGATATGACAAAGTAAATGATCAATCAAAGAGATTTGATGTTTTTGATCTAAACTGCACCAAAGATCATAACCAATTTCAAGAATGAATTGATATTCTTTATCACCAAGAACAGTAAGAATACCAGGTGCTTTAATGATCTTGCCAAGATTATATTTGCCACCTGTTTTACCTGCTTTGTCTTTAAAGACAATTTGAATTTCGGAAAGAATATCTACTAATTTTGGATGACAGTTGCCAACCACATATTCGACTACACTTTGATCTTCTTTTTCTGCTTTCCATTTATTTTGCATAATGCACAATCCTTTTTTTAATTTGGAAAAGTATGAATGAACAATACACAATATCTTATAAGATCTTTAACAAGATTTACTATCTAATTCTTCTTTTTGCATTTCTCATGATTTTATTTTGAATATATTGATCTACACTTTCTTGTTCTTCTTCTAATGCGCGATCACTCATATTTTGAATGAAGAATTTTTTGGTTTCTGCAATATCTTTTAGTGCTTTCTTTTTTCCCATATTATAATAGATTTGATCATCTAAAACGAGTTTAGATGTAGAAACTAAAGCACTAAAGAAACGAAGTCTAAAGAATTGTGGAATTTGGCTTTTCATTTCATTAAAATAAGAGATACCAATTTCATTCGCATCTTCAAATTGACCTGCGATAATAAGTTTCTCAATGTCATTTAAAGCACTGAGTATTTTTTTAAGTATGATACTTGTTTTCATTTTTTTGTCCTTGTATCTTGAATGGAACACATACATAGAACAGAGATATAAATTTAATATTTATTAAATAGATAGATAGGTAGATAGATGAGTGTTTAATATTTTTCTAAACAAAAGGATCATTAAAATGATTAGTCAAAAATTAGCTTCTTTAGAAGCAAGAATCGTCAAGTTAGAACAATCTGGCAACAAACAAGCAAGTCAAACTCGAAATGCAGGTTGGACACCAGGTTCTGGTGCTATGCCAACAGCTAAAGATCTTTTTAAGAGTATTGGTTTATATTTAGACAAAAGACATAACATTAGCTGGGAATTAAAACATGATAAGTCACAAGGTAATTCTGGCAATGGTATGATTGAAATCAAATTTGGTGAAGACTATTCTGTTGGTGATCCTGGTTATACTGCAAGTGCAATATATGACTTTCGAGTAAGAACAGATTTGATGTCAGGTGAAACACAACTTATTTTTAATATTACACCAACAAAAGAATTTAGAGGATTTGCTTCTAGTAAGACTTTTGTCCTTGATTTTTATCAAGGACAACCACAAAGAGAATGGGATATGCAAATCATTCAAATTACAGAATGGCTACAAAAATTTCATGATAATTTAGAATCAAACTATTGATATTTTTTAATCCATTCATGTTCTGTACCTAGACCACAACAATATTTACTATCTTCTATCGTCCATTGTGTTCTTGATTTTCCTCTTTTAGATTTAAGTGCTTTCTCAGCTTTCATTGCAGTTGAACGATCTGGATATGTTCCATATAATGCTTTTGGCACCCAAGGTCTATATTTAGAGGTATAGGTGGCTCCACCATGTATCTCTCCATTATGTTGCCTTAATCTTCTTTCATAATCTGTAGTGCATCCTACATAATAAAAGCCTTCAAGTTCTTTACCTGTTTTACTATATCTCTTCTGTTGAGATTGAAGTACATATACATACCACATAGTCCATATCCTTTGTGAATAAATGATTTATACTTATATCATTTGTGTGAATGTTTAATAATTTTTCTAAAAAGGATCAATAAAATGATTAGTCAAAAACTCGCTTCTTTAGAAGCAAGGATCGCTAAACTCGAAAGTAAAAAAGCAGGTGTTGGATTAAGACCTAAGTCACCATCTCAAATTAATTATGTAACACCAAATGTTGAAGATGTTGCACACATGATTCAACTTATTCTTGGCAATACTTTTCATCGTTTTATGTCTAAACAAAATAGTGGTAGTGGTCTAATAGTTATTATGGATAGTTCATTCTATAAAGATGAAGATTTTTTCTTTCATCCAGAAGATACTATCGAACAACACAATAATGTCATAGCAAATATGACTGTTAATATTGTTCTTGAAGAAGGTGTGATGGATGATGAAATGTCTTACATTAGTCCTTATGGAGATGAAATGGATGATTATGCCTTAGAACTAAAACCTGTTACTACTTTTGCTACTATCACTTTTAAAGCCTTAGGTAAAGTTAAAACAGTTGAAGTTTCTTTTGGAATTGGAAGTACTTTAAAAAAAGTTCAAGCACAAATGAAACCACTTGTAGCTTTTTATAATTCATTTAGATAAAAATCTCTATTGAAAAAGCTATTATCTTTTGTTTGTGAATAAATCATTTATACTTGATGATTTATATGAATGTTTAATAATTTTAATAAAAGGATAATCTAAAATGATTAGTCAAAAAATCGCTTCTCTTGAAGACCGTCTTGCTAGATTAGATCGATCTAACTTAACAAACAAAAAATCTTCTTTTCGTGATAAGACTTCTTCAAGTTTTACACCTCCAGATATTTACAATATTTGTCATATTGATTTTGATTTCTTAAAGAAAGAATTAGAAAAAACTTATTCAGATTATGACCTTACACTTTCTAAGCTAGAATCTAATTTTCCTGGACATTACGATGTTCTTTTTTTCCTAGAATATGGAAAACATGAATTTTTACAGGTTCTTATTTCTTTAAGAGTGGGAAAAGGTGATGAAAAAATTACTGTTGGTGTTGATCTAAAATTTGAACATGACGATCCAGATGCTCAATTCTCAGAAAGTACTGCGAAAGATTATAAATTAAAGGATATAGATTCTACTATAAATCATAAAATAATTAAGTATGTAAAAGAAACATATACTGATAGTTTGAATCTTTTAAATTTCAAAATTGAACTCGCAGAAGAATACCATCCTAAATATTGATTTTATAATCATCTCTATTAAAAAATCTATATATCATTGGAGATGATTATGAAACCTACTTTATCAGAATTTATTGATTCAGCTAAAGAATCACTACTTGCTATTATTGAACAATCTAAAAGATTAAAGAAAACTTTCAACACTGAAAGAACTTTTGTTGCAGAATTGAAAACAAAAGCAAATTTTAAGAAATTTATGAAAGACTATGCAGGTAAAAAAAACCTAGAAACTAGAATCAATCCACTATCATATATTGTTAGAGATGCTTTATTTGACCCAACTTATGATTTAAATGCTAAACTTATTGATTTGGAATCTTTCCTAAGAATGTCTTATAAAGAAACTTATCCAGAAGATACAAAAGCAGAAAGAGAAAGAGAAAAAAGAAGTAAAGCATTTGAAAAAGATGTTCGTGGAACACAAAAAGCAGAAACACAAGCTAAGAAAGATTATGTTGCGATCTTTACTACAATGAACTCTGTATTACAAACAGATTTTACACAATCAAATGGTAACAGTCGAGTATTTACAAGTAAATTGAAAGCCTATGGTCAAAGTTCAAATAATGCTATTGGCAAATTCATTGAAACATATTTTGCAGGTAGTGATAATGCAGAAAGCAGGATTAACACTTTTATCTATGCAATAAGAGATAACTACTTTCCATCCACATCACCAGATGCACCTAAAAATCCAAGAGCAATGTTTGATAAAAAACTTGCAGGTATTGTTAAGTCATCACATAAAAATAGAGTGTTAAATGAAGAAAGAGAAGCACTAGAATCTGTTATTCCAGAATCCTTTTTGCAATATTTACCAAGTACTTTAATCGTTGAAGTAGATAAGAACAGTAAAATCACAAAGATCCGATCTAAATTTGCAGAAAGAATTAATGACATTGGTGCAAAAATTGAAAGACAAAAAGATTTACTCAAGAACTTAACTAAACTTGAATTGAAAATCAAAAAAGATCTTAAAAGCACTGATCATGATACTAAGATGAAAGCACTTATTATCTATTTAATGCTAGATACTGGTATTCGACCTGGTGCAGAACAAAATAAGATTAGAAATCCTGATTTTGAAGTCGATGCTCTTACAGATGAAGATGATGAAGATGAATATGATGAATTTTTAGAAACTTATGGTGCGACCACTCTTAATAAACAACATATTCTTTTTGTTAGAGAGAATTTTATATCTTTAAAGTTTAGAGGTAAAAAAGGTACAATCAATTTGGCAGATATAAGTGATGCAACTTTAGTTAAAGCCATTAAAGATCTTGTAGAGAAAACACGAAATGTGGAAAGAAGTAATTATCTTTTCTTAGATAGTGCAGGTCAAATTTTTGACCAACCAAAAATCACTGCATATTTAAGAGCAATTATTCCTGGTCTTAATTTAACAGATTTTAGAAAATTGAAATCATCAAGAGTTCTTTTAGATGCTTTAAGAGAGAAACAAGAAATTCTTTTACAAAAGATTTATGATTTGAACCAACAACAAGTAGAAGATTTAAAAGAACAAGTCATTTCTTTAATTGAAGAAGTTGTTGAAGAATCTTTTGAACAATCTATGGTTGCATTAAGTCATCAGAATATGAACACTACTATTAAATCTTATATCAATCCACAAGTCTTACTTAATTTCTTATCCACTGGTAAAGTAGCAGATAAACTTGAAGATATTGTTTTAAATCAACAAAATTTGAAATTTGACCCACAAGTCTTTATTACATCTGCAATAGCTTATGGTAGTGCTATTGGTGAATTGACACAAGGTGCATCAACAACAAGGACTGCATCTTTAAGAGAATTGTTTAGAATGATAGCTTAATAAAATTTTTGTAAAAATAAAAAAGAAAACTTATAAGCATAAGTGCATTCTCACAACAAAAGGAAAAATGAAATGCACTCATTAATCAAAATCAAAAAAGATCGTGTGTCTTTAGATGTTACTGGCAAGACATTGACATTAGGATTTAATTCTTTTCGTATTGGTGTTAATATGAATATTCCATCATCATTGGATATTATTGATAACAATATTTGTGTGTCTTTTGAAAATCAAACATATTCGTTCGCTGGTTTAAATTTAAAAGAGATTGAGATCAGTCCAACACCTGTTAAACAAGAACCACCTAAAATTGTAAAAAAACAAAAGCCTACTCTCAATGCAAAAAGATATTGTTTAGATGTTGAAAGATTACATCCTTTGACTGCATCTGTATTACTCGCTTGTTCAAAAGAAAACTTATCAAGAACTGAAATTTTTCAAAAAATCTTAGATAAGAAGAATTATGAGAAATTTCTAAATTTGGAAAAGTATCGTAGAAGTTATGATTACTATCGTCCACTACTTTGGGCTTTGGAAAAAGAAGGTATGTTAGCTTGTGATTATACTGCTGGCAGACAAGCGAAGCAACATCGTTTTGCGACTACACAAAAAGGTATGGATTTTCTTCTTCAAATTAGATCAAAATAAATTTCATAATCGTTGCAAAGATTGCTAATCCATAAGTGTTATATGTATGTCAATAATGACTAACACTTAAAGGATTTGAAAAATGAATATTCAAGATTTCAAAAATAATGCTAATGCTCTTCTCATGGTAACAAGTGATGATTGGTCTAAAAATTTTATCCAATCTTTACTTGATCAAGTAAATGCAGGTAGGACTTTAAGTGAAAAACAATTAAATCTCTTTAACAAGAAGTTGGATAATATGTTAAATCCACCAGAACCTGTAGAAGTAGATCAAGAGTTCTTAAAGCAAATAAATCTCTTGAAAACAAAAACAAAGTCTGCATGGCTTTTAGGTTTTTGTGATTCAATCACTACTCAACTTAAAGGTGGTAAAACATTAAGTGGAAAACAAATGGATATTTTTAAAGCTAAATATGACAAATTGGTTTTAAAGATTAAACCACCAAAAGAAATCCAATCTCTTGAAGAAGAAAGAAGAAATGATAGTGGTTGGAATGTATCCATTTCCACTGAATGGAATCATAGTTGGATTTGTGAAAGAGAAGATAGTGGTTGGGGTGGTGAGAGAGAAGATTCTGGTTGGGAAGGTGATGGTTGGGGTGGTAGTGATGGTGAATGGTAAAAACAAAACACTTTCAAAACAAAGGAAAAACAAATGACAAATTTAGTAAATTGCACACCACATGATGTTAAAATTCTTGTAAATGATAAAGAATTGGTTATCAAACCATCTGGTATTTTACCAAGAGTAGATCAAAAGAAAGAAGTTGGTCAAACACTTTCTTTTGGTGGTTTAGATATTCCTACTATCACTACAAAAATAGGTGGTATTGTAGGATTGCCAGATCAAACAGAAAACACTTACTTAATTGTATCTGTTTTTGTTTTAGAAGAAGGCAAGAAAGCTGGTAGAACAGATTTACTTGCTCCAGATACTCTAAGAGATAGTGCAGGTAATATAATTGGTTGTAAAGGTTTCATATCTTAATATAAGTATATACCTACACATAAAAGGGAAAAACACATGGAAGATTTTATCTGCAGTATTTGTGGTGAAAAACCACAAGAGATAGCAATCAAATGGAATCAAGACCTTAAAAAAGGTTGGTGTCTTTGTACAGAATGTAGAGATAAATATCGTGGTGTTAAACAACATAAAAATAGAATAGAGAAAGATAGCTATAATTATTTCACAACCACTATCAGACAATTATTGCTTAGACATGGCTTTACTTTAAATGAAAGAACCACTGGCAGTTTAAGAATGGAAAATTTTGTTGCATGGTCTTTAAGAGCAACTGCACCTAATGATTACTTTCTTAAAATCTCTTTAAATGTAGAAAGAAAAGAAGAAAGAGATTATCTTTATCAATGGACTATCAAGACATTTGATCCAAATGATAATTATCTTAAACAGATAGAATCTGATAGACCAAATGTACCTATGATGAAAGATTTTTTAAATGAGTTTTTAACATATATCGGTAGCAATCCATATGAATATTTTAGATCAACATTTAAATCCATTTTGACTAAACATAACATACCCATAGATGAAAAATCTGAAGATAGTGAAGTATCTACATATAAAGGAATGTATACAAGTAATCGGTATCGTTGGGAAGCAAAAATAGAAAAAGATTTTAAATGGAATGTAAAATTCTATGCACTCAAAGGAAAATCAAAGATACTAGAAGAATATTCTGGCAATTCCTTTGTCATTACACCATTGAAAGAATTTTTTAACAAGGTCGTTAAAAAATATTGAGAGATTTTAAATGTTAAAAGTTTTGTTTGTTGTGAAGAATGAAGAAATCATATCTATTCTAAATGAATCCATAGAAATGGTCTTACCTGTAGAATATGATTATATTGTATGGTTGCCTATGAATATTTGGTTTGGCAATCATGTTCGATTTATTAGTGATCGTAAAGTAGAAAGAATAAAAGATTTAAATCCAAAGAGATACATATATATCAAAGAAGTATGGGATAAATTTAAAGAAGATATAAAACAAGATTAAACTTATCCAATAAAACTTTCCCAAGTATCTACAATATCTTCTAAAAATTTTTTAGCAACATCTAGCTTAATTTCTGTTGTTTTACTTGCTTTAAAATTATGATTTAGATCTTTAGTTTTACCTTCTGCATTCTTAAAGATAACTTTAATAACACCATCACGATGTTTTTTCATAGAAATAACAGCAGAACCTGAACCATCTTTAGCAATAATTTCATAATCTCTTTCTGCTTTAATATCATAGTTTTTTTTAGGAAACTTAGTAGGTAGAAATTCATCAAAAAATTCAATATAGTCTTCATATTCTTCTTTTGCAATACGAAGTGTTTGAATTTTTGCAAGACGGGCTTCAAGAGATGCGAGTTTACGATTAAACATTTTTTATGTCCTATTAAAGAGTTTGTTTATTAAGAAGAAAAAAATTAAATAAATATTAAACCATAGTTTGTGCAAACGCTTGCCAAGTCACATTACTAAAAGTACCTGTTCTACCTGTAGCAGTATCTGTAGTTAAAGTTCCACTACTTGTAGCGAGTAATAATAATCTTGAACCAGAGATATTAGATAATGGTGAAGAAGGTCTAGTGAAAGCAGTAGTATAAACAGGATCACCTTTAACCCATCTAAAATTAGTCATCCATCCACCAAAAGAAGCACCTGCTGATGGTGTAGATTCATTACCGATAACAAGATTGTTGCTTGTATTGTTGAAGTTATAGCTATTAACTACGGTACTACCTAATTGAGTACCATCTTTCCAAACTTTAATATTATTACTAGCATCTCTAGTCACTGCGAAATGAACCCATTTATTTTTATATGCAGAATCAGCCATAGCACTACCAAAAGTATTAGCACCACCATTAATCCAAAAATAGAATTGACCTCCTTCAATACTAACACCCATAAAAGTAGATGGATAATTACCTATCGCCCAACATCTAGGAAAGCTATTGCTATCTGTTTGATATTGAAACCATTCAATACAAAAAGCACCTGTTTGTGGATACATATTACTATCTTGAGCATACGAAATATTAGAAGTGGAAAGACCTGTAAATTTCATAGTTCCTACAAGAGCAAGATCAAAAGCTGGTGCAGAAGAAGGTTTTAAAATACCATGAGTGGCTTTAAACATAAAAAAATCCTATCAAGTAGCAGAAAGATCACCAAAAAGATACCATTCAGTAGATGTTCTTTTAACAAGAGTTGCACCTGAATATTGACTTGCTAAAAATCTATTACTTGAAGCTGATCGTAAAGTATCTGTAGTTATCAATACTTGAACTGTACCTGTACCATACCTAGAAATCAAGATTTGTGTTCCAACAGGGAAAGCAACAGATGAATTAGCAGGTATTGTTAAAGTCAAATTACTTGCAGAGTTAAACTCAATCATTTTACCTTCATCACCAATAACAAGAGTATAACTTGTAGTTTGAGTATTAACAGCAACTCTAGTCGCAGTTTGAACATAAGCAGTCGTTGCGATCTTTGTTGAATTATCTAATGCAGTTTGTGTAGTAGCAGTTGATGTTGAAGATAGTGTAATAGCACCACTACCACTAAAAGCAATACTACCTGTAAAAGTCTTAGTTCCTCCTATGGATTGACTACTTGAAGTATCTACTGCATCAGTTATTCCATATCCAGATAAAGTAGTAGGATTTGTTCCAGCAGTAACACGACCATAAGTATCTACTGTAACAGATTTATATGTTCCTGCAGTAGCAATACCACTTGTTAAAGCAATAGTTGGTGTAGCACCTTCACCTGTATTATTAGTTAATGTGATACCCGCACCAGCAACAAGATTTGTAACATAATCACCAGTGGTATCTGTACCTAAAGCAACACTATTACTTGCAATAGTTGCAGTTATGGTTATATCTGCACTACCATTAAAAGATGCAGATCCAGATAAATCACCACCTAAAGAAATTGTTCTTGATGTTGTTAATGTAGATGCAGAACCACTTACCGATCCAGAAATAGTATTTGATACTGTTAAATCTGTAAAAGTTCCACTACCAAATTTAACATTACCAACAGTACCACTAAAGACTTCACTTGTATTAGTAGCATCAGGAATAAAGGTAAAGACACTTAAACTATCATCATAACCAAAGAAACCAACTTTGGCAGAAGTACCATTATGCCATCTAAATTCAACACCACGATCTTTATTATCATCAGTAGAAGGTGCAGTATCACCACCTAAAGTAATAATAGGATCATCTAAAGTCATTGTAGTGCTATTTACTGTAGTTGTTGTACCATTCACTGTTAAATTGCCAGTGATTGCAACATTGTCAGATAAAGTAGTCGTCCCACCTGTAGAACTGATTGTTAAATTACCTGATGAAGTAGAAATATTTGCATTAGCATATAAAATACTAGAAAAAGTTTTTTCACCACTAATAGATTGATTACCTGTAGTAGCAACGAAAGTAGATGTATCTAAAGACCAAGTGTTTGCACCAGTCTTTTGTAAATAACCTGTACCACCATCAGCCAAAGAAGCAATAGCATTTAAATCACCATCATATGCTTGAACATCAGTGCCAATAACAAGACTTAAATTAGTTTTAAGTGCAGAAGCATCTGCAAGACCAATAAGAGTTCTACCATAAGAAGTTAAATCGGTAGTAGTGAAAGTATCATCACCAGTGGCATAAATCACTTTATTCGCACTTGTTGAAACACCAGCTAAAGCAGTTAATGTTGCATCTAAAGGTTGTCCATCAATGATATTATATCCAGATAAAGTAGTAGGATTTGAACCAGCAGTTACTCTACCATAAGTATCCACTGTAACAGATTGATAAGTGCCAATAGTAGCAACATTACTTTCAAGACCAATCGTGTGAATAGCACCTTCACCACTATCACCACTTAAAGAAATACCATTACCTGCAGAAATACTTGCAACATAATCACCAGTGGTATCATTACCTAAAGCAATAATAATTTCATCAAGAGAAGTAGCAATATCAACATCAGCAGAACCATCAAAAGCAACAGAACCTGTAAGAACACCACTTAAAGAAATAGTTCTTGAATTAGTTAAAGTATCAGCACTTTGAATAGAACCTGTAATAGTGTTGGTAACAGAAAGATCAGTAAATTCACCACCACCAAAAATAACATTTCCAGCATTACCACTAAAAACATCATTGAGATTAGTAGCATCTTCAATAAAAATGAATTTACCTGTGCTATTGTCATAACCAAAGAAACCTATTTTAGATGCACTAGAAATAACACCAGTACCTGTTGTACCAGCTTGGGAAAGATCACCATTATATGTAAAACTTAAACCTACTGTATTAGAATCTGCACCAATTTGAGTGAAGTCAGTATTGCCTATTGTTACGATATAGTAAGATTGACCCATGACCATAGTGTCTGGAGTAATAGCAGAAGTACCATCATGCCATCTAAATTCGATACCACGATCTTTGCTATCATTAAGTAAAGGAGGATTATCACCACCAAGAACAAAGATAGGATCATCAATAACAACAACATTGCTATTAATAGTAGCAGTTTCACCTTGAATAGTAAAATTACCAGTAATGTTAATATCACCTTCGATATTCATATTATCTTGAATAGTGATTTGACCTGTTTGGCTGGATAAGACAAGATCACCATTATGTGTACTGATACCAATATCTGCATAAACAGTACCATCAACATGAGCGCTACCAGCAACATATAAATCACCATCAGTATTAATATCACCAGAAGCACTATCAACAGAAAAAGTAGTATTAGAATCATGTATAGTGGAAATGGAATAAGAATCTGATGTTTCACTAACAAGTTGAATATTATTTTGAGCAACAAGACCACTTAGGAAAGTAGCGAGTTGATCAAAATCTGTATCACTAAGCATAATAAGATTACCACCATTAGATGAAATATTATTAACACCAGTAATGTCATTGCCATTGAGATCAATATTTGTGATAGGTGCAGTATTACTTAGGTTAGCAAGAGCAACTTCAAAACCACCAATGGTTGTACCATCATGTATTCTTAGTGTCTTTAAAGTGGTATCAATGGTAAGTTCACCATTTTGACCTTTATATAGATTATTTTGAGCAGTAGTGCCTTTTTTAAAAGTGACAATAGCCATTTAGATGTCCTTGTTTGTAAAAATATGAATACTAAACAAGATAAACATATTTAATATTTAAAGAATGGTTTTATTTATAATGAACCAAGTATTGCCAAGTGGTGATGTACTGCAAATTAAGGATGTTGAACTATACAATCCAAGTTCAAGAGATATAACACTATTATCAATTAAAGTGTTTCCCACACCTGCTTGTACATTAAGGATGTTTGGTGTTGACCATTCTTCAACATTTACTTTTATAATAAATAGCTTACCTATGAGATTATCATCCGATGGATTAGGTAGTGTAATTGTTGCACCATTAACAGTGACTAGATAAATAGTATCATCTTTGGTTAGTGTGTAAGCACCACCATATTTAACAGGGTATCTAAAATATGCACTCATTTTTTTTCATCTCTTTGTAAATTTACTTATAAAGAAGAGATTTTATATAAAAAATATTAAACAATGATCATCCAAGTGGCAGATCCTGCATTATTTTTACCTGCAATGAACCTATGAAATCCCCAACTTGTATTGATAGTATGTGTTGCATTACTTTCAATATTTCCACCACCAGCAACATTAATAGTGACATCATCACCACTACCACCATGTGTAGATCCTAATTTAATTGTATATGTTTGACCAATACAAGTAGATGGATTTGGTAATGTGATAGTTTGACCTGCATATGCAACATAGATAGAATCATCTAAAGTCAAGACATAGGTTGTAGTATTTGTTGCTGATTTAATGGTGTTTCTACCATTTCTAAAAAATAAAGACATATTATTACCCTTTATGTAAAAATAATAAGACATGGGTTATAATAAGTGTAAATATATTAAATAGTTATTAAATTAAAGAACCCACCATCCAATACCATTTGCAACTAAAGTAACACTACCAAAAGCAGTAGATATTGTTAAATCATCAGTAGATCCTTCAATCGTATTACTATGTGTGCTATTTGGATGAATTGTGATAGTACCAGTACCATCATCGATTTTCTTGATAATAACTTTATAACCGTTGTAGTCGCTATTAATATCAAAAAGATTAATCACAATCGCAGTATTACTATTGGCAACAAGATAAATCTTTTCAAATTCACCTTTAGCATTGCCTGTTAAGGTAACAGGTGTTGAAGTAGTAATGCTAGTATCAATAGGACTAGCTAAAACTAAAGGTCTAGCAGTACCTGTAGCATTATCAGCAGACCATAAAGTATTAGTATTATCCCATTTTAATTGAGCATCAGTACCACTACCTCGTTCAACAGAAATCACAGCATCTTGGTGTCCTGTAGATGTAGTATCACTATTAAGGATAATTAAAGGATCAGAAGCACTTGTTGCTTTGTTAATAAGTAAACTGCTATCTGTTTGGATAGTGGTATCACCTTTAATAGTAGTATTACCTGTTACATTATCAATAGAGAAAGTAGTCATAGAACTTACAGGATCAGAAACTCTATTATAAATAGTCACTGGTGCATCTGTAGCAGTATAAGCCCAAGAAGTACTATCAACTAGAAGAGTATATTTATTATCTTCACCATCAGAAGAGAAACCACCACCATAAGGCAAAACATCATTATATGTAAAACCATTATGTGCATTACTTGTAGAAACATATGCTTGGAAATCTTTATTTGGTGTAGTATCATCAGAATCTGTTCTAATAATAAAATAATAAGTTTTACTTGGATCTATAATAAAAGAAGCATTTGGAGTACCTGGAAGAGTATTTGCATAAGCAGATGCTTGATTAGCAATATATCTCTTAAAACCTAAGCTAGTATCTTCTTGAAGATGATCAAGATTTGTTAAAGGAACTACTTCTCTAGTAGCACCACCATCAGAAGAACTGAATACATAAAAATATTCATTATCTGTTTGAGATGTGGCATTATATTTAACATATAAATATAAAGTTTGAACTACAAGATCTGCTTTGTCTTGAACAACAATATCATCTATGGTTTTTAGTGTTTTACTAAAAAGAACTTTTTCAGAACTATTAGTGGTAATAAACTTCAAATATGAGTTAGAACCTTCAGTAATATCTAAAGCACTAGATTGGTTATCTACTAGACTAATAGTAGTCGCAAGACCTAAAGTAGAACCTGTAATAGCTAAATTAGATAAAGCTAAAGTCCCACCTAATGCTAAATCATAAGAACCGCCAATAGAAACAGAATCATATTGAAGTTTAGCATTAGCAATAGTTCCAAGACTTGCACTTAAAGTAGAACCTGTTACTCCTAGAGTAATATAACTATCTCCAGCTACATTTAAAGTACCACCTAAAGCTAGACTATAACCATCAATATTAACAGAATCATATTCAAGACTAGCATTAGAAACTGTACCTAAAGTTGTGTTTAATGTTACTGCACTTGTTTGATTATTAAGATCAATAGTTCCAGTAATTGCACCTGCAAGATTAATGGTCTTAGCTAAAGCAATCGCACCTGCAGAATAAACAGATAAAGTACCACCTAAAACAAGAGTACCACCATCAAGAGCAAAATCGTTAGATAAAGCTAAAGTACCACCTAAAGCAAAATCACTAGTGCCAATATGAATAGAATCATATTGTAATTGAGCATTAGTGATTGTGCCTAAAGTAGCATTTAAAGTAACTGCACTAGACCCATTAAATGCAACAGAACCTGTTAAATCTCCACCAAGATTTAAAGTCATTGCAGTTAACCATGCAGAAGAAGTATCAGCATTACCTATTAAGTTACCAGTAACAGATAAAGTACTCGCACCAATACCACCAATAGAATTGGCTTCTAAACTACCAAGTCTAACAGCACTATAAGTAATAGTTCCACCAGCAGTTAAGATATTACCAGAGAAATCTGAGTTTAAGCTAGTAGCAGTCGCAAAGACAAATTTATCATTAGCTTCATTCCAAAACAAACTTGCATTGTTTTCATCACCACGAGCAATAATAAAACCAGCATCATTAGTTGGTGCGCCTGTAGTACCATCAGCTAATTGAATAAGACTATCAGTCACATTAAGATTAACAGTGTTAATAGTAGTAGTAGAACCATTAACGATAAGGCTACCTGTAACAGTTAAATCTCCACTAATAGTAGTATCTCCATTATTGCTATCAATAGTGAATACTGTATTTAGATCTGCATCTTTAACATTGAAAGCTAAAGTTCCTCCAATAACAGATAAATCACTAAGGACTTCAACTTTTTGACTAGCAACAATCTTTTCTGCATTATCAGTAGTGACAAAATTCAAATAAGAATCATTATAGACTTTAAAATCTAAGGCTGATGCTTGATTATCAGTCATACTAATAACAGGAACACTCAAGCTCTCTGTAACATTAAAATAACCTTGAACTTCAACATACCCAGCACCTGCATCATTACCTGCATCACCTGGATTAAGAATAATGTTTCCTGCATTATTACCTGCTCCAAAACCAGTACCTGTTTGAAGAGTTAAATTCCCACCATTACCTGCAGTCATAGCAGAACCTGTTTGTATACCAATACTACCACCATTGCCTGTGTATGTTGAACCTGCATTAATATTAACATTACCACCTGTGCCAGTATTACCCACACCAGCAGTAATATCCACAGTACCACCATCTGTACCATTTGTAGATGTTCCTGCAAGTAAATTGATACCACCACCTGCACTATTTACAGAAGCACCAGCAGTTAGATTAATAGCACCGCCGTCACCATTTGTAGATGTTCCTGCAGTAGCGTCAAAAGAACCACCCAGACCACCATTAGAACTACCCATATCAAATACAATACTACCACCATCACCTGTACCACCTTGACCAAGAGTAAAAGTTATTTGACCACCATCAATAGTGCCTGATCCTGTATTAATATTTACATTACCACCATTACCACTAATAAGAGAATTGCCTGTAGTTAAAGAAAAAGCACCACCATTAGCAGTATCGGGTCCTGCAACATTTGTACTTGCATTACCTGTGTTAAGAGTAATAGCACCACCATTACTATTGGCTTGATCGGAATTACTATCACCTGCAGTAAGAGTGATAGCACCGCCAAGTCTAGCACCATTCATAGTAACAGTATTACCAGAAGCACCAGCAGTAATATCAATATTACCTGCATTACCATCATTATCAGCATTAGGTGTTGTTATAACAACACTACCTACAATAGCACCAGCTATTGCACCTATTTCACCTGATGAAATATATACAGAACCGCTAGTATTTCCTGCACCACTTCCATAACCGCCTTCAATAGTTACACTACCACCATCAGAATTAGTTCCAGTACCACCATGAATAGTTACACTACCACCACTTGTATTACCTGTACCAGCAGTAAGACTAAAATCACCACCTTGACCATTACCACCATCGCCTAAAACAATAGTCATATCACCACCATTGCCATTATCAATACTTTGTCCTGTAGTAATAGTTAAAGCACCACCATCACCAAGAAGACCAACACCAAGAACAATATCTAAATTACCACCATGTCCTAGATCTGAACTTTGTCCTGTGGTGATACTAATACCACCTGCATCACCTTCAAGTGCATCACCAGTGATAATATCTAAATTACCACCATGTCCAAGACTAGAACTTTGACCTGTGGTTAAGCTAAAACCACCACCATTTCCTGCACTCGCCAAACCTGTTTGGATAACTAGATTACCACCATCACCTGTAGCATTGCTATTACCTGTATTGAGAGTGAAACCACCACCATTTCCATTGTCACCTAAACCAAGACTAATAGTCATATTACCACCATGACCATTATCAATACTTTGTCCTGTAGTGATACTAATATCACCACCATTACCACTAGTGCCACCACCTGTTTGAATAGTGAATAGACCACCATTACCTGTAGTGGTAGAATCACCAGTGGTTAAAGTCATAGAACCACCATTATCTATTCCACCATTACCTGTTGTAAGGTCTAAATTACCACCTGCATTGTCACTATTTGTAGTTAAAGAAAGATCATTTACATTAGCTACAAAATAAGAATCACCTTTAGAAGCGATCAAAGTCCAATCAGCATTTTCAAAGGGAGGTGAATTATTATTAGCACCTACTGCATACCAAGTTTGTCCTTGATATGTAACAATATCACCAGTTACATAATTATCTACATTTGACCAAGCACCTTGAAAATACCATACAGCATCAGCACCATTAGTACCATCTGCACCTACAACATGACCCACATTCGTTGGATTGAGTGGGTCATTAGAAAATTCAATAAGAAGGTCACCATTAAGATCAATAGTTGCAGATAAAATAGAAATACCATCAGCACCTGGTAAACCATCAGCACCAGTCGCACCATCCATACCAGGTAGACCATCAGCACCAGGCGCACCATCAGCACCTTGTAGACCATCTTGACCTTTAGCAACAATCAAAGTCCAATCAGCACTTTCAGCAGGTGTTGAATTTGTACTTGTTTGTAATGCTAACCATGATGAACCATCATAAACAACAACATCATTTGCAACATATTCAGTAGCACCATTCCAAGTGCCTTGATGTGTCCAAGTTGCTTCAGTAACATAAGTAGTAGTTGCAATTTGAGATACTTGAATAGCATCAGCAAGAACAACCCAGTCAGTACCATTAGAAATGATATTGACTGTACCATAATCTTTATTGATTGTGTAATAAGTGGTTTGTTGATCTAAAGACTGAACAAGAATACCATTGGTAAAAGCACCATTAAGTTTAATTGTATATGTTCTACCTGTTGCAGTAGTTGGATCGGGTAATAAAACAGATTGATTATCTTGTGCAAGATAAATCTCATCTGTAGCAGTTAAAATATAAGTGTTTGTATTTTCAGATACTTTCACATTATTGACATTGACATCTATTAAATATGACATTTCAAGCCTCTCTTGATATAAAGTTGGTCTTTCATATCAAGAGATTTAATAAAATAAATATTGCAGAGATTACATAATATACCAAGAAGTTCCTCTTGCCATAATGGTCAAACAACCACCAGGTAAAATACTCTTACTATTAGAACCACCGATAGTTTGAATACCATCACCAAAAATAGTCATAGATGCAGTAAGATCAGTATTAAATAAAGCTAAAACATAACCATCATAGTCATTATTTGTTAAAGCAAAAAGATAAACATCACCAGCCACACCACCATTTTCAATAAAATAAGCATCTTTAGAAACACTAACTAAAGGTGCATCGATAGTCCATTCATCATTTAAGAAGTCTGAATCTGTGGTAGTATAACGAGTTTCACCAGCACCTGCGACTGCAAGATCAACATAAGCAGTAGTAGCAAGTTTAGTAGAATTATCATTAGGATCTTGTGTAGTAGCAACAACATTACCACTTAAAGTTAAAGTACCTCCAATAAAAGAAGAAATTTCAACAGCTTCTAAAATACCACTAGCATTATTAAGTTTTAATTTATCAACAAGATTGGTATCTTGTATAGAAAAATCACCACCTAGAATTGTAACATTTGCTTGGTTATCGACATTAAAAGTATTATCGTTAATAACACCATTATTCCAAACTTTTAAAAGTCCATTAATGTAAAGAATACCATCACCACCTAGATCATTAGGTTGTGCCATAAAGAAATTTTCATTTCCATTAACACCACCATTGATATAGAAACCATCTGTATTACCATTCGCACCATAAATGTTAATATTAACATTATTAGATGCAACATTTAAGAAACTAGCACCATTAGAATTTTTTACATCTAAATCATAAGATGAAACTGCACCAGCAACATCAACATCACCAGTAGAAGAATTTACTGAAACAACAGGTGAAACTTGATTGAAAGTAGAGATCGCACCAAAATTAACTGCATTTTGTAAAGCATCATCATAAGAAATAAGATATTCAGTGTTATAAGCACTAGCATCATTTGCAGTATATAAAATATTATATGTAGGTGCAGGATTAGCATTATCTAAAGAAAATGCCATTTCAAATTCAACACCATCATCATTGCTAGTATATGCTCTTAATTGATATGTATATGTACCACCTTCTGTATCTACTACAAAAGAAGCATTAGGAACATTATCTACATTAGAATAAGCACCTGCGACTGCTTGGTATTCATAAATACCACTAGGTTTAACAGCAAGTTTATTCAAACCAGCATCTTGTAATAAAGTCAAAGGAATGACTTGTCTTATATTACCATTATCTGATGTTTTAAAGACATGAAAGTATTCACCATTAGCAAGAGAATCCGCACCATATTTTACATAAATGTAAACAGTAGTCCCATTTACCAAAGCACCTGTAGGATTAAGAATGGTAAGATCGGAATAAACAGAAGTATTATCTTGAAGATTAATACCAGCACCATTAGATGCTTCAGCTATAGTGCTTACATTTAAAGAACCTGTAACAGTGGTATCGCCTGTACTAGAATCTACAGAGAAAGTGTAAGCATTTTCATGTTGAACACCTAAAATAAAACTATCTGGATTAAAACTTGAAACAATAGCATTGCCATTAAAAGTAGTATTCTCATTAATAGATAAAGCACTATCTATTGTGAGTTGAGCATCAGCAGAAATAGATAGTGTACTACCTGTAATCAAATTAGCAATAATAGAATTAGCTTTGAAATCTGCATAAGCTAAATTATTTGCTTGTGTAACAACATTACTTGTAGTTGAACCAATACTATCAGCAGTAATAACTGCAAAATGAGATTCGCTTTCATCCCAGAAAAGAGATGCGGATGGTTGAGTATTACCTCTTTCAATAATAAAACCTGCATCATTTGTTGCAGTAGGATTAGCACTTGTACCAGATCCTAAAAGAATAATGCTATCTGTAACATCTAAATTAACAGTATTGATAGATGTAATCGAACCATTAACAGTAAGAGTACCACCTACGATTAAATTACCTTGAATGTCAACATTTTCTGCAAGTCCAATATTAACTTCACCACCTAAAACAAAGACTGAAGTTTCATTCTCTACACCTAAGAAAGTAATTGTTCCACCTAAAGGTATATTTTCTGAACTATCTGAATCAGAGAAAGCTATCGTCTTAGTAGAGAGATTATCTACACTAATAGTTCCTAAACCAATAGTCATAGTACTATTGGGTTCATCCATTGTTACAGATACACCATTAGCACCTACAACATCAAGATTATTACCAAGATCGATTTGGAAATCATTGATTGCAATAAAGCTATGTTGTAATTGACCATTGGTGATAGTTCCCAAAGTAGCAGTCAAAGTAACAGAAGCTAAGGCATTATCTAAACTTACTGATCCTGTTAAATTACCTGCAAGATTAATAGTTTTAGCAAGAGCAATCGCAGAAGTAGCTACAATAGTACCTGCAAGACCAATAGTAATAACACCAAGATTTGAAGAAACGGAGATTTCTCCATCAGTGCCTTCAATCGTAACTTCTTCACCAAGATGAACTTCATGATTATTAAAAGCAATAAAATCATGTTCTAGTTTAGAATTAGTGATAGTACTATTAGCAATCATACCACCTGTAATACTTTCTAGTACAATATCAGCTAAAATCTCTACAGATTGAGAACCATCAAAAGCAACAGAACCTGTAATGACTGACCCACCAATACTTAAAGTAACAGGAGAAACTAAAGCACTAGCAGTTTGGGCATTACCAAAAAAATCACCAGTAAGGGTCAAGTTATTAAATTTGGCATCACCTAAAGTAGCTTCATTGTTATATGTGTTATACATAGTAAAGACATGATCTGATTTATCATGACCAAAGAAACCAGTCTTTAATGAAGCATTAGGATAAACTTTACCTGTAGTACCAGCGAGTAAAACAGCACCATCATCAGTGGCAGTGAATATCCAATTTTGTTGATTGAATAAAGCACCAACAAGAGTAAAATTTGTATTACCAACATCTTTGATAATATATTGAGTACCATTAACAATCGCTTCAGCATCAAGTAAAGGTGAATCATAATAATCAAAACGAACACCAACATTATTGGATTCGCCTTCTTGAGTATTATGACCAAGTTTTAATGTACCACTAATAGCAACAGAATCATCAATAGTGACATTTCCACCATTTGTATTGATAGCTAGATCACCACTAGAAACATAGATATAACCTGTTTGAAATTCTAAGTCTGCAATTTTACTTTCAGTAGGTGCCTCAAATTTCTTACCAAATGTTACTTTTTCCGAACCATTAGTAGTGATAAACTTTAAATAAGAATTACCATTTTCATTAATATCTAAAGCACTAACTTGATCATCTACAAGATTGATAGAAGTCGCAAGACTTAATGTAGAACCAGTGATTGCCAAATTAGATAGATTTAAAGTACCACCTAAAGCAAGATCATAAGAACCGCCAATAGATACGGAATCATTAACAAGTTTAGCATTCTCAATAGAGTTATCATTTAATGAAGCATTAAGATCAACACTTGCAGAACCATCAAAAGAAACAGAACCTGTAAGAACAGTGCCTGTTAAATTTAAAGTCATTGGACTAAGCCATGCAGAAGAAGTTAAAGCATTCCCATCAAGATTAGCAGTGATTGTACCACCAACAATCATAGCAATATCAGCACCATCAGTTAAATCTTCAGTGGATAAAGAATCGTTTATCCATTCAGTCCCAGAATATTTAAGATATTCACCTGGTGCAACACCAGCAACATCTACATCACTTAAAGTAGCTAAAGAACCACCACTAACATTAGCATCAACATATGCTTTAGTAGCAACATCTTGAGCATCTTCTGGGTCAGCAACATTGATAATTTTTTGAGCATTAAAATCAACAGTGGTAATAGGTAAAATGTTAGAAAGATCTGATCTTGCAGTTTCAGAACCACCTAAAGTTTCACCATCATGAACTCGTATAGAGTTGCTAGATGTATTGACTGTAATTTCACCAACAGCACCTGTGAAAGCATTGTTTTCAGCAGTAGTGCCTCTTCTTAATTGTATTCTACGAACAGACATTTATTTTCTCCTAATGAAAAAAGATAACTATATGAAAAAGAAAAATAGATAGAAAAATTATTCATTTTTTTATCCAAGTAGGGGTCCATAATCTTCTAAAGAAAAATAAGATATAGGTAAAAACAAATCTTCAGCATTTAAAGGTGTTTCTCCATTACCATTACTATTTTGACAATCTATGATAGAACCTATGACTAAATCGGTAACAGAACCACAATCAAAAGTTTCAATAACTCGACCTTGATTATCAATCTCTATATTGAGATTTGTATTCGCTGGATTGAATTGTGAAGTATTACTATCCCAAACAAGTGTTTGACCATCTTGTATTGCATTTATATTTACATCTGTTAGATCATTGATAGACATATTCAAATTATTTACATCTACTAATGATGTGATGTCATCATTGATTGTTAAAATATCACCAATATTGACACCACCTATTGTAGTTGCCAAATTCAAAATGGTAGAACTAATAGCACCTGTATTATCAAGCAATAAAACTTCATTTGCATCTGTTCCTGCATCATAAGTAACACTAGAACCTGTTCCTGTTATGATAGAAATATCAATAACACTATTGATCCAGCTAGTTCCATTAAATAAAAGAACATCATTCTCATTTGGTGTAGGTGCATTAACATCTGTTAATTGGTCTAAACTTGTAGCACCACCACCACCATTTGCATCTACATAATCTACAACCCATTCGGTAGTAGCAACTCTAGTGCTATCATCATTTGCCAAAGGTGTTGTTGCAGTAGCTTGTGCCAAAGATGAAGAAGTAGTGATTGTTAAACTATCACTTGCGATTTCACCAATAAAAGAATTTGTGACTGCATCAAGTCTAGGTAGATTTTCGCTATCTGTAAGATCTGTACTTGCTAATTCCAAATCACCTTTTAAAGTATTTATATCAATAAGAGCATTTATATCAGTCGATGTTGTTAATATATCTCCGATACTAACACCACCTATGGTAGTAGCTAAGTTTAAAATTGCACTATCAATAGCACCATTATTATCTAATAATAAGACTTCATTGGCTTGAGTACCTGCATCATAACCAACACTATCACCATAACCACTAATAGTAGTGTCAATATTTGCCAAAGCAGTATCAAGTTTACCTAAAGCAACATGATGACTATCATTATCAGCAATAAAATTAGTAGATGAATAAATAGGTCTAGCACCATCTGGATCTAAACCTAAACTAGATTGTGTAGTATCGAGTTCTGTTTGTAAATCTGCGATTTGAGTAGCACTAGGATTTAAGATTTCTAACCATTCAGTACCTGTTGAGATAAAAGTTTGGAAAGTATCTATAGTGATATAAACATCACCAACATTATCAAGACTAGGTGCAGGTCTATCTGCTAATAACCCTGATTCTACATGGGTTATAGCTAAATCAGGTAATTGACTAGATTTAATATGACCATTTTCATCTAAAGTAGGAATAGCACCTTGAATATTACCAGCAGTAGTATCCAGAGCAGTAATTTGAACAAAGTCAGTGGAATCTAAACCATCAAGTTTATCAGCATCAAGATTTGAGTTATCTTCTGCAATAATATTTTTAATGTTCGTGTTATTAAAATCAGCACTATCTAATTTATCATTGATCGCAGTTTGTAGATTATCAGTAATAGTAGTCGTTGCTAAAGTATTGACATCACTTAAATCAGCAGATGATAAAACAACATTAACAAAATTTGCACCATCATATTGTAAAACTTCACCACTAACAACATCTGTAATCGTGACATCTGTTAATTGATCTAGTGATGTTGCACCACCACCACCACCATTAGCAAGAACCCATGCTTTGGTAGCAACATCTTGATCATCAATAGGATCAGCAACATTAGTAATTCTAACTGTTTGACCACCAAGATTGTCTAAAAGACTAAAAGTACCATTAGAAGAAATCAAAACATTTGATAAGTTTGATTTCAACATTTCATGACCACCAACAGTCACATTATCGTGTAATCTTAAAGAATTATTGCTGGTATTCATTGTCAATTCACCAACAAGACCTGTAAAGGTTTGATGTTGAACTGCAGTACCTCTTCTTAATTGGACTTGCCTAGACATATTATACTCCTCTTTTATATAGATTTCATAAAGAAGGAATACATTTAAAAATTATTGCATTAAATAGAACCAAAATCAAAAGATTGCTCAATAGGATCATCAATAATAAATCCATAATCCCAATTAGTAGCACCTACTAATTGACCATCGGGACCCCAAACAGCGACTTCTCCTTCATTTGTGCCAACATCATAAGTAGCGGCCGAACCTAATCCACTTACCATTGTCACATCTATCGCACCACTCACCCATTCATTACCATCATAAAATAAAACATCATCTGTATTTGGTGCAGGTGCATTTACATCAATCAGTTCATCTATACTTAAATTTAAAATGCCTTTCAAAGTTTCTATATCAATAAGTGAAGTTATATCGGAATTTGAAGTCAATATATCAGTGATTAAAAGACCTCCAATACTCGTAGCACGATCTAAAATTACCGAACTAATTGCACCCGTGTTATCTAACAAAACAATATTTTCTGATCCAGTGCCTACATTATAAGTAGCACTTGTACCCAATCCAGAAATTATTGTTGTAGATATTGCACTATTAATCCATTCTTCACCATCATATAATAAAACTTGATTTTCTAAAGGTAGTGGTGCATTTACATCACTTAATTCATCTAAACTTAAATTACTTATAGAAGAACCAATCGTATCTACAACCCAAGCAGTAGTAGCAACTCTAGTACTATCATCATTGAGATTAGGTGTTGTTGCATAGGCTTCAGCTAAAGAAGAAGTAGTGGTTACTGTTAAACTATCACTTGCCAAAGATGTAGTGACTTCTAAACTATCTGCATTAATATCACCAATAAAAGAATTGAGAACTGCATCAAGTCTTGGCAAATTATCACTATCTGTTAAATCAGTACTTGCTAATTCCAAATCATTTTTTAAAGTAGGAATGTCTATGAGATTATTAACATTGTCATTAACAGTAATAATATCATCAATATTAACACCACCTATTGAACCAGCTTTATCTAAGATAGTGGCATCAATCGCACCATTACCATCAAGAAGTAAAACAGTATCTGCAGTAGTACCTGCATTATAAGTAGCACTTGTACCCAAACCTAAATTAGTTCTTGCACTACCTTGAGCAAGAGCATTACCTGCGATTTCACTAAAAGTATTGGCAACTTGGAAAACATCAGTAGTGTCTAAAGTAACGATATTTCCAAAACTATCTAAAGTATCTGTATTTGATTTAATTTGAGTATCTAAGAGTGTTAAAGCACCTGTGATAGTTTCTGATAGATTAAGATAATTTGTACCTACAAAAGGAATGAAACTACCATTGATTGCAAGACCTACTGCAGTTTCAATACTATCAATCTCAGCTTGTGCAGAAGCTATTGCCAAATCACTTGCACTTAGCAATTCAATCCAAGCATTACCATCAGAGATATAACTCTTACTTGTAGAAGTAACAATATAGACATAACCAATATTCGTTTCATCAGCAACAGGTTTATCTTCTTCATTAACAACGACAACAACAGTAGTCAAAGCAAAAGCAGGAATTTGATCTGCACTAAGTTTACCTATTGCATCAAGAGTAGCAATACCATTAATAGCACCTGCTTGAGTAGTCTTTAAAACACCTGTTAAATTTACACCAGATAGAATAGGTAGAGTATCATTAACACTCATTAATAAAACATTACCTGCTTGTGTACCTGCATCAAGAGTTGCACTTGTACCTAATTCAAGATTATCTCTTGCAGTCGCAACATTATTTAAATCACTAAGATTATTTGCTACAAGCAAAACATCAGTAGTATCTAAAGTAGCAACTGTTCCCAAACCTTGAATGATATTGGTATCAATAACACTATTGATCCATTCTGTTCCATTATATAAAAGAACTTCATTAGCAACAGGATCTGTTAAAATAACATCAGATAAAGTATTAAGAGCAGGTGAGAAAGAACTTAATTCATTTTGAACAAAAGCAGTGGTAGCAACTCTAGTAGAATTATCACCAGCATTTGGAGTATTCGCAGAAGCAGTACCTAAAGAAGAAGTAGTAGTGATTGTTAAGCTATTGCCAGATAAAATACCACTAGCAGTAATATCATGTGCATTAAGATTACCAGTAGTAGTGATACCACCAGCACCAAAAGAAACTTGACCACCAAGAAGATTTTGGATTGTGCGACCAGGTTGTAAAACGATATTACTTAAATTAGATGTACCACTAACTTGTAAAGTTCCTTCAGATAAAACATTCCCATTTCCACTAACAGAAAACATTGGGAAAACACCATTAAATAAACTTAAAGATTGTGTACCATCACCAGCAATTTTAATAGAACCAGTAAAGCTATTGATTGCACGACCCAATAAAGCAACATCTTGTGCTAAAGGTAAATGATTATTCGCAGTGCCAATATCATAAGCACTCGCAGTACCTAAATTATCAATAACATTATTTAAAGAAGTTTCCGTGTTAAAAAGAGCAGTATCAATTTTACCAATAGCAGTATGATGACTATCAATATCTTCTATATAATGTGTAGATGAATAAACAGGTCTTGAACCATCACCATTTAAACCTAAACTTGTTTGTGTAGTATCTATTTCATCTTGGATATTGATAAAATCATCTGTTTTAACAAGATCTGCAACATCACTAAGATCAGCACTAGAAAGTTGGGAATTAGTAAAAGCACCACCACCATTATATTTTAAGACATCACTATTGCCTACAGGATTATTGATAATAACACCAGCAATATTATTTAAAGCAACAGAAACAGATGCTTCTATATTACCAGCATTTAGAGAAAAAGTAATATCATTGTGGTTTAAATTATTATCAACAAGATTTTGACCGACTGCGTTTATAGCATCTTCATCTGTATATGAAACAGGCAAATCTGATGGTATAAATTTATTATTTACACCATCAAAGATGAGAATTTTACCATTAGCATTACCAGAAAGATCAACATCAGATAAATCATCAATGCTAAGTCTATCATTAACAAAAGCATTGATTTCGTGATTATATTTTAATGTTTGACCTTGAGATAATTGTAATTCGGTAATGACAACATCTGTGAGATCGTCTAATTGTGTAACACCACCAGCAAGATTAATTAAAGTTCTTACAAAAGAAGCATTAGCAACTTCACTACCATTAGCATCAATATCAGTATTGACTAAAACAGAATTAGAACCTGTAAAGTCTATGTTGCCAGTGAAAGTCTTATTACCTGTAATTGTTTGATTTTGATCAAGGAAAACAAGATTATTAGCATCTGTAAGTAAAGAAGTAGATAAAGAAGATGGATTCCAGATACCTGCATTATAAACAAGTGCTTGATTATTTACAGGTGGATTTGTAGTAGTATCTACATCAGATAATTTATCAATACTTGGTAAAGCAGTAAGATTTTGACCACTGATCGCAGGTAAGCCATTAACACCTATTTGAACAACATTAGTATTAGCAGTGCCAACATTATAAATAGCACTTGTACCTAAACCTAAATTAGTTCTTGCATTAGATCTTGCGATATTATCACCAGCAATTTCATTAAAAGCATTGGCAACTAAGAAAACATCTGTATCATCTAAAAGACTAGCAGTGCCTAAATTATCTAAACTATTACTATTCGCTTTAATTTCAGCATCAAGTTTACCTAAAGCAACATGATGACTATCAGTATTTAGAATATAATTGTTAGATGAATAAATAGGTCTTGAACCATTAGCATTTAAACCTAAACTTGTTTGAGTAGTATTTACTTCAGCTTGATTAGATGATGCTTGAGTATCTAATTTACCAATAGCAGATAACAAGCTATCTGTATTTAGGATATATGCAGTGGATGAGTAATTTGGTTTAGAACCATCATTATTGAAACCAGCACTAGAGATGATAGCATCAATCGTATCACCATTAATATTACCAATAGCAGTTTGAACAAAAGCAGTAGTGGCAACTTTAGTGGAATTATCACCTTGTGCTTGAGTGATAAAAGTAGGTGCAGTATTTACTAAGACAACATTTGCACTATTGCTCAAATCGGATGATGCTAATTTAGAATTAACATATTCCACACCATTAAATCTTAGTGTTTGACCAGCGACTTGAGTATTTGTATCAATACTCACATCTAATAAATCATTTAATTCAACAGCACCTCCACCACCACCACCACCTTCAGCAATAAGAGTTCTTACAAAAGAAGTGGTAGCAATTTGATTGTTATTGCTATTGTTTGCAGGTGCAGGTGCAGTTGGTGTTCCAGTGAAAGCAGGACTATTGATAGGTGCATAAATACCACTAACACCTTCAATATCAGTGCTTTTAATTTTAGCATTTGACCATCTATTTGTAGCAAGATCATATTTAAGAAATTGATTACTTTCCAAATTAGAAAATGAAATATCACTAAGATCACTCAAAGGACTATTCTTTGTTAAGACATCACTATCACTTAATAAAGATGCAGAACCTAAACCTAAGTTAGTTCGAGCAGTTGCCAAATTAGTAAGTCCAGCTAAGTTATCTGTTTTCTTTAATAGACCATCAGTGCCTGTAATATCTGTAAAAGCTATTTTAGCATTAACAAATTTAGCACCATCATATTTTAAAACTTGATCAATCTGTAATGCACTAACTTGTACATCTGTTAAGTCATTAAGTTGAGAAGCACCACCTAAACCACCACCTTGAGAAAAAATTTGTCTAACCCAGCCTGTAGTCGCAATGGTATTATCATTACTATTAAATAATGGTTCAGTGGATTTTGCACTACCAGTGAAAGTAGGATTATTGATAGGAGCATAAATTTTATTAATATCGGAAATATCAGCAACAGAGAGAGAACGATTAGTCCATTTACCAGTGGTGCTATCATAACTTAAAAGATTTTTATTTTGAAGATTAACAAAAGTAACATTTGCCAAAGAATTTAATGTAGAACCAATCGGTAAAAAATCACTTGTACTAGATGTAGATGCAGAACCTAAACCAAGATTAGTTCGAGCAGTCGCTAAATTAGTAAGTCCAGCTAGATTATCTGTTTTTTTCATCAAAGAATTTATATCAGATAAGTTTGTCGAACTAAGAGTGCTATTAATCCATTTGCCATTAGAATATTTTAAGAAATGATTATTTTGTAAAGCAAGACCACCTAATAAGACATCACCTAAATCACCAATAGAAAAAGAACTTAAAGAAACAGTCGCATTGATTTTATCTTGAGCATCTGCATTAACAAAAGAAATACCTGTATGATTACCATTTTGTAAAGCAAGACCGACTGCATCTCTTGCATCTTCATCTGTATATTGAGTGAGAGTAGTGCCAATAGTACCATCAACTAGAGTGATAGGTGCATTTACAGAAAAAGAATCAATCGCTCTTTGTTCAGTGAAATATAAATTGTTTTCACCTTCAGGAATATCATCAGTGGAATTGATATTTTCTGGATTGACAAGACCAAGTAAACCTACTTGTGGATTTTCTTCAAGACCTTGATTGATAGGCATTTCAGTAATATAAGGTGTCCAATAGGTATTGATTAATCTTTTATAAGATTTCAATTCCATTTCAGTTTGATCTTCTAAAGTAAAAGTGTAGACCAAACTGCTATTTAATTCAGGTTTATAAGTAGTGCCTTTAATGATACCTATTGTTCTTTGTGTTTCATTAGGATAAGTGAATTTTAGACTAATATTGATAACACCAGAAACTTTAATTTTGATCGTGTTTTTTATTTGTGAAGCAGGCAGGACAAAAGTAGTATCTGCAAAGACAAGATATTCGGTAGATTCTTGTGCTTGAATTTCACCACCATTAAGAATTTCAACAATCATAGTATGCTCTCTTTTTCTATATATCTAAGAAAAAGAAAGCATATTTAATGAAAATTAAGAACCTTGATTCATAATCTCTAGGAACTTATCTGTAATCCAATCTTTAACATTATTTTGATTTAAAGTGATCATTGTACACATTTCAGCAAACCATTCGTAAAAAGAACTTTTAGCATATCGACTTGGGAAATAATCATATCCACCTAAACCTGCTTTAAAAATAGGATATAGATCACCATCATAATAAAAACCAGAATCAAAAGATTCAAACACAAGTTCTTTTTGTTTGGCTTTAAATCTAGTTTTATTTTTAAAGATACCTATTGTAAAATTTTCATCAATACGATGATGGCTATCCAAAATATAATACATAGGCAAAAAATCACCTTTCTTTAAGTCAACATCTTTGGTATTGTCTTTATAGGTGCAAACCTTGTTATATAAGGAAATAAGTCTTTTTCTTTTCTTTTCTGTAAGAAAAAACTCATCGTATCTATGTGCTAATTCATGAATTAGCATAGATTCTGCTTTAATTCTTGTGTCTTTGACAATAGCAATTTGATCAAAATCATGATCATAATAACCACCTATTGTCTTTGACAAAGATTTTTTATACTGGATACCACCATTTAAATAAAATAAAGATTCTTTAGTGCCAAATGCAATATTAGCATTTGGTAAACATTTATGAAAATTTAAGATTTTAGATTGTTTGATGCTCTCAATGGCTTTAAAACATTCTGTTTGAATATCTAATTTTGCTTTTGTTGAGTAGAAAGATAAAAATTCAATATTAAAATAAGGCTTTAAAGACATCGTAACATCATGTTCTACTATAGAAGTATTCATTGATGTTTTTTCTTGAGAAAGATCTAAGATCACTTGATCTATAAGTTTTAAAAACTTTTTTAAATTGGTTTTCTTTTCTTCAGATTCTCCTTCGCATAAATCATGATCACTAATTTCTAGTAATCTTTTTAAAGATTCAGGTGGGTTTTTAATTTCAGCACTTTTCTTTAAAAGAAGAATCCAATATCCTCTAATATGAACATTTGGAATGTTTTTAAATAGTCTATAGATGCCATTTTTTGTGATCTTTAAGATTCGCAAAAAATTTTGAAGTCGAGTAATAAGACTTAAATTTGAAATTACTTCAGTCATGGTATGTATCCTTTGTTGGAAGAGATACCATCCTTATATTAATCTTCTTTAAGATTACCTTGATTTACAATTTTTAAAAACTTATTTTTATTCCAATCTTTAACATTATTTTGATTTAAAGTGGTCATCGTACACATCTCAGCAAACCATTCGCCAAAACAATTTTTAGCATATCGACTTGGGAAATAGTTATATCCTTTAAGATATTTTTTATCTGAAAAACCATCTTCACTATCATAAGTTTCAAAACTTTCAGCCTGATTTACACAAGAATGTGCATAATAATTAGGCATTAGATCACCATCTTTTAGATTTAGTTTTTTGAACCCTTTAATAGTATTTTTATACTTAGAAACTTTTTTATATAAAATTTTAAGTTCTTTTTTTTGTTTTCTCTTGAGAGAGTAAAAGAACCTATGTGAAAATTCATGTATTAAGATTGAGATGTCACTAAAACTTTTAGTAACCACTCCAAGTATATCATTATGATAGTAATAAAATCCAGTTAGATCCTGCTCCAAATATTCATCATCTTCATTGATTTTTTGTAGATAAACTAATAGACTTTTAGTGCCAAAAGCAACATGAGCATCTAATAAACATTTATCAAAATTTAAGATTTTAGATTGTTTGATCTTATCTATCACATCTAAACATTTTCTTTCAACTTCTAATTTCTCTTGAATAGTACAATAAGATAAAAATTCAATCTTAAAATATGGTTGCAATGTAGTTTTAATTTGATTTTCCACCACAGCAGACTTCTTAGTAGTTTTTTCTTGAGAAAGATCTAAGACGACTTGATCTATAAGTTTTAAAAACTTTTTTAAATTGGTTTTCTTTTCTCCAGATTTACCATGACATAAATCATGATCACTAATTTCTAGTAATCTTTTTAAAGATTCGGGCTGATTTTTAATTTCAGCACTTTTCTTTAAGATGAGAAACCATAATCCTGCAATTTGATGGTTGGGTAAAGTTTTATTAAAAGATTTGTAGATAGAACTTTTAGATCGAACTTTTAAAGTTTGGACAAAACTTTCAAGACGGCTGATAAGACTTAAATTTGAAACTACTTCAGTCATGATAAGTATCCTTTGTTGAAGTTACGATACTTATATTAATCTTCAATAAAATATCCTTGTTTCTCTATATCAAGAATAAGTGATGCGAGTTTTAATGGGTCTTTACCTTTAACAAGTATTTTATCTTCGACTTGTGAAAATTGAACATCTTTAGATCTAAGATATGAAAAAAATTTTTCACCAAATGGTCTGTCCTTTGGATATATTGTAAATGAATATTCCCTTTGCATCGTTTTTTCAATCCAAGATTTTACTAAATCTTTCGGAATGATTGTATTTTTCTCAGTCATTTTAATATATCGCTTTATATCCAAATTCTTGTTTGTGTGTTCCTCTTAATAATGAGATGTTATCTTTTATATATGAAAGGTTTTCATATATATCTTTCAAATCTGGAATGTGTTTCATTTCATTTAAAGATTTGATTAAAGTATATCTCACTTTGCCTTGTGTTTCACCAATAAGAGTAGCAACTCTTGATTGACTAGACCATAAATATATATAAACAAGAATAGTCAAAGTTCTATCTGTATAATATTTAGATAATCGTTCTTCTAGTTCTTCTTTAGTATATTTAGTGATCTTAACCATTTTAGATAAACGATCAATACTTTTTTGGATGCGATAATGAATATTTGGTTGTGTAAAACCAAATATTTTACCAAGCACTGCTTGTGGAATACCTTTAAGAAAAAGTTCTATAATATCAGCTTCTAAAGGACTTATTAAATCTAATTGTTCTAAAACAATTTTAAATTTTTCTTCATCTTCTTCAGACATATCTTTTTGTATAGCGATATTATCAAAAAAAGAATCTTTATCGGAAAAAAGACTTTCCATTAATCGTGGATCCATGTTTTTACTCCAAACAGAAATTGTCTAATAAAGTTAAGATTTCGATAGATCGCATCTTGATCATCACTATGTAATATTGAACTTCTTCATTAAGCTGTGTTCCTTTTTTACTCTTGGTTGTTCTGCAACCATTTTCAATCCATTTGCGAACCATAGCTTTTCTTAATTCTATTATATCTGGTTTTTCGTATGGAAACCAATCATCATCATTTGTGTTTAAGATGTCTATGATTTCACATTCCATGCCATTAAAATCACCATCTTTTATTTTTACGATATTTCCAATTTTAAATTTGCCACCTTTATCACTGGCTTTTTTAACCATTGCTTTCAAATCACTATCTAGGATAACACCACTACCCGTTAATCCAGATCTTTCATCATATTCACTGACTATTCTCAAAACATATTGTGTTCTAGTCAATGAATAGTAATTATTAAAAGGATAACAATTTTTTATAAATATGTAACCTTCTAAAAGATTTGTTGAACACTCACCAGTCTTTATGATAGGAATAAAAACATCTGTTGGTTTAAATCTATTATTTCTACAGACAATAGAAAGAAGATTGCCATGTCTAGCTTCATCTTCACCTTTTTCTGTAAGTTCTAAGATAACCCAATTTTCTTCTTTTAATGCCATATATATACCTATGGTGTTTATTTGTTTTTCATTTTATCCTTTACTATACTAAAAAACATCGGTAAGTTTAGCGATTCTTTCTTTTTTTCATCAATATTATTTTTTTCTTCTTGCATGACAATATTCTTAAAGCCTATCTTCCATTTCATCACATCACAAATTAACATAGCATTTGTCGGTCTAATTGGCTTGGATGCGAGTTCATCAGCTAATTGCAACAAATTATTCCCATTTTTTAACCATGCTTCTTTTAAAATCTCTGTATTCCAGTATGGAGGTATGTTCGTCAAACCAAGTCCAATATTTAATGCTAACATACTTGCTTCTATTAAACGATCATAAGCAACACCTACTGGTGTTGTTTCTAAAATCTTAGAAAGTAGTTCACTTGCTTGTCTGGCATCTGCATTTAAAACATTTGCCAACAAGTCATTTCTATCTATGTGTAAATAAGACCTTACTGATTTCATATCTATATGTTTATTAAATCCAGATGAAATACCTTCCACTGCTTTCAAGGCATCTCTAATATGATATTCAGTAATATTCGCTATCAATTTCAATGCTTGATAATCATAAGTAATACTTTCTTTTTCACAAACATGAACAAGACGGTTTGCAATTTGATCATCAGATGCAGGTTTAATAATAAAAGACATTGCCCTAGATAAAATGGTTTGTCTTAGCTTTTGAATTTCAGTAGTGCAAAAAATACAAACAAGTTTCTTTTCTAAACTATTTGGTCTATTATCTTCTAAAGACTTTAATAACAAATCTAAAGATTGTGTAGATAAAGCGTGTGCTTCATCAAAACAATATAATCTTCTTCTACCACTAAAAGTAGTGTAGTCGATTTCTTCTAAAACTTTCTTTAAATCTTCTTTACCACTATTCGTTGCACTATCTACTTCGATATAAGAATCGGATGTACCTTCAAGCATAGAAATACAAGAATAGCATTTATCACAGGCTTCTCCATTAACAGGTGCTTCACAAAGCAATGCTCTAGCAAGTATTCTTGCAGTGGTTGTTTTACCTGTACCATAACCACCACTAAAAACATAACTAGAAGTCCATCCTTTGCCATTAGAAACAACACCTTTTAAAACTTGAACAATAGGTTCTTGACCAATCAAGTCTTGATATGTTCTTGGTCTGTATTTAGTATCAAAAGACATCTTATCTTTTTCCTTGAAAGATAAATTGACGAGTTGCACGCATTAATGCAAAACAAATAAAGAAAAACATAGCAGTTGGAAATTCTTTGATCATTGCGAACAAGATCAGAAAAATACAAAAAGCAAATATTCCAAAATACAACAAACTCTTATCTAAGTCTTTTAATAGTTGCTCTTTGTTATTGTATGTATTCAACAAGAGGAATACTAAATATAAAATGATGTCTACATGAAATAAAGTCATGGTTAGCTATCCTTTAAAGGTGTTTTGTTTAAGAATACAAGACTTATATTATTCTTTAAAATATTTCAATCTTGTTGCAAAGATTGCTTAATCACAAGTGTTATATATATGTAAGAAATGAACTTCAAACAAAGGAAAAACAAATGATTGCTTATGTAAATGATGATTATGTAGATAACTTGATTGATAGACTTTCAAATGGTCTTAATGCAAATTCTGTTGAATTTGATGATGAGTATTTTACTTGTCATGTGACTTTTGAAAATCATGTTTTGACAATTAGATTTAATGAACCCACTGATCATAGTGGTGTTTCTCAAAAAACAGAATTTTATTTAAACAATAAATTCTTAATACAAGGTATCATCAATCCTTGTGATTTACAAGATGCAAACAATGATGCCTATGAAGCATTAAGAGAAGTTAGATTTAGTCTTTAAAAAAGACAAGATAACAAGTTGTATAAAGACAAATTGCTACGATTGGATAATTCCAAAGTAACCAGCCAAGAACATAAAGAATAACACTACAAAATGCTAATAAGAAAAGAAAAAATAAGTTTCTTTCAGAAAACATTTTATCTGTTATCACCATTGCCTTGAATTACACCACGATTTAATCTGTCCAGCAACTTGTTCATATTGTAGGTTGCAATTTCTTCAAGATCAATTCCTAATTCATCTGATAGTCTTGCAACATACCAAAGCACATCACCAATTTCTGCTTTCATATCTGCCTTGAACGCATCATCCACTGGTCGATTGTCACGAATAACTTTCTTAACCTTGTTCGCAATTTCTCCAGCTTCACCTACTAAACCAAGTGTGCAATAATTCATTCCTTGTTCTTTAGGATATTTTGCAGTCAATGCGGTTTGTTGTTGATATTCTTTAAAGTTCATCTTTAAAACTCCATTTGTGAAAAAAACTTCGTAAACTTAATACAAGAAACTTATAAGTTTCTTGCAACAGAAAGGCAAAAAAATGCAAAATATTTTAGATCTATTAGAAACCAATAACTTTAATGTTTCTATCCAAGATAATTCTATCTATTCCACTTCATCCAGATCTTTACTTGAAGATAGTATTTCTTTCCAAATTAATACACTCTCTGATGGTAAACTCTATGTCACAAAAATTTATCATTTGAAACATGATGATAATCTCTTCTTAGGTAATACTCTTTGCCATATTGAAGATGCTATACTAGAACCACAAGACTTGATCCAATTTTTAAATTCAGATTTTAAAAAAGATGGTTTCTTCATTGATCAATTTAATTACCATCTCACTTACTAATAATCTTATCTACCAATCCATTCTTCAAACATTCCGAACTGGATAACCAAATATCTCTTTTTAAAATCTTCTTAATATCTTTCTTTTTCATCTTAGAATACTTTACATAAAAATCACTTAACACATTCATAAGTGTATGCAAGTTTTCTGTTTCATCTTTAATCTGTTCAAAATTACCTGTTGTCCAACCACTCACTTGATGAATAAGCATAAAAGACAAATCTGTAATAAATCTTTTCTTTCCAACCATGCTTAATAAAGTACCTGCACTCGCAACACCACCTTCAACATAAGTATATACAGGCACTTTGCAATTAGCTATTGCAGATGCACCAGCTAATCCACTATATACATCACCACCATAAGAATGAATATGTAAATGAACAGGTGGTGGTTCTTCTAAATCATATTCGATTTGGATTTCTCTACTAAGTAGAGAAGCAGATTGCAAACTTAGGTTCAAATCTTGAATACTTTTTTGATCTACATTAGTGTAATAATAGATATGTAAATGCTTATGTGTTATTGAACTAAAATTTGATTCGCTATTTGTAGCATAAGGTATCAAAACACGATCTTTGGATTTCTTGTTTTCAAAATTCATTATCATATCCTTTTGATGATAAAAGTTTGATTATTATACAAGACATTCCGATAAAGATAAGTATGTTTTATTTTCACAAATGAAAAGACAAGATTCGACCATATAATTAAGATATTCGGTATCTATCTTAAAATCTTCTATCTTAATGACTTTTATAACATCCAAGATACTTGGATGTCTTGCTTTAATAACAATATGGATTTTTTTAGATGATCGCTTTTCCATATAGCTTGCCATAATGTCTATGCACAAATCCTGTACAGATATATAAGAAGTAAGTCTATGGCTTTTTAAAATAGCATTTACTTGTGCTTGAATATAAAGGTCTTCTAATGATTTCATCTGTGTTCCTATTGTTTTTTTATTTATATAATCTTAATACAAATAAAGGAGCATTGAAATGAAATATAACAATCCAAGAGATTATGTAGATTATATCACAGGTCATTTCTTAAACAGTCTTGATTACAATGTAGAACGGATAGAATCCCTTATTGAGAAACAAAGTGAGAAATGGCTACATTGGAATCAGAATGTAGTAGGCATTAAAGATCCTGTTGTATTACCTGAAGAGCAATATCAAGTGATGAAAGGTTTCTTTAATAGGGTTGGCAAAGAGTTTGCACGATTAGATAAAATGATGAGTACAACCTTAAAGCTACTTTTAGAGATTGATATTGAAGAATACACAGAAGATTTAATTTTAGTAAAGACAGCACGGATTAAGAAAGCATTTCAAGAGAATGGCTGGCATTATGGTCGTACCTTATGGACGAATTTAAAGGCTTTGCTAGATTTATTAAAATTGCATTTGGCAAAGCTAAGGTCTAAATATAATGAGATTATAGATGATGCAGTAGATAAGAGTTTAGTTTTAGAATGGCAACTTGCATTAAAAACACATTGTCAATCTATGCAAGGCTTGATTAAGAATGTTTTATTTACATTAGATAGTAGATTAGAAGAAGTCATCAAAGAGTTTAAAGATTTTTAATATTTTATTTATATCTACTTTCTTTAATATTAATCTCTTAAAAGAAGGATAAACATTATGTTTAATCATTTAGAAAGTCGTTTAAATCGTCTTCGTAAGGCATCTCACCTTGATGCTCAAATCTCTAAATTCTCATCTGTGCAAAAACCCGGGACTGAAAAGCAATTCGCTGAGTGGTGTGTCTATGTTTTTGAGGCTGTTGGAAAGTGTAAAATCGAAGATTTTAAAATGGTGGGTGACGATGCTTTTACTTTTGAAGGTACAGATAAAAAAGGATTAGTCTTTAATGCAGGATTAGTTTATCATGGTCTTACTTTTGAATGGACTGTTAATGTAGGTAAGAGTAGTTATTCCGATAAACAAACTTTAAAAAGTCTTTTTAGTATGGCTCAAATCCCAATGGAAATGGTTCGTCCAATTCAAATGGGGAAATTTTAGACAATCTCTTTTCCAATATTTAAAATACTCTTTTAAATATACCTTCTACATCTATATGCTGTTCTACATCACTTAGACCTAATACATCTGATAACTTTCTATTTTCTTTATATGCCTCAAAACTTGCTGATTGCACAAGCTGATAAGCATAATCTCTTGAATATCCTTGATCTACATATCTTGTTAAGATCGTCTGTGATAAATATAAATCATTCGCCTCTTCTATATTTGCCAGCATCCTAGCTTTATCTACTTCAATATTTAAAATCATCTCATTCAATCTCTTTAAAGCATAATCACATAAGCCTGTTGCATCTTCACTTATTACTCTCTCTACACTAGAATGAGATATATCTCTTTCATGCCATAGAACTACATTCTCAAGAGCAGGTATTGTATATCCTCTTAATAGTCTTGCAATACCTGTTAAGTTTTCTGCACTAATAGGATTTCTTTTATGTGGCATTGCACTAGATCCTTTTTGACCTTTGCTAAATCCTTCAAACACTTCACCAACAGATGATTGATGTAAATTTCTAACCATGACTGCTATTCGTTCAATAGAAGAACCCATTAAACCAATAATACTAAAAAATAAGCCATGTCTATCTCTTGGAATGATTTGAGTAGAAACAGGTTCTATTTTTAAATGAAATTTATCAGCAAGATGTTTTTCTACTTCGATAGGCACGATACTATAATTACCAACAGGACCCGATATTTGTAGAAAAGAGATTTCATCTATTGCTTGGATAAGTCTTTCTTTATTTCTTAACCATTCGGAATAGAAAGATAAAAGGACTAGACCAAAAGTAGTTTTTTCTGCATACATACCATGAGAGCGACCCATCATATAAGTGTATTTATGTTCGAGTGCTTTGTCTTTAAGAGTTAAAAGAAGAGTATCTATTCTGGAAAGAATTTGGTTGCCAGCATTTCTTAATTGGATGGCAAAAGCAGTATCTAAGACATCCGAACTTGTAAGACCACGATGTAGATATTTTTTAAGATTTTCAGTGGTGGAGAGAGATGCAAGGAAAGCCATAAATTCATGTTTAAGAGTGATTTCAAAAGATTTGATAGCATCTGGATTGATATTGAGATCAAGTTCATCAGCAGTACCTATAGGAATAATGCCAAGAGATTCGTATGCTTTACAGACTTCAAATTCAATATCAAGCCAAAGATTAAATTTAGAAGTATCAGACCATATAGAAAGCATTTCATTAGTTTGGTATCTTGAAATCATGTGTTATCCTTTAAAAAATAAATAATGCGAATTATACAAGTTTTTTGTTTGACACCTCAATTAAGTTTGAATAATGAATATGATGTTTTTTTACTCTTTCAAAAGGAAAAATAAAATGGATAACGATGTTCAAAAAATGGTTGAGATCCAACAAGCTAAATCTCAGTGTTTGTTTTTTGGTATTCTTTCTTTAATCTCTTGGATTTTCCCAATCGCTGGTTTTATGAATGCAGTTGTTGGTATTAAGTATTCTGTTAAAGCAGATAACACTTTCACTTTGGTTTTAAATATTATTGGTCTAGTGCTTACGATTGGAAATTCTGTTGCTGGTGCAATGATGAATATGTAATTAAATCATAACAGGCAATGGACTGCCACTCCATGCTTCAAGTACTTTATTGCCAATTAAAATTTCTGATTTAAAATCAGGATCGTCAGATTCTTGAATAATACCTTTGATCGCAGAACCTGCAGATGAATGTAAATCAGGTACAACATATCTAATATTGGTTATATTTTTTCTTCTAATCTTAGGTTCGATATTTGAATCGATTTGTTCTAATGGTTGTACAATCACAGTATGGTTTTCTAAATCTACATTTAAGACTTTATAGAATGTAAATTTAAAAGCACCAAGTTCACCGAAAACATAAATGTCATTCTTAGCAATATCTGTAATATGGTTTGCACTCTTGAGATTTGATAATCTCTTTTTTAAAGAAGCAAGTTTGTTCATTTGAATATCCTTTGTGCTGTTTATAACCATCACAAAAGAATATAAATAGAATATTAAAGACCAAGCATTTTTAAAGTTTCTGGGAAATATTGTGCAGTAATAGTATGAATAGCTTGTGCATATTGTTGAATTTCAAGTTGAGCGCCTTTATCATTTCTTAATTGTAGAAAATGAAGAACTGATTGTAGGCTGGCAGTCCAGATACACTCACTATAAGAAGCAACAGGTAATAAAATTCTAGCTTGTTCTCTACAAACACCTAATTTTAATAAATCATCATAACATTGTTGGCAAGTATCATAAGCCTTATTTAAGATTTCAAATGCTTTCTGTGGTTCAAGAATTTCACCCGCACTGGATTGTTTATTTTTAGTGTCTTGTAATCTCCATGTTTCAGGAATATAAAAGCCATGTCTTAATTCTGTATATCGTGCAGATTGTTCATTCCAACTACAACCCACTTGATGTTTCATCCACTGCCTAAGAACAAAGATAGGTGATCTTAATCTAAAAGTAATTTGTGGATGTCTAAATGGACTTGTATGTTCGTGTGTCCAAAGATAATTTAAGAGTTTAGCATCTGCATCCGACCATTCATTTGAAATTTTATTGTATGAAACACGAGCAACATTAACAACTCTTAGATCATCACCCATGTGATCGACATATTCAACAAAGCCTTCATTTTGAACATTGATTTTCATTAAGTAATCCTTTATGTAAAATAGGTAAAGGATTATACAACTAATTTTTGGAATTGTTTTTTACAATTTTTAAAGCAAATTCTCTTTTCTCTAAAAGATCTTGGATTTTTTCTTTAATAGAAGCAATTTCATCTGGGTGTGTATCACCAACATTATTTGCTTCAAGTATTTTGAGTTCACTATAAACTTGATTTAGAATGATTGCACTATTAGACAACCATTCACTCATCTTTTGAATGCCATTAAGATATTTTATATCATCCATTTGATTTTCCTTTGTGTTAAGTCGCTATCGACATAACTATAACACTTGTGGTAGTGCAGTCTTTGCAATCAAAATTTTTTTTTATTTATATCTTTATATAAAGATAAATGTTCAAAACTTTTAATAAAGGACAATCAAAATGATTAGACAAAGACTCGCTTCTTTAGAATCCCGTATCGCTGTAATAAAAACTAGAGGAACGGATTCAATTACAGGAATTTATAATTTAAAAAATGTAGACTTTGATCAAATATTAAATTATATGGATGGTATTATAGGTGGTGTCTATGAATATTCATTTGAAAAAGTACCAAACAACAAATATGATGGTGTGAAGATCGTTGTTAAAAAGCCCAGAGAAACATTTGTGTTTCAAATTGATGTAAGACAAGATTTGAATGCTTTGCAAATCTTATATTTTCTTCCCCTTTCTTATGGTGGTAAATATCATTATTCTAAAGAGATTCCATTTGATAAACTTGGAAAGAATGTAAATTGGGTCATAGCTGAAAAACTTAGAGATTTTGTCAAGGTTTATGACTATTAAATAATGAAGACGATAGTTTCTAAATTCTTAAATAAAAAAATTTTATTAAACAGTTTTAAGTATATTTTTAATACTTTCTGCAAAAAAGACATTCACCATTGATATTGAATGATTTCTTAATCGATCAAGATAAATAATAAATTTATAAAGATTTTTTTAGTATAGACACTTACCATATAGGAGAACAAAAATGTCATGTGTTATTCCAGATGGTGCAAAAGTTAAACTAGTCAATGGTAAAATTGTTTGGCATGGTAAAGAATACAACCAAACAGATTGCACCATTGGTGATGGTGTTGTTTTCACTACCGAAGTCAAAGAGATTGGTGTAGATGAAGAAGAACAACCAAAACCTAAGAAAAAGAAAACTGCACCTAAGACTGAACAGAAGTCAGTAGAACAAACTTCTGATAATATAGAGATAGATACAAATCAAGATACAACAAAGGACATTGATATGGGACTTCCTATTCAAGCACCACAAGAACATAATCCTGGTCAAGGTCAAGTGCAACCACCTGTTCAACAACAAATGCCAGTGCAACCACAACAAATGCAACCTGTTCAACAAATGCAGATGCCAGTGCAAATGCCACAAGGTTTGCCACAAGGTTTTACTGTACCACCACAATTCCAACAACAATATCAACAATTTCAACAACAATTTCAGCAACCACAACAATTACATAATGAAGTTCAACATCCACCTGCAGATGGTATGGATATGAACATGATTAAAACCATTATGAGTATCGCTGGTGATAATCCAGTGGTTCTTGTTGCTTTAATTGGTGCTTATCTAGGTTTCACTTGGATGAAGAAGATGGAAAAGATCAAAGAGAAAGAAGCTGAAAATGGTGGACAACACGCAACAGCTTGTGATAATGATCGTAAAAATCTTAATTCCAAATTCACGGATATTGACTTTAAAGTTCAAAAAATAGATATGCTTGAGAATAAAGTTAAGCAAATGGGTGATGTTAATGGTCGTTTAACAAAACTTGAAGAAAATAGTAATGGCTTAACATTCAATGATACTTCTGATCTTGAAGAAACATTGGCAAAAGTGACTAAGAAAGTTGAATCTTTAGATAAGAAAATAGCATCTTTGGTAGCTAATGCACAAGCACCTGCTAAAGTGGAAATAGCTAAGAAACCAGCTAAAGGTAAAGATACAAAAACAATTTCTGAATTTTTACCTGAAGAAGATGAAGAATAAGATTATCTAAGTCTTAGTGTGTTTAAACGACTAGCTAATTTACTAATATATTCTGGTGCTAGTGTTTCTATTGAATCTAAACCATAAGTAATACCTTTTGCAAAAACACTGGCTTTAGGTGTTGCTAACATTTCTACAAGATCAGCACCTAAAACTGCTTGTGGAATTAATGGTATGCCTGATTCTTTTACTACAAATTTGGTATATGTATATGGATCATAGGTTATAGCTTGTGCTTCACTAAGACTTAGAGAAAAAGTTTCCTCTGAACCAACAGGTATATAATCAACAATAACACCTCTTACACCAGCATGGACATTCTTTTGCATTTCAAAATTTACTCTTTGTCTACCTTTCTCACCAACAGAAAAAGTAGCATTTTTTAATTTGATATATTTACAGTGCATTATAACAATCTGTGTTCTTGCAGATCTTACAGACCATAATTTAGTGTGCAGATTGAAATATACAAACACTCTTTCACCAATAAGAGATTTTAAATCTAACACATCCATTTTTTACTCTCTTTTTTAAAGACATTTAATAAAAAAAGATTTATAAAGTATATATCACAAGACACTAATCAGTAGTTTAAAATAGTTATTGTCTTTCTCATCTAAATTCTGGATCTTAGATTCGATATAATCCAACCTGCGTTTTTCATCACTGCTATTTTCTTTACATAATGCAACATAGAACATTAAAAGACTTCGTGTAGATAACTCATCCAACTTTAAAAAATGTTCTTCTTTCTTTCTTGCCATTCTTAAAATTTGTGCATGAAACTGAATTTGTCTTTCTCTTGTCAGCATTTTTTAATCCTTTATAAATTGGCAATATGTAGTAATCGTTATTGTGAGTATGCCAAATGTATCGTTATCTTCTTATACAAATATTGCTTTTATTTTCAACATCTTATGCACAAGATGTTCAAAATTTTTCTCTAGCAAATGATAAGTTCAAATATTTTAGTGTAGACCATGCAGATGTTTTAGAAAAAGGTGAGTTCAATCTTAACAATTCTTTAAACTATGGCAAAAATCCATTGATACTTACCAACCCAAAACAATATCTTGTAGATCAAATCACTACTTATCAAATCGCAGGTGCTTATGGTATCCTAGATAACAAATTCCAATTAAACTTTGATTTTGGATATGGCTTTAGTACAGGTAAAAAACCAAATGCTTTGGATAGTGGTTCTGGATTTAATAATTTTAAAATAGCATCTAAAATTAAACTCTATGATCAGAACAAATTAAAAATATCTTTAATACTACCACTCGCTATACCTTTAAAAGATACCAAGACACTTGGTGCAAGTTCTTTTCTAGTATCTTTTAAAAGTATTGCCAGTTATCAAATTAAACCAACTTTTAATGTATCTATAAATCTTGGTTACAGATACAGATTAAATAAATCTAATGAATATTCTCTTGATGATGCTATCTTATATGGTATTGGTTCGCAGTATAAACTTACTGATGATTTCATGTTAAAAGGTGAAGTGTTTGGTCGCTACTTTTTTATGGATAATATCAATCCATTAGAATTTCTACTTGGTGCTAAAAGAAATGAAAAATCATGGTTTATAGAACTCGCATTAGGTCGTGGTATTACAAGTGACTACTCATCAGTAAATTTTAGATTTCTTTTTAACTTTGGTCTTCTCTATGGTGTAGATACAGATAAAGATGGTTTATCAGATTCAGTAGATCAATGTCCAAATACTCCAGAAGATAAAGATGAACATTTAGATGAAGATGGTTGTCCTGATATGGATAATGACAAAGATGGTATTTTAGATGTTGTAGATAAATGTATAAATGAACCAGAAGATAAAGATAATTTTCAAGATGAAGATGGCTGTTCAGATTTAGATAATGATAATGACAATTTATCAGATGCACTAGATCAATGTCCATATTTTGCAGAAATCATAAATGGTATAGAAGATCATGATGGTTGTCCAGATGGTGTATCAAAGACAATAGATAGTTTGGATGCAAAGAATGAAATCTATTTTGAAAAAGATAAATCTACGATCATGCCAATGAGTTATCCTTTTATATATGAACTAGCACAAATCATAAACAAGAATGATGCGATTACAGAAATAGTAATTGAAGCAACAAGTCAAAATTTACAGATCGCATTTGATCGTGGTGATGCAGTAAAGAAATCATTAAAGAGTTTAAATGTAAAAGCAAATTTAGTGATCAAAGGAATTGAAGGTGCAGAAGAAAAGATTGAATTTAAAGTAATGATGAAAACTAAAGTTTTACTTCTTAGTCCCTAATGCTTTTTCAATAAATACCATAGGATCAAATTTTAAAGTTTGTTGTTTGTTTAAAACAATATCTTCAAGTTTATCTGCGACTTCACCATTCGCAAGAAATGATAATAAGATTTGTGGATTGATATAAGAATTGATAGTGGTGTTCTTACTCTCATGGTTTAATGCTTTTTCGGATTCTTCAAAAGCATCTTTGACCATATCTAAAACTTTATCTACAATTTTATCTTTGGCAGTATCAACTTCAAGGTCTTTAATTTTTTCCAGATCTTTATGTAGTTTGCTTTCTCTTCTTTTTAAACTCTCTAGCAAGACTTGACTGGCTTTTAATTTTCTAAAATCTGTTAAGTTCAAAATCTCACCAGATGCTTCTCTTAGATATTTAGATAACACATCATTTGGAATAACACTATCATCAGATCGTAAAGTAGTACCACCAAGAGATTTTAAAACTTTGATAAGTTCACGATCTTGAACCACTGCTTTATTTAAAGTACCTTTTTTACCTCTAAATTTTAGAATTGCTTTGTTATAGCTGATGAATTTGATATGACCTGCTTCTAAAGTAGAAGCACCATAAGTTTCTTCTATATCTTTACTTTCAAGATTACCAGGTCGGATACCTGTTTCAAGCATCAATCCAATAATGACTGCACAAAGTTTCTTTTCTTCATCTTTGGATTTCATATCTTTGGATAATTGTTTTTTCAAATCGTCTATGCAGTTTAATAATTTCTTTTGTCTATCCATCTTTGCTTTCATGTCATTTATTTGTTCTGCATAGATGGTTTTCATTTCTTTAATTTTTCCATTTTCACCAACATTCACAACAAGACTTTTTGGCAAGTATGTTAAGAATGATTTTGGTATGATTTCTGTAAGTTCTTTTCTTTCTCTTTCTAAAACTTTTCTTTTCATTCCATTGATAACTTTATTTTTAATATTATCTTCCCAAACATCTTCTACATCAGTTCCTTTAAATACTTCTACAATACCATTTACTAAACTCTTAGGTGTTAAGTTATGACTATCTAAAAATAATTGAATAGCATCAGCTTTATCATCTTTCAATGCTTGTTTGATTTCCAGATAAAACATTTCATCATCTTGTTTGACTGCATTCCATAAACCTTTTAAAGAACCTTTACCTTTAGAAAGACCTGTAGCGGATGAAAAGATATTTTTAAAGTCTTTTTTACCTTGTGTGCATTTTCTACTTTGTCTTCGTTTTTGTTTAAGTAGTTCTTTTTCTTTTTCATCTGCAATTCGAGTAAACATCTTTATCCTACCTTTTACATATCATATTTAATGAGAGCGATTTTAAGAAAACTAATAAAACTTGTGAAGAGAATAAAAACATTTGGAATATTAAATGTCTGGAGTATCTTTTTCTCACCAACTAATTTCTTATCAAAGATAAATTCAAATGTTATATCATCTTCAGTTTTATCTTTGATAAGAACTTTAATGATACCATTATTAGTATAGCAATATAAAAACGATTGCCCTGCGACTACTCTTTTGACTATATTTTGATTTTTGATTTCTTTTCCAAGAAAACTTAATATCGATTCTTGGTCACCTATGGTTTTTAATTTCTTATTTATTTCTAACCATAATTCTAAAGATAGTTCCTTTTTATTTTTGTGTGTAATATCTAATTCTATCTTCCATTCTGGATTACTAGCACCATCTGTTTTTTCTACACTAAGAAACGGATCTGTCATCCAAGAGTATTGTATCAAGAGTGTTCCTAAATTATAAGCTAATTCTATCTGTTTTTCATAAGTATTATTTCTCAAATAAGCATCTAGCAAGTCATCCATATATGGTTCAAGATCTTTCATTTTGCGAATAATCATTTTCTTTAACCTATCTTACAGATCATACTTAATGATTGCGATTTTAAGAAAACTTAGAAAACTTGTGAAGAAAGAGAAGATATTTGTCAGATTAAAATTCTTGTCCATTGTGGGTCCTTCTTCTCCAATACCTTTCATAAATTCAAATTGAAATTCTAAATGATCTTTACCAGTATCTTGAACATTTATAACTATAAAACTATTTCTTATTGCTACTGTTATTTCTTTATCCTCACCATAAAAATCTAGTTTAACTCGTTTAGGTTGAAGATGTCTATCAATTTGATCTGCTAAAGTACTATAGAATAGATCATTCTGATATAAGTAATACAAAACAGTCTGATTAAGTTTTAACCAAAATTCCATAAGAAGTTCGGATTTAGAAAGAGAACTAATATTTTTTATATTGAATTGAAAAGCATTTGGAATCCGAATAAATAAGTTATCGGATGTTGCATCTTTGATAATTGTAATTGTACCTAAACCATAATCCAAGATTGCTCGTTCTTCATAAGAAGAACGATCTTCATAGTGTTGTTTGACTGAATCTACAATTTGTTCTAAATCACTCATTCTTTTAATTAGCATTTTTTACACCTTGTCTTTTTTTATAAAAGACAAGATTATAAATGATTTATTAAGGCAATCTACCTGCACTGATATATCTAAGCACTCCTTTACACTCACTATACTTGGTTGCTTCTTCTATCGCTTGTTCTATCATCCATTGATGGTAATCACGATCATTTTCTTTTTTGGCTTGTGCAATCCATTCTGCCATTTTATTATTATGCAACTCCATCTCCTTTCTTAGAAGAAGAAGTTTTTCATCTTTTTCTTTTTCTCTTTCTTGGTCTACTATTCGTATGTAAAACAAGAAACAGAGATTTGACATCATTAAAAATGACAAGAGATAATACTTCATTTAAAATCCTTTCTTTTGTATGTTATACTTATAACATTAGAAACCATAGTTTCATTTTCAATGTTAAATTTTCAATACACTTTCAATATGGCTTTTTTGCCATTGCAGAAACCTTTTGAAAATTTAATCCAGCATTTCTACAGGAATGACTTATGACTAGAGAACAATTATTACAATTATTAAAAGACCATCGATCTGTAAAAGGTATTTGTTTGGCAACAGGTCGTTCTTCTACACTCATTTACAAGTATCTTAAACAATATCAAATCACTGTATTTAGTAAAAAGATTAACAAAGAAAAACTTAGCGAGTTATATCAAAACCTAAGCACTAGACAAATCGCAAGACAATTAGGTTGCACACACCAATCTGTTGTGAATTGGATAAACGAATATCAAATAGAGAAAAAACAACAAGGTAGACCAGATCACCTGCTCAAATATGATATGGATAAAGAAACATTAAGCAAGTATATGAAAGAATTTAGATCAATAAGACAAATAAGCATTCATACAAACATACCAGTGCGAGTGGTTAAGAAATTAATGGATAAATACGATATTCAAAAGATGAAAATAGATAAAGACTATTTAGAGAATGAGTATATCAACAATAAGAAATCAATCAATCAAATTGCAACGGAATGTAAAGTTCTCAATAAAACAATTTACTTTTACATGAAAAAATTCAAGATCAACCTTTAAGACCAAGCAAAAGGAACATATATATCTTTTAAGGTTAAATGACCTTTTTGGTTTAAGATATAGTTTTCAAGTAAGAGAAAATAATCACTATCTTCTTCTGTATCACATTCAAAGATTTCATCTTCATTAGCTGGATCAATTAGCATTTCTGCAAGTTGGACTAAATCATCAACTTTGTTTGGTGGTATAAGATTTTGCAATTCACTAAAGACTAAGACTTTATTCTCAATCAAATTTCTGAATGACTTGCTTTCACTTTTGAGTAAATCTTTGTGTGGATATTTATCCATCCAAAAAGTTGTTTCTTTGGAATCATGCAAATCATCATCAAAAGTTTTCATGAGATAAATATCATCTGTATTGAAAGTCCAAGCAATCTCTTGATCACTGGTAAACTCTTCACCATTTTCATCAATTTTGACACTTGACATAAGAATAGTGATGTTATTATCTTCAATAGATACAAGACCAAAGAGATTATGAATAGTCAATGCAGTAAGCATATCATCTTGATTAACAAGTACAAGTGCAGAACCTTCTAATAAGGCTTCTAGTAACATTTCTTTTTTGGATTGCATTTTAGACATTTCCTTTTCTAATTGCTTTGAAAAAAGTGACTGGGTTGAATTTCTCACCAATGAAATTTAAGTGGCTTTCATTTTCAAGATATAGAGCTAGAGCATGATGATAAGCAACATTCTCATTATATTCATTGTATGAATTTAAGGAATAAAGTGCATCTCTAAACATAGCTTTTTCACTACCTGTTAGAAACTTTAACACTGGTGCTACAAACTTTTGAAAACCACTGAAAAAGACAACAACACTATCTAAAGTGTCTGTTGCTTTATCCATGAGTTCTACATATTCTTTTGGTGCAGTGTATAGACACATTGTACCATCATTGTAAAAACACCATGATGCTGGCATAAGTAGATTTTCACCTTGAATAGTTAGGTTCATGATGCCAAGATCATTTACTTCTATTGGTTCATCTGAAACAATTCTAATCAATGTTTCATTCATAGGTACTTTAAAATAATAAAGGTGCATATCGTTCCTTTTTGAGTTTATCAATATTGACAATCATATAACACTTGTCATCATGCTTTCTTTGCAACGAACATTAAATTTTTTTTATTTTTTTACTTGAACTGTAAATGTATATCTATCACCAGATTGATTTAAAATGATTTCTTCCATTGGATTGTTCGCAATAATATCCAATAATTGTTGTGTGACAACATTGAAAGCCACTGCAGTTTTTTCTTTTAAAGAAGCATTTTCTTCTTGGATTTTCTTAGACTTCTCAATATTGATTTGAGATAACTGCCTAAAAACTTCCATTTCCATGTCTTTTTCTTCTAGCTTCTTTTCAAGTTCTGCAATCTTATCATTTAAAGGTGCAGTGATTTGCTTATCATAATCTGAAAAATAACCAGATACTTGATTGTATAACCATCCAAAGTCTTTTGGTGGTTCTTTCATTTGTACACCATTCATAGGTAAATCAAGCATTGGTTTTGCAGATCTTTCAAATGAGTAACCATCTTTTAAAGATGAGATTACTTTACTAAGACCTAAAGCATAGTTTTCAAGTTTGATTTCTCTTTTTTTACCATTCTTAAACAAGAGAGCAAGTTTGGTTGGAATTGTGTAACCTTGTTCTAAGAAGGCAAGAACATCTGAATGTTCTACTCTAACAAAGTCACCATTTGGTGCCACTAAAGTTTTTAGTGTTTTATTTTTTCTCATATCACTTTTCCTTTTGATGATGTGATGCGGTTTCAAATACCTTATATGAAAGGTGTAATTTTTTTACATAAAAAATAAAAAATATTTTCATTTGGTTGCAAAGATTGCTCAACCATAAGTGTTTATAGTTTGTAAATAACAACACCCCAAAAAAGGATTTCAACTATGTTAGATCAAGTTATCATTCAACATCTCTTAAACAAAAAACACCTAGCTAAAAAAGACAAATAATATAAGTCATTTCACATCATCTACAAAGGATTTGTGATATGACTAAAAATAGGATTTGTGAAATGGATAAAAATCTTTTAGTAAAACTTTATGCTGAAAAACCTGCAAGTGATATTGCTAAACAACATAATCTTAAACCTTTTCAAGTTCAAGAACTCTTAAGATTATATGATATTCCTAAACCATACAGAAATAAAGATGGTAAAGCATTAGATATAAATCATATCCAAGATCTCTATCACAAGCAATCTATGTCTATTAAAGACATTTGCTTAATGCTTAATGCCAGTACAGATATGATAACCAATCTTTTATATACACAACAAGAGAAAACTAAACCTACTCTTGAACAATTAAAAGATTGCTTAAATCTATCTAAAAGACAAATCGCTATCAAGTTTGGTCTTAAAGAATATGACATTCATAGATTGTTGTTAGAATATAACTTAATTTCTAATCCATACAATGTTTCTAAAGAACAAGCATCTAAAGAATATGAAACACTTTCTGTTGATCAAATCGCTAGAAAGCACCATATAGAACCTATTAATGTTTCTGTAAAACTTAAAGAATATGGTTTGATTAAAGATGTAAATATTGAGCAACTTAGAACTCTTTATTGTGATGAAAGAAAAACGATCAAAGAAATTCTTTCTATCTTAGAAACATCTGAAACCACTTTATGGCGTTTGATTAAGAAACATAAACTTCAACGACCTTTTAATCCAGATCGCAAAGAGTTTTTTAAACTTTGGAATAATAACACCAAAACAGTAGGTGAGAATATCAAACTGATGGCTGATTATTATAAAGTATCTGTAAATGCAATTCGCTTGACTGCTAAAAAGTTAAATATCAGTAAAAAGACAACTCCTATCAAGATCAAATATACTTCTGATGACTTACAAAAACTCCTCAACAAGCATGGTCTTTTTGGATTGTCTGTTATTCTTCAAATGACTGTGCCTAATGTTAAGCGTGCTTTAAGAAGATATGACATCACGATTAAAAAAACACCTGTTAAAGAACCTGATATAGAAGCAATAACACATCTATATCAAACTAAACATTTACATCTTAAAAAACAATATTCTATACTAGAGATTGCAAAAGAGTTGAACATGAAACCCACACCACTTCAAAAATTGATAAAAAAATATAAAATTTTGCGACCTTCGTTGCAATGAACTTATAACCACAAGTGTTATAGATATATAACACACTAAAACAAAAAAAGGATTACTGCCATGTTAGAAGCACTTATTCATTCAACAGACACTTTCTGTTTTTTAGTAGATGAAAACTACTTAGATTTTCCCAACCATCTTATTGCTTTTGAAGAAGATATGTTTGGCAATTTATATCTAATTCAAAAAGACTGGGTGTTTACTAAAACACCAGTGGATTATGAAGAAGCATTATCTCTAGTTCAAAATTTAAAAAATACTTTTATTGATCTTTATTAATATTTGGTGCGGTATGCACATTTTGAGATAAATGCCAATTCGCTTTTCTTCTTGGATCTATAAATAGTCTGGCATTAAAAAATGCCATTACTCTACGAAAATTCTCTTCTTCTACTGGTTTTGATGTTCCACCATACGGACACGATAGTAAAAATATAAAATCAGAATTTCTTCTTACATCATTAGAAGACATCTCAAAGTGAAATAACATCTTTTTTACTCACTTTTGGTGCTAGATATACACTATTTGTATTTTTCCATGTAGATTTCACTAAACTTCTTATACTCAATATCGTGATGCTCTTTCTTAGATTTTCTTCTTCTATATATACTGCACTACTCTTTATTCTTTTCTCATCTCTCAATGAATAATTTGATGACAATAAACAAGTCTTTATAGTAGTATGTGCAACATCATTACAATCTGCTATCAAAAATCCAATCGGATGATTATTCATTTATTTACTCTACCTATATAGACATCATTAGAATTTATCCATGTGTTTTTAGCTAAAGATCTTACACTAAACAAAGTTAAAAGTTGTCTATTATTCTCACTATTTTGTTTATATAAATAACGACCTTGACCTTTTAAATCATCTCTTCTATCATTTCTTGGACTTAATAAAGTTGTAGATAAAAGACTTGTACCTTGCACTGCATGATATACATCATTTGATTCTAATAGAAGAAAAGCTATCATATTATTCGCCATTCTTTTCAAGAAATACATCACTATCATTTATCCAAGTAGGTTTTGGCAAACACCTTGCACTGAATAATCCTATTGTCTTTCTTATATTATCTATATTCTCACTATAGATAAAGATTCCCAGTCCTTTTAATAATCCCCGCCTATCATCTCTTGGATATATTAATGGTGAAGATAAAAGACTTGTACCTTGTCTTGCATGGAAGATATTATTCGCATCACACAAGAAAAAAGCTATTTGACTATACATATTTGTTCTTTCTTTGGATCAAAATACAAGTTGGATGTTATTGCCCAATTCTTTTTATTTCTTGAATCTATTATACATCCTGATCTACAAGTATAAAATGCTATTGCTCTTCTAAAGTTATTCTCATATATATCTCTGTTTCTAGCTATATATAGATCCACGCTCTCTCTAAAATTATTTTCATCTACTCTTAAACTTAGACTAGACATAAAATAGATAAAACTATCATTCATATCTAAAGTGTTTGAATTATTACCAAACCAACATATCATTTTTTTCACTCACTATAAAAGTATCTGGATCATTTATCCAAGTATGCTTTGGTAAAGATCTTATACTAAATAACACTACAGACTTTCTTATATTATTCTTAGCTATATAGAATCCACCATATTTTGACAAACTATTTTGTGACAACAAACAAGTTATTCGACTAGCTTCAGACATATTATTCGCATTCGCTGATAAATAACATACATGATCATTCATTTTCTTTTCCTATACAGACATCACAATCATTCATCCATGTATGTTTTGAAACTGAACGAACAATAAATAATGACAATATCTTTCTTAGATTTTCTTTATAGACAGGTATTCCATGCAAACTAGCATATGTTGATGATAATATAGATGTGTTTTGTGAAAATTCACTAACATTATTACCATTACTATAATGGTAACCTATCTGCTCTTTCATTCTTTCAAAAATCCATGTTCATATACCCCAGGTCTTAACTTATCTGCTAATGCTTTATGCAAATCTTTTAACTTCTTAAAATCATCTTTATATTCATCTTCCCAAAATCCTTTTAACTGATACCATCCACAATCCCAACAATTTAATTGTAACTGTGGATTCGCACTAGCATATGCTTCTCTCTTGTCTAATGACTTAACCCATAATTCAGTCGCATGAACTAATAAATCCACTGCTTCCTGACTTAATGTCAAATCTCCTATCAAAGTCGCTACATACGATTCTTCATAATGCTTCTCAAAATCTGCATATACCACTGGACACTTTTCTTTTAATAATCCTTTAATGCCATATCTTTCTAACCAAAAGAAATGATTCTTAATCTGCCAAATCTCTCCACCCCAAGATACATCTCTCATGCTTGTACAATTATTCTTCGTTTCAAATATACTGTATATATGACAATCATCCACCCATTGTTCATATCCTTCTTTTCTTTCCATTGGCTGTTTATGCTTTCCATTCTCATCTAACCACTTTTGTGTGAATGGTATTATAGGATGATCTACATATTCTATTTCCTTTGGTGGTGCTTTCTTAATCGGACCCGTCTTTTCTCTTTCTTTAATCTTTAACCCACTTGTCATGATTGGATACTCATATATTTCCATATCTTTGATTGGTTCTCTTACCCACTCACTCGCTGATTTATGATTATCGCAATTATAAATCTGTTTCCATCCATAATGACTTGTATCTTCATTCTTAATTTCTATCTTCGGTTCTTTCTTTGTCTTTCCTTCACTCCAAATTGTAAATCCCACACCCCACTCTGATGATACTCCACTAAATGCACTCGCATTAAAGAAAAACCCAGACTTAAATTCAAAATGATTGTAATACCATTCTCTAAACTTTTTTGCAGTTTCTTGTATCATAAACTTAATCGGTGAAAAGAAACATAAACTAATCTTCTTATATCCAAAATATTTCGCTTGTCTTACACACTCAAATATAAATTGAAAATATAAATTCGATCTGCACGCTCCTAAATGCAACATCTTCTCTTTCACTAAGGTATCACTCACACCTTCTTTGTTTTCTTCATCATCTGCCAATGTCCCAGCGGCCGCATAAGGTGGATTCATAAAAAATACCAACCTTTTATTTTCTCTTGCACCTTTTGTCAATTTGTCTTGCACTGCATCTGGTATCGCATTTTCTGCATCACCTAAACTAAATAAACATCCATCTGTATCACTTGGATTTAAAAAGTCATATTTAAATGCTTGGGTCAAACCTTGTTTATGCAATAAATCTACTTCTGGTTGCTCTAATGTTGATACTATCAAATTTGTAAATTCATAATCTCTAATCAAATTTCCTGTTCCAGAACAACAATCCCATACGATACATTCTTCTCTCCAATTTCCACCTAAGGTCTGTTCAATCAATTTGTGTGATTCATCCGCCCAAATCTTTGGTGTAAAAAATGCACCTTGTCTGGATCTAATTTCATTTTCTAATGTTTCATCATATCTTTGATGTTCACTCATTCGTAATCTACCTTTTAGTTTATATCGTAAAGATTTTACAAATTCTCTTATAGTTTATATTAAAAATATCTTCCCACTTCTTTTAATAATTCTCCTATCGTCTTTTTTGTCAATTTAACATCTATCAATTTACCATTCTTTAAACACACATACAACTTATCATTCAATTCATCTTTCTTATCTAAAATTAGTTCCGCTTTATCATTCCAAATATATATCTTTCCTCTTTCTTCACACACCATCATCTTATTCATTTCTATACAATGCTTTTTGATACGATCATATAATATTCTTCTTGGTGTGTGAAATGCCAGTAAATATACATCATACATTTTTACAAAACATCCTTAATGCACATGGTCTTAACTTCTTACCTTTATACTCACCTCCATCACATATTGCCATTGGCAATTTACCATATCCTCCATAACAACCTCCTTCTTCTGACCCATAATATCCACCCATATCTTTGATCGCTTGATTTAACACCATCAATCCTTTTAATGCCACCTGATTCTTTAAATGCTTTTCCTCTATCGTTTCATCTTCTTGCAGATCCGTCTTAGATACAACTTCAGGTAAAACTACATCCACTACAATTTTTTCTTCTATCGTTTCATCTTCTTGCTTCTCATTCATAACAACTTCAGTTTCAAATAAACTCTCTTGCACTGATGGTTTGCCCCAATGTAGTGGCTTTGGTACAGTCAATATTCCTTTCTTCTTTAACTCATATACCACTGATGATAAATTATTCGTAAATACTGATACTCCTCTATCATATACTCCCCAATAATTCTCATCACTCACTCCTAACCTAGATAACACTAGACTTTTCCCTTCTCTTGTTGAATGTAACATCTTCCCTTCTGGTAATTCTAATATCACTTGTGTTAAAATTACTTTTAAGGTCTTTCTTAAATCTTTCGCTTCACAGATCATTTCTTTTCTCCTATCATCTAAATATCACTAACTTTTGTAACGGTATCTTCTTTATCTTTCCTGCAGAATCTTCCACTATTGCTACATAACAACAATATTGCTTATATACACTCTGCACTGATAACACTCGCAATAATTCTTCTCTTTTACTATCTCTTATATCAAATACAAAATATATTTCTTCACTTTCATTCTCATACTCACTCAATAAACTATTATTCTCTATCAATCCTTTAAACATATTGTCATACTCTCCTACCTCTGGTATCCTACCTATTATCAAATACTCTTTCGCTTTCGTTATCGTATATATATTATAATCACTTGACATGATATAATGCACTTCCGATAACCCAAGTAAATTGTCTTTCTCTACATAATAACATTCTTCATTTATTCCTATTATCTTCACTGGATGCAAAAATCCCATCTCTCCTATTCCTACCATATATTTCTTTTTCTGCCTTTCTTCAAATATCTCTTTTAATTCCAAATATCCTTGTTTTCCTATATACTGCTCTACTTCACTTTCTCTTATCTTAAACAAATTATCTGATCTATAATCTAATGGTACATTTAAACTCTTTAATAATCCAAAATATGTTTGCTCTATCATTTTTCCTATCCTTTAACTTATGGTTTCCATTTCGCATGGATTATAATACATTATTTCACCATTGTCTTTTTTTCTTAATACTATTTTTATTCTATTCGTTTCTACTCCTAGATACTCATATTTCTCTTTTATTGTTTCTCCTACACTCCAGCTTATTTCTATCTTCTTTAAACTCTTATCATTCGCTTCTCTATACCTATTATATGTATCTATTTCTCCAGGTAATGGTATTCTCTTCTTTATTTCTTTTTCACTCACTCGCATTAAATCATATTTCTTGCCTAGCAACACTAGATAACTACTCACTCCTATTTTATCATACTTCTCTTCACTCGATCTTATTAATAGTCCCTTTCCTTTTCTATTTACTCGCACTGGTTGTATCTCATGATAACCTTCATTCATTATATATTTTTCTACCAACATATCTGTATGTTCTCTATATAACCTTTTCCCTTCTGCTCCTAAATACATCTCTATTTCTTTTTCTGTTAATTCACCCACTAGACCATCTGATACATTCTCTATTGACATCAGTCCCATAGACCTTCTTATCATATTTACTAATTCTACCATTTTAATCCATTCAATCCATCAATTTCTATTTCATACTTTGTTTCATCACAACACACTCTTACCCACTTGCCACATTCCAATCCTAATTTACTCTTGATCAAATCTTTTACTCTTGTTACCATTCCTTTTGGTCTAAATTCTTCATCTAGCTTTCCACTTTCAATTTTACCATTAATGTAAATCTTGCCAGTGTTCTTATCTCTTAACAATCCTTGCATAGTTGGATGATACTCAATATGATCTTCTACTATCTTGTCTTGATTTTCACCTTTACTACTTTGCAATAATGATGTTCTCAATCCTTTTCTTCCAAAGGTTTCACCTACTATTGCATCATGCACATCATTCATGTTTGCCTTTAATCCAGACTTATTTACTAAAGACACTGCAACATCTAATGATACCTTGTCTAAAAAGTTATCTAGTCTTTCTAAATCTTTTACACAATCTGCTTTATAGTCATTATCTAATCTTACTACTAAAACATTATTGGTGGCTTTGTCTTTTAATCTTGCTACGATCATCTTTATTTTCCTTTTTTTGAAAAATGGTTTCTTGTCATTCCTGACATATAGATAACACTTGCCATTATGCTATCTTTGCAACCAATCTAAAAAAAATTATAGTTTCATTTTCGATCTCATTTTTTCCCAATACAAAAAATCCTAGAAATCACTTTTTTAGAAAGTCAAAAAGAAAAAACCTTTTAAAAGTCGCTTAACTTTTTGATCTTAACTATGGTTTCATTTTCGATCTCATTTTTTCCCAATATAAAAAATTCTAGGAATCACTTTTCTGGATTTCCAAAAAGAAAAAACCTTTTAAAAGTCGCTTAAATTTTTGCCTTAAACTATAGTTTCATTTTCAGGATGCCATTTTCAATACGCTTTCAATATGGCTTTTTTGGCCTAGTATCTTTAAAAGCAGTCTTTTATCGAGCATTTCTACAATAGAGAAATCGCACCTTGTTAAACAGACAAGTTTTGAAATTTGAAGAAATGATTGAGATAAGAAATTTGATTTGGATTGAGATTAGAATTTTTAAGCATGGTGCAGGTTTCAACCAAAGAAAGAAAATCTTTATTCATAAGATTTAAGATCAAGTGATTAAAGATCTTGAGATCATCATCATGCTTAAAAGTAAAGAAATGAGAAAAGTCGTTATTGGTATAAGTGAAGCCAGCTAGATAAACAAACATAGAAACACACACTAGACAATTTGGTAGGTATCAAGATTTTCAAGTTTATAGGTTCTGATTTTATCTTTCTCAAACTTGGCAACTTTAGAGATCATGTTTTTAAGTTGAACAACAACACCACTATTCACTGGTTTTTTAATTTCTGGATTTGGATCTTTTTCTAAAATGGTTTCTTCAAGAAGAAGACCAGTGCAATAGAAGTCACCAGATTTAACAGAAACCTTAACACCAGCAATACTAGGATGATTTTCATAGATACTATTTTTATTTGTATCTTCAAGTAAGGAAGATTGGAAGCTGGTAATTAAACCTGTTCTACCATGTTTAGTGCCTGTTAAAGCATCTTCACAATCTTGAAGTGTGCAAGAAATATTATGTTGTGTTGCTAGATCAAGAACTTGATCTGGAGTAAAAGATTGTGCTTTGGCAAGATCATTTTCAATAATGGTCTTGTAATCAAAACCAAATTGAATTTTTACTTGAACCTTGTCTTTAGAAGAACCTGTTTTAGTAGTAGTAAATAATGCGGTAGTCATAGGTTTTTTTCCTTTTTTTGAATTTGGGTTTTAGTCATTACTGACATATAGATAACACTTGTCGAGTTGCTTTCTTTGCACCAGAAAGCAAATATTATTCAATATCTCTAATCTTCAAACCATTTGAGATATATGGTAGATGATCTAACTTTTTAACATTCTTATCAAACATCTTTTGAAATGCTTTGGCAATATCATTTGGATCAATAATGCTTTCTAAATCTAAGGTAGTGTTTTTATCAAAAGTGTTTTGATTAGATACTTGATTTTGATCATCATTAGCTTGATCATCACTATCTTGATCATCTTGATCATCATCTTGATCATCATCATCTTGATCATCATCATCTTGATCATCATCACTGTTACTTGGATCTTGATCATCTTGATCATCATCATCTTGATCATCACTATCTTGATCATCACTATCTTGATCATCACTATCTTGATCATCATCTTGATCATCATCATCTTGATCATCATCTTGATCATCACTATCTTGATCATTATCATCTTGATCATCACTATCTTGATCATCATCTTGATCATCATCATCTTGATCATCATCTTGATCATCATCACTGTTACTTGGATCTTGATCATCTTGATCATCATCACCACCTTTACCACCATTACAATCATCATTATCATCTTGGTTATCTTGATCTTGATCATCTTGTGGTGGATTATCTTTTGGTGGATTATCTTGTGGTGGATTATCTTTTGGTTTATCTGCAGGCAATTCTAAAGTCATTAAGATTTGCATAGCAATAGTTAAAGGTAGATGTACAGTCTTTAAGATTTCTTTATCAAGATCAGTTTTCTTTTTAAAAGTAGTATATTCTTTAATAGAAACTTGTAATTGTTTCCAAAGGTCTTTAACAGATAAAGCACATTCCCAAAGTCTAGGATAAAGAGTAGCATATTCATTAAAAACTCTAGCTTGAGATTTGGATTTGTGATCTTTACCTAAATCTCTAATCATGAGAGCAATAGCATTAGCAGGATTTTTACCCATATCACCAGAAAGTCTTGATTTTGCTTCTAAATCATTCCAAACCCATTCTTGAATGGTATGAAATCTAACTGCACTTTCTGGATAGAGTTTAGACATCATTTTTTCAAGTCTAATATCTGCACAAACATTAGCCCAAAGACCAAGAACTTTGAACAAGTTAAATTTCTTTTCTGTAAAATCTTTGAATACAGGAATAATCTTTTGAGCAGTTTCACCAGTTAAAGGTGATCCAGCCATGTCACAAATAATGTGTCCAACTTCATGAGAACCACCACCAAGACCAACTGCTCTATCAATAGAAACAATTTGACTAGCTTCAACAGAAGGCAAGATCAATTTTACTTTATTACCACCACTCATTCTTTTAATATTAGCATGGTAATTTTCAAAAGTTTGAGAAAGATCACAATTTTTTAAATCATTTTGTGAATAGTAAAATCTTGAAACCATGTGACTAAGAGAAAGCACTGGAAAAAAAGCACCCACACCAAAAGTAGTACCAGATCTAACAATTTCTACATTTTTTGTATCACACAATGCTTGAAAAGCACCTCTACCCATATCAAGAGTATCTACTTTATATTTTTGAATAGCAACCATTTGGTTCGTCCTTTGTTTTGAAGTCATTATTGACAAATATATAACACTTATGCTTAAGCTATCTTTGCAACCAACATCAAAAAAACTTTTTTTAACATTCGTTGCAAAGATAGCAACTCGATAAATGTTTATATCTTGTCTTAAACATAACACGATTCAAAGGACGAACCAAATGCAAGACTTTAACAAAGAAATCAAAAACACCATTAAACAAGAAATGTTGTCTTTATTAGAAACAGTGTCACCAATCAAGAGTAGTGATTTTAAAAATCAAGTCTTAGAAAGACTTGGTTTAACAAGAGATCAATTTGGATTTGAAAATTCTGGTGCATCTAAACTTGAAAAGTTTATTAGTAATGAGTTTTGGAAATTAAAACAAGAAGGTAAAGTAGAGCAAGATGGTTCCACTTGGATTTTTGTAAATCCTGGTGTTCAAAATCCTGGTGTTCAAAATCCAGTGGTTCAAAATATGATTACATATATAGAAGAAGATCAAGAAGATGATGAAGATGAAAATCAAAAACCTGTAGTGAATATTGCAGACCTGGTTAATCCAGCATTAAGCAATAAATTACTTGCTTGTGATGGATATAGAAATTCTTTAATAGAAAACACACCATGCTTTGGAATGTTTGATAAAACACAATGTCATGGTTGTATGCTGGCTTTCTGGTGCAGTCCATTTACTGGTGAAAAGAAAGCAGAAAAGAAAGCAGAAAGACAAGCTAAAAAACAAGTCAAGACTGCTAAAGAAGTTCTTTTAGAAAAATATGCAGATAAAAAAGAAACATTAGAAAACTTATTGTCATTGATCAATCATGCAGTGAAAATCCCCAACAACAGCACTAATCAAATCAAATGTTTTTTTGATGCACAAACAACAATCAATCCACAAGAAGATTGTATGTTTGTAAAAAACTTTGGTGTGGTCTCTATGAAAGTCTTTACTGAATTAAAAGATGCTGGTCTTGTTAAATGAAAAATTTTTTTCATTCGTTGCAAAGGTAGCAAATCGTCAAGTGTTATAAGAATGTCGATAACGACTAACCCTAAAAAAAGGAAAAATCAAATGGCAGTATCAAGAACTCCAGTTTTAAATGTAAATGGCTTTAACAAATCTTTCAGTGGTATCACTGCTCAAGTCAATCCTATCACTGATATTGAATTAAAGAAAGCTAATGCTTTTGCACCAGCTATTAAGCACTATGTACCTACAACAGATAGATGGGTTCAACTTGCAGTCATGACTGCTTTAAAGTCAAAAAAACATTTGTATGTGCATGGTAAAGCTGGTTCTGGTAAAGATGCTTTATTTCAACAAGTAGCAAATCAATATAGAATACCATTCATCAATCTATCTTTCAAAGAAGGTATTGATGTTAATGAGTGGATTGTAAGAAGAGAAATAAAAGCAGAAGCTGGTGGTTTCTCAACCAAAGTTGAAGAAGGTGTCTTGTTAAAAGCAATTAAAGGTTTTCAAACTCAAGATGGTAGTTTAATTCCATACATGATTTTGATCAGTGATATGGATAGAGCATTGCCAAGTCAATTAGAAATCTTAAGACAAGCCTTACAAGAAGGTACAAGTGCATACTTGATCAATCCTATTGATGGTGAACCTATCAATGTATTACAAGGTACTTTGTTTGTAATGACTGGTAACAGTGCTTTAGATGGTGATCTTAGAGGAAACATGGTATCAAATAGACTTGATGCAAGTATCTTGAACAGATTGGTCTGTATTAGAGCAACCAATCCAACTGATGCTTTCTTTGTGAAAATCCTAGCTAATGAGTTTCCTACCTTAACACAAGATCAATGCCAGTTGTTAATCACTTGCATGAATGCAACTAGCAAGATGGCAGAAGAACTTGCACTACCTATTGAAATTTCAATTAGAACTACCAAGGCTTGGGCAAGACTTGCTATTGATAGTTTAGATTGTGGTTTAGCTAAAAACTTTAAACAAGCTATCCAATTTGGTTTTGATGGTGTGATTGATGGTTTCTTTAGCAATCCTGCTCAAGCAGAAAGCATTAGAGGTGCAATAGATAATATTGTAGGTGGTAGTGCAGAAGCAGTTAATTCTTAAAAATCTTTTTCATGATTGCAAAGACTGCTTAAGCATAAGTGTTATAAGAATGTCGATAACGACTTAACAAAAAAAAGGAAAATAAAATGGCTTTTGATTATCAAGCATTTAGAGAAGATTTAAAAAAATATGCAGTCATTAAGACCAATGATCTAAGAAGATTGCTAATTGATGAACAAAACAAAAAAACATTCACAAAGAATGGTTTGTCATTAAATGGTAGAGGTCTTGTGAATACTGCTATTGCAGTTGCCAATTCAAGAGAAAATCTTGATAGGTATAAAACATTCCAACAAAAACAAACCACTTTGGCAGGTTTTTCATTTGCATTTGATTTTTCAGCATCTATGAATAGTGCTATTGAAGAACAAAGAGGTTTACCAATTCCAGCCAGTGCTAATAAAATCTCAAGATATAGAGCATTAGTGTATGCTATGGAAAGTCTATTGAATGTAATCACTCCATTTGGAATAAAATCCTATATAGGTGGTGTGTTATTTGAAAATAGTAGAGAACATAGAAATCAATTCACTACCAGCACTGATAGCATTCAAATCAATTTAAAAGTCATTAAAAAAGACACTGAAAGATTTGATATTCAAAAAGCATTTACAGGAACTCAACCTAACAATAATACCTATCTTTGTGCTTATGCTCAAGGTGCCATAGAAATGGCAAAAAGAATTAAGGGTGTGGATAAAAGAATTGCTATCTATATGACTGATGGTGATGATGGTGCTTCTATGCCTTATCTCAAATCTATTCAAGACCAAGCCAAAGCACAAGGTATTGATCTTATTTGTTGCACTTTAAAATGTGGTGTTTCTCAAAAAACTATTGATCTATTAAAAAATCAAGGTGTAAATCTTATTTGCATTAATGATCCATTAGATTTTATAAGTGCTTTAACTGATGTTCTCAAAAACATTTATCTTGCTTAAAGGAATTAAAAAACCATGACTTCTTTCTCATTCAAAACATTTTTAAAAGTTGCCAATAAAGATGAATTAAAAGCACTCGCAGAAAATTCATCACACATAAATGACTTGTGTAGCAAACTCAATCTCAAGTATAGTCAAGTAAAATACTTATACAGGAAAATAGGTATAGACTTGCACTTTTCTAAAAAAGAAAAAAACCTTGTTGCTAATCCATCTCTGGATATACCTAAAGAAACTCTTGTATCAATGGCTGGAAAACCTTTACAAAGAGTTTCTTTAGATCTTAAACTCAAACCAAAGAAAGTTAAAGAACTTTTTGCTAAACATGGTTTACCTATACCTGTTAAAGCAAATAATTTTGCTACCAGTTGTCCTATCTCAAAAGAAGATCTGGAATACCAGTACTTAACTTTAAATCAATCTTTATCTGCACTTGGTGAAAAATATGATGTCAGTAAGCAACTTGTTGCCAACTGGTGTGTTTTCTATAACATACCTGTTAGAAATGCTGGTTTCTTTTCACCAGTACATTCAAACTCTAATATCTATAAGCATCCTATCTGGAACTTAACAAATGAAGAATTTCTTTTACAAGTAAAACAATATTCTTGTATAAGTGAATTTTGTAAGTCACAAGATATTTCTGCTAATTTGTTTTACAGATTTTTAGATGAAAGAAAAATACCATCACCATTTCCTAGAAATAAACTTACTACACTCACAAAAGAATATTTGCTGGATCTTTACTTGAATAAAGATATGACTTTAAAGCAAATAGCAGAACATGAAAATTGCCATTTACAAACTATCAATAGGTATTTCAAAGCATTTGACATTAATGCTGGTCTTAAAAGAAAATTACAAAAAATTTAAGTATGTTGCAAAGGTGGCTTAATGACAAGTGTTATATATATGTCGATGATGACAAATAAACCACTTGGAGCTAAAAATGAAAAGCACTATTCAAATTAAAGACTATACCTGCACTAGAACTCTTATGAATGGTAATGCAACTTATAGTTGCACTTGTCCTGCATGGTCTAGTGCTTTACAAAGAGGTGTGCCTTGTAAGCATATTCTTTCCATTCTTTTCACTGGTTGTGATGTTGCTAAATGGGAACACATAAGAATGACTTTTGCAAAGCAATTTAATATGAATAATAGCAAAGCAGAAGTCATTCTTGGTAAAGGTTTGAGATATAATGAACCAGCAGTCTTGGAATGGTATGTAGAATACCAAAGATCCCAAATAAAAGAAATTCCCAAAGAATTTGCTATTGGTCAAATTTAGATTTTAAATAAGTAGAAGCTACTCTTTTTGCCATAGCAGTCATATTCAAAGGAATGTTAAAAGTTACTCCACCGCCCCAGCTTGTGCCTGGTGTTGAAAATGATGTAGTGGTTTTGCCAGTTTGATGATCGCAACCTAAACCACTTGGTTGGTGTGGTCGTGTTGAATGTGCAGTGATTAGCAATAATCTATTAAATATTTCATAAGGCTGTTGAGCATTTAGATTTAGATTTTCTACTGCAAATACATACTTCACATTGTTTAGAACCAATTCAAAGCAATCTTTCTTTTCGCTTCTTTTTCTTACTATATCACTACAATAAGTCATACCTCTAACATTTACTGGTGGATTATTGATTAAGGTAAAACCATCTGGTGATACTTCATAATTCAATGTCATATACTGCTTATATAATGGTATAAAAGTTTTCACTGCATCCTGTGCATCTTTTAAAGTTACACCACGAAAATCCATCATCATTTGACCATGTTGTTCAATCTGGACTTCTTTAAAACAAGTTGTTTCATCACCAGTAGGTGTAAACTTAAGAATAGAATAAGCATTTTGTTCGATGGTTTGTTTCTTTGGGTAAATATCCACTCTTTTTTTATTTTGAGCATCCGAAATCCAAGTGTTAAAATGTGGATAACCTGGTTTATACTTTTTATGAACACGGTGCTTTACTAGACACCAACCACCAGCATCATTTTCAGAACCTATTCCTGGTGTTAAATCTGCACCTGCAAAAGATCTTTTTCTTAATGTCATTTTTTTCTCCATCTTCTAATAGAAATCATACTCTTAAATAGAAACATAAATAAAATATTAAATTTTTTTACTTTCGTTGCAATAAAAGCACCATGACAAGTGTTATAGATATGTCAATAATGACAATCAAAGGATCATAGATATGTTTCAAACAACATCCAAAAATGCACCTAACTGGTATCCACATATTGAACTAGACCATAATGTGTCTTTTCAAAGAAACCACTGTTCTTTAACTGTATTTCCCAATCTTTTTGTTGAAGATAAGAAAGGTGAAATTACACTAGACTGCTATGGTCTTAGATATAAACACTTTGACAAATTTCAAGTCAATATTGTTGATGGTCAAACAGAAAAAATTCAAACTGCTTTGTTTCCAGTTGGTCATCCTACTGGCAGTGAAAAATATCAACATATCAGTATCAAACCTACCAGTGAAAAAGGTGTTATCCAAATCACTGATAGCTTTGAAACACACTCTTTATCTTGGCACATGACTAATGAATATATCTTTTTGCAATATGGTGATTTTAAAACCATGATCCATTTTGAAGATGGTGTGATTGATATTCCAAATGAAAAAGCCAATGATGATTACATAGATTTCTTAAAGTTAGCTAAAACAAAAACAGATGATCCTGAATTACTGCAAATGTATGATAGACATATAGCTAGAGTAAATGAAAGGAATAATCTAAATTAAAGATTAACTCTCCAACCTTCTATTTGTTCTACTTCTGTTGCAGGTCGCAACATCGCTTTATTGTTCATCTCTAATTTTCTATTTAAAAATATTTTTGCATTATTCATTCCAGACACCATTTGCTTTAATGTCATATAGGTATCGATAAAATTATGCAAATACAATTTATGCACCATGTGATATTCAAAGCCATATAAAGACATAAACTTCTTCCTTACCATATCATCATAGTCTTTTGCTTTATTCACAAAAGCAGGGAACTCAGGTAGGAAATTTTTTAGCTGGATTAAAACATCTTCTATATAGTTCAATTTACCTAGATAGGTATATAAAAAGATTTCTTTCGCTTGATGAAAGCCTTTAAGTGTCTTTTTAAGCACATCTCCACTTAAAGTATTCGCTCTTCTATCTTGCTTATTAATAAGAATTTTAGTCTTATTCTTATCTGTTATCAACACTTGTTCTGGATATAAACGAACCTTATTCTTCTCTAAATTGAAATTTACAAGTTCCTTATTCAATTCGATATTTTTTAAAAGTCCCACAATATTGGAATCTAATGGTTTTGCTCTAGGTATAGGATCATCTGTATGATTAGTATGTGTTATTGGTACAATCTTAGTTTGTGGGTCAGTCAATAAATCTTTATAAAAATAAGTTTCTAGCTTGGGTGGTAAAAACATTTCTAATTTTTTTACAGTATCTCTGTATGAATATCCAAATTGCTTTTCAAAACTAATGCTAAATTTAGCATCTTTATCTTGTTCTTTTTGATTTAGATTTCTCAAGTCTTTTACTGCAATAGAAAATTCATTTAGCAGGTAGCTTAGTTCATCTAGTAAAGAAAAATACTTGATGATGCTTTTCTTTTTATCTTCATGGTATTTCAATATCGTATTGTTTAAAACACCTATGTTGAGATTACTTCTTCTTATTTTCTTCATTCTTCTCTCTCTTTAAAAGTAAAAACGACCTTTGTCGAGTTGTATCTCACTATTGCTAATTTCTTTTATAGGTTCTATTTTTTGTAGGTTATTTTTGATTTTATCTTGTGATCTTTCAACACCTTCTAAAGTCCTTTTCAATTTCTTTTCTAAAGCAATAAAGGCTCTTTCATTTGGTTTTTTCTTTCCATCAAAAGATTTACTTTCATCTACATAAAAGAAATTGTTCAGAACATTAAATACTTGATGAATCATTGAAACACCAGTCCATTTATATCCATACATTTCTTCAAAATGATCTCTAAAAATCTGATGCTCTGCTTCAGTAATCGCATGATACGAATTAAAATCGTCCAGCAATTCTTTAAACTTTTTAAATAATGGTATCATCTGTTCAAGTTTGTCTTGTAGATATTCCAAATCTTGTAATTCTTTTTTATTATGTAATTCAATTTGCTTTTTCGCAGAACTTATATCGATTGTGTTCGATCTTCTTCTTTTAAATGTTCTTCTCATTTTCTTTTCCAATATTTCAAAGGTTCTAAGATTTGAAACTCAGGTATATCGTCAACAGTAACATTTGATACTGATGTTATTTCTTTTTTAAGTTTTTCTAAAGACCAGTCAATATTAGATTGTACTTTTTCAAGTTTCTCAAAATATTGTTCAAAAAACAAAGGTAGGTTCTCAGGATATACTGGTCGATCTAAGATAAAAAATTTCTTTAAAGGTGTGTTTACTACAGATACTCTGGAATTTCTTTGATAATTATGACCATACATATCTCTAAACTTCTTTTTAAAAGTATCATGCTCTTCACCTGCAATATCACTTAATGTTGTAAATGCTAATAAATGCTCTTCAAATTTCTTGAAATGCGAAACCATCTGGTTTAGATGTTCTTGTAACACATTTAAATCTTGTATTTCTTTTTTCGTATGTAATTGCAAGACACTTTTTGCATGAGTTGCATCTAAAGTATTTGCTCTTCTTCTTAATGTTCTTCTCATCTTTTTTCTCCTATGAAATTTAAACTCATCTATATAAACATTATAAAAATAATATAAGACTTCATATAAGAAAGGACTTATTATGAAAAACCAAATTCTTGACACCATGCGACTTGCTTTTGTTATTAAACTTCTTGCCAAAGATATGTTTTTTACTCTTGCTCCACTTCCAGATTTTATCCAAACCAAAAACTCATCTTCGGGTGAATTAGACATCGATCTTCTTAAAGGCACACCTAAAGACTATACCTACAAATTCTTTATTGCTAAAGATAGTAGCGAACTCGGTCAAGGCAATTTCTATGCGATTGAAGTTCTTCCCAATAGCAATCGTGTTCTAGTTACTCCACATACATTGTATGAAGATACAGATGAAATTCTTCTTAATGATGACTGCATCATCTATAATGATGAAAATAAATTTGGTTGCAGTGAAGGTCTTTTTGAAAGTCTTAAATCTTTTTTTGAAAAAAAACAATAGTCGTTGCAAAGGTAGCTTATCCTTAAGTGTTATATGTATGTCGATAATGACTAACACTTAAAGGATTTGAAAAATGTTCAAATTTATGAATGACCATGACAATGCTCCATCTTTCAACACTGCTTCTTTTGAATTTGACAAAGATGTTGATTATTCTAAGGAAACAGGTCTTTCCACACATATCAATCTTTGTCTTACACATGATAACACTCCTGTTGTATTACTCAACTCCTTTGGTTTGAGTTATAAATATGGCAAGTCTTTTTCTATTTCTATTGTAGAAGGTGAACTTTCTAAACATCTTACAAAACAAATTGAACCAGATGGTCAATCTAATTATCTCTTTTTAGATAGTCCTAATGGTAAAATTAAAATCACTGATGGTTTTAAAGTTTGTTATATCACTTGGACTATCTCTAATGATCAAGTTCAAATCACTACTTCTGAAGATGATAGTGTTATCATTGATTTTCACAAAGGTGTTATTGATCCTAATATCTATAAATTTATTGACAATTTACTTGGTTTATTAGAAACCATGCCTGAACCTTTAAAACCAGGTATGTGGAAAAAGATTTCTAAACTTAGAGATACTTTTGGTCTTGTTAAACAATAATTAAATTCTATTTTCAGCTTTTCTGTTTTTCACAGTGTCTTTATTCCCATAGGCAGATACAATCTAAGTCATTGTTTTTATTCATTTCGCATTTTTTCATTTATATTAAACTAATTTAAAAGATTTACCAATTCCTATGTTTTGTTTTTCATCTATTGCGAACATCTTATGCAAGATAAAAGGATGTTCGTATGATAGAAAAACAAATAGACCATAATGAAATTATATCTATATGTGCAGGTGCTGGTTACATAGCTACTCAAATTGCACACTCATACCAATTCCAGTATCCTAAAATCTTCTCATTCACCAGTGCTTTGTTTGTTCTCTGGATTATCTATGATCCTGTTATTCCTACCACTTCGGAATGGATACTCGCAGGTTTAACAGGTTTCTTTAGCAATCTCATAGTTGAGTTTATCCATAAACCTAACAACACTATCATATCTAAGCTAGATGCAATCTTAATGGAATTAAAAAAATGAGATTAGAAGAAAAAACACTAGCTATCGTTCTGCTTGACATCATAGGTAGTACTAAATTCGTACAGATCGCTGGTGATCTTAAAGCTACCATGCTTTTCCAAGTTCATGATAAAATGGTTCGTGATCTCATCATTCGCTTCTCTGGTCAAGAAATTGATAGATCTGATGGCTTTCTTATCTATTTTGAAACCATCCAAGATGCAGTCAATTTTGGTCTTTACTACCAAATGAATGTTCCAGATAGAACTAAACTTGCCTGCAGGATTGGTATTCATTGGTCTAAAATTATTATCGTTCATCAAGATATGAAATATATACAAGGTGGTGCTAAACGATTAGAACTTGAAGGTGTTGGCAAAAACATTACTGCTCGAATTATGTCTATCTGTGGTAAAGGTCAAGTCTTATTATCCAAAGATGCTATGGATGAATTTAAAAAACAAGGTGTCAATAGTTTCACACCTAAATCTACTAAACACCTTTTCGTAGGTGCTTATCAATTTAAAGGTCTTAAACAATATATAGGTGTCTATGCTCTAGGTCTGGATAAAGATGACTTAAAAACTCCACCAGATAATGACAAAGCGAAACGAATGGGTGGTCTTAATGTTTTATCTATGAATGAAAAAGATGTCGCTTTCTACAACTATATTATCCAAATCTTAGGCTGGATCTTTATTATCTGTTTTACTATAATATTCTTAGTCTTGTTTTATCTGTTCTTTGACCCTGTTCTTAGAGAACAGATTTTAATTCAAATTGGTATTCTCAAACCTACTTAAAATCTTTATAGATTTCACGAACTACATAATTGTATTTTTTAATGTTCGTTGCATATAAGTGTTTTAAGAATCTAAAAAACTGAATATTATCTTGAATACCTTTTTCCATTGTACTTAAAGAACTGGTATCTATGTTTAATTTTTTGACACGATTAAACATATCTCTTGCTTGTGCCTTATACTCAATATTAAGATCTATCCATTCTTTGTTTTTACGATCATTATTCTTAAATTTTCTTGATCCAGAACCCCATTCTTCGATCTTAGTTAGATCTATCATTAAGTGTTGCACCAAGTGTGTTAATTCATGTTCTATGATTTCACGCATCTCTTCATAAACAGATATTGGTGCTTTTATTAAATCTTCTAAAGACATACCCAATTCAATTATAAAGTGTTTTCTCTCTGGTATGAATTTACACACACCTTCTTCTCCATCACTTTTTAGAGTGTTGAAACTTAAAGTATATCCCATGCTATCCAAATCATAATTCTTTAAATAAAGTAAATCTTTAAAGTGTGTATTCTTTAAGTCAATAGGTTTAGAATTGCACTGATTTTTATCAAAGTACCAAGGTTTAGGTTTGCCAAAAAAACTTTTCAAATTATACTTATAAATAAGATCAAATTTAAGAAGAAAATTTTTAATTTGTTTCTCTACATTTGAAGCATAACTCCATAAGTCTGCACTCGTTGATTTATTTTCTAACATCCATTTATACTCATCAAAAGATATGATGTTTAAATTCAAATCTACAAACCTTGATGCTATTTCTGCAAAATCTTCATAGATCACTTTTAAATCTGGATTGAAAGAATTTGCTCTTTTAAAAAGCATTACTACTTCTTCCAACTCTTCAAAAAATTCTTTTTCTTCTGTTGATAAAGACACAGGATAATCTGCATTTTTTAAAAAGTGTGCATAGTGTATATCGAACTCTTTATTTAAATATTCTAATAACACTGCTGGCAATTTTATCAGTTTAGCTGTTTTCATTTTTTGGCATCCAATTCTCTATGTTCTTGTTTAAGGTTACATTCTTATCATCTCTTGTCTTTACCAATTTCTCATCACTGGCAAAGATACTTAACTTTTCTATCAGTGCATTCTGTATCTCAAATAATTGATCAGATTTCATCTGTAATTGTATTTGTGCATCTCTTAATCGACTTATCAATGCTACTCGATCTGCATTTGCTTGTGATAGCTTGTCTTTTAATTCATTTATCTCTTCTGGTGATCTACCTGATGCGATTGTTAGCATACTTGGTATTTGTCCTGTTAAAATACCTAATGCTCCTATCAACAATTCTCTATTGCTATCTACAATCTGAAAAAAAGATAAAAAGACAATCAAACCTAAGATTAAAACCATGAATAAAACTGAAAACCACCAACCTTTTGTTTTCTCATCATGTTGTTCCATCATTTTTATCATCCTGTTTGTTTTTTGAGATACACAAACAGATACTATATAAAATAAAAATTAAAGTTGCTTTACATACACTTGGTGTGCCATAGACCAATAATCTGCTTCATCTTCTGTTTCTACTTCTACAAATATATCTATGTCATTAAAGATATTCCAATCATGTGGCTTTTCATTTCCATGTGCATAGAAAAATGGATTGTTTGGGTTATCTTTATTCTCTACAACAGTGTTGTATGAAACACTGCCTTCACTAAGATGAAGTTCATGAGATACTTTATGAATTAAGTTTTTCATTTGGATTAACCTTTCTTGGAAATCTTGTTAAAGCTATTATAGGTTGCATAGTGCATATCTGTTAAGACTGCTGGTGTAATAGTGGCTGATAAATAACCACCTGCAAGAACCCAACAAGCCTTGATATTGTTTTCTTTGCACCAGTTTGCTACCATTTCTTCTCTTAATTCTAAGGTTTCTTTTGAGATACCATTAAGACTTGGGTCCATACCTGCATTGTGCATGATGAAATCAACATCACAAGATTTAAGATGATCTAAACAATCTTGCACCTTTGAAAGATAGGATTGACTATCTCTATATGAGTGAAAATCTGTATGATGAATATTTTTGGTTGGCTTCCATTCATCTAAATAGCTGGTTGATAAATCTGCAATAGGAATATCTAAACCACCTAGAATATCAAATGTACCACCACCAAAATGTGCATCTACATCAAGCACACCAACTCTTTTACCATTTTGTTTAGCAAGGATTGCTCCCATAGCTAAACCATTCACTTGGCAAAATCCCATACCATAGTTTTTACCTGCATGGTGCAAACCACTTGATAAAGAACCTGCATATCCATTTTCCAATGCAGATAACACTGCATCTCTTACACCACCATTTGAGTGTCTAATGGATTTCAGTAAATCACTATTCCACCTGGAACCTAATGCACTCCAATCCAATGTTAAGTCAAAAAGACTTGCTACATAGTCATGGTCTAAAAATGCTCCAAGTTCTTCTCTATTCACTGGCTTTGGTTCTACTAAGAAACCACCATTGGCAAGAATTTTCTTTGCCAACCATTCACTTTTCCTTACTGTTTCTAAGGAATTTGATGTTGAAATGTAATCTGGTGAAAAATAAGTATTCATAGGTTTTTTCCTTTTTTGGTTTTAGTCATCATTGACATAATGATAACACTTGTCGATTTGCTATCTTTGCAACAGACTGCAAAGATTTTTATAATTGCCAGTAAGCATTTTCTGTTTTAATTGCTCTGTTTATGATCCTTGCACAAGCACCTGCATCAGTAAATTCTCTATCATTTACAGAATCAAACATTCCCATGCAGTCATCATTGCATTGGACTTTAAGATATGTACCATATTCATCTTTTTCACAAGACACAACAATATCAATCTTACTTTTGATGAGTGCAGGGTGGTTTATCTTAATGCTCTTATTTGCAATAACAAAACCAAAGTCAATGTTCTTTGCATTAAGGTTGAGTTTAAGAGAATTTAACATTTCTAAATGTTTCATTTGATTTCCTTTGTTTTAGGTTTCTATCAATCACATATCTATAACACTTATGGTTAAGCGACCTTTGCAACCAAATGAAAATATTTTTTGATTTAGTGCAAATCACTTGGAACACACAATCTTAATGCTTTAAGCAATTCTGGATATTGTGTCTGTTCTTTTACATGACAATAAAGCTGGTAGTTTGCACCTACCAATTCACTGTCACTCACTTGTTTTAGATCTAAGCATAAAATCTCAGGTACAATCTCTAAGATGATTGTTCTGTATGTCAATCTACCATTTGACTGCACCAAGTAGTTTTCTACTTTTTCTAAGGTTTCTTGTTTTACATTGTCTAACATATTAGCACCAGGCACTTTCATTTTGGATTGCTCTGTTTATCTTTTTTGCCAATTTAACTGCACTGGTATATTCAGTATCACTATTGGTTTCAAATAAGCCCAAACAATCATCATTTGTATGCACTTTCAAATACACACCACACTCATCTTTTTCACAAGACACTTTGATTTCAATAGAACTGTTTGCAAGTGCTTCATTCTTGATTTCAATCATCTTATTTGCAATCACATTTTTGAACTCAATGTTCTTTGCATTAAGGTTGAGTTTAAGAGCATTAAGCATTTCTAACTTTGTCATAGGTTTTTTCCTTGATCTTGGTTTTGTTTGTCATCATTGACATAATGATAACACTTGTCATTGAGCGGCCTTTGCAACCATTTTGAAAAATTTTTATAATTGCCAATAAAAACTTTCTGTTTTGATTGCACTCTTTATTTTTCTTGCACAAGCTACTACATCTGTAAATTCTCTATCATTTACAGAATCAAACAATCCTAAACAATCATCATTGCATTGGACTTTAAGATAAGTACCATAAGCATCTTGTTCACAAGAGATCTCTAATTCAATCTTGCTTTTGGTAAGTGCTAGGTGATTGATCTTGATTTTCTTATTGGCAATCACATGAGTGAAATCAATGTTCTTGCTGGTAAGGTGAAGTTTGAGATCATTTAACATTTTTATCTTTGACATAGGTTTTTTCCTTGTTCTTGGTTTTTGTCATTCTCGACATACCTATAACATTTGTCATTAAGCTACCTTTGCAACGACTATGAAAATTTTTTTAAATGTGTTGTTGCAGGAAAAGCAATATCATTGCGGCCGCTTTAGCAATATATATAGTCAAAAACTTTTTTTAGATTGGTTGCAAAGGTTGCTAATCCATAAGTGTTATCATTATGTCAGTAATGAAAAGTTTTCTTGAAAGGAAAATAAAATGCAAAACATGAAAAATTTATTGATTGCTACTGGTTGGACTTCTTTTGGTGATTGTCATTTTGCCAAAGACACTAAAACCAAAAGACTAGGTTTGGCACTCAGACCAGATGGTTATAAACTTTGGGCTGATGATGGTGTTGAAGTGAATAACTTTTACATTGAACCAAAAAGAGATGTTGATCTCATAAATAGAATTTCTGAATACCCCAGAATTTCTGAATAAAAAAATTTGCAGTCTGTTGCAAAGACTGCAAATCGTCAAGTGTTATAGATATGTCAGTAATGACTAAACCAAAAAAACAAAGGAAACAAAAAATGCAAACCACTCAAGGACAAAATATGCAAGATTTACTCAATACAGAAACTTGGAATGATGATCAATTATTTCAAGCTACCAAAATGCTTTACACTCACTTAAATGAAAGCAAGATTAATTTAAAGTATGGTTGGAAAGCAGGCTCTTGGTATCAAGATTATGAAAATTGTATCAAAACCAAAAATCAAAGATATGATATTGGTGTCTATGAAAATCATAACATTTGGTTCAAGATTTATGTAAATGATCAACCTGAAGATTTTGAAAGCAATTACAAATGGGAAGATTTAATGAACAATCCACAAATTGTTGTTGATGAATTTGTTGCTCTTAAAAGATCTGTTGGTAGATAAATTGCTTCTGCAGCAAAGACTGCTCAACCATAAAACAAAAAAGGAAAAATCCAAATGCCAGTTATTCTCTATAATGTAGATGGTTCTAAATCTTTAATCCAACTTTCATCTTTTAAAGATGCTCAAAATATTGTTGGTGGTTTAGTTGAACCTGTTTATCTTTCTTCTACTCAACTTCTTCTCTGTAATGAAGAAGGTAGGTTATTAAATCTACCTGCAAATCCTTTTCATACTGATCTTTTTGGTAATCTCATTCTTATCTCTAATGATGATTTTAGAAAACTACCATATACAAATACAAAGGAATAATCTACCATGCTTAAAACTCTCAATAAATCTTTTCCTGCTTTAGCTACTAAAGCTACCATTGAAATCCTACCAATCACTTTGGATAATCTCAATCACTTCTATCAACAAGATTTAAAAACTCTTGCTGAATTTATTGATACTCCACCTAAACTTTTACTCTATCCTTCTTTTGAGAATGAAAAATATTCTCTTGATGATGCTAATGCTATTCTTTCTGTTTTACTCCAGTCTATTCATCTCAAATATGAATACTACTTGAATAGCATTAACTCTTTAACTCCTACCCATAATACTTCTTACTTTTCTGACCCTGATGATAATCTTTATCTTCTTGGTGTGATTTCTAAAGAACATTTACTCCAACCTGTTTCTCTTTCTCATAATGTCACTAGACTTAATTGTCTTTTTCTTTCTATCATTCCTAATCTCAAACTCTTTTTACCTTTAGTTAGGCTCTATAAAATCTAATTTCTTTTTATTTACTTTATTTATTCTCATTTTCACCATTCTCAATTATTTCAATCACTTAGTTAAACTTTTTCCCATACAGATATACTTCGCAAAAATCCATTATTCTGTTTATTCACTTTAGTTTCTAAAAACTATTTCAATTTTACTTTTTTATTTTTCTTTTTCAATGCACGCTTATCAGTTTTCTCATACAGAAAGCATACACACACATTACACTAAAAAGTGTGATGTAGATAAACTATAAGAACTACCAGATATGTGTGTAAAAGAAAAACAAAAAGAAACTACTTTAAAGTCCCATAAATTTTATTAGTTCGGATATTTAACCAGTAGTTTCGATCAGATCTAAGATTATTGGCATCAATAGTATCTTCAAGAAAAGACTTTAAAGCACTAGGTAAGTCAGTAAGATAACCATCTAAAATTAAGAAAGGATCTTCAATATAATATCGTCTATCTAAAATAGAAAGTCGTTGAGCAGTAGGTGTGTATGGTAGAGTATCTACATTACCAATAACAGATAAGAATTGAGGATTAGTGATAGTAGTAGTATCGTCTATACCTAAAACATCAGGATCAGAAGAAGATTGATAACCAGCATTAAAGAAATCTTGCCATGTAGAAAGATAAGGTTTAGAAGCATATAAAGAAGAAAGATTATATACATAAGACATAAGTCGTTCATAGAGAAGATAAACAATAAGAGAAAGGTCTTTATTGTTAAGAGAAAGAATAGACCATTGTTGAATAGGAATATCAATAGTAGGAATAAGATCAAAAGAGTAGTCTGTAGGATAAGCATTATCATAAATAAGATAATCAGTACCAATAACAGGATCTAAAGTTAAGATACGAGTATTGGTATCAATATCAGTGATAAGATAAAGACCACGATTATCATCAAGAGTAGGATGAGTGGTAGAAGATCTAGCTTCACCTAATTCATTAGGATAAACAAAAAGATATTGATCAGTTTGAATAGTGTCTATGTCAATAGATAAAGGCAAGATGAATTGATTAGTATTAAGAACAGAAACAGTATCAGTATATGTAGAAGAGAGAGAAGTAATAAGAGAATTATTGATAAGTTGGATAAGAGATTGTTCAATAGGTTTATGATCTTGTTTAAAAGAATAATAAGTGTAGGATGCAGATAAAGAAACAGAATGGTCAAAGATAAGAGCAGTAAAAGATGTGGATAAGATTTCAGTGATACGAGCAAAAGGAGTATCTTGGTAGTAGAGAATATCACCAATAGAAAGAGCATCAATATTGGATGGGTTATTGAAAGAAGTTAAGAAAGGATTAATGATGGAAAGAGAAGAAGGTTTAGTTTCAATTCGGAGATAGAAATTTTTAATGTAATCAGCTTGGAAAGAAGAAAATTTTTGGTCAAATCGTCTGGATCGTCTGATAGAGAAAGAAACAGGTAGAGTGAGATTGTTAGGTAAAGTTGGGAAAGTTGGGAAAAGATAAGTGTTGATGTTATTAAGATAGTTAGTGGAAAGAGTAGAAGTATTATCAACAGAGAGATTTGCATTGAGAAGAGCAGGAGCAGTAGTGTTAAGTTTAATAGCAGGAGTTTGGATAGAATAAGTAAGTGTGCAAGTGGTAATATGAGATCTAAGAAAGAGAGTATAAGGTTGTGGAATAGTGATATTGAATTGGATTTTATTATTAGACAAAGTAACATTATCATTAAAAGACATGGTGTGATTTTGAATAGTGGCATCATTATCAAAAGGAAAAGAAGAAGAAAAGTTATCAAAAGGAACAATAGTTTGACCAGTGATATAACCAGAAGAAAGAGTTATAGGAGTAACGATAGGAGTGGCAGTATTAGTCGCATAGTCATAAGAAGAGATAGAAGAAAGAGAGATGATATTAGTGGATGGGTTGTAGCTGGAATAAGTGCATTTATAGATAGTAGAATCTGCATCAATTTGGATAAAGATGATAGGATTAGTGAAAGAAGAAGTATCAAAAGTATCAATTAAAGAGATTTGAGAATTAGTAGCAGATGAGAAAGTTGGGAAAGAAGGATTGAGATTGATGTTAATGGTAGGATTAAGAGCAGTTTCTTGGACGATACCGATAAGAGAAATACCATTAAAGAAGACAAGATCATTAGGAAGAACATTATCAATAGTGTTGGAAATATTAAAAAGAGTGGCATAATAATCTGAATTAGAAGAATGGTGGAAATAAGCAGTGTAGTTAGAAGGTAGGTTAGAAATCTGATCGACTTTAGCAGAAGTGAAAAGGTTGCCAGAAATATTATCATAAGATAAAGGAGTGTTGCCTTTACCAAAGAAAGAAGGAATTTTAAGAGTGTGTGTGGATGGGTTATTGTAGAAAGTGAAAGGTTGAGAAGCATTAGCAGAAAAAGAAGAATTAGAAGAAATGGATTGAGTGGATGGGGTGGATAAATTTAGATCGAAATAAGAAATATCAGTAACACCGATGATAAGTTCAGTTTGAACATTAACAGAATCAATAGTAGTATTTGTGGGTGAGAAATAAGAGAAATCGATAAAGGAGTGTGTGATAGAACAACGATCTTGATTAATGGTAAGATTAGTATCGTAGTGGAAATCATCAAGAGAGCAGGTAAAAGGAATCATGGTATTGAAAGGAATATCAATAGAAGGGAAAATGACAGAAGTGGATTGAAATTTAATTTCATTGATAGTGGAAAGGTCAAGGTTGCTGATATTATAGTTGGTAGGAGAAGAAATAGAAGTTTGAACAGACCAAGAACCACTATAAGAAAATCTAACACAAGAGTTTGTTATAGTGGAAGATTGGATAAATTTAAAGATGATAGGTGTTTGTTGAGTATTAAAAAGAGAAGTGAAATCGTAGTTTGATGCGGGTGGGATAAATTTTAATCTGTATTGATAAATAGTGACTGGGAAAACAGAAATGATGGTAGGAGAGTAGACAATAAATTCTTCACCAGTAATGAAGTTTGAGATTTTGTATTCAACATTATCATTAGATTGGATATTAAGACGAGGAACAATAAGTTCGGAATCATCAGAAGATTGAAAAAAGCCATGAGTTTTAATGATGATGAGATCATTAGTATCAGTGGGATTGATATTAGATAAAAGAATACCATTAGTGGTGTCAATATCTAAATCGAAACGAGTTTCATCTGGATAGACAAGATTGCCAGAATATTCTTTATAGATGATAGCTTTAATATCTCTAGTGAGAGTGTTGAGAAGAAGTCTTTCTTTACCATTGATATTAGCATAAGGAATAGACATAAGACCAGAATCATTAAGATTAAGACCATTAAGAGCAGGTAGATCAGTGAAAGGAGAAGTGTCTGTATAGTTAAAGAAAACATCCCCTTCAAGACATTCATTAGGTGCAGGAGTATTTTGAGAAACAAATTCTTTAATTGGAAGATTTGGGTCGTTTAAAGAAGGATAGTTGTTATCAATGATACTACCTGTTTTATAATTAACTTTGACATCAAAGCCAATACGATATTCAAAGAGAGTAGGAGTTTCATTATCAATATCACCACCAGATAAATTTTGGATGATAGTTTGACCAAATTGTGCAGATAAAGAAGTTTCATTGATGATAGGATTAGTGGTATTCAAGACAACATAGCAACCATTAATAATATCATCAACTTTAGCATTGCGATAATCAAAAGAAGTTAAACTGACAATATAATCATTTCTATCTTTAATGGATGTGAAAGAATTATTATCATTACTGATAGCGAGTAAATTGCCTATACTTAGTGGTGGGATAACAAGATTTGGATTGCCAGATTCAACAGAAAAAGTGCTACCATTTGGATTAGCAGAATGAATAAGTTCATCAGTGTTTGGAAGTCCAGTGTCAATATCAATAGGAAAGTCATTTAAAGGCACAGATGAGAGAATGAAAGTAGGATTAGTAGAGATACCATCATAACCAGTGGATGAGTAATCATAGACGAAATAAGCACCAGATCGTTTACGAATAGTAAGAGAAGAAATATTGGTGATAGGATTGATGAGTGGATTAGAAACAGAACCTATTCGTTTGCCATAGGTATCAAGAAAATTGAAATCACCATCAGCGAGGAAATATGCAGATTGCATTTGTTCTGGATAAAGTCTTGAAAAGACACTATCTTTAGCCATAGATTTCCAAACGAAAAAGATTTGTGCATTGATACCTATAAAAAAGAAATTAGAAATGGTTTTAACATCAGTAAAAACAAGATCATCAATTTGATTATAGATGATAGATTTTTGTTGTTTGATAAGAGTATCAATTTGACTAGCAGTGAGAAAAGAACCACCAGAAAGATTTCCACTAACAGGGTCGTATGTTACAGATGATTTAATTGGGTCTGTAGGTAAAAGATAAGTGTTTGGATTTTGAGTATTAAGAATTTCCAGAGCAACATATCTAGGATTTAATTGTCTAGTGAGTGGATCTTCTAAACCTGCACCAAAATAATCAGAAGATGCTTGGATGATTTCAAATTTAAAAGAACCATCTTGATCACCAACAGAACGATCAAGATCAAGATTTTCAAGATTAGTAATGATTTGATTTATATCAGATAAGTTTTTACGAGCAATAACATCTTTAGCAAGGTCATCATAAATACCTAAACCAACACCTTTAGGAGTATCAGTAAAAGATTTAGATCGACCATTAGTAGTAGATGTGTTCGCATTAAAATTGATTTCAGTTTCATATTCGTCTTGTTCGACTACTCTTAGATAAAATTGATCTTGAGCATTGATAACACATTTAGCAAAAAGTTTTTTGCCAGTGTATGGTGATTCGATATATTGATTGAAATTTGCTTTATATGTAGGATAGATCAAACGACCATTGGAAAGAAAAGGACTTAGGCTTTGTGGTCTAGTATGAAAGAAGAAATAAGAGATACTAGGTTGGATAGAGTGGTTAAGATTTAATTGGATTTCACCAGTGATTTCATTGATCGAGTAGTCATAATTGACAACTAATTCATTACCGATAGCAACACCAAAATCTGTTTGAAGATATTTAATGAGTTTGTAGTCTTTATCTGATAAGAAAGGTTTGCCATAAATGATAGTATCACCTTGATTATATACGGGTCTAGCACTAAGAGTGATAACAGGTTCGCTACTAACATCAATACTCAAGACACTGGTAAAAGTAATAATGGTGCGAGTGGAATCATCAGAAAGTTTGATAGATTTAACTTGATAGCAATCAGTATCTAAAAACATCAGTGTATTTACTTGGATAAAAGAAGTAAGATCTTCACTAATAGTAATGGTGCTTGATAATGGTTTGGCATTAATGACATGATCTGGATTGCCAGTCAAAGAACTTAAAGCAATAAAGATATTTTCATTGGAAAGAACATAGATTTTAGGATCATCACTAGGAGATCTTGCACCACTATCAAATTTAGCTGGATTATCAAAAGTTACAGTGGTTTTACCATTGGCAAAGGTAGCAGTATCTACAACAAAAAATTCGGATGCAGATTTAATAACAGAATTTGATTTGACAATATCAGTAAAGTTGCCATGCAGGATTAAAGAAGAACTACCTTTAGAGATTTGCAATAAAGGAAGCCATATAGGATTAACAACTTTAATTGTGTATTCACCACCAACAGATTGTTTAACAGAATATGAGATTTTGACTGTGTAGTCATTAGTGTTCGCAGTGGGTAGAGAAAGGATATTTGTAGTGTAATCAAAAGTTGCTGGATCTGAACCAAAAATACCTACAATTTCAGCACCTACATAAACTTGTGGAGTAACAGTTTGTTCGATAGTGTAGAGATTTGGATTAAAGCTATATTTAGATGATGAAATTTTGGTTGTTGTTTCATTTTGGATAGTGAAAAGAATAGGTTCAACAATTTGAGTGTTTTCATCAGTGTAGTATTCGACTTCAATACCAACACCTTTATCTAAAGGAGATAAGAAAGAGATATTACCACCAGTGGTTTCAACAACATAATCATTGGTAGAAATTTCTTCAATGATGTATGCAGGTTTAGATGAGTAAAATTCGCTTGTTGTTTCAGATGAGATCAACACTTCAATATTTTCATAAGCCAAAGGAATGAAAATGACATCACCTGTAAGAGATGTTAATGCAGATGATAAAGTGATTTCACCAGTGATGCTATCAATAGAAACATCTTGATTAGTATCATCAAAAACAGGTGTGTATAAAGTGTTATCATTACCTACACGAATTTTAAATTCTAAAGCTAAAACTCTTGCATTGGTAATATCAACAAAACATTGATCTGTTGTTAAACCTAAACTTTCATCTTTAAGAACAAGAATATCAGTTTCAGTATTATTAGTGTATCTACCTTTTAAATTGACTTCACTAGAACATTTAGCAGTGATGATTTCTTTAAGAGTGCTTGTACCAACAGTATGGATTTTTTTAACTTTAAGAAAAGACTTAACATTATTAAGAGAAATAAAACATTCAGATGTTAAGAGAGTAGGATCAGGTTCGGAATAACCTTTATATGCTTTCCATGTAGTATCAGTAGGTGTGCTGGATAAAGTGAGTGTATCGTTATCTACACTAAGAACTTTAAAGAAATCAGAACCTGTTTGTATCCAATCATTAGTCAAAACAGATTGGTTGTCTTGAACAGTGTATTCATTACCATTAATGGTAGCATTATAACCTTGTTCGATTTGTTTGGAATATCGAGTAAAGTATCTTGCGAAACCAGAAATATTGGTATCAAAAGTTTCATTCTCAACAAGAGTGGTTGAGATTTTATCTTTAGTGACAATAATGGTGGATGATTGATCGACTACACCAGGTTCAAGATCCAGAATATTGGTAGGTGTGTCAATTCGTCTAGTGCGTGTGATATTTCTAATCCAAGCGAATTTGTTTTCATTAAACAAGTGTTGAATTTCAACATCTGCAGTCAGTGTGTTTTTACCAACTTTAAAGAAAGTGTTTGCATCATAACCATCATAGTCTTCTCTTGGGATGAAGTCTAAGAAAGCATAAGTGGATTGGATAATTTCTTTGGCAACTTGAATATCATTATAAAGAATGGTGCTGGTGAAATCATAATCAGCATTATCATCATTTCTTTTTTGAAGATCAAAATAAAGACCTGTTGTTAGATACCAGTCATTAGTAATTTCTTGCGAAACAAAACCTAAAGACTGCAAAATTTCTAAATCAGATGTATCTAGGATTTGGATAGAAGAACTTGCTTTAAGAACAAGGTATCTGTTTTCTTCTTTGAGTGGTAGAATATCAAAATGATCTTGAATTTCTAATGCAGATTTAACACCAGTGAAAGTGTTGAAATTAAGATCGTAAGTATCACCATCAATAAGAAGTCTTAGGTAACCACCAGTGATAGTATATTTATCTTGTTTAGCGGAATAGATGCGAAAATCTGCATCATCGTTATATTTGGAATATGTTTTAAGTGGGATAGCACTTTGAACGAAATAAAGATCTCTATCTCTATCTTGTTGAAAAGATAAGAAAGTGGATTTAAATTCAATATTGATTGTGAAATCAATATTTTTGACGAGTGTGATATATGCTTTAGACCATTTCAATTCATTAGGTAAATCACCATAGGTAGCATAAACATTTGCACTAATAAGATCGCCTACATTATTGATAACATAATTGTTCTTATTTTGAATTGCAATTTTTAAACCACTGCCATCAGGTCTTGAACTTGTAGGCTCTGCACCTGTAGGTATGCAACCAGTACCATCAGCAAGAACATCGAAACCTGCAGTGTAGTCAGTCTTAGGATAGATTTTGCCATTTTCAATTAAAACAGGAGAAACAAAAGAAATAGGTTTAGAACTCAACACAAGACCATCATAATATAAAACATATTGATTTGGATTGAGAAGAGAAACTTTACCTGTTTGTTTGCTAATGTATGCGATACCTTTATTTTGAGAAGTAGGCATATCATCATCAGTATCATAAAATTGAATATCCAGATATTGTCTATTTCCCAATCTTAAAAGTGGTGTTTCAAAACCTTGTGGTTTAGGTGAAAGATAATAAGTATCATAAATAGGATGAACAATACCATCCAAGACATCTAGTGATTCATTAAAAAACCAAATTTCTTTACCTGCATTTGCAGTAACATATTCATCTTTGAATTGAACTTTATTTTCATCAACAAAAATGACTGCATCGAAAGAAGTATCAAAAGAGAAAGGATCAGGTTTAACAGAGAATTTTTTTGTAGTGGTAGCGAGTAAATCTTGACCAATAAAAATAAGATTAACAAAGACATCATCTTCATCAACAATACCTTTAGGTAAAGAGAATGTAGAAGTGTCTTGAGATAAGATACCTAAGCTAACAGGAGAACCACCTTTTAAGAGTTTCCAATTTTGACCATCCCATTCAAATCGTTGTTTGGAAAGATCATTTCTAGTCCAGTGGAATAAAGGTTCTTCAAGAATGAAATCTGCATAAGTAAGATTGTTATCTAAAGAATAGAAAAGATTAGGTTTAAGAAATTTAGTGTTTGGATTTACTGCATGAGAAATAGCATCATAAGTTTGAACTTTGTATTCATAGTAGTTTTCATCGTCTTGGATGCCAGTAGCAATAATAGAGTAATTGCGAGTAGGATTAGAAGACCAAGCAATTTTGGAATTATTGATAGAAATGAGAAGGTATTCAACTTGACCCTGATCAAAACAAAGAGTGCCTTGACGATAGGCATCACGATTGCCAATAAATCTAGTAGCAAGACTTGTAGTAGATTGATTAGTGTTGGCATTTTTTGTATCTAAAATGATTTTACTAGACATAAAAGATTATCCTATTTTACAGATGATAGGTGATGCAGAAGGGACGATACTTGCAGAACCAACAACAACACCAGCACCTGTACCTGTGAGAAACAAGTTACTGATACTAAGAGCGAAAGAATTTAAAACTAAAGGATTTGGATTAGGAATACCACTAGCAGGAAAAGATGTTTGAAGACTTGCCAATAATGTTGGATAAGGTGCAATAATATTAACAACAGCACAAGCACCAGTACCTACAAGAGGACTAAGACCAGAGAATTGCATAGGTAGAGTGCTTAGGCAAGTAGCGATAGCAGAAGCCATAGCAGTCGCATTAGCACTAACAATACCATTAGCAGTGAAACCAGAGATAGCTAAAGGTGTGTTTGGAATGATAAGAATTTTACCATTAGCAGAACCAACACCAAGAGTACCAGTGCAGGCAACATTTACAAAGACTGAAGAATTAATCCAATTAAAAATACCAAGACCAAGAGCAGTAGTAGTTAAGACCCAGCTTTGACCTTTAAGAGTAGGACTACTAGCAAGTAAAGTAGAAGCAATAATTGCTGGTGAAATTGCCATGTGTGTAAAAATCCTTTGTATTATATTTATATTATATATGTAATGTATATAAAGCATACACAAACAAAGGTTAAAAAAATGAAATATGCAAATGATGAGAAAGCCCAAATTGAAAAAGCATTATGGGAAGTAGTGAAAACTGCATCAATGGCATTGATGAGATTAAATAAGATGAGTGGTGAAGAAGAAATTATTGAAGAAGAAAAACCAACCAAACTTGCAAAAAAGGTAGAAGAAATGCCACCTGTTCAAAAAACATTATCAATGGCTGATAGGATAGCATCTTTGAGAAATCGTAATCTTGAAGAAAGAAAAGTGATGCCTACAAGACAACCAGAAGAAAAAAAAGTAGTGCAGGTAAAGAAAGCGAGTTTGACGGATGATAAGATCAAATCATTTGCAACAAGGATAGGAAATGAGATTTCATCTAAAGTGAAAGATGAAGAATATGATTTAAGAGTATTATTTAAGCAATCGAATACATGGAATGAGATCAAAGATATGATTGATAGTAATTCAATTAAATCAGTGGTATCATCAGTGAATGAATTTATACAAGATAAGTTAGATCAGAAGTATGCACAAGAAGTAGAACAAGCGAAGAAGAAACAGGCATTATTAAAACAAAAAGAAGCCTTATTGAAACAAGCAGAAGAGCAAAAGCAATTAGAATTAGTGGAAGCTAGAAAGCAAAAACTAGCGAATAGTATTAAATCACAAAAGAATGTGATCATGGCATCAATCATTAAAGAGATGAAGCCCTTTGTAAAGGTAGGCAACATGAATACGATTAATGTAGCATTACAGAAGTCTGCAACATGGCAAAGTGTGAAATCTACATTAGCGAACCAAACAGAAAGAAATGCTTTCTTTAGTGAAATGATCCAACAATCTGGATTTTTAAATAAACAATCTGATTTCCAAAGAGATGTTATACCACCGAACAGAGATAGTTTTTCTACAGGTGTTCAAACAAATAGAGGAGTAGATAATTTCAAAGGTAAAGAAAGTGTGCCTAAAGGTTATTCAGATGATATAGGTTCAACTGCACCCGATTCACCAGTGAATAAGACATTGAATTTAGATAGGTCGGATAGTCATGGTAGAACACCAGCAACTGCATTAAATAATATAACAGAAGTAGTGCAAAGTGGTGGTTCAGCTAAAGTCATTCCAGAAAATAAAGGATATGCAAATAATTCATCACCATTAAGACAAGCAGGTGAAGATGAATTAGAGAATTTATGGTCTACTGAAGAAGTAGGTGAAGAAGAAGATTTAGATGAAATGGAATCGGAATTTGAACAAGAGATAGAAGGTGGAATGGATGATGAAGAATTGGATGATGATGATTTTTTTAATGATTAACCTTTATTGTTTCTATGTTGTTCACACATAGCTTTGAAACTTGCAAGACCATCTTTCCATTCTTGACTACTATAATCAGTAGTATCTTCTTCAATTTGATATTCATCTTGTTTTTCAACTGGATCACAATACCAATCACTGCTATCAATATCTCTTAAAGACCATTCATCTGTTTGAGTAGTTTGAGCAGTCATTTCATGCCAAGCTGGTGGTGCAGGATGATCTGCAATGTTAGACCAGTTGAAAGTAGGAAGATCAGTAGTCCAAGTGTTTTTTTCATTTTGCTTTGTCATTTTTAAATCCTTTGTTTAGGTTTTCATTTCTCACATATATATAACACTTGTGACTTAGCTATCTTTGCAACCTATGCAAAAAATTTTTTAATAAAATAATGTAGTGGTTCTCTACCATATTGATAATGCAATCCATATTGATAATATGTAAATGGTGTTAGCTTGTTTAAATCTTTAAGAACAGAACCATAGCTATAAATCATAAGATCATGTAAATCATCCATTGTAGGCTTTGCATCTAATCTAACTAAATCTGCTTCTACTTGAATTGCAATTTGTAGTTGCTTAAAAATCCATTGTTGTGCATCATAGGTGAGTTTCACATCTTCAAGTTTCTTTAAAAGAATATCACCTAAAGATAGATAATAAAAAGTGAAAAAATAAGGATCTTCGCTTTCAAGATATTTAGAAATACAATAATCCAATGTATCAAATTGTGTCTTGTCTTTAAGTCTATCATGTAGAGTAGTTGGACATAAAACACAATTAGTTCCATTGTCTTTAAAAGAACCTACACCACTTTCTAAAAGTGGGATAGAACCAATCTCAACATCTGTAGGATATAGAATATTATGATCTAATCCAGATGCTCGTAAATCAGTCATCCAAGTTGCATCTGCATTATATAACATAAAAGCATAAAGAGATTTATATTCGCAATCTTTGAGTTCAAAACTTGTATGGTGTTGAATAACTTCAAGCCATGTTTCCGAAGTGCGAAAGAAATCTGGATTTGCAGTTTGGATAATGTATTTAATCCATTCAATATCATTTTCTCTAAATTTTTCAAGAAGGATTTGTTGTGCTTTTTCATATAAGTAATTTGACATAAGACACCTTTCATGTGTGTGTGTTGTATTTGCTTATATGAAAAGAAATACGATTTACATTTTTCAATAATGTTTTTATTTTTTTCTTTGTTGTAGAAAATTCAAATGAAAAGGATTAAGAAATCATGAATCACTACCAAGCCATTAGAAAAGCCATGCAACAAAGAGTATCTGCAGATAGGAATATTCCAAAATATGTTCAAGATAAGGCAGAATTTTTTGAAAAAGAAAAAGGTTATGAACCTGGTTATGCTTTTAGCACTGCATGGAGTATTTATTGCAAATATAAAAACCCTGGTGATAAAGTCCATTGTAAAAAAGAACCAAGTGAATATTTTTCTAAAAAAGCAGGTGCAGTAAAGAATATGATCATGGATGTGATATTCGATGCGATTGAATATGTAGAAAAGTTTAGCAAGAAATCTATTGATGAAGATGGAGAAGTCTTTGATCTTACACAAGAATATGTTATGGATGGTTTTAGTTCAATGACTGAAGCAAGACTTGAAAGATTATTGAAACAAAAAGGTGTGAGTAGCACGATCATTAATAATTATATGAATAAAATTCAACATGAATTACAAGAGATTTAGAAAGTAAGTTTCATTTCACCAATTTGATTGCCATTAACATTTTTAATGATAACTTGAGAACATTCTTTTAAATCTAACTCATTGATTTGAATATTTTCAATCAATAAAGTAGCACCTGCAGTCATTTGGAATTTCATTCCATTGATACCTGCAGTCTTGAAAAATTTGGTTTCTGTTTTAATATCTGTTTGTTTCATAACAGTTTCTTCTTTCTGTGGAATAGGTTCTGGATCTAAAATAGATTGTGGTAAAGTTTCTAAACTAACTTGTTCTTGAAGAAGATGTTCTTGAAGAATATGTTCTTGAAGAATATGTTCTTCAATTACTGGCAAAGCTAATGGTTCATTTTGAATGACTTTTTTATCCAAGACTTTTTGATATTCATCTTGATATTTCATTTCCAACATTTCTTTGACATCACCTTTAAGAGTAGATGGAATACTACAACCAAAGACCATCTTAAAAGCTGAATCAATTTTATTGAAATTCTTAGTCCATTCTTTACTGAGATTTGCATCTGTAATCATATCCATTAACCAAAGTCTTTTTGTTTCAAGATTTTGTTCTTTGGTGTATTTGGGTGATTTACCTTGAATAACATGAAGCATATGATCAGACAACAAGATAACACCTTGTTCATACCATTCTTCAACTCTTTTAGGTAAATTTTCATCACTTGATGGATTATCAATGATCTTTAGTTTTTCCATTTGTGCTAAAGAAAGATTGATGTTTTCTCTAATGCTTTTTCTATAAAAAGCGATAGGATTTTCATTATTAACATTTACAGGCACCAGTGCATATGGATGTTTCAAGCAAGATGTTTCAATCTCAATCCAATCTTCTTTTTCAATAATTTGTTTAATAAAGTTCTCAATGGTTAAAACAAAAAATTCTTCTTCTTGCTTAACATCTTCTGGAGATAGGACTTCTCTTAACATTTTAAACCTTTTTGATATTTCCCAGAAACTGGCATAGTGTTTTTGAATGGTTTCCATAGATGCTTTGATCTTTTGTGTGATTTCAATAAAAGGCACACCTAAATCATCTGCTTCTTTTTTTGCCCACTCTCTTATTGGATGACTAGACATATCTTTAAAATGAAAAACAATCTTTGTTGTTAAAGGCATGGTTGGAAATGATTTTTTTGTTGGATCTTTGTGTCCACCAAAAACAAGATTTAGACCTAATTCTTTTTTCAAAGATGGTAATAGTGCTTCTTTAATGTTATCTAATCGACCACCTACAAAATAACATTGAAATGGAAAATTCAAATTCTCATTTGTAATATGGAATGTGTTTGGATTGTTAAAGAAATCATTGACTTTAATGTCTGTTGGAATAGGAATCATTTTTTATCCTTTGTTTGTTAAAATATTTCTTATAGTAAATGAATTGACTTTTACAGATTTTTTATGACTGTTATAAACAATCAGCTTCATCTTCATTATCATCAAGAACAGAGTAACAAGTATTAATTACATTCTGATAATCACTACTCATGCAAATTTGTTGGAATGTTTGAATGTCTTTCCTAGACCAGCCTTTTCTTCTCAAACATTGACTTGTATAACCAATCAATGAGAAAGCATTGCCATCAAGACCAACTAAACAACCATTACCTAAACCATTTTTTTCAATCAAATTTTTGAGTTCTTGCATTTGTTTTTTCCTTTTTTGAAAGTGTTTGTTATCTGTTATAGTGTGTTTCATAGTCATCACAACCATAGTCCATTTCAAAATCTGCATAATCTTCAATCTCAGTCTTAATATATTCCACTAGACTTTCAATAGAAGAGAACACTGCTTTTTTAGTCAAATCCACTAATTCATTATCTTCTTTTGTGATGATATAAACATCTTTATATGAAGCTAATATGTACTCATTGTCTTTGAAATCAATATCTGCAAGATATTGACCTTGCTCAAATTCAATAGAATTTGGATACATTTCACAATAAGAGATTTTAGAAGAAGTGATAGAAGATAGTGCTTGAATTAAGTTTTGCATTTTTGCATCCTTTTTGAGTTTGTCATTATCGACATATAGATAACACTTAAGGATAAGCTATCTTTGCAACGACTATGAAATTTTTTTAATTTTCTTTTTATTAAATTTCTCTCTTGCATATAGATATAAAAAGATGAAAGGTGAGATACTATGTTTTTTAATAATCGTATCGCCAAAGCTAATGTCAATCCTGTTCGCCAAAGAACACAATATTCTTGTGTATCTGCATCAACAGCAATGGCATTAAATTCTTTAGGTTTTGATACCACTGAAGATGAAGTTCAAAAAGTCATAGGTGCTAAACCTATGCAAGGTGCAAGGTGGGAAGAAGTTTTAGCTTGTTTGCAACATTATGGATGTAGAGGAACACTTGTTGTACCATCAACATTAAAACAAGTTAAAGGTTGGACTGATCTTGGCAAACCTGTTTTAATCTCTTGGAATCCCGAAGGTAGAGAATGGAGCCATGCAAGTTTAATTTTTGATGTCATAGAAAAACCAGATGGTTCTATGGATGTTTATGTTGCTGATCCAAATATTCCGGATCCAGATCAAACAGTTCGTATTGTGGATTCAAGTAGTTTCTATTCTAAGTGGGCTGAAAAGTGGCCAAATTACATGGTTCGTAGACCTGCACTTATGGTAGATCGTGAAATAAACACTGAAGGTCGTCAAATAATGGCATCTTTAAGAAAGAAAAAAGGATTTTAAAATGTTAAACAATAGAAGACGCAATAATCGTATTGCTTGTGGTTGTGGTGATGATACATCTTTATCTCAACCTTTAATGATGAGAAGAGATTATGGTTCTCAAGATCATTTTGCTAGTGATGAAATGTTAGCTGATTTTGATAAAGAATCAAGATTTCATGAAGGACCCAAAGGTAAAAAAGAATGGAAAGAATGGTTTGAAGATCAACCTGAAGATTTTCAAGAAGAATGGAATGAGAATACAGAAAAGTATCGTGATAAATTTAAAGAAGCAAGATTTCATAGAGGACCCAAAGGCAGAAAGAATTTTGAAAAATGGATTAAGACACAACCATTTGAAGATGAATGGAATGTGAATAATTGTATGTATAGTGGAACGATTACAGGTAAAGCACCTAAATCACAAGAATCTTGCGAACAAGAATTAGGTGTTAAACTCGCATCAAGAGTTGCCAATAGATTTATGGAAAATACCAACAATAATAGATTTCTCAATCGCACTGCTAGACATCTTATTGCATCTATTGAAACTGAAATGAATGAACTCTTATCTGAAGCAGATAAGGCTGATGAAAAAGCTAAAGAATATAAAACTGCATGGTCTAAACAAGATCTTTCTTATTTAAAGAAATCAAATATTATTCCAGCTGATTTACATGATAAACTTGCATCATCTTTTGATATTATTAAGAGTGCAGAAGAAATGGTAAAGAATGCAGTAAAAAAATTAAAAGCTACTGCAAAGAGTAAAAGAAAAGAAGCTAGAAAATTAGGTAAAAAAGCTAATGCTATCATGGAACTCCAAGCAGATAGTGATGGTTCTTATATGTCTGTTTCTAATATCAATCAAATGATTACTCAATTAACTTCTCTTGCAGATGTTATTCATGCAGATACAGAATTAGAAGACTGGGTTGAAAGCAAACTTGCACACGCACATCAAAATATTCTTGATGTTGCGAACTATATGTTCTTTTCACCTAAAGTTTAAATTTTAGATACCATTTAATTTTCCAAATATTTTTATCTATCAAATATTCCAGCATTTCTACATACCAAAATAAAAAAAGGTAGCTTGATATTTTTACATACCAAACTACCTTCTTTTGAACTGATATTTGACTATTCAATAATATGGTGCTTACTTTGATCAATGATAGAAACCAGAAAGCCATCCATATTATTACCATAATCACATCCTATCTTTAAATATAGATAGAATGTTTATTTAATCATTATGCCTTTTTAACTGCAAAACCTGTAGCAAATTTCTTCTTTGGATTGGCAAGGCTTTCTTCTTTTCTCTTAGCTTTTTCTGCTTTAGCATTTTCTAACAAATCTTTTCTTAAAGAATTTAAAGACTTGGTGATTGCCAAAAGTTCTTTTCTTGCTCTTACACTTGGTTTGAGTTTGCCATTTTGTGCTGATTCAACATCAGTAGCGACTAATTGTAACTTTTCGATTGCTTGTGCAAGTTCTTGTGTCAATGTCATTTGAACATATCCTTTTTGTTAAAGTGGTTTTGATTTCATTTGATTATACAATAATATTTTTGTAGATACTCAACAATTTTTTTATGGGATGTCATTTTTATCACTGTTTGAAATTGTTCTTCTCCACAAATCTTTGATATATCTATCAACTCTTGCATAGTAGGTTTAATAATCGTATTTACAAAAACATGATTTTCTTCCATATACACAAATTCATCTTTTCGGATCAATCCTTTTAGATATAAGATTATGCTACCATATTTTAAGACCCATTCTTCTGCTTCTCTCAAAGCCTTCTTTTGTTTCTTATTGATTTTTGGTATCAAATCTGGTGGCAACACTAAGACTGGATCTACCAATCTTTTAAAGTAAAAATTTTTTCCAAGATAGTCTTTCAAATTCATTCGCTTCTTCCCATCGCAAGAAAATAAGTTTGTCTTTGTCTTTTACTTCATTTGTAGATGTGATGGTCAAGTTATAATACTTGACCTCGATCTTTAATTCTTTTTTCACTAATGCTGGTAATACAACTTGGTATCCATCATTGACTGCTTGAATGATTGTTGAATTTAACATTTTTATTTCCCCATCTGGAATTTTCCACCAACTTTTAAAGTTTTAGCTGGAATACTCCATTCGTCTTGTTGTAGTGTTTGTTTTGGTTGTTCTTTGATTTCTTGAACATTACCTACATAATATAGGTTTTGAACAGGTGTGTTGATCTCATCATCTTGAGAAGTGATGATTTTAGGTGTTTGTTGTTTAGGTTCTGCAATCTCATAATGTTTAGGTTGTTTAGTAAAATCTAAACTCGCAGGTGTCCATATATCAATCGTTGGATTGATATGATATTCTTCAAAATCACTGATGCCTTGATATTGAGATGCTTCGGATTGTTTAATTGTAGGTGTATGAAAAAATCTATCATATTGAGTGAGTATTCTTTCATCCCAGTTAGAAAAAGCCCAACTTGCTCTTGCACATTTTCTATTTTTACAGACTTTACAAAAAGTATCTGTAAAGTCTTTTTCTGATAGACCTTGATCATTACACTCAAATAACAAATCTTTCATTTTAATCTCTTTCTAAAGGTTCGATATATCTATTGCCATGTGTCAACCAATTTGATTGTGCTATTATCGTATCACTTTTACATACAGAAAAAGATACAAATCTTCTAAAATTTGCAATATAGATTTCTATACCATTTCCTGTTGGCGATCTGGATGATACTAAATAACAAATCACTCTATTCGTGGTTGTACAGCTACCAATATTTTCAAACCAACAAATCATTTTATTTACTTACCTTAGGTGCTAGGTAGACATTATTATGTGTACGAAAATCTGTAGTGGATATAATATCTCTATTTCTAGCTATATAGAGAGATAGTGATCTTCTAAAATTAAAAGGGTGAGTAAAGACACCTCTTTTTCTACTCGATACACTAGATAATAAGAATACATAAGTATCTATATTAGATGTGTCATTACCACTATTTTCAAACCAACAGATCATTTTATTTATTCCTTTAAGAGAACAGACACATCTCTGCCTTGATAGATAATCTTTAAATGTTTATCTTTGTTCAGACTTAACCATTCAGTCAATTTATCTGCTTCACTATATGATAATTCATTTAATTCATATACCAAGTATTCTATCTTTTCTTCTTGAACTTCTGAAGGTTCGATTACATTTTTTGGTTGATCTTTATGTTCTTCTTTAAATGTAGAAACTAAAAATTCATCATCACCTATTCCTTCTCTCAATTCTTTCAAATCATAAGGCACAGACCAATCTTTCCCAATTTCAACATCGACTGTTAAAGGCACAATCCAATTCATATTTTGTAATGCTTTGTTTCTTACCATGATATTGCATAACATAGGAATGGCTTCACCTATAATATCTTTATGGATTTCAAAAACAATTTCATCATGCACTGTTAAGATCATCATCAATTTATCAAACCAATTTCTTTTCTTAACATTTTCATAAATCAAAGACATGGCAATTTTAGTAATATCCGCACTCGTGCCTTGCACTGGTGAATTTACTGCCTTTCTTTCATCTTTAGATCTCAAACTAAATTCTTTAGATTTAATATCTGGCATTAACATTCTTCTACCAAATGCAGTTAAAACATATCCATTTTCTTTGGCAAAATCGACTTCTTTTTTCCACCATTTAGTCAATCCTTTATATGTCTTTGTGAATGTTTGGTATTTCTCATCACCTTCTTCTTGAGTGCAATTAATTGTTCTCACTACTGCTTTACCAGTACCACCATAACACAATGCAAAATTTACACCTTTCGCATTTCCTCTTAATGCTTTCCAATCTGGTCTTTTCTTTGCTTCTTCACCATAAAAAGCAACTGCAGTCAATGTATGTAGATCTCCTATTTTATCTGAACCACAAATACAAATTGAAGGTGGTACAATAGGAAAGCCATCATCACCGCGTTCTTTAGTGTATTTTCTATTGCATGATGAACATCTAAAAAACTCTTCTATCCATAATGGTTCTTTGCTAATATTTGTAACAATTCTCAATTCAACACCAGCATAATCTATTGCCACTAGATAATGATCTGGATTTCTTACTGCAATACATTCTCTTAATTTTGATGTGATCATTGGTCTTTTTGGATCATAACCTGATGGTATCCCTTGAAAAGGAACACGACATCCACCATCTTTAACTTCCCATGGTTTACTTGTTGTCCCACAAGAAAAACGACCAGTATCTGCACCAAATTGATTAAATTTTGGTTTTAAAGTACCATCATCTGCAATATCTTCTTTCATAGGTATAAGATATTGTGTAAGTGCTTTTGCCAATTCTCTAAGTCTTTTGATCTTTCTTACAAATGGAAAAGTGTCTTCATTTTCTTCAATTACTTCATCTAAAACATCAGCACCTGTTGCGACTTGACCACCTCCAGTTGTTTTAAGATTGGGTACTTCTAATTCTCTAAACATCATACCTAATTGAGATGGTGAAAGAATATCATACTTATATTCAAATACTACTTCTTCTTGTTGTTTTGGATTTGTTAAACTTGCAACCATTTTACGAGCAACAAATGTTGAATCTGGCATATCTAAATGTGGATACATACGATCTGCTTCTTTTCTTGCTTCATCTATGCAATCTTTAAAACTTTCTGTATCATCTACATTGAACTTATTGACACCTTTCAATTCGCCTTTCATAATTTTAATATATGCAGGCATGACATCTCTACCTAAAAGTTCATTTGCACCTTCATAAACATCAATTAAACTTTCCATCCATTCTTTTTGACCAATCTTGATAAAATCTAGTGTTTTCTTTTGATCGATATACACACGATTTCTGTGCATCCAGCGAACAGATGTATTACATTTCTTTTCTATCATATAAAGACTATACATCTCTTTTGGAAATTCATTTTTTAAAATATTATAAAGTTTAAGAGTGCAAAGAGCATCTGAACCTGCATACCAAATACTTGGTTGCCAACTTGGATCAAGTGTTGAATAGTCTTTGATTTTAGCTTTAGGAATTAAATCTTCTAATTCGATCATTTCCATATCTAATTTTTTCTTAGACATATCTTTTAAACCACGACCACCTTTATCACGACTATTCATTAAACAAGCCATGATATAGTTATCTTCCCAAAGTTTAGGATTTTCAAATCGTTCTTTACCTAAAAGTGTTTCTCCATTATATTCTAAAAACTCTTGATCGAAAGCACCATTATGAAAAACAGGTATCGCAGTAGCATTTACATTTAATAAACGACTAAATTCTCTATCTATAATTGACCATGAAACATTATGTTCTGTTCCTGCACTATGTCTGATCGGAAAATAATATGCTTTCTTTTCATTCGGTGCGATTGAAATACCTACAATAGATGCTCTTGTTCTACCATGAAACACACGATTATCTAAACCTGTTGTTTCTAAGTCTATTCCATAATGACTAGATGCTAAACATTCATCTATTGCTTGTTTAATATTATCTTTTGTGCCTAAAAGAAGATCTACTTCTTTCATCCATTTTTTAGGTTTTACATCTGGTCTTTGTAGTGATTCAAAAAAATCTGCAAACATGATTGTCCTTTTAATAAAAAGAGTTCAATCATCTTATAGTATTTTTAATTCTCTTCATCAATATATCTATGTGCTTTAATTTTATACTGGCAACTCATCTCAATACCTACATTTAAACGATTGACTTCAAAACTCATCACAATCTTTTCTAATTCTGTTATATCTAATTTTTGATCGTCAATCACAATTACACCAATACCAGGAATCTGACCAATATTTTCTTTAGCTAAATTGATGTTTTCTTGAAATACACGATCAATAAAATCTTCTATATCTTCTTCTTCAAAAAAACCATCTTCACTATTATCCCAACTCTCATCATCATCATCATCATCAGTACCTTTGATTTGACTTTGAAGTTCTTTCATCAAACCATCTTTACCTGTATCTGTAGATAAATCACTTTTGATTGCATTTAAAAGATCAGCTTGATTGCCATAATTCTTTACTGCTTTAAGTAACTTTTTTGCCATATCGCTATGCAAAATATTCCCTTGAAAGAACATTCTAAATCCTACAATCACATCATCAACTTTAATTTCTTTAGTGTTTGCAAAACTTGCTTTAGTCAAAATCGCTTCACCTTTAATTTTTTCTAATGGTGTTAAAGATTTAGTAGCATAGATTTTTAAATTCATAATCTCTTCTGCTAATGCAGAAATTAAAGCATCTGCGACTAACTTTTCTTTATCCATAGGTATTAAATTAAAGAGATTTCCAAATGCTAATTTCACAATAGATGTTGGACTTGCATATTTACTGATATATGAATATTTCATTTTTCATCCTTTGTTTATCTTTCCAATATACAAAGGACATCTCAATTAAATAACTATTAAACTCTATCCATTTGAACGAACATTAAATGTAAATTGAATATAGAGTAATGGGAACACTGGCTTGTAGAAAGCATTTACTTGTAATCCTGTTGCATCTTCTGGATCTTGTACAACTTCTAAACCTGTATATGATTCAATGATACCACCAAGAACAAGTCTTTGGAACTCATTATTTACTGCAAGTAAAACTTGTGATTGAATTACTGGTAAATTCTTTACACCAATAAAGCCATCTAAAACATTTCTCATATTTCTTTGGACTTGATCAGCAATTTGAATAATGGTTGGTGTCTTTGTCAATACAGATGACATATTGGTTGTTAAACCATGTCTAATCTTAATTGTTGTCCCTGCATTTTCAAGAATTGAAACACCTTTAACTGCAGTAGAGTTCGCTTCAACAGGTGTTAGATTTCTCAATACACCATTAAAACCATTTACTTGTCTTGATTCCCAGGGTGTTGCAACATCTATATTAATAGATGTTGTTGTACCAGCTACTGCACAAGCTAAATAACGACCATCTACAATATAGGTAACAGGAGTACCTGTAGCATTTGTCAATGTCAAACTTGCAATATCTGGATATACAACACGAACACGACTAGAACCTGTTAGGTTTGCCAAACGACCAGCTTCTTTAGGAATTGTACCACTGGCAAAACCTAAAATTGCAGTTCTTTCTGATCTAAATCTTAATGAACTTTGTAAATCGCAATGCTTACTAATATGACTTAATAAACTTTCACTTGCTGGTATCAATGGCAAAATTACACTTGGTGTTAAGACTGCAGTTATACCACCTTCGATTGAATCAATCGCTTCAATCATTTGTGTTTCTGTAATTTCTGCAGTGTTTGGCAATCTCTTGATTTGCTTACAAGCAATAGTACCTGCACCATTCAAAATTGCCAAGTATGCACCTAATGATAATGGATTAGATGTTGATACATCACCATATTCAGATACTACATCTGCAATGCTATTAAATACCTTTGTTGTGTAATCTACTTTCTCTTGTGTATAAGAGATATAGTAAACTTGACCAATATCTGGTTCATTTCCACCTTTATCAAATGTTTCAAGATTTGCAGTATCACCAACAGAAACACCAGTTGTATTTGATACGATAACAGAAACACCATTAACAAAGTTCTTAGGTATATTCGCATTACAAGTGATATTTTGACTTACATTCCACTTAAAGAAAGCATTAGCATCTTGTGGATAATCAACACCACCTTCTCTAGCAAGAATAGTAAATGTTAAACCAGTAACACTATCTACATAAGTTTGACCAATGAAACCATCTTGACCATCACCACTATTGAAAATAGATGTATTTGCAGAACCACTACCATTTGATACAGATGATTTAACATAGAAACCTTGTTTAGCATCTTCACCAACTGCACCATCAGTAGTAGTAATCTTTAAGCCAGTGCCTTTAGTAGTAATTGCATTTCCACCTGTGAAATCAACAATAGATCCAACACCAGTGCTTAAACTTTCAATCGCTAAGTATTGTTTATTGGTTGCACTTGTATGTACAAAAGCAACTGCTTTAGATTTAAAGTAATCATTTGCAACATCTTCACCAAACAATAAATCAGTCAAAGTATCTGATTGGTGGCTCATTAATGCACTAACAATTTGACTAGCAGTAACACTTGTAGATGTAGATGTTTGGTTTGCAATTAAACCTAAAGTATCATTTGCACTACCATTTAAAACTTTAAGATAACTATTGATAGCAGAACCACCACCTACAATACGAATACCTGCACCTTCTTGAGTAGCTTCTACAATACTATCTACACCAGCATCTGCAAAAGCATTATTGATTTGATCTACAATAGAATTAGAAATTAAGACTAAACCATCAAGAATACTTTCACCTACACAAGTTAAGATACCTGTTGCACTTGATGTAAATTCTACATTGACAATAGTCCCATTCACATCTAGCAATAAAATATTATTTGCAGGATATGAATTGTTGTTGCCATTATAGAATTTTACTGCTGGTTGACTATCATCAGTCTTTTGTTCAGACCAACCTACGATAGATTTAAGAGTAGGTTGTTGAACAACTGCACTCTTGATAGCAGGTGAGTAGCTAGACTTTAATCCTGCTTTAGTCAATAAACTACCAGCTACTATACGAACACCTAATTCACCACTTGGCAAGAAATAAGAATTTCCCATGAAGAAACGATTTCTTAAAATCAATCTTTCTTTAACTGCACTACCACCTAAAGATGTTGATGATACTTGAGCAACAGGGAAAAATCCAAATTTGGTTTGTAATCCATCTACATCATCTGTATCAATACCTGCAATAATAGCAAAATCATCTTCTGGATCAGCTTGACTTACAAATTCAAGATAACCATAGGTATCTTCAACATCTACAAGTCTTTCAGCTTTACCAGAACCTGCACCTACACCAGTAGCAACAAATGTTGTACCTAACATATTATTTGGAGAACCAATATTTGTCCAAATAGTATCACCAATCACAGTAATGGTATAAGTTTCACCTACAACAAAAGTACCAGCATCTTCTTCTACAAGTTCTGCAATAGCATGAACAACAGTACCATTACCAGCTAAAACACTACCATCATCATCAGCAGTGAATGTAGTACCAATAGTATTATTTGCACTACCTACCAAAGTAAAATCTGTATTGCCAGCATCTGTATCTAAAATAACATATACTTCACCTGCAACAATATCTACTGCATCTACAATTTCAAATTTCTTACCTACTTGATCAAGACTAAATACTAGACGACCTGATGAATTTGCAGTAACAGAAACTACAACACCTTGTGTTACACCATTTACTTCGTATTGAAGAAGATTATCTACTAAAACCTCATTGATCTTAGTTTCAAGTTCTGTTGCCAATGCACTCGCAGTGGAATAAACTGCATCTGTTAAAGTAATAGATACTTCACCAATAGCAGTATGTACACTACCTATAAATTGGAATGATAATGTATCATGACTATTTGCAATAATCTCTACACCACCATTTAAAGTAGTCATAGCTTGATATTGTGGTGCTACTGAATTACAAGCAATATTAATCGCATCTGCAATATCTTGTGCTGTGCAATTCGCAACAGTGCCTATATTCACTACAATATCTTGATTATCTATCTTTAATTGAAGACTATCATTCCCTGCACTAATTGTTCCTAAATCTTGCAATCCACTTTCTACTGTGTATGGCAATACATCACCTACGATATGTGCAAGAACACCAAAACGACCATCACCTGTTGGTGATGATAAACTTACACCACCTGTTACTGTTACTTCATCAATAGATAAATTGATTTGATCACTTGTATCTTTGATAGTGAAATAAGGACTTGATCCAGCACTAATAAAAGATGCACTTGTTGGATTGCTTGATGCAAATTTAACTGTTACTGTTTCATTAACAGGTGTGCCTGTAGTAATTCTAGCATCGGGCAATAATTCACTACCACTTGGGAATGATAAATCTACACCATTTAAAGAAGAACCTTTAGTGCTTAATGTCACATCATGTAAAGCAACACCTTGTTTCAAAACTTGGTATTTACCTTGACCACTCGCACCCTCAGATAAACATACAAATTGATATTGATTGTTTCCACCAATAGTAGAATCTGTCAAAGTGTTGTAATAGAAAGTAGCAAAAACTTCTTTACCTTCTTCAACTTCTTCAGCCAAAGTGATTGTTGAATCTACATGATTTACTCTTGCGACTACTGAATCAGTCTTTTCAATCGCATCAGTAAAATTATAACCAACTTTTACTTGAACTAAATCTGCTCTTGATGTTGGACTACCACTGCCTGTTCCATCAACAGGTTGATATGGCAATTTGAAAGTGCTTGGTAATGCTCTTGGTGGTACTACACTTGTATCAATTACTCTTTCACATTGAACAAGATAAATCTTATCATCTTTGAGTGATGCAGTGATTTGAGCATCATTAAAAGCAGTAGCATTTAATGATGTTTCACCAGCAGAAACTAATGCAGATGTTCCCCAAACAATTTTATCGTCTTTAAGAATCCAAGAGATGCCTTCGATAAAGTTAGATGAAGAACCACCACTACCATCAGAAACTAAAGATACAGATTCAACACTAAGAACACCAGTGCTTGGAATGTAGTCAAATTGATCTCTAAAGCTATTGAAATAATAAGTGACTGTTAAAGTAGCATCTGTTGCAGGTGCTTCTGTTAAAGTGATAGAACCATTTGAACCATCAACACTCGCAGGTGTGATAGTAGCACCATTAAGTTTAACTACAATATCGGTAATATCTGTAGTAGTGATACCACCATTTGTACCATCCACGATAGGATAATGACTTGTAAAGAAAGTCTTATTTCTTGAAGTGGATTGATTTACAACAAGACCAAGTTTAGCATTAGCAGAACCATTACCAATAGTAATAGATCCACTCGCATTTAATTGAAGATTTTCTAAATTGAAATTATCGGTATATGTAGATGCTTCTAAAGTACCATAAGAACCAGAATTGATGATCGCAACAACACGATTTAGATCATCTTCTCTATTGCCTGTTGAAATAGTAGGTAGTGTAATAGAATATTGAACACCATCTACAACAAAAACAAAAACATTGGATAGAGCATCAAAATCAAAGCTACCATTTGAACCAGTGATTTCTGCCATTGTTGTAGTGATTTGAGAAGAAAGACTTTCATCTTCAATTAAAGTATCTGTTCTCTTAAAATAATAAGAAACTAAGACGGTATCTGTAAGTGCGGGTGTGGCCGCCAATTCAACAATACCTTTAGCACCATCTACACTTAGAACAACAGTAACGATACCATTGACATAAGCAGTAACACTTGAACTATCAGTGGCAACAACACCACCACCAGTACCATCTACCATAGGAAATTTTTGGACTTGAACTTTAGTAGCAGTTCCATTGAAATTTCCCAAAATAGGTGTACCATCTGGATTAAATCCTAGAACAGCACGACCACTCATGTTTTCATTAACAATTCGTTGGTCAACAGATGAAGAAGAACCTCGTATCATTTGAACACCAACAGATTGGATAGTTTCTTTACCAGCACCTAGTAATAAAGGAATTTGTCCAGTAAAATTACTAGATGGTAAAGGTGAATCAAATACTGTTTGAGTATAAACACCTGGTGGTGCATAACCGCCTTGAATAGCCATAATCTTTTGCTCCTATTTTTGTTGGAAATTACATCCAATTTCTTTTCTGACTTGGTTTTTTATATCTCTTTGAGTTTCATGGTAATTTTTGTCCATTATATATTCATTGTCATATCCAACGATTATATCTAATGGATTGCCTTTTGTTTCTTCAAGTAGTTTCACTTTGTCTTTATATCTTAATTTTGCAATTTCCCATTTTCTTATGGAATCTTGCATAAGTACTCTTTCAAAGTTTGTATCTAAATTTTCAATACCAGTCGATTGTGGTTTCACTTCTTCTACTTGAATATTATTATATCCAACACTCTTTGCACCTTGTAAAATTGAAAAAGCATCTTTTCCACAAGATGTGCAAGATTGCGAATTAACATCGGTAGCTACTCTTTTACTAAAAGAAAGACCACAAGTCCTGCATTGGAATTTTAAAATAGGCATTAAGATTACTCCTCTTTGTTTAATAAGATTGATAATATAAATAAATTATTTAAGATCTTGAATTTTATTTTTCACTAAGCCAGTATATCCCACTTGATTTTCTGCTATCGGTAATTCTTTTTCTAAACTTAATGATTTCCCATAAGACATTAATGGTGCTATCAATGGAATGTGCATAAACCAATCCACCTGCAATGTTGTTGATACACTCGCAGTATAAAAATAATCATCTCCATTCTCATCATATACTTCTTCACTCTCACCACCTAAACTTACTTCATTCATATTAATTCCTCTTGATGCAAGTTGATCTCTTAATACTGCCCACATCCAAACTACTGTTCGATCTGCTAAATCTGCTTGTGAATGTACATCTCTTGCTATAATTTCTATTTCTACAGATACATCCCATCTACCACCATATTCTTTATAAATATCATCAGCTTCATCCAGCACTACGATTGCTTGTTGATCACCACCTCTTAATCGTCTACCAAAATATATTAAAACACCAGGAATAATTTTATGATAGACTTGATCGGGTCTTACATATTTAGGTTCGATTACATCTGTTTGTAGTTCGGTATATGTAATCTCAATGCTAAGACCATTTAATAATTCATCTGCCAACTCAATGATATTTCCATTTAAAGTATAGTCTACACCTTCAACATATCTAGTGTAAGATGGTTTCTCAATAATTCTTAAACTATTCTCTACAGGTGTGCCAAGTAATTGGATTTCATTTGCACCTATAAAAACAGGTTCTGTTTCTTTTACTCTTTTATATTTAGTCATATCTACTCGATAGATTTCATACTGATCTTCCATCTTTGTTATATCTAAAATATAGATACCTTCATCTGGTTTAAAATTTGGATTTTCTTTAACCCATTCAATCGAACCATATTCAAGTTTTTTAGTTTTTGCTAGATAGACATAACCACGAACTGTGGATAAATAATTATCTGCACTAAGCACAACATTACTCGCACCACCTGTTTTAATGACCATACCAAATTGTGGTCTTTGGTCGAAACTATATTTGCCTTGAATATTATTTGCAATTTCTGGGTATCTTGGGTGATCAGACCAATATTTTCTCAATTCTTCTATCATGAGATTACGAACTTCTAGTGTTAAATAATGAAACATCTTTATTTACTCTTTCTTTTTTGGAATATACTTTTAATCACTTCATCTATTATCTTGTCTACCATCTTCAGCACTCCTTGTTGTTAATGCTTTAAATCTTATTTGTTTTCTTTTACTTTGGAGCATCAGCTTTTTTTTATCAAGCATTTCTTGACCAGTCATTTTTTCATAAGTTAAAATTGTAGTTGCCTGCATGACTGCACGATCAATCGCTTTTTCTATCCATGAGTATTTTACAACAGCTGGGTGTATCCAAGATTTTTCTGTTACTAATGGCAATGTTCTAAACTCAATTTCACCATTTCTATTTTTAACAGGTATGGCTTGTCTTGGTTTATTTCTTTCTGTTTTAAGCCAGTGCATAGGATAAGCAGGTTTGTTTCTTAAATGATACTTGATATGTTGCCATGTAGAATATAATACAATATCACCATTATCTTTTATCTGTACACCAAAAGAATAAATAAACTCTTGTGTTTTAGGAACTGCACTAAATAATTGACCTGCTCTTTTAGCTTCTTCTCTAACTTCATTTAAAATCATTTCTGCGATAAATTGAATTTCTTTTCGTGTTTTGTCTTTGATAGGTTGTCTAAAGACAAATTGTTTTTTAAGTCTATCTACCATTTTAAAATGCAATCTTAATAAATGTTCTTTAATAGAAACTTTAATAGAAACTTTAATAGAAATTGGGATTATAGAAATCGGTATTTGATCTTTTAAAAAAGACTATCTATTATATAAATAGCTAAGATGTTCATCAAGTTCTTCAGTAATTCTTTCTGTCTTACCCAACAAACTGCTAATTTCAACAAGTACTTCGAGCAGAGGTCTTCTTAACTTATTCAAAGAATCTACAAGTTGAGCATTTCCTGTTCTTTTAGCTTCTCTAATAAGAACATCAAGCGCACTAATTTCTTCCTCAAGTGCGGTATCCAAAAGGTTAAAAGTACTTTGGACTTCATCTGAAGAGGTTGCTAGTCGGTCTAAAACACTTGGTGATATGATTGATGCTTTTTTAAGCAAAGAAGCCAAACGACTTAATCTTTGTGAATACATGGTAGTTTCTCTTTTTGTTAAAACTGTCCGATTTCGCCTAATTCATTACATTCTTCATAAATATGTGCGGCCAAAAATTCTGATTTCTTAACAAGATTTTGAAGTTGGTATGAAACTTGTTGCAATTCTTGTTTAATCTGATTTAACTGGTAAACATCTTCACGATGTTCAGCTTGATCCATCACTTCTTCAAGTGCATCTTGTTGTTCCATTGCCAAATTAAATAAATCACCAATAGCATCAACAAAAGCACTTGTAGTGTTATGTAATTCTTCTAAACTCTTCTCAGAAAACATAGGTGATGCTTTTTTGCTTCTTAAAGAAGCCAAACGATTTTGTCTTAAAGAAGCCAAACGGCTTTGTCTTTGTCTTTGTGAATACATAATAGTATCTCCATTTGTTTGTTAAAGTTTTAAGTTTATTAAACTCATCTCAATAAAAGATTATAAATAAACTATAATCTTATTTTGAATATGGAGAACCTACAAAAATAGGTGCAAGACTTCCATATTTATCTTCAAAATCTCTTAAATCATCAAGAGCAGGAATGTTCCCATACAAGATTTCTCTTTCACCTTCGGAAGCATCAAAAAAATCTTCTCCTTCAGTCATCAATTCTATCACCTGTTGAATATATTCTGGGAATCCTCTTTCAAGCATCTCAAGAAAACCTTCTCCTACCTTAAATGCCTGACTCTTCTTATCCTTCATAGAACTCAAAAGTTTAACTGTCTTAGCTTTTGTCATGGCTATTTCTTTTAGCCATTCAGGTTTTGCTTTTACTATAAACTGGTCTGAGAAATTATCACTTCTTAAATTCTCCACTAATCCCCAAATTTGCAGAAGTTTGTCATCATCACCAGATGGCATTACAGAAGATTTTCTTAAAGAAGCTAAACGGCTTTTTCTTAAAGAAGACAAACGGCTTAATCTTTGTCTTTGTGTAAACATGGTAGTTTCTCCATTTGTAAAAAAAGTTTTAAGTTTATTAAACTCATCTTAATAAAAGAATATCAATAAACTATTGATGCGAATGTTTAATAATAATAGTTTATAGATAAACTATTATTAAGATATATTGTCTTTACACAAAAGGATCACTAAAAAATGATTAATCAAAAATTAGCTTCTCTTGAAGCAAGAATTACTAGACTTGAATCAAGTCTTAATCAAAAACAAGCATCTTGGATGTCATCACCAGGTTCAAAACATGAACAATTTTTAGACATGAAAAATGATTTTCTTAGCAATATTGATGTTAAGAAAATTAAAGACATTCTCAATATGAAAACTAAAAAATATGATCTTGAATTTGTTCTTGGATCAACAGGTGAAGATGGTCGTTTTTCAGTAGAGCAATTTAAAATTGTATGTAAGAATTTAGAAGGCACTAAATTTTACCCACCTATCTATTTTGAATTTTCTTTTACTGTTGAAGAAGAAGAATTGTTTTTTCATGCAGGTGCTTGGTTGCCAAAAAATAGATCTAAACTTTCACCTGATGCTGAAGATGGTTTATCCTTTTCCTATACAAAAAAAGTTAATGTTAATGTAGAAGTAGTAGATTTTCTTGTTGATTGGATTGACCAAATTAAGATGGACTATCCATATTAATTTTATCCTTCTCATTCTCATAAACAACAATCTTTTTGAATGATGGATATAGATAAGTATCCTAAAAGTCATGAAGAAAATATTTTAAAAGATGCTCGTGAATTTATTAAAAACAAAACAGGATTATAACTTTAAATTAAACTTTCTTGCAAGGTCATCTAAATAATCATACACATCAGGGTCATAAGAAAAAACCAATGGTTCGTGCATCTCAAAACGGAGTTCTCTTCCCTCATCCAGACTAGAGGTCAAATCATTAATATAATATGGCCATTCATTTTCAAGAACCTCAAGAAGAATTTTAGCGGCCTTAAATTCTTCACCATTCTTATCTTCAATAGTTCCCATAACTTTCATCGCATAAGATTTTACATTAGCCATTTTTTTAAGAAATTCGGGTTTTGGCTTTATAGTAAAAGCATCTGAGAATTTTTCAATACTATTTTCAAGACCATTGACTTGTGCAAAAATTTTCAGAACTTTGTCTTCATCACCAGATGGCATTAAAGAAGATTTTCTTAAAGAAGCTAAACGGCTTTTTCTTAAAGAAGCCATACGGCTTAATCTTTGTCTTTGTGTAAACATAATAGTTTCTCCATTTGTTAAAAAAGTTTTAGTTTATTAAACTCATCTATAAATAGACTATAAATAAACTATTGATGCGAATGTTTTAATAGTTTAGCTTTATATTGAAGTTTAAGGTTTCAATAGTTTATTTATAATTTTTCTTTATAGAAAACTTGTTTTTACACAAAAGGATAATCAAAATGATTAGTCAAAAAATCGCTTCTTTAGAAGCTCGTATTGCTAGACTCGAAGGTCGCAATAAAAATGCTGGGTTTGGGGGGGGTTTAAATCTTAAGATTGTAGCATCAAATCTTACTAAGATTCAAGATTGGATGTATGAACCTGTAGAAGTTTTTGGTGACACATTAGAAACTCATAATTATTTTAAACAAGCCCCAGATGATGCTTATTCTTGGACTTTTAAAATTTCTCAAGAATCCGAATTAATTTATATTGACTATGAAGGGATTCCTAAAGGGGTTAATCGTAAATATCGTGGTGAAGAAACTATTTCTACTTACGATGTAAGTGGTGATCTTAATAAATATGTGGCAAGGTATATTAAAGATGAAATTATGAACTTGAATGCACAGGGACGGAGATTACTGAGTCGGAGATAATTTTATCCACCATGATTATGATTTTCCCATACTGCTGTTCTCCCTCTTAATTCATGATTGGCTGATACTTCAGCTTTCTCACTCATCATTGGTATCGCATTATCTGTTTGTGTTGAATATGGTGCATCATTTCTTGCAGAATATGTATCTCTTATTGTTTGATATGTATATCTTGTCTTATGCCATAACACTGGAACTCCATCCATTGGTACAGAATATCTTATATCTGCAGGTTCAAAATATGCTAAATTAAAATGTTGTTGCAATACATTTCCTCTTGCATTTGGTCTTCTTACGGGTCCTAGACTATATCGGTCATTATTCTGTTTCACTATAAAATCTCTTTGACTTACGATTGGACTGGGACCAATATACACTTCATACGAATGTTCTTTTCTCCTACCTTGTGTTGCTTGACTTATTCTTCTTTCTGCATCATCTGGTGCTACTATTATATCATAGGGACCATCATATCCACCTATCAATCCAGTGCCAAAACATCTTATACATCTTGAATCAGGTTGCTTTCCATATTCTAATGTATACCTATTAAATGCTCCACACTCGCATGGCTGTCCAACCACTTTCTTTAAAAACAATCTTACTCTTTCTCCACCTTGTTCTAAAGCCCACTGATTTCTTCTCACACCTTCCCTCCACATCCAATCTACTTTTTCAATTTCTATATCACTAAATGGTTGTGTGTAATCTAATGGACTTTCATGTAAAGCACCTGTTGTAGGATCTTCTGCAACAGTGGTTACACGATAATATGTTTTTTTATCTATGATAGAAGAAATTTTGCCTTCTGGTAAATAAGATAAATATGTACAAGTCACAACACTGGTATTTGGATCAAAGACTAATTGAATATCATTCATTAATGTAATGACATTAGTGGTTGCACCTTGTCTTAATACAATTTCACCTGTTTGTCCAAACACACTTGCTGGATATGCAACTTGACCATCTATTTTAACAATCACATCTCTATATGATGTAGATGGTTCTATTGCACTACCTATTCTTGCGATTGGTCTTGCAGTTTTAAAACGATATGCACCATCTGCATTACTGCCTATGCTTATCCAATTTGTTATCACTTCATCAAAAATCATTTCAGTGATATTTGTATCTCTATAAAAAGTTGCACTGACTGGTTGTTGATTTATTCTTTGATAGGGTCCACGATCAGATGTGTTTGATCTATATATATTGACACCACGAATAATCCATCCTTCATTTTCATGTATAAAAGAAGGACTATCCCAGCGAAGATCAATCGCACCTTTAAGAAAAGGTGAATTTGCAGATGTATTTCTTGGAGGCATTGGATAAGGTGATCTTGAATATTCCCAGCCAGCAGTCATAATAAAAAACCTTTCTATATAGCATTATAGAAAGGTAAAAAATAGAAAGATTAAAAGTTTAATACCATGCAACCAATTTCACATCTTCTACTTGAGAATAGAATTTGAAATACTTAACAATTTCTTCTATTTCTTCTACAGTATATTCACTAACATAACCATAAAAGTCATATTTACTTGCAGTAGTCATTAATGCAGACCAAACATTATGATCTTTGAGATCATAAGATGCAAATTTGAGATATGCTTCTTTAATCTCATTTGCAGTGTGTTCATTGAAAAGCCAAAGATCTTCATAATCTCTTGGATTTTCAAGTTCAAGACCAAGCATAGCTTGAATGATAGGAAAATAGTATTTGCCCCTCCATGCACCTTGTTCTGGCATACCCATAGATGCACAGACAAATGCAGTTAATGGTTCACCTGTATAATTAACAGGTTCATTTTTGGAATTTTGGAAAAAGTTATCAAGACCCATGATGTAAATCCTTTGTGTGTGTTGTTGTGTTTATTTTTTTTAAGTGAAAGAGTTTCTTACTTGTCTTCAGAATAGCCATCAAACCAAGCACCAACTTTATTGGTATATCTAATCTTCTCAGCACTTTGACAAGTTTTACTACTTGTTTCTGGATGATTACAATGTTCTTGAGCCTGTTCTAAAGTCAAGCCTCTTTTGATCACTCTTTTAGAGTTTGTTTTGTAAAAAAATCTTACTATGGAATACATAAATGTCCTTTTTTTAGGTTTAGTCGCTATCGACATAACTATAACACTTGTCACTTAGCAACCTTTGCAACGAATGTTAAATTTTTTTTTCATACCATTCTTTAATCTGATCATTGATTTGATCAAAAGTGTCTGACACAACAAGAAGGTCGGTATTGTTTAGTGTTTCTAAGAATTTGGAAATGATAAAGACTTGGTTTTTAACATTAAGAAATTCTTTAAGTTCTGGTTTTTTCTTTGTGGTTTCAAATGGTTCAAAAAGCACGGGTATAGATGAAAGATTTTCATCTTCAAAAAGTTGATCCATGTAATAGCAAATATAATCTATCATGCAGAGTTTAGTCGCATATTGTAGAGAATGGCAATCATCAAATGGCATTACAATGTTGATCATTTCTCTTAGATTAAAAAGAATAAGGTATAATTTTTCATTCTTCATAAATGTTTCTTTCTTTATTTATAAGTGTTCAAAGAACAAATATCATTCATAACTTCTCTTAAATCTTTTAAAGTCATGTGTTCATCTTCTGATGTATGGAAATATGGATTCATCTGTTTATCAAATGAATCTACAATTTCCCAAAGAGTTTCAGTCTGTTCTTCCATAGATGGGAATTCCAGATAGCTAAAACTTTCATATAAACATCTAACTGCTTTTAAAATTTCTTTCTTTAGAGAAGGCAGTTTATAAAATTCTACTTGTGATGGATCAGTAATCAATGCAAGTAGTCTTTGAATTTCTTTGACTTCTTCTTTGGATGTTAAGAAAACTTTTTGTTTTTCTATGCTATCTTTTGAAATCTCTTTCAAAGAATCTATCAGATCTTCAATTTCATTGGAATTATCTGCAATCAAAGATAGCTTTTGAAAAAAATCACCATTATGGTCTTTATTGAGAACTTTTTGGATAGCATTTTTTAGGTTGGTTTCTACTGTATCAAAACTTTCTACACATGAATCATGTTCAGAAATAACTTCTTTGATAGCAAGTAGTGTTTCTAAAATAAAAGATGTTGGTTTCATATCTCATTTTCCTTTTTTGAGAGTTTGTCCTTAATGACAATTCTATAACACTTATCGTTGAGCAGTCTTTGCAACTCGCATGAAATTCTTATAAAGAAAGTTCATTCATAACTTCTCTTAGATTATTTAAGGTTTGATGTTCATCTTCTGGATCAAAATCTTTTGATTTTTGATTTTCAAAACAATCTTTGATCTCATAGATACTTTGAGCATGGTCATTTAGATTTTCAAAATTTAGAATGTCTAAATTCTCATTTAGTGAAGATACTGCTTTAAAGATTTTTGTCTTTAATGCTTTATCAAGACTATAAAATTCTACTTCTGTTGTGCTGGATAAAAGTTTATTTATTCTGGCAATATCTTTTTTTGCACTCAAATAGATTTCTTGCTTATCCACACATTCTTGTGCAAGATCTATCAAATCTGATATTCTTTCTTCTATACCAGAAATCTGTTTCTCTATGATAGATAGTTTCTCTAAAGATGAACCATTATGTTCTTTGGCAATTTCTTGTTGTACAAGATCTTTAAAATCTTTTTCAATTTCATCATTTGGTGAGAGATTGAAATGATGAAATACTAAGTCACTAAGACCAAGAAGAATTTCTAAAACAAAAGATGTTGGTTTCATAGGTTTTTCCTTTTCTATGTATGTTGTGTTTTTATTTATTTAAGTAGTCATCCCAATCCATTGCAGGTAATATCTCAATTTTTTCTTTTGGTGGTTTAATCTTTAAAACTTTTTTGCTCCACTCACCTTTAAAAATATCCATTTGTTTTTCACTTAACACTCTACCACTTTTAAGTTGAGTAGTGATTGAATCACAAAAATTTAAAAGCCATACAGACTTTGTTTTAGTTTTCAAAAGACTTATTTGATTTAAAAACTCTTGATCTACTTCTACAGGTTCTGGTGGGTTTAACATATTGTCCAATTTTCTGTTAAAGAGATTTATTTGTTTTTCACTTAAGGCTCTACCTGCATTTACTTGATCAAGTAGTGATTGCACAAAATTCTTTGTCCAATCATCACTTGTTACCATCAAAAGAGCATTTGCATTATTTTTGAAATCTTGCATATTCATTTTTCAAATCCTTTTTTTAGGTTTAGTCATTATCGACATTCTTATAACACTTATGCTTAAGCTACCTTTGCAACCAAATGAAATTTTTTTTAAATAATTTTATTCTTTGTATCTACATAAGAAAGGCAGATAAAATATATGAGTAAAGACATTCATGTTTCACATCCATGTACACACTACATTCGATATGAATCTTATACACTCGATAATATTACTGATGTTGTAACAAGAAGTCCTATCAATGGATCTAGTCTTTTTAGTATTACCAAAAATGATATTGTCATAAATACAGATGGTCTTTTTTCTTCTGCTGAAATTATCTTTCCACTTAATGCACCATATAAAATCACAAATCCAAACTACACTTTTATTTATCAAGACATTTCATATCCTATCAAATTTGACACTGGACTTTTAAATGCCAACCAAATTCAAAACACTTTGATTAAATCTCTACCTATGAATAAAGTAGAAGTAAATCTTGTAAATCAATCTATCCAGATCAAAGATAAAACATCTGGATTATCATCAAGATTGGAATTACAAGGCGATTTGTCTAAATTTGGTTTTACTTATGATAAATATAAAGCACAAGGCAAACTTTTACATACTGGATGGAAACTTTTCAAAAGAGATGATGGCTTAGGTTACTTCATTCGTTTTAATGAAATTGTTAAAGGCAATTATCTTATCTCATATACAACAGAAAAGAATTATTGTAATCGTTGTGCATCTACAGGTGTTGAGAATGATCTTAGATTTAATGTATATGGTGAAATTAAACAAGTGGAAAAACATGATTTACTTTACCAGCAAGTTGCCAAAGTTTGCTTAACAAAAATTAATTCTAATCCACAACACGCTTGGTATGGTACAAATGCTTTTGATTATGTTGGTGTTAAACAAGGTGGTCTTGCTAAACTTAGTATTGAAGAATCTGTAAGACAAGCTATAAACCAACATATCAATATTCAAAATCAGGTCGGTAAAATACAAAAGCTATCTTTAGAAGAACAAATTGCTTCGGTAAGAAAAATAGATGTACAACAAGTTGCTAATACAAATAATGCCTACCTTGTAGATATTGTTCTTGTTAGTAGAGCGAACACAACTGTTAATCTTAACATTGTGTTTAGTGTTCCTGGTTCGATTGACTTAACAAATTGAAAGATTAAAAAATGATAGAAATTATTTCTCCCAGTGGATCTTTATTAAATAGTCCTGCTAACTATTCCACTACACAAAAAAATATCTTCATCAAAGGTATTACTGATGACCCAACCAATCTTAGTATCACTATTGAAAACCAAACCTATACAAGTTCGGATATTTTCTTTGATGGTGATTATTTTACTTTTCCTAATCCTGCTCTTAGTCCAAATGGTCTTATTCTTTATAATGGTAATAATAATATCACACTTAGTCTTTCGTCTAGTGAAATTTTTTATCTCAATGTCATTCAACCTATTGTCAATCGTTTTCAATTACCAGATCAGCCACAAGGTATTTATATTGAAAGACTTGCTCAAGATGTTCTTATCAAATTCCAACATACAGATACTGAAGTTAAATACTATAATATCTATGCTTCTGTTGCCAGTGGTGGTGGTATCAATGGTTATCAAAAAATTAACTTTGAACCTTTAGATCCAATTAGCTATGGTCAAGGTAGAGAAGTCTTGACTACCATTGCAGATGAAACTTTTAATACTAATACAGAAGTCGCTGATCCTTTATATGCCAAACTTAATTTCATCCAAACTGATGGTTCAACAAACTTAGCAAGTGATATTATTTTTAATAGTGAAATTGGTGAAAGTGTAAAAAGATTACGATTGACTACTAATCTTTCTTCTATTGATATTCAAACAGAAATTGTCTTTAAACATAACAGACAAGCTACTCAAAATTCTATGCCACCTACAATCCAAATTGGTGCTTTTGCTTCACTATCAAATGAGAATGTTTTATATTATGTTGCGACTGCTATTAAAGTTGTTGATGGTACTGAAATTGAAAGTCCTTATTCTTTAGAAGTTGTTGGCAAACCCGTTAATATTAATCAATCTAATGTATCTTTGCCTGTTGTAAATAGACAATCTTTAACAACAGATATGATCACCACCATACACAAACTCCAACCTGATGCTTTAGTCAATCCTGGTTCTGTTACTCGTGATGTTATTATTGATCCTTTTGTTAATGAAATGGAAAGATCCAGATTTTTACTAGACTTCACTTATCGTGCTATGTCATTTACTACATTACTCGCTATTGATGATCCTAGAAACACTGGTAAAAGTATCGCAGTCAGTAATTCAAATTATAAAACTGCTTTGGGTCAAGCATTATTCTTTAATGAACAAAATAGAGTTCAAGCAGTCATTGATTCTGCATTTGATAAACTTGCATATAACTTTGGTATTAAAAGACGATTAGGCACTAAAGCTATTGGTGAAGTTGTCTTTTTTGTTAAGACTGCACCTACCCGCACCATCAATATTCCTGCATACACAACCATCAGTGCAGGTAGCATTTCTTTTCAAACTACTCAATTCGCTAGGATTTCTACAGACACTTTATCTTCATACTACGATCCTGTTAAAGATAGATATGCCATTTATGTGCCTATTCAAGCAGTAAATATTGGTATCAATGGCAATGTTACTAGCAATCAAATTAGAACATCATCTATCAGTGGTGTTAATGTAAATAATGAAAATCCTACTTTTGGTGGTTCGGATGTAGAATCAAATTTAGATTTGAGTGCTAGATCTATTAATACACTCGCAAGTGTTGATACTGGTACAAAATCTGGTATTGAAAGAATTGCATCTGCTACTGCTGGTGTTACAGAAGTTTTTATTGCAAGTGCTGAATCACCATATCAATTTAGAGGTGATGGTAAAGTTGATGTTTGGATTCGTGGTATCAGTTTAGCCACTGCTACTGATCTTTATGCTCCAAATTTCCAAACTCATAAAGATAGTCTTTTCATTCCGATTGCAGAAGGTATCTATCAATTTAAACTCGCAGATCTTAATGCTACTCTTTATAAAATGATAGACAATCAAACTTTAGATTATGGTTTAAAAAATGCTACCACTGGTGAATGGTTTGATCTCACTAATCATACCATTACAAATGATAATATTGTTATCTTAGATACTTCTTTGACACAACCTGATTACAATATCACAGATGTTATCATAGGTGACTGGCAAGAAAATATTAGTGAAATCATTTATCTGACTAGACAACCTGTTGAAGCGATCACCTCTTTGATAGATGAAAATAATATTGAATACAATCAAGATACCGATTATTTCTTTAAGAAAACACAAGATCCTTTATTAGAAGGATATTCCACTAAAGCAAAAGACTATGTTTTAATTAATAATGGTGTTATCACTTCGGATTTTTACTTTACCAGTGAAGTCTTTAGTTTTATAGGTTTCTATCCATATCAAATCACCAAGAAAGGTGTAGATGCTTTAAGTATTCAACTCCGACTTGATTCAAGTGGTGATGGTGAAAGTGAATATACTTTCTTTAATTCATCTTTTCAAGACAATCCAGATTTCATTATTGAAACTACTGATGATGGTTATACTACTTTAACACGAACATCTAATTCTACCATTCCAGAAAATGTTACAGTCAAAGTAAATTACAGTTATCTCTTAAATCTTGAAATCACATATACATACAATCAAGTCTTGCAAAATGTTCAAACACAAATCAATAATACAAAACACCTAACTGCAGATATACTTGTTAAAGAGTGTATTCCTTGTCCAATAGATATTAAAGCAAATATAGTAGTTAGAAAAGGTTATCAAGTCAGTGATCTTGATCTCACAATCCGAAACAATATCCAAAATTATATTTCTTATCTCAATCTTGGTGCGAATCTAAGAGTAAGTGATATTATTCGTGTGCTTGATAATGCAAATGGTGTTGCTTTTATTGAACTACCATTAACTCAACTTTCTTTTAGTGAAAACACTCCAGTCATTAGAGAAGAGATCATACCGAACAATAATTACACACAAATTGTATCTTTAACCACTGGTGTTGCGATTGCATGGCTTATTGATGTAAATCTAAGCCAACCTGCAACTACTGATGGTGGTGAATTGGGTCGTGTTTATGGAAATGGTTTAGAATTTAATCTTGTTTCACAATCTCTTATCACTACCTTAGGTAATACTCCAAATAGTGTTTGTATTATTGGTAATGCAGATCTTGTTATAGGTGGCAGTCCTATTACAAATAGTAAAAATAAAATCCTTGTTGCATTGCCTATTGGTAAATCACCTAGTGAATATACATTCTATGTGAATTATCAAACTGCTGATGGTGCTGGTTTTGTGAATAACTTATCTTTAAATCCATTCTCTTATTTCACTGTTGGCAACTTAAACTTCACTTACAGAGCAGAGTAATAACATGAGTGATAAAATTCCTTTTTATCCAAATTTTCCTATCGCTAATACAGACCCTGTTGGTAGTAAAAGTGAAGAAAAGAAAGCACTCCAAGATAGTCTTGTTGTTGCTTATGCTAATGCACTTTCTGGTTCTTTAGCTTCTAATTATCTTTCCGAATTTGGTAGCAACAATCGTCTTTTATATGAAGGTGTTAGTAAAATCTTATCTAATCTTTTACTCGATTGTTTAGATCTTGTTAATGAAGTCGATTACTCTCAAATTAGACCAGAATTTTTTAATGATAGACTTTATAGTTTGCTTTTTCCCAAATCGGTAGATCGTCCAACTTTTAATAATGAAACAGAATTAAAACAAACCATTTTAAATCTTATTCAAGCATTACTGCAAGGTAGTAAAGGCTCTGCTATCCTTGAACTCTTAAATAAAATCCAACCTAATACTCTTGTTGAGATCACTGAAATTGGTGATTTCTTGATTGATTGTTTAATCTCTTCTTATACAATCACTACAGAAGTTAATGACCATAAACATTATGTTTATGCACCCATTTTAGGTTTAGGTAAAACTTCTGCACCTATCGGATATAAATGGGGTGATGATATTCATCAACATGATGTTTTAGATGGTATTGTTCAAACTGCGAATGAACACACACATGAAGTTCTTTTTGGTTTCCAACAAGATGTCATCACACTACAAGATAATCTTTACAAACTACTCTTAAAAACAAAACCTGCCCATGTGAATATTGGCAATAGACCAAGTAGTTTATTTAAAGAAATTTTTCCTGCACCTGCTTTTGATTTCTCTTTGACTGCTGGTTTAATGTTTCAAGAAGATTTAAGAAAGACTGATCAAGGTATTTATCTTTCCAGTGTCTATGGTTACACTACTGCTAATTCTAAATTCCTTAGATTTTATGATAGTGGCTTTAAAATAAATGATCGTGTTCGCATTAACAATCAAGAAAGAAAAATCATTTCTGCATCTACTGTTTTAGCTGATGATATTCCAGAAGTTATCTATTCTGTACCAAGACTTGATCTCATTGGTGTTGGTCAAATTCTAAATCATTGTTTAATTGTACCACCACCTGGTGGATTTGTTCTTACTACTTATGAAATGCAAGAAGGTGAATTAGTTCTGATAGGTTCATCTGCATATTTCATCTTAAAAGTAAATCCATACACATATAAATTATCTGCTCAAGTTTTTACTTTAGATCGACCTTTGACTTCAACCACTGCAGGACTTTATCTTGTAGAAGACACTCAATCATCTTTTAAAACACGACCATTAAGATATAAAAAATACACACAAACATTTGAATATTTAACAAGCCAATTCACATTACCTTTCTCTACACCATACACAATACATGGTATGCCTATTTTACCATCTGATTTTACTTGCTCTACACCTATTCTTGAATATAACACATATACTCGTGTTGTAAGTCTTACAACATCAGTTAATGAAATTGAGATCACTTATCCATATGATGAAACAGATCAAGTGTGTTTTAATGCTCTAAATGATACCAGTTTTGTTCTCAATTCTTATAGACCAATAAATCAAAGACCAAATACAAATTTATTGCCTACAAACAGAATTGAGAAAAGAAATGGACAAGTTTTATTTCATCATCGGAATAAATATCCTTTGGTCAAAGAATGGGTAAGGTCTTTTTATGCACATAGCGATACGAATACTCTAAATAACACTTCTTTGGTTTTAAATTCTAAGACGAAGTTAAACAGATATAATGTGATCAATGCAGTCCATAGAATACTCGCACCATCTACTGCGAGTGTTAGTGTATTAGATGGCAAAATTATTTTACCTTTTGTAGTCAAACGAATTATTTCTGTTAAACAAGGAATGACAAATATCACATCATTTAAAGTAAATGGCAATGCAATTACTTTTACTGGCATTGCAGATGGCATAGTGATAGATGTTGTTTGTTTAACAAATCGTACAGTTAGTCAAACAGGTGATTGGTTTAGACCCGAACAATTAAATGAAGGTATGATACCTTTTAAAAATATTGTTAAACAAGTAGCATTTGATGTAGATGAATTTATGGCAAATCCTTTGGGAAATGCAACAACAATAGAAAAGCCAAGACAAACAAAAATTAAAGAAACGATTACAGATAATAGTGGTGTTGCGAGTGAATTTAGTTTTTTTAAAGATGAGTGGATAGGATTAGAACAGACTTATGTATATGAAGAAGTGTGTCCAATTTTTAGAACAAGTGGAGTAAATAATGCACCATTCTTGTTAAATAGTGGCATACTTAATCTTACACAATATGTATTAAATAATAACACTCAAGTTATATATGATGGTAATGCTAGTGTTGAAATTTTACTCATAGAACTTTAAAGGATGAATGATAAAAATGATGAATGAAAAAGTTAAAAAACCCCAAAGTTCAGTCGCTTTTGGATTAGGTTTTAATGAAAACACATATCGAGTAAAAGGTGAAGTCTTTATTAAACTTGATGATAATGAAATCAAGGTTGATAATGTTTATACTTTAGATGGCAGTCTTTTAGCTAGTATTCTTTTCTCTGGTCAATATCCTACACGAACTGCTATCACTATGCTGGCAGTAGGTACAGGTGCAACAGGTACAAGTTTAGTTCCAAGTATTGCAGATCAAAGACAAAGACGATTAAATACCGAATTAGAAAGAAAAACTTTTGCAAGTGTTGTCTTTAGAAATCCTACAACATTTGCAGTTAGTACTATTCCTACGAATGTTGTAGATTTTACAACAGTCTTTAATGAAGGTGAAGCAGTAGGTGCTTTAAATGAAATGGGTTTATTAAGTCCATTTAGTAGTAGTCCAAGCACCACAACACCTTTGCTTGATGGTAGTGGAGATCCTGTTTCTTTTCCAGATTACGATACCACTTTAGATGTTAGCGATTATGACATTTTGATTAACTATTTAACTTTTCCAGTTATCAATAAACCATCAAATTCAGTTCTAGCTATCACTTGGCGATTAACATTCTAAGAGGTTTAGCATGGCAAAATATATCAACACGACTTCAAGAAATCTTGATCCAAGTTTGACGAATTATGAAAGTGTAGTTTTTCAAACAGGTAAGCCTTTACTTGATAGCGAATTAAATTTAGTTCAAGACATCAGTTTATCTAATGTTAAACCTAGTGGTATTATTTCAAATAAAAAAGATATTTTCGATGACTATGTTTTTGATACTACACCAAACACTTTAAAAATGAGTGCTTTTGATGTTCGAGTAAATAACAAAGTTTTACGAATTGCATATTCAAATGATACCAGTGGTTCAAATCAAATCACTATTCCAAGTCCACCTGCATCTCAAAAATCATCAGTCTTTGTTTTTCTTGAAGTTTGGAGAGCATTAGTAAGTCCAGCGACTTTAGCTACTGCAAGACTTAGAATAGGTGATAATGTTCAAGTTGGAGATAGTATCACTATTGATAGCGATACTTTTACTTGTGGTACAGATTTTGATCTAGGTAGCGATAAATATGTCACTGCTTTAAATATAGCTAATGCAGTTTCAAGTGGTAGTGCAGTTGTATCTGCAGATAGTAAAGGCACGGATTTTGTCTTCTTAACTTTAAATGATACAGTTCCTGTTAATACTACTTCACTTGCTATCACAATTACACCTGCATCTGGTTTCTCAAGTGGTACAAATATTCCAGCTACTAACAAAATTTATATCTATGGTAATGTTGAATCTGAAAGTTCAAATTGGTTGGATGATGATATTTATGATACTACTTTAAATGCAGAATCTACAAAGCGTATTCAATATCAATATCGTTTTAGAACAGTGGATAATTTTGCAGTTGGAACATATCAAGATGGCTTTTCAGATACTACAAATGTTAAAGCACAAGGAACAAATGGTTCGCCAACATCTTATTCTTTTAGTGCAAGTACAACAGATAATGGTTTATGGATAGCAGGTAGTGGTGATCAAACAAGTGCAACTGATTTAGGCACAATAGATGGTTATGTCTATGCTTTACCTATTTGTTTTGTGAATAGAAGAAATAGTAGTGGTTTTAATCCAGTCAATCCAAATGGTGGTTTATTATCTACACATACAGGTGCAAGTTCATATTGGTTGGATATTCCTGATCCATTTGTAATTCCTGCAGGTGTTAGTGATCGTCCTGATGGTTTGTTTGCAGATATAGTAGCTGATGTAGATGTTACAGATTTAAGAAAAAAAGTGATAGACATAATAGATAGTGAGAAACTTCTAACAGAACAAACACAATATCTTTTTGACAATAATCTTAAGACAATTCAAAGAGATGGTAGAGATAGATTTTATATAGGCAATCAAATTACAGATGGTGATCGAAGTACAACACCTTTAGTATGTGATGCGATAGAATATTATGGATATACACAACCAGACACTTATGGAAATTTGATTGGTTTTGCAGATAGTCTTAGAAGAAGATATTCAAGTTATCCAAATGTAGAGAAAGTGATCGCAACAATTACTTTAAGTGATACAGATCCAACAGGATTTAGTTATGTAGATAAAGCATCGGGTACTAAATGGTATGAAGGTGATGAGATCATTTTAGATTTTGCAAATTTTTATGTCACTGGTTTCTTTAATCCTGTTACCGATTCTTTTCCTATAGGCACAAAAATCATAGATGTTTTAAGAGCATGGCATGATGATGGACATACTACAACAGCAGTTAGTCAAAATATTCAGTTTAAGAAAATAGAGTTTATCTCTGCAACAAAGGTTTCTTTGATATTAGATAAAAATGATTTCACTGTAAATGGTGGTTTGAGTGCAAATAGTAATTATCAAATGGTAGGCAATAGTTCGGATGGTGATGTTGGTAGTTCAAGAAATATTTTTATTGAACTTGCTTTGTGTTATCCAGAAGGTGAAGGCTTAAGAGCAACACCTATAATAATATATCCAGACAACAGTGTTTATCCAAATGGTAGTGTGATTAATGAAGCTAGTTTATTTTTCTCAGAATTTGAAACGGGTCCCATTTTTAGTTTTGAAGAAGAAAAAAGATCTGTTTCTTTAGAATATGTTAAGAAAGAACAAACAATCGAACTTGTAAGTAAATCAGCCACTGAAATTTTAACACCTTTTAAATTCTATGGTGATGGTATTACATATTATGTTGAATATGAAGATCAAGAAGTTGGTGCAGGATATTCTAATGTACTAAACACATCAGATTACAATAAATCCGATGCGAGTGTTTTAGTCAATTCTTTAACAAATGCAGGTCAAACATTAGTCAGTCTAAAATACTATTCTTTAATGGCAAATAAAGCAAGAGCAATGATTTACTATAGGTATCTAGCATCTCAAACAACAATACCATCAGGTTCAACAATCGAAGTTGAACCTATCTATATTTCTAAATCTATGTTTGCCATCCAAACAAGCAAAGGTAGTTTGAGTGAATCTTACCCATACCCAAGTGCAAGTGATATGGTAGGTATTCATATTGATTTTGATATAGATGAATGGGATTTACGAGCAAATGCTCAAATTTCTATCAGTGATTTTAATATTGATGCAGGTATGTTACAATTAAACAATTTCATGCCTATTGATCTTAATACAGATATGACATTAACAAGTAAAACAACAGATTCTCAAGGTAATACAATTTATGTAGGTGGTACTGGATATTTACCAGTGACATATACATCACCATTTTCAAGTGAAGTTGGTCATAAAAATGTATTGCCTTTATTATGTAAAGCAAAAACAAACACATCATATTTTAGAAAAGGTGAAGTGTTATTGGTTTTGATTAGTCGATATGGTGAATTAGATAGTGAGAATAAAATCACATTAGGAAATAATTACACTATTGCGAGTATCTACAACACTAAGAACAGATTGATCGTGGAGTAAAAAATGCCTACAAGTTCTTTTAATGGAAATGCTGGTAACGGTACTAATAAAAACATAAATAATATCATTTATGTTCAAGATAATGGAAATAAAAATCTTGATGGTTATTTAAATGTTAGTGGTGATACATCTTTAGATAGTGATTTATATGTTGGTGGCAATACTACTTTAGATGGCAATTTAATTGTTAATGGTAGCACCACTACCATTGATAGTGTTACTTTAACGATTGAAGATCCTGTTATCACTTTAGCAAAAAATGCTAATCAACATACAACTGCATCTACAGATGCTGGACTATTTATCCAAAGAGGAAGCACAGAAAATCCAGCGATCTTGATTTGGAATGAAAATTCTAATCAATTTGAAGTTTCAACAGTGACAGGTGCTACAAGTGCAACAACTAATTTTACTGGTGGTGGTGTTACAAAAACATTTGTACCTTTTAAAGCTGGTGATATTTATGGCAGTTCGCTAGATGTGACAAATCAAGTAATTTCTTCTAGTGTAAGCACGAGTGTTTTATCCATAGGCGAACATAATTTTGATATAAATGGTTTATTTTTTGGTGAATATGGCAATTTGAATATTCATTCTGCTCAATCATCTTCTAGTATTCTTTTAAATTGGAATGTAAGTTCTGGTATTCCTACTACAAATGCTACTATTGAAGTTAAAAGAGGTTCTCTCACAAGTGCATTATTAAAATGGGATGAAACTAATGATGCTTGGGATTTCAATAAAGACATTTCTTCTCAAAAAATAAAAATTAGAACGGATGAAACAAGTGGTTCTTCTTCAAGAGTTTATATTTATTTCTATTATGGTGTTGGTCTTCTTAGTGAATTAGTTTATTTCTATATCTATAAAACATCTGATAGTGGTTTAACTCGTACTGTTGTTCCTATCTCTATCATTTCTACATCTAGGATAGAAGCATATACTTCTAGTGGTTACAATGCGATCAAATTCAATAGTAATTCAGCATATAGTACTCATGCAAATGCAGATGCTTTTATTGATTTTGAAGATGGTGCTTCTTACTACATTAATGTTTATAGTCCAAATGCTTCTGTTACATTCTCACCAAGTATTTCTTTTAGTTTTAGATACACTTCAGATGTTGGTTTAAGTGCAAACTACACTACACTTACAAATGCTAATTATATTGCATCTGGTGGTTATAATGGCTTAATCCAAGTAAATAATGTTACACCTTTGGTTTCTCAAGTTTTTAGTGCTGGTACTAATATTTCAAATTCCATAGATAATGCACCTGCTTTGAGTTTAGAATATTCTAAAGGTATTGCCAGTATTGTTTTAAATGCTGGTACTACAAGCACACCTACAGATGCTAGTCTTCTTGTTGATCGTGGTTTAAATAGTTCAGCTAAAATACTATGGGATGAATCACAAACAGGTTGGATTTTTAATCAAGATATTCGATTAAGTGATTCCACAAATATTCCAAACTTATATTTAGAAGATACAAGTTCTTTATATTTAGTAGATAGTGGCAGTGTTTGGATCAATGATGGTATTCTTGCTCTTGAAAGTCGATCTTCTAACACTACTCGTATTTATTTAAATAGTGAATTAGGTGTTGGCGATACTCCTACTACAGATGCTCAAATTACTGTTAATCGTGGAAATGAAACCGCATCTTACATTAATTGGAATGAAACTTCTGATGTTTGGCAATTCACACCTAATATTAAAGTCACCGATTTTTCTTCTAATGTTGCACTCCAAACTGATAATACTTTTGTCTATACTTATAAACCTTTAAGTTTAAATAATAGCTTGTTCTACAAGATACAAAGAATATCTAGTGCGACCACTGACATTAATTCAGATGTTTCTTTTGTAGTGATTGAAAATGGTGCTTTGGGTTCTGCAGTTTTTCAACCATCGTTGCCAGATTTAGATAGTGATACCATAGGTGGTCGTGTTATCAATATTGCAATTAAAAATGCAAACTATGCTGAAATTTATCCTGCTACTATTTCTCAATACATTAGACATGGTGGTACAACTTATTCTAGTGGTAGTCCTTTAGTTCTAAGTGGATATAGTTCTGTTCAATTAGTTTCACATATTGTAGGTAGTGTAAAAGACTGGTATGTAACAGCTATTTCTAATTCAGATATGGTAGATACTCTTACAACAAATGGTGCAATTACTATTTTTAATGGTAAAATTTATCATTGCAATCCAGCAGGTGCTATTGCATTAACATTAGGTATTGCACCTAATGGTACTACTCTTACTTTTAGATCTATTATAAATCAAACCACTACTATCACTACTGCATCTAATGGTATCGAAGGTAATCACAACACGATTACATTAAATTCAAATTCGGAAGGCTTGACGATATATTATTATGGTACAAGCTGGTGGATTTCTAGTATGTATGGCAATGTTGGTATAACCACAGTTTAAACAAAAGAGTAAATAAATGATAATAATAAATAGAAAAAACGATAAAATCATTCAAAGATCAAGCGAAGATACTATCACTGATATGAATGGTAAATATCTTTTAGATGAACCTGCAAATACTAAAGTTTCTTTAGTAGAAATTATTCCTAATATTCAAACAAATATTGAAGATAGTTTTCTTGCTATTTATTCTGATTATACAGGTATCACTTTTAACACACTACCAGTGAAAACTGATTTTGATACAAGTGCAGTATATCTTACATATAGTTCAAGATGTCAATTAGGTGATGACTATAATCATTGTGCAATTTTATCTAAAAATGAAAATACAAATGATCCAGGTGTTCTTATCACTGATACTATCACTATTCCAAGTTCAGATAAATTTCTTGTTTATTGGAAAGTAGCAGTTATTAGTTATGGTCAAGAACAATCTGTTACGGCTAATATTCCCAGTGAAATGATTTATAGTATTTTAGAACCAACTGACATCTCAGTGTATATTTCTAATGATGATGGTGTATCTTATACCGAAGCGACTTATTTGACACCTGTAAGTTTTTCAAGTGGTTCTACTACTATGCGAATTGCTTTCGTCAATAATTCATTAAATAAAATACACTTATTAGGATATGCAATACTATACTAGGAGATTAACATGGCTGATAATTTTGGAATTGATGTCAGTAGAGTTCTAAATAATGATAACACTAAATTTACTCATCTCATTTGGCAATCTGGCAAACCACCTTTAGATTCTGAACTAAATTTTGTTGGGCAAATCGCTAACGATTCACTTAGAGATGCAATTAAACAAACTACACCAAGTGGTTTTCTTGCTGACCCTATCACTGCGATTGATTTTGAATGTAATGCTTTAGATAGCAACCAATTCAAATTAAATTCTATTGATGCTATCGTTAATGGTATGCCTATTCAAATTCGTGGTTGTAACACTAATGATGAAACTACAAATGTCATTAAACTATCCGCACCACCTGCTACTAGCAATCGTGTAGATTTTGTTTTCTTAGAAGTTTGGAGATCTCTTGTTAGTCCAAATCCATCTACAGATTTTAAACCCAGTGCTATCACTTTCTTTAAATATGGTAACACTCAATTTGGTGGCACTAATATTACTGATGATCTTATTGATAATGATATTGGTTTTGAAACCACTAAAAGAGTTCAAATCCAATATCGTTTAAGAGTTGAAACTAATATTGATATTGATACTTATCCTCAAGGTTTAGGTGATCCTTCTGTTTTTGGTCAAGGCAACTCTGCTAATCCTGTTACCAGTGCAACATATACTAATATGGCAAATGATGGTGATCCTTCTTGTTGGAAAGCTACATCTGTTGATTTTGATTCAGTAGATAATATTTCTTATGCTATTCCTATTTGTGCAGTCTTTAGAAGAAATACATCTTCTTATGTTGCAGTGCTTAATGGTTCATCACCTACTCATAATGGTGCTTCTTTAAGATCTACATCTACACCTAAAACTTTAACACAAGCTACTTTAAGTGCAAACCTTACTGATACTGCGACCACTCTCAATTTAAGCACTTCTATTGTAGGTAGTGGTTTAGATGAAGGCAATTCTGTTGGTGATTATCTTGTCTTAAATACAGGTATCAATAAAGAAATTGTTCAGATTACCAATGTTAATGTAGGCACAGGTGCAGTCATTATTACTCGTGGTCAATTAGGTACTCAAGCTAAATCTCATCTAGCTACTACAACAGTCAGTTTATATAATCCAAGACCTGATGGTTTATATGCAGATCAAATTCATGAACAAGATATTTTAGATTTGATGAATACAATCTCTTTATCTGGATTTGATTATTCCCAACTACTTCAAAATGCACTTAATGAATTATTGTCTAATAATTTAAGAACATCTTGGAAATCTAGTGCTACTGGTAGTGATAGCAAAGGCATCACTTTAACTCAAGTTGATATTATTGGTGATCCTAATACATCAAGACCATATACTGAAATTTTAGATGCTCCAAATGGTATCCGAACTGTTTGGTCTGATAGTGCAGTCATTGAGAAGAATGTTAATATCATTATTGATCCTGCTACTGCTTTAAATGATGATGGTACTACTGTTGGTTATTTTGATAGTGGTTTAACTGATAATTGGACTATCAGTGCTGATTTGAAACCTACTGGTTTTATGCCAAGTGTTGATATTGGTGGTGGTACTTATCAACAAGCATGGTCAAGTGGTGCTGTTATCTTCTTAAATTTAGGTGGTGCTGATGGTATCTCTGGTGCAAGAAAAGGTTTTAAAAATAATCAAAAAGCAGTTCGCTTCTTAACAGAAAATGAAGAAGATTTAAAAATCTATCTTATTAATGATAATGGTTATACAGACCCTTTCACTAAAACAAATCTCTTACCTATTCTTTCTACTTTTGTTGGTTATCCATCTAAAATGGAAATCTTTGGTGGTCTTGTTCATTCATCTTTAAAAGTCACTGGAATTTCTACAGTTTCTGCAGATAATCAAATCAAAAGAATTACTAATAGTGCTGATGTCAATCTTGAATATTTTTATGAAATTGATTTAGGTGTTAGTCTTGCATCTTTTCTTGATGGTACAACACAAGTTCTTGGTAATGAAACTATTCCAGATCTTCTTACAAATTATGGTAAAGATAATACAGGTTTCTCTTCAGAACTTTATGCGATTGTTTATGGTTCGCCTAAAACATCTAACAATCAATGTTTTAGAATTATTGGTATGGGTAAAGATGGTTTAACTTTTAATGAAACTAATGGTAGTGATGGTGGTTTAAATACAGATACCACTATTCGACTGCTTCGTTTAAATGGTGCTTTCTCAAATTGGACTGAAGATACAGATGGCAATACTTTAACAGTAGAAATTAGAACAAGACGAACTTATGCTTTTGATGGTTCAACTGCAACAGATCCTTCTTTATGTATCGTTTTGCCATATCACACAATTTATGACATTACAACAAATACACCTACTCAAATCTATTCAACTGAAGGCACTTACTCAACATCTAAACTTTTAATTAATGCTACTTTACAATATGCACCTGGACATAGTGGTGTTGCTCGTGTTCCTGATCAAATCCATAATGTTTCTCTTAGAAATAAAAGCACTGCTTATCTTAGAAATGCTATTAGTGATTTAGATGCTACACAAACAATCTTTGAAACAGATCTTGTTAAATATGATGCAAATACTCATATTCAATTATGGAATGCTTTAAAATCTAAGAATGTTGACCCAAGTCCAACAGGCAATGTTAATGACTTTGGTGGACATATTATTGGTGGTGCAGATATAGATAGGAATAATGAAATCTTTGCAGACCCAAGTTCTAAAACACTTGTGCTTAGACCTTTCAAACAACAAAATTTATTGTTGCAATCTTTTCGTGCTGGTGCATCCACTGATCTTCTTTTAAGTCAATTCTATCAAGATGGTATCACTACTAAAGATGGTGCGGGTCTTTTCACTGGCAGTGGTTTGCCACAAGATTATTTTGAATTTCCTCCAATGCACTTACCTAAATTTGGTCGTCAAGATATTCCTTTCCATACAAACAATGGTATTGCTGATCCTTTCTTAAATGGTTTGCATCACTTGTTTATTGATACAAATACAAATACAGATGATGTTTACAATATTATTGGTGGTGATAGTAATGAAGGTTCTGCTGGTATTGAAGCTATGCTTTTCTACACTGCGATTGATTATGGTTCAAGTGATGATATTACAGTTGGTCATCCAAGTCTTGGTGCTAGAAAAGTTTCTCTTGAAATTCCCAGCACAGATTTTGGCAATATCTTAAATGGTATTGAATTACCACCTTATCATGGTTTTGCTAGAGTTTATGGTGTCTATGAAAAAGTTGATTATCTTGCCAAAGTTGGTTCTTCAGTCGCAGGTGGTCATGAATCTGATCGTGTTACACCTATTGCCAATCCACCTATCAATCTTTTAAGAACAGATGCTACTAAATACACCATGTATATTAGACAAGATGGTGCTTCTGATGTTGCTGATGCTACTGGTAGTCATACATATATTTTAACAGAACATTCTCTTGATATTCGCAAAATTCCTACTTATACAACAGGTGATGAATTTGCAGATTTTGATTATGTGGTTGAGTGTTGTGTGTTTGGTTTTGCGAATGGATTTATCAATAAAAATAGTTTTATTCTTGTTCGTCAATATGATGGTGCGGGTGTGGAGAATGTAAATCTTACTACATTGCCAACAGAATTACAAAATGTTGATGTTGTCATTCCTTCACCTTTTGGTAGTGCAGATGAACTTTTTGTTGAATATTCCAGAACTGCATATCAAGGTGATGTTTATCATACAAGAGGTGGTACAGTTGCAAATTATAATGATGAAATTATTCGATCAGGACAACTTAATCCAAACGATCATTATTATGGTGGACTTACAAGAAAACAATTTAATACAGATGGTTCATCAGCTATTACAATCACTAATCCAAGAGCATTTACAGTTTTGGCTTCTATGGATTTCTATTTAACATTAGGTACTGGCAATATTGGTGGTACTTTATATGAAAACACTATTACAGATGTTGGTTATGAAGAAACACATATTCCACCCAGTGCTTTAAATCAAGAATTAATCCATGTAAAACCTAAAGCATTTCATGAAAATGAAATTGGTTTAACAAATGCAACTGCGACTTTAACTTTTGTTAAAAATAAAATCGTGGATGGTGTTTTACAAGTTAATGCTTGTTATATCACTATCTATTTGCCAGATGGTACAATTAAAGCTGATGACTTTGTTATTACTTCAAGTTTTAGTGATGAAGATTTAGGTAATTCGATCATTGAAATGGTAGGCACTTTATCAAATTATATTATCAGTGGGTCTTATACTACAGATAGTGTACAAAATAGAATTGTCTTTACTTATCTTGAAAAAGGTATTATTGGCAATCAAGCACAAATCTCTATCTATTTCACTTATCCTGCAAATCAAAATAAATTTACCTACAAATTAGGAACAGACACTTTATTTTCAACAACTAAAGTTTATATGACTGGTGGTAGTGGTATTCAAAATAATGCAGGTTCTGGATCTCTTGATCCTTCTTTGATTGGTCTATCTTCAAGACTTCCTTTAGGTTTGCTTGTAAATGATTATGATTTCTTAGGTGAAGATATTTTAAATGATGGTTCGAGTTATCTACAATCATCTTTAGGTAGTGTTAAGACTGCTAACATTTCTTTACCGATCAGTAGTAATGGTCTTGTTTATTCTAAAGTAAATGGTGTGGCTGGTGATACTTTAATCATGTGTGAAGCAGTAAATGATACCTATATTGCTTTTACAGACATTAGTCCATCTGGAACAAAAACATATAGAACACATCGTGGTGCAGTTGTTTATGGTGCGAGTGGTAAAGTTAAAGGTAGTCCAGTGTCTTATGTTGTGAATAGCTTTCCTACAAGTGTTCAACCTGTTCTTAAAGGTGGTGTTTTAGCTTGTAAAGCAATGCTTGTACAAAACTTTAATGAAACTGCATTTACGACTAATGATGAAGTATCTTATGGTAGTGAATTACAATTAGTAGTCATTACACAAGCGATTTACAGATCAGATGTAAATCAACCTATCACACTACAAGGCAATATTTCACCAAGTGGTTATGGTGAAGGTTATGCGAGTGCAGATAGATTTATCATTAAAGGTAGACCAGTTGTAAAAAATAAGATAGCAGATCCAAGTCTTGCAATTACACCAGCACCATATCAAACATCAAATTAATCTTATTGTTTTTTATCATTTGCATTGATAGTGAAAAACATCTTTGGATCATTTAAAACATTTTTAATTTCTTCACAGAAAGCATGAATATCTTCTAAAGAAGAAGTATTGTCTTTGGCAATATCATTTAACAAATCTATTTTTTCTAAGATATTTGCCTTTAACATTTCATGTTCATCAAAAAGTTGAGAAATTAAAGAAAGTAGAATTTCTTTCTTTAAGATCATTTGATCTGGTAGAGCTTCCATAAACAATTCTAAAGAATTGCTATTCAGATCTAATTGTATTGAAAAGATAGCATCATATGGTATTAAAACTTCAAATGGTTTTCCATTGAATGTTAAAATAGTTTGCACACAATCATCATTGAGATATGTTGGACTTGCAAATTTATATGATAGACTTAATCCTACATCATACTTGTTTTGCAAATGACTTGGGAGTTTAACATCTTTATGGCAACCATTTAGATGGATAATGGTTTTACCTTGACTTAGATAGTCAATCAAAATTTGTTTTTTCATTTCAGACATAACTTTTTCCTTTAAGTTTAATGTTGTTTGGTTTTAATGTTGTGAAGATTTATTCTGGAATGCTTGTTTTAGCTTGTTGTCTAGCTTGTCTTTCTTCTTTTCTTTGTGCTTTTACTTGTTCTGTATATGAAACACACCATTTAGACAATAAACAAGCAGTGCAATCACTCTTATTATAATTGCCATAACAAGCAGTGTTTTCTATCAAAGAATTTCTAAAACTATCACAAGCAAGTAATTTTTCTTCTCTTGTTTCTTCAACAATTAAAGATCTTGTTTCAATCACAAGTGTTGGTTCAATTTCAATGATAGGTTGAGTTTTTACTACCATTGATGGTTCTTCAATCTCAATGATAGGTTGTGTTTCTATTGTAGTTTCTTCAATCATTACAGGTTCAGGTTGTGTTTCTACTACCATTACAGGTGCTTCATTAACCACTTCTTCAATCTCAATGAAAGTCATAGGAATGATATGTCTTTTAGGTTGAGTTTGGATTGAAACCATAGGTTGTGTTTCTACTGCAGGTTTTTCAATCTCAATAGTAGGTTCAACAATCATGATATTTGATTGATTTGCAATCAACCATGTAGTTCCATTTTGAGTAGTTTTACCTTCTTGTTTTAATTTCCAAAATTCATCACTAATAAACTTTTCAAGTTTAGAAACATTGCTACCAGAAACAAATCCAAATTGATCTCTTGTAAATCCTAAAGAAGAGATTAATTGTTGTTTGTAATCTGCACTCTTGATTGGTGACAATGTTTCTAACATTGGCAACATAGCTTGTTTAATGGAGATTTTGATTTCTTTAGTAAAGTCTTGCATTTGCATTTTCCTTTTTTTTAGGTCTAGTCGTTATCGACATTCTTATAACACTTGTCACTTAGCTATCTTTGCAACGGATATGAAAAAAAATTTTTACATCAACATATTTAGAAAATCTTGTTCTGTAATCACTTTAATTCCAAGTGCATTTGCCTTATCTAGTTTAGATCCTGCTTTTTCACCAGCCACTAGATAATTTAAATTCTTGCTTACTGATGATGCTACATTCCCACCAAGTTCTAAAACCTTAGCTTCTGCATCATTTCTTTTCAATGTTGTCAATGTACCAGTGAATAAGAAAGACATACCTTTAAAGATACCAGTCTTTTCACTACCATTGTCTATCACAATGTATTGCAAGAGATCATTGATAAGACTTTCATTTGCTTTTAATCCATTCACAATATCTTGTGCAGTAACATTACCAAAGCCATCAATCTTTTCAAGATCATCAGTCTTTAATGTTTTGATTACATCTAAAGTCTTGAATTGACTTGCTAAAACTTCACTGGCTTTTCTACCTAAGCTATCAATACCTAATCCAGATAAGAATTTATCTAAAGATAGTCTTGTGCTTTTAGTAATGCTAGATAACCAATTATCTGCTCTAGTTTCACCTACACTTTCAATCTTGAGTAAATCTTCTCTTTTAAGTCTGTATAGATCAGCAAAGCTATTCACTAAACCACTTTCAATTAATTTCTCAATCCATACATTACCTATACCTTCAATTCCTACTCTTTCCATGTAATGAGAAACCTTTGTGGATAATGAACAATTTGCAGTGCAATAAAGAAAATCATCTCTTTGTTCTGTTACAGATGAACAAAATGGACAATTTGATGGAATTTGAATTTCTTGATCACCTGCATTGATTACTTTTTCAAGATGTGGAATAACACCACCTCTTCTAATAGCTAAAACATCTGCATTGAGTGTTAAACCTTTTGTCTTAATCATACCTGCATGATGAAGAGAAATCCTACCTACCATAGCACCACTCAATTTAACTGGTTGAACAATAGCTACTGGTGTTAAGATACCTGTTCTGCTTACTTGCCATTCAACATTTAAAAGTTTAGTAGTGCCAAATTCACCTTGAAATTTATATGCCATAGCACCTTTAGGATGGTGACTTGTATATCCAGCATTTTCATATTCTTGATTTGAATTTGCTCTAAAGACAACACCATCTAATTCATAATCTAAACTATCTTTGATATTGAGAATATGATCATATCCAGCTTGATGATTATCATCTTTATTGAGAATGAAAAATGGAGTAGTTTCAAATCCTAAAGTCTTTAATGTTTCTAGTCTATCAGAAAAAAGATTGAGATCACTACCTATCAAATCATAAGCAAGAAATTTGATACCTTGAACATTACCATCTTTTCTTTTTACCATACCAGCTACTGCATTTCTTGGATTGGCAAATACATCTTTTTGTGTTTCAAAAATAGACACTGGCATATACAATTCACCTCTTATTTCAAGAGATGTTGTGATAGCAATTTGTTTAGGTACAATGTTGATGATATTTTGTGTTATATCTTCACCTTTAGAACCATCACCTCTTGTAGCACCTTGAACAAGAAGTCCATTCTCATATTTAATAGAACAAGCCATACCATCAATTTTAGGAGTATAGACAAGACTTGAGAAAGATTTAGACCACTTGATCAAATCTTCTTCATTATAGCATTTATCTAAACTTAACATAGGTTTAGAATGAGAAACTTCATTACCAAGTTCTGCAAAATTTTCACCTAATGATGAAAGCACTGGTGAATTTGGAGCAAGTGATCTTAATTGCTCTACAAGAGCATCAAATTCAATATCACTTATTTCTGGAGCATTTAAGTCCCAATAAAGTGCATTATGTTTGGCAACTAAATTTTCTAAATCTTGAACTGAATACATAGGTTTTTCCTTTTTGTTTTGTTTATCGTTATCGACATATCTATAACACTTGACGAATTGCTATCTTTGCAACAGACTGCAAATTTTTTTAGAATGATCTATTATTATTATCAAAATCATTCTTGTTTCTTTTTAACCATAATGCAAATGTTGAGAGTTGATCATCTTTATTAAAATTAGGATTTCTCAAATCTCTTGCTAGAACATTATGAACTACATTTAGATTTGAAGATATTCTATAATCTCTTGCATATTTAAGAACTAAATATTCCCATTTTTTGCTATTACCATCAGTGAATAACAATGCACATATATGTTTACAAGGAATACCTTCTTTCATTGCATTTTGCCATCCACTACAATCACAAGAAAAATTTTCTTGACCATTTTCAAAGACTGTTTTTGTGCAAGTTTGATTATCAACATGAGCAGTAAATTTTTGCTTTGTCATTTTCATTTTCCTTTGTTTTTTGGTTTATCATCAATCACATATATATAACACTTGTGACTTAGCTACCTTTGCAACATAGGATAAAAAATGTTAAAATTTATTTTACTTGGATTTGTTCTCTACTTCATTAATGCAGAAGCCTTATACATATATATAGTGTGTATGCTAGGTGGATATTTAAAACATTTGAGCAATAGCTTTAGCTAATGGTGGTGGAACTGCATTTCCTATTTGTCTATACATAGAATTTAAAGATCCTGTAAAAATAAAGTCGATTGGGAAACCTTGTAGTATTGCACACTCTCTTACAGATAATCGTCTTTGTTTATTTGGATGGATTTCTGGAATTGATGCAGTAATTGTATCACTTGGTGTTTCCCAATTACACACTCTTAACATTTGATCAAATGTTATTTTTCTTTCTTCAAATGTTAGCATTACTTTATCATAAGTATCATCTAAATTTAATATTTGTTTTAAAGCTAACCAATCTTCTCTATTTGGCAAACTACCATAATCATCTTTTCTAAACCAATGTTCTGCAGTATGTGTATATCCTAAAATCTCATTTATTTTTTTCATACTCTTAGTTTTATATTTATCTAAATATACTGCGATCTCTTTTTGACAAACATCATATTTTCTTTTCATAAAAGTATCTTCAACATTCGTACTCGCAACATGATTATATATCATTTGACCATTATGTTCAAATGGCAAATCTCTTGTTCTTACACCAGCTAAAAATCCTATCGCTTCTTTTGTTGTGATATGAAGTTGTTGTGAAAATAAAGAATATTCAGATTGATGTGTTGGTATAGGAAAAGAAACAGGTTTATTTATATTATTGCCAATAATGATAACTCTTTCTCTATTTTGTGGTACACCATAATCACTGGCTTTTACTAATTTGTAATTTACATTATATCCAATATCTTTAAAATCTTTAAGAATGTTTTCAAAGATTTTACCACCACTTAAAGACAAAATACCTTTAACATTTTCTGCCACAAAATATTTAGGTTGCTTATCTTTTATTATTCTAAGCATTTCTTTATACAAGAAATTTCTTTTATCCATTTCATTTCTATTTGCATTAGATATACTGAAACCTTGACAAGGAAAACCACCCACTACTATATCTATATCATTTGGCAAATCTTCCGATTTAACTTGTTGTATATCTTGAAGAAGAGTATGTTTGCCAATATTCAATTCATAAGTGTTTAGTGCATCTTTGTAGAAATCCAAAGCTAAAACAATTTCATGTCCTGCTTGAATGAAACCTAAATCAAAACCACCACATCCAGAAAATAAACTCAAAACTTTCATTTATAGTGCAGACCATTTTTCTTCATTGTTAGGTGCATTATCTACTATTGTTGGATATGCACTTTGTTGTGTGGAAATTCTAGGATTATTGAAATCTCTACTCATACTAGAATCTAAGTTTGGATATATTATATTATCTATGTTATTTACAATAAAACTTAAATGATGACTTTCTGAATATGATTCACTATCAAATAAAAGACTTGGTACAACTCCTCCGACTGCACCTAATAATATCTCATCTCTCTCTTTCACTAATTGTTCTCTTAGATCGCAAAGTTTTATTATTCTTGCTTCAAGATCGTTTCTCAATTCTTTGATTTCTTGTGGCAACCATCTCTTTGCAGATTCTATCGCATCACTAATCTCTTTACCAAAATCATAGATATTCAAATTCTTTCCAAATTTTCTTGGTGGAAATTTCCATAATGGCAACCAACCACCAGTGCTTAAAACTCCTGTTTGTGGATTCTTATCTGGTAGTGGTGCAATCACACCAGTGTATGGTTGTGTTTCAATGATTTGTTCTTCTGCATAGTAATATGAATCAGGTTTTAAGAACATAGATATATCAAAAGGATTGCCACCTTGTACAACATAAGCAATAATAAGTTTATGCAAACTCGAACCTTTATTGACTTCAAATCCTAATCTCTTTTCAGTCATTTTACTTGTAGCAGTATCTTGTTGAAAAGTTATCCGAACATATCCAATTTGTGAAAGTTCATTGTTAATCACTTTTAATCGTGCTTCTACATTTCTTCTTTGATTTAAAGCAAAGTTTCTAAATTCATACCATGAACCTTCTCTAAAATATACACACCATGCGAATGACATTTTTATCCTCCAAAGATTGCAGAGAAAAGATCAATAATGATTTGTGGTGGTCCAGGTATCACTACACATTGACCCATACCTAAAGATGGTGCTTCTGGCTTTTTAGTTGAAGATAGAAAATCAGACAATACACCATCTGTACCTTGTGAAGTAACAAATAACATTCCAACAGTCGCACCTAAATCCAAAGTGAAATTTAAGATCGCATCAATAAATGCTTTTAGTTTCGCAATTATTCTCTGGATCTCTTGGATTCTCTTTTGAAGAACTTCTATGAAATCTTTAATTGCTCTTATTAAACCTTCTAAACCTAATGTTAAGTTTTCTACAAAAGCAACAATTTCATTTAGGTATGCAGTGAAATCTGGAAAACCATCTATAAAGAATTTTACATTATACCAAGCACCTGTTTCATTTAAGACTTTCTGTGGTAATGCACTTAACATTCTTCTTGCATTTGTTATCATGTCTTGATTTACAAGATCATACATAATAGACAATTTAGAAATCGTCTTGACCTGTTCTTTATCTGATACTCCAAGTTTCTTTTCTGTATATGCAGTTGGAAATACAGGTTCTATTCTTCTTTCAAGACCTGATGTTAAATATAAAAGTGTATTTCCTGCAGTTCTTGATCGTGATACTTTATTTGCACTTATTGCAAGATCAAAAGATGAATCGCCAAAACTACCAAAATTATTTACATTCGCATGAACACCATACATACTATCTTCATTTAAGAAATCATAAAAACTTTTCTTTTCAATATTACCATCCACTACCACTTCTATTCTTTTTTGACTAAGATATTCAATCGTGTCTTTTAAAGCATCTAATTGTGACAAGGTAGGAAAAGGTATACGATTTATAATATTCTGAATGACTGCTAAAACATCACTTCTAAAATCACTCGCATCTTGATCAAATTTAACTAAACTTGTTGCGGATGCTGAACGATTTGCATAAGCCATAAGATTAAATCTTACTTGTGATGGCAAATTGAAAAAGTAAAACTTATCAGAACCATATAGAAAGGGTTTGGCAAATTCTGCACTTGAAACACCAGGTTGTTGACCATTTAGATAATTCTTTTCGTTTAGATAATCGCCTAATATAAAAATTGCTAATGCTTCTTTTAAAGCATTGATATAATCCACTCGATCATATTTAGGCATCTTTATACCAGATCGTGATGGTGTTATAGATACTGTATCTGTTGTTAAACCAAAAGACACTACACTATTCCATGTATATAAACTTTTATTCTCTACTACATCACCATCAGATAAACCTAAATCTTTACTTAAAGATAAGACTTCTATATATAAATCTTCTGCATCACTTTCTGTTACTTTATCTAAGATAGTGATACCATTTGTGGTATCACCATCCACTTCGTAAGGCTGACTAGAATATGTGATCTTTTTTGGTAGTTGATCTAATGGTATTGTCAAGCTATATGAATTACCTGTTAAGAAAGCACCTAGTGCAAATGGATTATAATAAAATGTTTTATTTGTTTTTTCTACAAGTGCTTGTGTTAAGACTACTTTGTCATCTTTAAAAAAGTATTGATAGTTTGATGGATTGCCTTCAAGAATGATTGCATCCATATTATCTGCATAAGGCAATACTCTATTACTTTGAATGAGATTTGGACTGCCATACAATGTAAAAGATTTATTATTTACAGATACTGATTTATATAAAGTACTCGCTATTTCTCTGGCAAGTTCAATATTGGTAGATGTTTGTGCAGATTTAGTTCTTCTTAATAAACCTACTTGCACTGGCATTGTTGTTATGTTTATTAAGAAAGCATCGGGTGGTACAACAAAAGAAGGAAAGAAACTATCTTGACTATTTGCAGGTGGTGATAATTCCCAAGTGATTTTTAAACCTTCAGGTGCTTTCATTTTTGAATTATTAAAAGGTATTCCAAACTTAGTAACAAGAGTAGCATTTACACCAGAAGGCACTGGCAATCCAGTGTCTTGTAAAATACCAGTGAATAACTTTCTTAATTGTATAAATGCACGGATTACTGCGAAGATACCTTCTGTGTTTGCACCTGCAAATTGAAATATAGCAAGAACTGCACTATCTTTACTAATAACAGGTCGTGTTGTATCTGCAGGGTTTGTAAATTTATTTACCATTCTTTGTTCAAATGCAGAATACCCACCTGCAAATACTTTATAACCATCATCAAAAACTTTAGGTATCAAATCAAGATCTGTAGTTAGATAGATACCTAAATTTTGAAAATCGGAAATAAGATTTTTAATGAGTGCAATAAGTTCTTTTAAAAGTAAAAGCAATGGATTACTAAAATCAATAAGAAATGCTTTAACAAATTCCAGAACATTGTTTAAAAAAGTTAAGAAGATATTAAGAGTAGCAAAGATGTTATCTACTATAGGTCTTACATTTTCAAAAATGTCTGGAATTTTAGGTGTTTTGACAACTGACCATTCTGCCATTTATTTTTTCTCTCTTTGATTTCTTTTTTGTGCTTCTAATCTTTCCAATTCCATTTGTGCTTTACTCAATTCTATTAAGTCTTTATCAAGCATCGATTGAAACATTTGCTTCAAGTTTTCTAATTGGTCTGTAAAAGATTTAACTTTTTCTTGATCTGGATTGATCTTGTTTTTCCATTCTGCCATATTGCACCATACTTTTTTAAAAGAAGAAAAAATTATAAATAATATACAATCTATTGCAAAGATTGCTCAATAACAAGTGTTATAAGTATGTCAATAATGACATACTCAAAAAGGAACTCAAAATGAGATCAATTCTACTTTTTCTTTTTCTCTTCTCTTTCTCTAACACTGCTTTTGCTCAAAATAAAATCCAGTCAATAGATATTCTATATACTATGATGGAAATGCTTGATGAAGAAAATGCAAATGTTGGGAATGATGAAATATGTAGATTAAGTCAATTATCAAATACCATTTATGAGTATAGTGTAGAAAACAAATATTTTACACAAGAACAAAGTGTAGAACATTTACTGGCATTAGCTTGGAATGAAACAAGATTTAGTTTTGAAACAGATCATATCACTTCAAATTATTATGGTCATGCTTGTGGTTACTATCAACAAACAGATGCTTTCTCTATCAATAAATATGATTGTAGAGAATTGCTTTATCCAAACAATGCAACACAAGAAGCACTTGATCAAATGCAATCTATTAAAGAAAGATGGAATGGTAAATTAGATCAAACCATTTGTCATTATTTTAGTGGTAATAGATGTGGAGATAAAGCTAGTCAAAAATATGCCAGTAATCATAAAAATGCAAGACTTAAAGCTAAAGAATATTTAAAGAAATCTAAAAACCAAGACCACTCAAATGTTAAAAAAGTGATTGCTACTTGTCTTTAAGGAGTATAAATAAATGAAACATACTGTAATAGACATTCTTTTTACAATTCTAGGTTTCCTAACTGACCTTGAACTTGGTGGTAGTTCAAGAATGGAGTATATTGAAAAGAAATATGATATTTGTGTATTACATAAATTTGCAAATATTCTTCAATCTACATCACATTTAGAAGGCAAGGGCGATGAAGATATTGAAAATTTATTATCTGTTCTCTCTAATAAAGATATAGAACATTTATACAAGTATCCCAAATATCCAACATTAGGTTGTGGTGTATTTGGGACATCACCTAAACTTTCTTTAATGAAGTTAAGTTGCGATCAATTACAAGACACTATCTTTGCAACAAGAGAAGCATTAGTGAGATTTAGTCTTATTAAAAAAAAATTCTTTGAAAAGAATTTTTATGATAATAAAGGAAATATAAACGAAGATAAACAAGTTGAACTATCTGTAATTTGGATGATGGGAAGTGGCTGTAAGAAATCAAGTAAATCTTGTGATAGAGAAAGAAGATATATTAAGAAAAAAATAAGATATATAAAATCTGTATCTCATTCAAAGATTTCATCATCACAGGAATATAAAAAAATTCATGATTGGATAAAAAACAAAATATCAAAATGTCTTTAATATAAGAAGAAAGAAAAACAAAGGAGTATAAATAAATGAATTGCACTATCTGTGGTAGGAAATTTCAAGAACTACCAAATGCTATTAAATGGTCTGAAAGAGATGGTGGTGCTTGTGAACCTTGTGTTCATAGACTTAGAAAAACATTTGGTAAATACCATGAACAATTTATTCCACATAAACCAAAGAAAGATCGAAAATGAATTGGTTAAACGATTTTATTCCTATACTACCTTTGAGTATAGAACACCAACTTTATTTAAAGAAAAGAGGTGTAGATGATAACTCGAATGTTATGTTTAAAACTTTTGATATTGTTAATTTTAATATTCCTTGTGATAGGTTCAAATCCAATTTTGGCAAATCTGGAGAAAAATTAAAAGATTGTCTGATTATTCCAGCTACTTGTCCTCGTGGTGATATTTATGGTTTTGAAGCTAGATCTTGGGATGCTAATGGCAATAAAAGAGTTTTCAAATATATGCTTGATCGCAGTCAATGGTTACCATCATTATTAAATGCACATGAAGTTGCAGAAGCATTATGGTCTAATGGTGATGTTTATTTTGTTGAAGGTGTTTTTGATATGGTTGCACTTAAAAAAGTCATTACATATCCAAATGCAGTAGGTTGCACTATGAGAGCAGGTGTAGATGATTTAACAATTAATCTTATCCAAAGATTTGCAAACAAGATCAGTACAATTTACATGGCTTATGATAATGATGCGACTGGAAAAATGAAATCCAATGAAGCTATTTTCAAGTTTAAGAAATTAGGTATTCGTGCAGTCGAATCTAAATATCGTGGTAAAGATCCTAATGATTTATGGACACAACAAGGTGAAGCGGGTCTTAAAAAATATTTTTTATTTTAGCGAAAAAATTTGTTCAGATAATATAAGCATATATGAGATCCACACACACTTTTTAAAAGGAAAAACTATGGAAATTCATTTTCATGTTAAACCAAACAGACAACATCTCAGATCATTGATCAATTTGTCTAAAAAGAATAAAACAACAAGAGCAATCAAATTTGAATGTTTTGATAACACCATTAAAGCCACTGCTACAAATAATGATTTCATGTTATCATGCTTACTAGAAGGTTCTATTTATGAAGATGGTGAAGTCTTTTTACCTACCGAATCTTTAGATAAAGTGATGAAATCATCTACAATTATCTTAAGAGATACTTCTATTACACATGGTGAAGAACCTGAAGGTCTTTTTTCTCAAGGTGATACTGAAACACTTAATTTCACTGAAACACCATTTATCCTAGATGATGATACTTTTGAAACATTTTCTGGTAAAAAGATTACACAAGCACAAGCTATTGAACTTGGATATGCACTTAAAAATGCAGTAAGGTTCTTATCTAAAGAAGAAGGCAAAAACAAAACCACTGGTGTTTATTATGATCATTTAAATCGTAATGTTGTTTCTACAGATGGGACTAAACTCTTTACTCAAAAAATCTCATTTGATTTTTTAAATGCTAAAGCACTTATACCTGCAGATGCTATTCCTATTCTTGTTGATAATCTTATCAATGCGAATGCGAATGTTAAAGACAATCATTTGAATATTCAAAATGCTACTACAAGATATTCAATTTTATTGATCAATGATGTATTTCCTAATTATCAAGTGATTATGCCAAAAGATACTGATTTGGAAAAAATCAATATCTCTGCAAGAGGTAAACAAGCATTGTATGAAAGTGAAAAAGTCATTGATACACCTATTATGAAAATAGATGTAGATGAAAGATCAACACTAAGATTGACCAATACAGAAAGTCAGTATGTTTGGCAAGAAAATGAATTTCAAGGTAAAGAACGATCTGTTACTTTTAATATTAACAATCTCACTCAAGTTCTTGCATTGACTGAAAACATTTATTGCAATCCTAAAAATTTCTCATCCGCACCATTCTTATTTACCAAAGATAGTGTTAAAATTTTATTGATGCCTACTAAGGTTTAAGATCACCTTTTAATTCTTTAATTTCTTTTTTAAGATTTAATACTTTTTCTTGTTCATTTACATTTAATGAGATTGCAGTAAGAATATCGCTATCTTGTTCTGCAATACCATACATCATTTGTTCATAAGTCTTATATTGTTTTTCTGATGCTTTTTTCTTTCTGGCAACTCTAGTAATAAGATTTACTTTCGTTTTCTTCCTATCAAAAACAACAGGCACTTTAAGATTAAATTTAGCTTCAAATTCAGCAATCATAGCAAGAGCAGATTCTAAGACAAGTTTTAAATCTTTTGATGTTTTTACTTTAAGTGAACGACTCTTAAAAGCATTTTTTAGATTTTCTTCATAGGTTTTTAAGATCATTTGTTTTTCTTCTATGGTAGTATGATCTAAAATCTCTTCTCTAAAGAAATCCAACCAACAATTAAGACTATCCACATCAAAAGGTTCAACAGGTGAAGATAGATATTCTTCTAATGTTTCATATCCTGCTTCTGCAACCTTAAACTTAACATATTGATTCAATTTCTTAAATGATTTACTTTTGTCATCCAGATTTAAAGTGTAATCCTGACCTGTACCTACTAATTTCCACCACTCTTCTCCTGCTTTGATAGTTTTACCATTCTCATCTTTAAATGTTATTTCATATAAACTTAAAATATCATCTATTTTAAAACCACCTTCTATCTTTTTTTGGATATAATATGCACAACGAGCATAACTCATAAGATACCAACTAGAACCGCTTGTTAAGAAAAATCTTTGATCTTGTTCAAAGACTTTATCTTGAATTGCTTGTTGAATAGTTATTTTATCCACTGGCAAAATAAAAGCATTAAACATTTCTTCTTGTTTTTCATATTCTATAAGTTTTTCTTCATATTCTCTTTTTCTAATCTGAAATTGTTTTTCTTCTTTCTCATAAGCATCTAGTTTTTGATAATATTCATCTAAGGCTTGTGAAAATAATTCTTCTTTAGAATCTTCATCTGTAAAAATACCATTAGAAATATCATTGAGTTTCTGCATTGCTTGATGATGACCTTTCATAGCCCATTTAACAATTAGATCATTCCATATATCTAAATTATGATCTTCCAATTTTAAAATTTCACTATTCTTCTCATAAATATATTCAGTTGTTTTATCATCAAGAAATCTACCATTTCCCAATTCAATACTTTCAGGTTTCAATAAATTCTTTTCATGGTATGGAAAAACATTATTATGTCTTTCCATGAAATGAAGCACCAAACGATTCTTCATAGCATATGCAAATTCTTCATCTAGCTCTCTTGGCTTGAAATAACAATATTTATCTATTTGGTCTTTCCAGTATTGTGGTGTATTTCCAAAATTTGCAATCAAATCTGTAGTACAGTCATTATAAAATGAAGTAAGATATTTTAGCTTGAAATCAAAATTTTCTAGTACAGGTGGATTGCCAGGGTGCATTAACTTTAAAGGTTGTAAAACAGGTTGTGGAATAGCTTGAGATGGAAGTGCATCTTTGAAATAAGATTTCCTAGCTTTTATATAATGATTAGCATATTCTTTCAATGCAAATTCATTTAATTGATAACCAATAGGTGCATTATATCCGAATTTTGGCCACACATAATATCCAATAAAAGCAGATGGTTTACCTATTCCTGTTTCTGGATCAATTTGAGTAAAATCACCTGCACCATGAGTATATAAGTCAGTGGCACCTTCTTTTTTCATTGCAATAAGTTGAGTGAATAAAGCACGATTACCTAGACTATTTGGCGCACATGAAGAAGTCTTAAATAATTTGTTTTCCACTACCATTGCATCCCAATCATCTATATGTCTACTAAGACCATCCAACCAGTCACTCTTACTACCAGAACCAGTAAGTTTATTAAAATAAAGATCTAGCATATTACTGGTAACATTTACACTTTGATCAATATCTCCAACATTGATATGTTCAGATGCGACATTTAAGATACCACTAAAACCAGTTAAATCTAACATCTTTTTTAGTTCTTCTTGTCTTCCAGGTTCAAAATTTAATATTTTCTTAGCTACTGGATGATTAAAACGATTTGGATCTAATGTTGTGTTTGTTAATGGTCTTTCTCTTTTACTTTTTTGAACAGATTCTATCACTGACAATTCTTTTTTTGTAGGCATTAATGCTCTTTTGAATTTGGATATAGATGTAGAATCGCTTACATTTACTTGTTCGCTAAATTGCACTGGAACATTACCCACAATAATCTTATCTACCACTTCATTATAAAATTTTGGTGTGATTGCGATCTCAATATCATCTCCTTCTGTTGCACCTTCTTCTGCATAAACAGAATTGATAAAACGCTCTTGTTCAAAATCACCACTTAATTTTCTTCTCATCACAATATTATTGTCCCAACCACCTTCATCTAAATGTATCAAGACTTTAAATTTGTTTAATTTAAAATCGGTATAAGATGAATTACAAACCATTGTTGCGACTTGATAATTGTCTATAATAAATTCTTTGATTGTCTTATTTGCCCAAGTCATTGATTTTGGATTTGCAGTCCTTAAAACAAAATTCTGTAAATTTGTTTCTCTTGTCACTTTACCTTTTTTCAATGGCATACCATTTTGATAAAACTGAATATAGTTTGTTAAACATAAGACATGGATCTTACCTTTAATCTTATGTGATAAAGATATAACTGTTTCTTTTGCTAAATCATCATCTTGTGTGTAATAAACCACTCTTTTAGAATCATTGATAAATTGAATACCTTGTTCGACTGCAGAAATCACTTTACTATTATCTTGTTCAAATTTTTGATCTGGCTTACCTTTCATTCTCAAGTATTTTGCCATCGCTTTATTTGGATTAATATTAAACTGGTTCAAGAGATCGATCTTTTCACTTAGTTCATATTTTGCTTTTTCTTTTTCACTTCTGATCGCATCAGTGTCTTCTAATTCTAAATATGCTTCTTGCATATCTGTAATTTGTTTATGAACTGATTTTGCAATTTCTCTATATGCTTTAGTAATATCTTTAGACATTGTTGCGAAGATATAAACATTATTTGTATATGGATAGATTTGACCATCTCTTATCACTATTTGAGTAATGGTGTCTTTTGTAGTTTCAATATCGTTCATTAAATGAAGATTGTCTTTTAACCAAACACTAAAAGCCTTACTAAATTCGGGTTTAATACCAACAAACTTACCACCTATATTTATCGCATACCTGTTTAGAAATTCACTTTCTTTCTCTACATCCAATTTCTGATTATTAGCTAACAATGAAAGTCGATATACTTGTTTAGGTGAACTTTCTAAATTTTTCTTGAGAGTTAAGAAAATCTTTCTTGGATGTTCTAAAGTTTCAATTTCTTTTCCAATATGGTCAATCAAGATCGCATAATATTCTTTTTTGAAATCAAATTTGTCTTTTAGCATTTGCTTAAATTTAGTATAACCAATTTCTGTGGTTGCACTTGCGACTACATCTGCATCTTTTAGATTTGCATACATAGATGCTTTAAAATCGCCTACATTTCTATCGCTTGTGATGATTAAAATTTTGGCACTGGCTTTCTTCTTTAAACTTAATTTAATTGCACCTAGACCAACTAACATCTTATCATAATTATCAGATACACCACATAGACCTTTTAAATCATTCCCATCTAACCATGATAATGCTAGACTTTGTTCTGGTGTTAAATCTGTATAAAAACCACCTAAAGCTATTGCAGAGTATTTCTTTAAATTTTCTTCATTTTCGGAATGTTCAAGTTCTTCAAATCTTGTGAAATATTTTTGTAATTCTTCATGTGCTTTTTTAGATAACAAACATGAACCTAAACAATCTTTAATAGTGGCATAGTCATTTGCTTGGAATAAGTAATTGCCATTTTCATTAGTCTTTAATTTTAATCTTTTTAAAGACGATCTTTCATTTGTTGCATTGACTGGCAAACCTAAAACAAATTTACCATTATTCCAAGTGATATATGGTTCTGCAAGAACATCGGTATTAATAATAAGACTACCATCACTTTGTTTTAATGTTTCAAAAGTTGAAATCATTTGACCTGTTTTACTCGCTGAGTAGCTTTTACCTTCACCTAAGAATTTACCCATAACATTAACCAAAGGATCTAGCTGAAAACCTTTAAATTTACCACTAGACACGATATAAATTTTATCTTGTTCAGGTCTTTCAACAGTAACCACTTTTACCATCATTGTTAATTTATATGGATTAGTAGATGTGTCATTTGAAATCTCTACTTCTCTTTCACTGGAAATATTATCTTCGATTAGGCTTTCCCAATCATCTTCTTTCTCAACTGTGACTTGAAGATTTTGAAAGCTAAAAGAGATCGTATCATCAATTAAAATAGGTTCTGCTTTTTTAAGAAATTTAGACATCAAATAAGCATTAGCTTTCATTTCTTGATAAATTTGATAAGCATTTTTATCCGCAGTGCTTTGAATTTTGCCAAAATTTTCACTATATAGAACTGCTATGTTCTTATTGTTTTCTTCTTGGATCTTTTTAACTTCTTCAGTCATCTCTGGACTGTTAGTGAAAGATACCGAATCATAATATGAAAGTTCATTAACAAGATCTTTAACTTGTTGAAAAACAAATTCATCGTCTACATCCAATTCATTTATTGATGATGGTGTTAAACTTAAAAAAATATCAGTAGAGATAAAAACACCACTTTCTATTTCAAAATGAGAACTCGTTTCATCAAAACCAGAAAACTTTTCCATAAGTTTCTTAATTTTAGCTTTCTTGATAATCTCTTGTTTATCACTTTTATTTGGAACAAAAGATGTATGATATGCGACTTCTAAAGTATCATCTGTTTCTTTTATCGTTTCTGTGAAAGCACCATTTTTTGACAATTCTAGTTTCATTAATGATTTTTCATATTCTATATACTTTTGTTTGATCTGCTGGATATTTTCAGATTGAACTTTTAAATTACTCTTTTTAGGTTTGATTGTGAAAATATCATATTTTAAACCTTGTAGTGTTGTTCTTGATTCCACTTCAATATTTAAATCTCTAATTTTAGCAACTACTTGTATCCATTTAGATACAAGTTGCATAGTCTTTTTGAAAAAGGATTGCAACATCAATTCTTTGTTCATTTTGATTGCATCTAAATAAACTTTTTCAAAATAAGTATCTTCATCTTTCATTGCTTGTTCGTGTGATGCTTTCATCTTTTCTTCAACAAAAGAATCTGTTCGTCTAGCAAGTAAATTTAATTCTTCCCAGATCGCATTTAATTCACTTTCAAGATCACCTTTTTGTAGTTTGATACGATAATAAATAAAGCAAGATTTCAAATCTTCATAAAAATCCCATTTAATCACATCGTCTTTTTTAGATTGCATTTTTTCTTTGAAGTAATTCACAACATAGTCATCTAAGCCAATTAGTTGTTCATAATATGTGAAAACAAATTTGCCTTCTTTAGGTAAACGACCTTTAAGAACATTGCTACCATGATTATAAATTTGAATTAAAAATTGTCCCTTAAAAGGGTTCATACTTCTATTTGGATTATTTACAAGTTTTACCACTGGCATTTTTATCAAATCCTTTGTTTTGTTTTTAATAACATACAAAGGATTTGATAATTTAAAAACTATTCACCATCTTCTGGCAAGATAGGATTTAAAAGTGCTTTATAATCTACAAGAATATCATCATACATTGGAATACGAAATCCATTATCTCTAAACTTTAAAGCGAAAGCCTTATGAATAGTTGTGATCTCATCCATTGTTAAACCATCTTCTGTAAGCATATCAATGAAGTTTTGTGTACCTGCAAACTTTGCTTGAACAATTAAATCTTCATCTGCAATTTGGGAAACATATAAAACCCATTCTTTAAGTGTTTTTGGTTCTGACATTTTATTTGCCTTTCTTTTTAGTAAATGGATTTGAAACAGGTTTCAAATCACCTTTTAATACAGAAATTTCTTTTTGAATTTCTTTAACTTTTTCTTCATTTGCAAGTTCTTGATCAATAGAAGAAAGAAGTTCGCTATCTTGTTCTGCACTCTCAGCCATCATTTGTTCATAGGATTGAAATTCTTCATCTGCAAATTTCTTTTTTGCCACACGAATATTTGATGCTTCAGGATTTCGTTCTTTCCATGTTCTAATTTTCTTTAACAACTCTATTCTTTTACTTTCTTCCATTTTTAAAAGAACATCTTTCAAGTCTTTACTATAAGACTTGAGAATTTGAATTTGGTCAGATTTTGGTAAACGACCAACACTTGGCAAATCGTCTTCAAAAAATCTTCTCCAGCAATTTTCTCTTGTTGTGTTAAAAGGTTCGACTGGTGATGCTAGATATTGTTCTAGTGTTTCAAATCCTGCTTCTTTAGCTTTTTGGTTCATATATTTTGTTAGTTTCTTATATGACTTAGAATTTGAATTTAAATCTAGTTCATAATGTTGTGAAGATCCATATCTCTTCCAATATTCTTCACCTGCTCTAAAAGTTTTACCATTCTCATCTCTTGATGTTATATCATATAAATCTACAATATCAATATAACCATTGGGTGAGATTTTACCTGATTTTTGAATAATATAGGCCGCCTTAGCATATCTTACATCATAAGCAGTTGCACCATCATTTCCCAACCAATTTTTAATCTCTGATGAATAGACACCTGCCTGAATATCAGATCTAATTTCTTTTAGATCTAGCGAAAACGCATTTATAAATTTATATGATTCAGCTTCAAATCTTTGCTTTTCAGCATCATAATTTGCAAGACTTTGATTATAAATCACCATTGCTTGATTGTACTCTTCCATTTTCACTTCATATTCAGCTAACTTTCTTGAAAAATCAATATTGGCTTCTTCTGTTCTTTGAACAGCAAGATCATATACATCTTGAATCTCTGCTTGATCCAAGGGTCTTTTTGTGTCTTGAATCTTATTAAAGAGTGTTATTAATACAGAATTTTGTTGAGTCAATAGAGGTGTTACAAACTGATTAAAAAGATTTAATCGGTTTGTAAATTCATTCAACGCACCTTGTCTTTGAGTATTATTATAATGAACCATATAAGCACGATCTCTATGGTCATAAAATCTACCACTTCCTGGTTCTAGTGTCATTGGATCGATTGTATTAAATGTTGTAAGAGGATATAAATTGTTTCTATATGCTTGATTGATAACAAGTCTTAGATTAATATGTTTTTCTTTTTCTTCATCTATATTTCTTTTGGCGAAATACATATAATTAAGAAAATCAGAAACATTTGATCCAAGACTACGCTCAATGCGTCTTTTTAATTCATCATAATTACTCACACCAAAAATCCCTATTGCTAAAGATTTTTTTTGTTCCAACATTGCATCACCTGTAGATCTTTGTCCAATCAAAGTATTTGGATCTATACCAGTAGTTATTCTTTCGGGTCTTACAGGTTTTTGTGGTTGAACAGGTACAACCAAATTAAATGTAGTATTACTAACACTCGAAGATCCTAATTTTTCTATTACCATCTTTTCAAACTTTTTTGCTCTTTCTTTCATAGAATCCACCTGTATTCCAACTTGAGCATTATAACCGAATTTTGGCCATACATAATATCCTATAAACTCATTAGTTTCTGATAGACCTGTTTCTGGATTAAAAGAACCCCAACCACCTGCACCTAAAGTTTTTAAAGTAGATTTACCTTCTTTTTTCATGGATATAAGTTGAGTGAATAAAGCACGATTGCCTATACTATTTGGCGCACACTTAGATGTTTTAAAGATGTTGTTCTTTACATAATCATTATTAATAGTTCTTTCCATAGTAAGAATCCAATCACCATAACTAGAAGCATTCCCATAGTTAAATTGAATATGTTCAGGTGCGACATTTGCAATACCAGAAAGACCCATTAAATCTACAGTTTTCTTTGAAGATGCACTTAAATTTTGGAAACTTGGATGATTAAAACGATTTGGATCTAGTTGTGTATATTTGACTGGATCTTCTCTTAATCCTCTTTCTCTTTCTTCTATCTTTAATTGCATTTCTCTAGTAGGTGCTAATGCTCTAGCAAAATTTTCCAAGTTTGGTTTAGTTGCCTTTTCAGTAACTTTACTATGTTCAATACTATCATAATTTGCAGATAAATTAATCGCACCACTTGTAGTGATAATATCACTGAAAAACTTTTGATCTACTTCATGTACAAGTCCTCTTAATTTATCTATTGTAATATCTCCTGCCATCTCTTGTGGCATCACTGCATCTACCATTACTTCAATTACTGCATCTTCTTGTCCTTGTCTAAAAGCACGAGCAGTCCTTTGCTTTAATTCTTCACTATCCCACCCATCTCTATCTAAATGCACAACAGCCTTAAATTGTTGTAAATTAAATCCTCTTGCATAAGATGAGTTCGCTACCATTGTTGAAACTTGATTATTCTTAGCAATAAATTTCTTTACTGTATTTACTGCCCAAGTCATATCTTCTTCTTGTGGTTCAACTGTTGCGGCCGCAGTTCTTCCCATTCTCTTTTCAATTTGTTCTGTAGTCAAACCTGCTTGTTCTAATCTTTCTTTGATTTGTTCTTCAGTAAGTTCTTTTACCATGAAATTTTGAATCTTGGTCTTCTTTGTTACACGACCTTTTGTTAAAGGCTTACCTGCTTGATAGAACACAATCGCATTTGATAAACAAAGAGCATGGACTTTGGTTGGGATTCTTAAAGACAATTTAATAACTGTTTTCTTTGCAACATCATTATCTTCTGTGAAATACAATGTTCTCTTAGGTGCATTCCCTGTTAAGAATTGAACTGCAAGTTCTTCAGCTTGATCTATCTTTGGATTACTGAAAGTGTATTCTTTAGGTGGATTACCTTTCATCTTATTAAACTTTTCCATTGCTTTATGTGGGTTCAAACTGAACATATGCAAGAGAGAAATCTTATCTTTCAAATTACCGACTGCAAAATCTTTTTCTCTTTGTACAGATGCTGGGATTTCTTCTATTGGTGTGTCCGCCAATAATAAAGAATATCTATCTTTAATCTGGTTCATTTGAACAGAGATAATATCTGAAATTTCTTTATAAGCAACTGCCACTTCTTTTGGCATATTCACATTTGTTGTCAATTTTTGTAATGGTTGTAAAGCTACTTGACCTGCTTCTTCATAATCAACATCCATCTTATCTGCAAAATAAGCATTTTGTTTCACCCAGTTATTAAATTGATGTCTTACTTCAGGTTTAACACCTACAAACTTGCCACCAATATTTACTGCATACTTATCCATAAATGCTTTTTCTTTAGTAGGATCGACTGGATTACCTGTTGATAAAGAAACAAATCTAAACAAATCCATAGGTGATTTTTCTAAAGCACTACCTGTTAATAAAATCTTTCTTGGATGTTTTACATTACTGATAGCTTGTGCTTTCTTTCCTTTAAGTGCTTCATTGACTTCATCAAAGATCATGCAATAATATTGTTTGAAATCAGCACCTTCTTCATACATTCTAACAAATTCGGTATATCCAATTTCTGTTGTTCGATTTGTTAAATTTTCAGCTACTGCTTCTTCTAAGAAGAATTTCAATTCACCCATGAAGTTACCAACAAGACGATCTGGACCCACAATTAAAAACTTTGCATTTGGTTTTTCTTTACTTGCAAGTTGCATAGATGCAACACCAACTAAAGTCTTACCAACACCAGTATCTAATGCCATCACACCTTTAAGACCATTAGATTGTAACCATGCTAATGCTTCAATTTGTTTATTGTTAAACTTTAATGGTTTATTTGGCAATACTTCTGCTTTGAAACCACCGATTGCTTGTGGTGTAAATTTTGCTAAATTCTCTGGTTGTAAAGCACGATCTTTTTGTAAAAGCATCTTGTAGTATTTTTGTAATTCTTCATGTGCTTTCTTAGACATTAAGCATGAACCAAGACAATCCTTGATAGCTTCATAATCATCACCTTCAAAATAGAAAGACCACCTGCGTTTTTCACTACCAGGAACTACTTCCATTGATGCTCTTGTGTCGGATAATTTTTTAATCGCTTTTCTTTCTGGAGTATGTTTAATATCATTTGGCAAACCAATTAAGAAACGATCTCTTGCCCATGTAATATATGGTTCTTCTAAAGCATCATAATTTACTTTTACTTCACCACTATCTGTTTCGATACTTTCATAAATAGATACAATCTCACCATTTGAACTTACAGAATAACATTTACCATCACCTGTTAATCTACCTGTTGCATTTGCCAAGTCTTCAACAGAAAATCCTTTAAAGGGTCCTCTAGTAATAATATCTTTAGTGATACCATTAATAGTAGTAGTCTTTACTTTGACCATGTGTGCAAATTTTAATGGATTTGTTCTTTTAACTGCAGTATCGTCTGATAATTCAATTTCTCTTTCAACACCAGGAATAGCATCTACCATTTCATCAGATAACTTTTCTACAGTTACAGATGGTATATTTAATTTAACTTCTGTAAAGATTGGAATAGTGTTGTTTAAAGAATCCAACTTTGGATTGCCATCACTACCCATTTCAATTTCTTGAACTGGTTGTCCATCTACCATTAAAACATTTCCTGCATTGTCTTTCTTATATACAGGCACTTTTTTAATATGTTTAAAGACGAGTTCGTGTTTCTTTACTCTTTGACCTGCTTCATTTGTAACAGTTCTTGTAACAATCTCTGGCAAAGCATCTCTTATACTCTTATTCTTCAAATCGCTTTCTAAACGCTTTTGTTGATAAACTTCATAAGCACTTAAACGATTTTCACCTTCTATAGTGCCAAGATGTTGACTATAAATGATATTTGCTTTCTTTAAAAACTCTTCTTGTTTTTCTTTGATTTCTTGTTGAAGTGTTTTCCCATTCACGATAGAATTTGGTTTTTCTAATTCTTTTAATTTTTTATAAGCATCAGAAATGTTTTTCTTCTTATCGTTTAACCATTCTTGTCTTTCTTGTTTTTTGGCTTGTGCAAAATTTACCCAAGACATAAGATCTTCATATCGTTCTTCTGTCTTAAGAACAGCAGAAAGGTTATTAAAAATCTCTTTATATGGTTCAAGTTCAATATCAAAGCCCTGTGCATTAAACCATTGTTTCAAAATAAATTGATATTTACTCGCACTATCAATCTTTGATTGTTTCAATTTAGTCAATAAAGATTTTAGTGAAAATTGAACACCTGTTGGAATGCGAGGAGATATTAGATAATAATTCATTTCAATATAATTATAGATTGTTAAATCAAATTTATCGTTTTTCTCAATAATTGATTGGATGAATAAGCCTACTTGAGAATACCTTCTTTCAGTTTCTTCTTTAAGACTTCTTGTTATGGCTTTTTGATTAAAAGATAGTGCTTTATCAAGTGCAACAGATTCAGTGTCTGTAGTAAAATCTATACCTGTACCTGCTCTTGTCATGAGAGCAAGTACAGCATCGTTTTCTATAAACTTTTTCTTTCTTTGTTTTAAAACATCAGATGGAGAGATATTTTGTTCTTTATTGTTGAAATAGAGATCTAACATATCACCATCAACAGATTTATAATCTGTATATGCACCACTTCTTGATAGTTTGTCTTTAATCAAAGATTGTTCATATTGTGAATACTTTTCTTTGAGTTCTCTTACTCGTTCAAGTTGTAATACTGCATCTGTTTTTGTTTCATGTAATGTGAAAACATCAAATTTAGCACCACTTGTTGTAAATTTCTCACTAATTTCATATGGAATATTTTTAGCTTTACAAACTAACTGAATCCATGCAGACAATAATCTTAAACTTTCCTTGAAGAATGGCTTCTTATTCAAGGTCTTGATCATTTCATATGCAGGTGATGTAACAGTTTCTAATTTTGCATCTGGATCGTTTGTAAAATTTGTCCAAATCTTCTTTAATTCTTCTTCAATAAAAGCATCCACTTTATTGACTTGAATACGCAAATCAGTCCAAATATCTGTTAAGACATCATCATCTTCTCTATTGATGAAAAAAGTCTTATACCACAAATATGCTTTTGCCAAATTCTCATCCAAAGGATACTTGGAAAAAGAAGTATCTATCTTTTTAGATGCTACTTTTTCTGTTAATTCATCAATCAGATATTCTTCAAGTTCAATCAATTCTACATAATGATTAAACAAATAAGCACCTGCACCTTGTACTTTACCTTTGGTTTGGTCATTTCGACTTGGATTTTTGACATACCATAAGAATTGACCCTTAAATGGATTTCGACTTCTATTTGGATTACTGATAAGTTTTACAACAGGCATTTTAAACCCCTTTTCTTTCTAAAAAAAAGTAATCTTTCTATGATACATACATTCCATAAATTTAATAATTATTAAACCACCAACACTATTTCTTTTTTCCAAATGGATTTGTTACTGGTTTCAAATCACCTTTTAATACTGATATTTCTTTTTCTACTTGTTTCACTTTTTCTTCATTCGCTAGTTGTTCATCTAAAGCAACCATCATATCGCTATCTTGCTCTGCCATTTCATACATCATTTGTTCATAAGTCTTTGTACCACTCTCTATTGAAGCAAAACGAATATTTTCAGTAATGCGATTGAGCATCTTCCATTTTTTAAAAGTTTCTAAAAACTCTCCTACATAATATTGAGTTTCATTCATAAGAACATATTTTAAATCATTGCGATAAGCCTTAATTACTTGTAACTTTTCTTCTCTGTTCATTTTAATATTGCCATCATTCAAGAAAGAAATCCAGCAAGTAATCTTTTTAGTATTAAATGGTTCAATAGGTAAGGATAAGTATTCTTCCAAGTTTTCACAACCAGCTTCTTTGACTTTATGATTCACATACTTTGTTAGTTTTTTATATGACTTGGAATTTGGATCTACACTTAACTCGTATTCTGTACCCGTACCTACAAATTTCCACCACTCTTCTCCTGCTTTAAAGATTTTCCCATCGGATTCTTTAAATGTTATTTCATATAAGTCTAAGATTTCTATCAAACGACTTATTTTATTTGATAATTTTAGATAGAACGCAGACTTAGCATATCTTACTTTCCACCAATCTTTACCATTTCCCAACCATGATTTAATTTCTGATGTATATACATCTGCATCAAGATCTGCTTGAATTTCTTTTTTATCTATTTTGAAACTTGAGATGTCATTAATTTTTTGTTGAAAAAATCCATTAAATTCTTTCTCATATCTTGCATGAATTTGTTCATATACACTCACTGCTTGATTATACTCTTCTAAATCTTTTTGATATTTCTCTACTCTCTCATCATAGATTTTCATCGTTTCTTCATATTCAATATTATTTTCTATTTGCACTTGCTTCATGTCTTCATAAATAGGTTGCATTTCTTCTACCGATAATGGCATATCGGTATCTTGGATCTTATTGAATAATGCTATTTTTTCTGGATAATTTTTCATCAATGGTGTTGCAAAAAAATCCCATTGACTATTTAGTCTTTTTTCCCTTTCTATATCCTGTAAAACAGCATTGTGTAATTGCCAATCTACCATATCTTGAGGATATTTAGGTGTTTCTGTTTTTTTGAGATTCTTTTTATGAAAGGGAAAAAATTGTATTTCAAATCCAGAATAATAAGCAATTCTATTTTCTATATGATATGCTACATCTTCTGAATAGTTCTTTTTTTTAAAATATCCATAATCTCTTACAATTTTAAAATCATCTTTTGCAAATTGAGAACCCATAGCACCTAGTCTTTGATCAACATATAAAGCAAATGCACGAACAGTTTTTTGTGGTGTAGTCGAAGCCAGTATCGCTTTTAATTGTAATTGTTTTCTTTCTTCACTAGAACCACTATTTGTCATCAATTCTTCTATGTCTAAATCTAATTCATAGTTTTCTTTGTATGGTCGTTCTCCTACATCTAGTGGATCAGGTGCTATGGGTTTTACTCCATCTGTAATCGCTTCAGTCCATTTTAATTTTTGGCTTACCATCTTTGCAAAGATGTTCGCAAATTCTTCTATTTGATCTAAATTAAGAAGAACTTCAGCATTATAACCAAATTTCGGCCACACATAATATCCTATGTAATTTTGACCTTTTGCTTCTCCTGTTTCAGGATCAAAAGAATTAAAACTACCTGCACCTAAACAAGCGATAGCATCTAATTTAGCTTTTTTGACTGCAACAAGTTGACTAAATAACACATGAGTTCCTAATCCATTTGGCGCACAATAATTTGTTGTAAAAGCATCATTCCAAATATAATTCTCACCATAATATTTTCTTCTATCTGTACCATGTAGTGTAGTAATCCAATCTCCAACAGATTTCATTTCATTTTCTCTATCCGATGTCAATCTAAATTTAATATGTTCTGATGCAATATTCGTAATACCTGTAAATCCTGTTAAATCTAGCATTTCTTTTTCATGTTCTGATAGATTTTCCATCGATGGATGGTTAAAACGATTTGGATCTAATTGTGTATATTTAATTGGATCTTCTCTTAATCCTTTTTCTCTCTCTTCTATCTTTGCCAACATTTCTCTTGTTGGCAATAATGCTCTAGTAAAATTCTCTAAATTCACTTTCTTGCTTGTTGTTAATTTTTCTATCGCTTCATATTTTTTTGTCAAATCCAAAGCACCACTTTCTCTAAGAATTTCACTAAAGAACTTTTGATCTACCTCTTGCACTCGATCTCTTAGTTCATCTATTGATGTTGATCCTCCTACCACTGCATCCAAGATATATTCTGTTACAGGTTCTTCTTTTCCTACACCTTGTAGTCTTGCAGTTCTTTGCTTTAATTCTTCGCTATCCCATCCATCTCTATCTAAATGCACCACTGCATTGAATTGTTGTAAATTAAATCCCCTTGAATAAGATGAATTGGCAACCATCGTTGCGACTTGATTATTCTTAGCAATAAATTCCTTTACAGTCTTTACTGCCCAAGTTACATCTTCTTCTCCTATTTCATCTTCTTCTCTTGCCACTCTTCTCATTCTATCGTCTATCTCAACTTGTGATAATCCAGACCTTGACAAATTCTTTAGAATTTCTTCATCTTTAAGTTCTTCCAACATAAAATTTTGAAGTTTGGTATTCTTATTCACAACACCTTTCTTTAAAGGCTTTCCTGCTTGATAAAAGACAATACTATCAGATAAACATAGTGCATGGATCTTGGTCGGTATTCTTAATGAAATCTTAATGATTGTCTTTTTTGCCACATCTGCATCTTCAGTGAAATATACTGTTCTCTTTGAATTTTCTACTAAATGAACTGCAAGTTCTTCAGCTTGGTCAATTTTAGGATTACTGAATGTATATTCTTTTGGTCTATTTCCTTTTAATCTATCATACTGCACCATTGCTTTATGTGGATTTAAACTAAATAGATGTAGTAATCCAATCTTATCTTTCAAGTTTCCTAATGCAAAATCTTTTTCTTTTTGTAAATCAGCTGGCATATCCATCTGGTTGAAAGAAAGATTAGAATATCTAACTGACATCTCTGTTAAAACTTCTTGAATTTCTTGAGCAATATCTTGATATGCACTCGCTACTTCGTCTGGCATATTTACAGTTTGTGTTGTTTTATATAGATTTGTATAAATATACTTTTCCATAAAATGAATGTTTTGTTTCATCCATGTATAAAACTCATCTTTCACTTCAGGTTTAATGCCTACAAACTTACCACCTATCTCAACTGCATATTTCTCAACAAATGCTTTCTCTTTGTCTTTATCTACTACATTTCCAGTCGATAAATATACAAGCCTAAATAAATCCAAAGGTGAAGATTGAATTGCACTATCTGTTAATAAAATCTTTCTTGGATGTTTTACATTTGTAATCGCTTCAACTTTATCACTATTCATTTCTATATTCGCATCATCTAACACTAAACAATAATATTGTTTGAAATTAAAGTTTTGCTTATATCTCTGGATATATTCCGAATATCCTATCTCTTCTATGCTTTGTCTTAAATTAAAAATATAAAGATATTCTATATATTCTTCTATTCCAGAGATATATGAACCTACAAAACGATCTGTATTTACTATTAAAAACTTCACATCAGGTAGCTTCTGTGTTGCAAGTATCAAACTTAATATAAAAAAAATCTTATTCTCTCCATATTCTCTAGGTAGTGATACAACTCCTTTGTAATCATTTTTCTCTAACCATGCTAAAGCATTAATCTCACCTGTTGAAAACGCTAAGTATGGATTAATTCCTTTTAATTTTTCTTCTTGATAGTTTTCTCTCTCAGTAATACTTAATTTTAATTTTAACATCTCATAATACTTACGCAACTCTTCATGTGCTTTCTTAGACATTAAACATGAACCTAAACTATCTTTTATCACTTCATAATCACTACCACCAAAATAAAAAGATAGATGACTACCTGCAACCATCTCCATTGATGTTCTATACCGAACTAAATTTTTTAATGTCTTAATTTCTGGTGCATACTTCTTATCTTTTGGCAAACATATCAAGAAACGATCTCTTGCCCAAGTAATATATGGTTCTTCTAACACATCAATATTTACTTTTACTTCTCCACTATCTATATCTATACTCTCATACCTAGACACTATCTCACCTTTTGTATTCATAGAATAACTTTTACCATCACCTATGATGCGACCTGTAATATTTGATAAATCTTCAACAGAAAATCCTTTGAAGGGTCCTCTAGTAATAATATCTTTAGTGATACCATTAATAGTGGTGGTCTTTACCTTCACCATGTGTGTAAATCTTAATGGATTATCTGTATGATCGTCTGATAACTCGATTTCTCTTTCTACACCAGGAATAGCATCTATCATTTCATCAGATAGTCTATCTACTGAATATGATATTGTATCTAAGACTACATCTTTAAATACTGGTATAAGATTGCCTTTACTATCAAGTATGGTTTCTTGAACAGGTTGTCCATCTACCATTAAAACATTTCCTGCATTGTCTTGCTTATATACAGGTATCTTGTTTAAGTTTCTAAATACCAATTCATGTTTCTTTACTTTTTGACCTGCTTCATTAACTGTTCTTGTAACAATCTCTGGCATATTGTTTTTTGAAAATGTTTTTCGTAATTCACTTTTCAATTTAATTTGCAGATAAACATCATAGGCACTTTGATTATAGTCAGGTTCGATCACACCAAATTTTTCACTATATATAGTTTTCGCTTTCTTTAAATACTCTTCTTGTTTCTCTTGAACTTCTTGTTGAAGTGTTTTCCCATCTACAACAAGACTTGAATTTTCAAATTTTTTCAATTTTTGATAGAAGGATTGTACATTTTCTCTTACTTCATTAAACTTTTCATCTTCTCTTGCTTTTACACTACGAGCATAAGATTGCATATCAAGAAGGATTAAAAAATCATCTTGTGATGGTATTATATCTTTCAACATTAACCAAGTATTGGTATGTGGTTCTTGATTTATATTCCAACCTTGTTCTGCCATCCATTCTGTTAAAATATCATAATAAGCATCTGCACTACCTATTTTAGATTTTCTCAATTTACCCATCAAAGATTTTTGTGCGGATACACTACTAAGTAGTTTTTTATTGACTATCCTATATTCAATAAAATTGAGAATGGACACAAACATTTTATTTTGTATCGCAAATCTTAGATTTTTAGTCATTTCACTATCTTGTTTTGAACCTATTTCACCTATACAAGCCGACCAAACTCGTTCGTTCTTTTCTCTTTCTAAAAATGAAATTGCTTCTTTCTCACTAGATAATAATCTTTCAGATGTCATTCTATATTCATTTGAAAAATCTATTTCATCTCTTTCATTTACTAGATTGCTAATATATGTTTGTTTTCTTTCTTTGATTAGATCTTCTCTTTTCACTTGAATATTCGTTTGATCAAAATACAATTCCAAGAAATCATCATCAAGTCTTTTTGTTTGTGTAAATGCACCTGTTCTTAATAATTTCTCTTTAATCAAAGATTTCTCATACTCACTATATTTCTTTTTGATCTCTTTTACTTGTTTTACTTGCACATCCACAGGCACTGATTTACTTGATACCTTGAAAGTATCAAATTTTGCACCACCAGGTAAAATTCTTTCGGTAATCTCATATTGAATATTTTTATATTTGCATACCAACTGAATCCATGCAGACATCAGTTTTAAACTTTCCTTGAAGAATGGCTTCTTATTCAAAGTATTGATAAAAGGATAGATCTTCTCTTTTATATAATTATCACCAGTCCAAATCTTCTTCAATTCTTCTTCAATGAAAGCATCTACTTTGTTGATATTGATTCGCAAATCAGTCCAAATATCTGTTAATTCATTATCGTATTCTTCATTCTTAAAGAAAGTCTTATACCATAGATATGCCTTAGACATATCTTCATCCAAAGGATACTTTGAAACATTTGTAAAATCACCATTTTCTACTTTTTTTGTTAAGTAGTCATTAAGATGATCTTCAAGTTCAATCAATTCTACATAATGATTGAATAAGAAATTCCCAGCACCTTGCACAACACCATTATTATGGTTTCGCATAGCGAGTAGGAATTGACCTTTAAATGGATTTAAACTTCTATTTGGATTACCAATAAGTTTTACAACAGGCATTTTACCAAGTCCTTGAATTTTATACTTGAATGAAGATTATTTTAAACAATAGGATATAAATATAAATAGTATTAAATCTTTTCGATCTCATTTGTAATGGATAATTTATCTGTTCTATCCATCATAAACCATTCAACACTCACTGGTTCAAATTGTGCAAATTTACCAAATACTGTTTCTTTATCAAATTCTTTACATGAATATACATCTAATTGAATAAGACCAGGACTATCTTCATCCCACACATGAATTGCAATATGTGATGTTTCAATAATTGTAACAGCTGTTAAACCTCTGTTGCCTGCTTTGTCTAAATACACTGCATGGGGTCCACTTAAAATTTTCATATCAATCGCATTGATTAAATCTTTTAACCATGTTTCAATAATATCTGTTGCCATAGGTGGCTTATTTACATAAGCACGGATTACGATATGTTGATGTTGTAACATCTATACCTTCTTTCTTAAAAAATGTTTTTTTAAGATATACAAAAAAGTTTTAATCATTATTAAAATTCTAACATTCTTACTACAATATATCCTCGCCTCCATGCTTCAATTAAATTTCTCTTTATTAAATTCATATCACCATCTACAATAAAACACTCTGGACAATCTTTATTCCTAAAATCACACTTATTCGTATATGATGGACAACCTTTCTTTTCTACACATACACTATTCTTTATAGGCACTAATTTCAAACATCCTTTTGGATCTCTTAATCCACTCTGCATTAAACTTTTTGCATCACCTCTTAATGCACGATCTATATCTTCTTCTGATAGAACAGGCACTAACTTTTCCCAATCTTTTTCTTTTTCTAAGTCTTTATACTCACCCCAATTACTATCATCTTTTGGTATTATTCTAGCTAGTTTTGGATTGCCATATCTTTCATCTGGTATCACACAAAAGATCATTCCATTTTCTCTATACATTTAATTGTATCCTTTTTTCTTTTCTTCTATTTCTTTTACTGATTGCTCCACCATGTCTTGATCAAATATATCATGATCTGTAATTTGTTCTAAGACTTTCTTACTCGCACATAAGATATAAGATAAAATCTTTGTTTGATTTTCATCATTATTCACAATCAGTTTATGGTGTGGCAAAATATGAAACACATTTAATAACTGACCAATCTTAATCCATACTTTTAAAAGATCTTCTTCATTATCAAAATCGTTTGAACCAAAATAATATGTTTGTGCGAGTTGGCTTATTAGATACTCAAATCCATCTTGATTAAATACATTGCTTGGCAATAAATCTCTATCATCTTCATTCTTGTCTTTCATTTTCAAGTTTCCTGTATATCTTTAACCATAGTTCTGGATCTGTTTTTTTGGCAAACAATAAAAAATCGACTGCTTCCCACAACTTTAAACATTCCTTTAAAGATAATACTTTTTCTTTTGAGATTCTTGACAATTTATTTATTGTTTTTGTTTGCCAATCTACATCTTCATCTTCAAGATCGGTATCTTGAAACACATCTGGCTTTTCATATTCTTTCCATTCGCTTAATCCAAATTTCTTTTCTAGCATCCTACAAGCGATACCAAAATCTACACCTTCTTTTTCCATTACTGTTGAAACAACATCTCTTACTTTTCCACAAGCAAAACAATACCATGTTTTTGTTGAATGATAGTATCTAGCACTTGGCTTTGTATCTACACCACTACCATGCAAATCACATGAAAATTGTTGATCTGCACCATTTGTTCTTACATTATATCCATATGCACTTAGAATTTGGTCTAGTGGTACTTGATTTTTAAGTCTTTCTGCTCTTTTACTCATCTTCCCTTCCTATAAATACATTGTTAGAATTGACCCATGTGTGTTTTGGCAATGATCTTATACTAAATAAGATCATAGACTTTCTTATATTATCAGAATATATATAATAACCTTTTCCTTGTATATCACCAATACCATTTCTTTTTTGTGTAGATGATGTACTTGATAGAAATGTTGTAAATTGTTTAGCTGAATACAAACTATTAGTATCCCAATAAATAAAACAAAAAGGGTAGTTATCCATTCACTCATCTTCCCTTCCTATAAATCTATCATGGTCAGTTATCCATGTGTGTTTAGCTAAAGACCTTATGGCAAATAAAGTTATTGATCTTCTTAGGTTTTCTATATTATTCTCATATATAAGGACACCTTTACCTTTAATCCTATTATCTTTATGTTGCATAGTATGGGTAGAGAAGATACTTGTATATTTTTTAGCATGGTATATGTCGTTATTCTCATAATACACAGAGAAGATAGCTTTAGACATAGGTGTTATTCCCTTCCTATAAATTTGTTATTGTCATTTATCCAATTATGCTTAGGTAGAGATCTTGCACTAAATAATGCGATTGATCGCCTTATGCTATCTGTATTTGTCTTGTATATAAACACACCATTTGTATAGCTTGACTGTTTGGCGTGTGTAGTATGGTTATTTGAAAAAAGACAAGTCCATTGTTTTGCCTCAAATAAACCATTAGCATTGCAATAAAAGAAAGCAATAGGATGATTATCCATAGTGTTTATTCACTTTCTCATTAAATCACATCTGTTAATGGATCTGCTTTTGCATTACCTGTTAATGGCAATAAAGTCAAATTATCACTATTCGTGATTTTACCTGCTGGAAATAAAATGTTCGCATTAAATGTTGGAAATCCTGCTTGATCTCTACTCTTTAAACATTGATACTTAATTTGCTTCTGCTCTCTTACATCATTCCCAAACCAATTCGCTATCACTATATCTGCACTTCTTTCTGCTTCATTCGCATAAGACAAGTGTGTTAATTGATACTCTCCATTCTTTTTAAGTGCATCATTATAACCATCACGACTGATTTGGAATAAACATAAAACAGGTATTCCTTGACCACGATTAAAATTCATTGCCATTCTCTTCAAATCTCTAATCACTTCATTTAATCGTTCTGTAGTAGATCCATATTTTGTTCTACTTGCCAATAACAAAGCATGATCGACTACTATCAAGTCTATCTTTTCTTTTTGACTTAACAATTCTGCTTTTGCTCTTAAATCTTCTACTGTAAAATCAAAGCTATCTGGATTATCACCTTCAATATGGATTGCTCCATATTCTCCACTTTCTCTACATTTCTTTAAATCTGGTACAACATGATTAAAAAAGAAATCTTTTTCTTCTGGTGTTAATTTACCACCACGAACTTTAGATGGGTCAATACCTTCATAGACTTCTACATTAGGTTTTTGTAAACCTAATGCTATTCTTACATTCTTAAATTTCGCATGACAAGAATGAATACAATAGATAGATCGTCTTACTTGTGGATAGTGCATTTCTAATGAGAAATATAGTGTATTGGTTTTATCCCAAGTTGCTTGACTATATGCCCAATTTAATGCTGTTTTAGATTTAGCATGACCTGTAAATCCTGCAAGAATATACAATTCTTTCTTTCTAAATCCACCTATCGCATCATCTATGATTTTAATTCCTGTTGTAGGAATAACTTCTCTACCGGCCTCTTCAGCTTTGGTATATTCTTCTGCAAGATCATCTACATCTGTTAAAACTTCACCACCTAATTTTGATCCAAATGTTGGGGTCATAACATCTACAAGTTTATTCGATAAGAAACGACCAGCATCTCTTGCACCTTTAAGTAGTGTTTTATGATTGCCTTTTTCTTTAATTTCCAATCCACTTTTAATAATGGTTTTCACATCTGTGATGGTATTAGAAAGTTTAATAATTCTTGCTTCTTCTACATGGTTTTCGATTTCTGTTAAAAAATTTCCTTTGTAGATAGGTGTTATTGATGCTAATGCACGAACACGATCTGAACATTCAAATTCATTTTGTGTTTCAAAAAATTGAATAATGGTTTGATGATCTGGCAAATGTCCATGATTTGACATAAATCCTTTGATATAAGACCAAATCGCATTATCTTCTTTTGCTTCAAAATTAAATATGCTCTCTCTCAATGCCATGTAATTCATTTGCATTTGATTAATATCATCACCTAGTCTTTGATCAGGTAAAATACTTCTTAAGATTTTCATTTGTAAAAAGCCTTAGATTTTAAGTGTTGTCACTTTTTTGTTTTCTGTTTCTTGTTGTTCTACAAGTCTTATATTATTCCATCCTAATAATACATCATCTACACCTCTTGACCATGCAATATGTCCTTCACATAATGGTCTGTTTGGATCAACCACAATCCAAGTAGGTTTATTTAGATGTTGTCTTAACTCGATTGTTTCTATCAACACTTCTGGCATTGCTGAATTTCTTGCCATCTTCACACCTAATCTTACTATCAAGAGTGCTGGTGCTTCTGCCATATCTTCTAAACCACGAACTGTAATTTCTCTTGTGAAATCTGGATCTACTATTTCAGATTGTGATGCAGAAATATTAGAAAGCCATGCACTCATTAAATTCGCATCAGATACTACTTTAATAAACAATGCTGGATTTTTTTCTAAGAAAATTGCACCTTTTAAATGAGAACACAATTCTGTTTTCTCTGCATGAATAATGATGTTCTCTTTTAATTTGCCTTTTAGTGGTGTTGTCTTTTTCGCAGGAAATTGACTTAACCCAGTCCATGCTTTTTCACATTGGTTTTTCAAATGTATTTTAAACACACAAGAACATTGTGACATGATAGGTTCATCTCTATAAAATTGACCACTTGGAACTATTCCTATACCACCACATTTTTCACAAACTTTACTCATTCTTTTGCATCCTCTAGTAGACCATTGAAAATATCTTTGAGTTCTGTATCAGACACTCCTTGTATCTTATCACTTTCTTCATCATTTTTTAGTCTTTTTCCTAAAACATTTTCAATTAAATCCATTTTATTTGCTAATGCTTTCATTACTCGATCATCTATTGTCTTTGGACAAACTAAATGATAGCAAAATACACGATCATGTATACTACCAATACGAATCATACGACCAATAATCTGTAAATAATCTCCTGCACTCCAAGGACTATCATAAAAAATCACTGCTTTTGCTAATTGTAAATTTACACCTTCTGCGGCCGCCATCGTAATTAACACCACTTTCACATCTGATTTCTCATCTTGAAATGCTTCTTGTGATTTCTTCCTCTCATCATCTTTCTCACCACCAGTAATTCTTACACTTTTAATTTTCTTCGCAGTCAATTCTCTTTCTAAAATATCTACCATCTTTCTAAATCTTGAGAAAATGATAACTTTCTCACCATCCAATTCATCTTCTAGTAATTCAAACAAAGCATCTATTTTTCCACTATCACCTACACCATCTACAAGTTCAAGATGATTTACTATCTGTTGGCAATACATGACTGCTGTTAGTTTTGTTACTTCTTTTTGTTTAATTTCACCAGTATTCGCATCATATTGTTCTAGTAATCCACTTAATGCTTCTTTATATTTTGATCTTTGAACATCTGATAATTCACATTCAATTCTCTTAGTAGTCAATGGTGGTAATTCACTCGCTACTTCATGTTTTGGTCTACCTACAAAGAATGGATCTATCTTATCTTTAAATGCTTCAATATCTGATTTACGATGTCCAACTACAAACTTAATTCTTTTTCTACCTATTTGCTTATCTACACATACACAATAGTTAGACATGAAAACATTTTTACTTGGCATAAGACCAGGTACAGTCACCTTGTAAATTGCCCAAGCCTCCATAAGTCTATTCTTAATAATCGTTGCAGATAAAGACCAAACCTTTTCTGCACTACCAGATAAATGAGAACACACTTGATGAATTTGAGATGTATCATTTTTAAATGCAGTGGCTTCATCAAATACCATAACATTGCCAGTGATATTTTGTAGATTTTCAAAATCTATAACTGCAGTACGATAACCTAAGATCAAAACTTTAATGGATGTACAAGCAAAGAAAGCATCATAAGTCTTTTGTCTTTTCTTTTTATCACCAGTAACAACAAAGCAATTAATACCACCATTGGTAAATTTTTCAAATTCACTCGCCCACTGATTTAATGCAGATTTAGTAGTGCATATAACTGCTGGCATATCTGGTTTCTTTTCCCAAACATAACACAATGTAGCAATAACCTGCAAAGTTTTACCTAAACCCGTATCATCGCCAAGAACAAATCGTGGCATTGCAAGTAAATGTAAAATACCTTGTAGCTGGTAGTTTCTCAAAGTTAAAGGTTTGCCATTTGATAAGTGTGTTCTCAAGAAAGAATTTGCTGGCATCTTGATTTCTTGTTTAACACGGACTTCTCTTAATTTTTCAATAGTGGCAAGAAGTTTTGGATCTTTTAAATAATTCATATAAGTAGTCATCCTTTAGAATAATGAACAATCTACTTATAAGATATTTATCTATGTTTTACATATAAATTATAGAACTTGTTTTTTCACAACACCAGTAAATGGTTTCCAATTCTCAATAAGATTAAATAAGATCGCATATTGTATATGTAGAGGCTTACCAGAATTTAAAAGTTTAGTCGTCTGTAAGCGAATGTTTTCCGAATTAAGTTGGATTTGTAAATGTCTTGCTTTCATCCATGTTCTTTGTATCCAGATAACAATTTTGCGAACTGCTTTCATGGCTTTCAAATAGACTTCACCTGTATATACAGGTTTTCTTTTTACTGAACCAAATTTAAGTTTAGCAATTCTTGTTAAAACTTTATATGTTTCTGTTTGATAGTTAAGACCAATTTTTCTTTTAGTAAAGAAATACCAAGCTACATTTGCTGATTCTGTATCACGATTAAAAAATTCTAAAATAAAATCAAATAAAGAATCTGTATGTTCATCTATATAAGTCATTACATTCATTTTAAGCTACCATCCTTAATCCAAGTTTATTGATAAATCGAATATAAAGATTTTTTACTTCGATCACGACTTCTTTACTTTTTGGATGATCTGCTTGATCTAATGCTTCATCCCATTCACCAGCTAGTAAAAGTTGAATAACTACATCACCATTCATAGGTTCATGTATCATAATCTTATTTTGTCTTTTTTCATTAAGTATCATTGCAATAATTTTATCTCTTGCTTGTTTTACTCTTGCACTATGTTTTATTAAACTACCAATTAGATTTCTACTTGTCTTATGACTTGCCATTTTTAATGCAGTATCATAGTCATTTTCCATTAAGACATCTACTATCTTTGGATCATCAAATTTTTCTATGGTTGCATATATATCTAATAAGGTAGCAATATTTTCTTCTGCATTTCGTGTTGGCAAAGAATGTGTTGAATATCCACCATAAGATTTATCTGATTTGTTCATTTTAAAACTCCTTTTACACAAATAGCTTTTCAATAAATATTTTATTATTTTTTAAGTATAAAGATACTCTTATTTAAAAGGATAGATCATCATGTCTAAAAATCCAGATCAAAATCCACAAAATGTTGGTGGCTTTGATGTTCAAGGTACTAGTGAACTTTACAAATTTAATACATCACCAAATACTCGTGTTGCTCTTTCTCAAAAGGTTAGAATACTTGCACCTTCTTATGGTAAAACAGGTCAATCTGCTTTAAAGAAATATCAATTAGGTGTTGTAGAATCTTTTTCTTATGAAGGTAACAGTAGATCTACTGAAGCTAGACGCGGTATTGGTTTCGGTGATCAAATTGCAGAACTTGTTCCAGGTTTAACAGACCCACCAACCATTTCTTTTACTCGTGCTTTATTCTATCTTTCAAATGCTTTTCAAACTATTGGTTTTGCTGGTGGTGTTGATGGACCCGTAAGAAGTGTAAAACATACAAGATGGCCGTTCGATGTTGAAGAACAACTTGTATTTAGTGATATTGCAGATAATCAATCAGATGGTACTGATGGCAACACTTATACACAAGGTATTGTTAAAGTAGATTACTCTGCTCAAAATGTTACCGAACCTGATGTAGAAGCATTTAAATATAAGCAAAAAGTCCATAAAGCAATCTTAACTTATTTTGAAACTTGCTGGTTACATTCTATCGACCACTCTGTTGATATTGGTACTGCACATATTATGGAAAGTGTTGCTTGTGGTGTTACAGATGTTCATGATGGTCTATCTACTTATGGTGAATTTTTATCCACAGGTAATAATCCATATCTTGGTCAAGTCGCATCTAAACGATTCCCAGGCACTCGTTAATATTTTTTTGTATGATTAAGATGACGATCTATAAACGGAGAATATTAAAATGTTTTTAAATGAAATCGAATCAGCTTTTAATGATCTTATTCAAATTGGCAATCTTGAAAAACAAGTTTCCATTGGCAATATTTCTTTAGTGCTTAAAACACTCACACCTTCTGATGAAATTGAAATCCAAAAAGTCATTTCTTCTTTTAGAAATGATGATACACTCGCAGTTGAGTTTATTGATCTTTTTAGAAAAGAAACTCTTTCCAGAGGAATTGTTGAAGTCAATGGTAAAAACTTGAGAAATGTTAGTGTTGTAGAAACTGATGAAAAATTAGATAATGGTGTTTCTATTAAGATTACCAAACAAGAAGCACTTTATAAAATGCTGGATAAAATGCCTAAAGGTATTCTTGCACATCTTTTTAGTGAAATGACTGCTTTAACAGAACTTTCCGAAAAACAAGTAGAAAAATTGTTAAACATTAAAGAAAAAGACAATCTTGTTGAAGCTGACATTCTGGAAACTCGTGCAAATAATTTAAGACAAGAAGATACTATTAAAAAGAATGAAGAAAAAACTAAACAAAGTCTGGCAACTTTGAATAATGTTAAGCAACCAAATTTTAGTGATGCTTTAAAGGAAATTGGATCTGTTGAATAAAAATGATAGATCATTATCAAGATTTAAGACAAGTCATTGAACAAGGCTTTCTTTCTTTTAAAATTCTTGTCAATCACAAATATATTGTTTTCCGATCTCCATCTCTAAAAGATTTAGAAATTATGGAATCCTATTCTCTTAGACCTATGAGAGATATTATTCTCATGGCAAGATGTATCTATTCTATTGGTTATGTTAAAATCAATCAAGATCGAGATTTCTACTATCTGATTGATTTCTGTAAAACTATTCCTATGTCTTGTTTTAATAAGATTGTGTTTTATCTTTATTCCATTACAAATAGATTACGAAGTGCTGGTACTTTACTTGAAGGATTTTGCTATGAAACAGAATCAAGACAAATTTGGAAAACATGGTTATCTAAAAATAAATTTCATAAATCCATAACCACTGATGAATTTGATACACTCCAAATCGCTTGGATTATCTGGAATGAAAGTGAAGATACTAAACAAATTGAAGATGCACACTGGCAAAGGTCTTTATTTGTAGCAAGTGCTATGGCTTCTGGTGTAGATAAAATTAAAAAGAAATGGAAAGACCAAGAAGATTTAGAAAACAAGAGAAGAGAAGAAGTTAAGAAATATGCAAGGATGGGAAAGCCTATGCCTAAAGATGCCAAAGATATTATGTTAGACAATAATGAGAAATTAGTAGAAGAAATGAGAAGATGGTTAGCTGGTGAAGAAGATGAACATGATCGAGTGATAAGAGAACATAAAGAGTTTATGAAAGAACAGATCAATAATGCTAGAGTATATGCAGAAGAACAAAGGCAAATGGCAATAGAAAGAAAAGATGAAATACAAGCGATACCGATAGTCGGATATACTTTAGATGATATTAAACAAAAAGTAGTTACACAATCCACAACGATAGGTATTCAATTTGGCAAAGATACAGAAGCAGTATTGAATAAAATCATGGCAGATGTGATAGCACCAGAACCATTAAATCCAGAACAAGATTCAATTTTCAATCAATCAAAAACATCTTTAATGGATAAAATTACACAAAGGCAACCTAAGATAGAATAAAAGGTGGTATTTCAAATGGCAATTCCACAAATGCAATTAACAATAGATGAACTTAGAAAATTAGCAGACACTATCAGTAAAACAGATGATTCTCTTGCTAAAGTAATGGGTAATTTGGTTAAACAAACTGAAATTGTGGATCAATCAAAAACATCTTTTCAAACTACACTTGCCAAAGTTGCTCAACGAACTTTAGGTGATTATAAAGCACAAAAGAAACAACTTGATGTAATCAATGCAAAAAATGAAGAATTTCGTAAAAGAGAAATTGAACGACTACAAGAAATCAATAGACTTCAAGATGCTGGTGCGGAAGCTAATAAAAATGAAATCCAAAATCAAAAAAGATTACTTGAGAGTTTACATAAAGAACATAAATTAATGCTTCAAGAAGAAAGAAAAATCTATGATGATATTGCGAAAAAAAATCTCAAGATAATTAAAGATTTTGAAATCGGTATTGAAAATATAAGAGATGATTTAGATAAAGCATTAACAGGTGGTAGTGTTTTTAAGAAAATATCATATATTGGTGGTGAATTACAAGAAACTTTAGAATCTGCTATGGAAGGTGGTGTTCGAGGTTTACAAACAATTCTTAAAAGTTCTTTAAGTGGTGTTACTCAAATTTTTCAAATGCAGGCTTTAAAACTAGCTGAACAAGGTCAAAAAGATATTGCTAGAATTGAAGAATTAAAATCTAAAGGTGCTGTTGCTGGTGGTGGTACTGATGAAGATAAAGAATTAACAAATCTTGAAACTAGAAGAGTTAGTTCTGAAAGTTCTGCTCAAGGCTTTCTTGCTATGAGTAAAGGATTGCAAGTTTTAAGCACCAGTATCATGGGTGTGGTTAGTGTTTTCCAAATGCTGATTGATGCAGAAGCTAAAGTTAAAGAATTTAATAAAGATATGTTAGAAGATGCTGGTGGTTCTTTATCTTTTCTTCGTTCTGGTCAAGAAAGTTTAGCTGAAAGTCTTAATACCTATCGTGAAGGGTTTGCTTCAATGTCAAACACTGTAGGTATGAAAGCTGAAGAAATTAAATCTCAATTTATTGCACTACAAGATACTAATTTATTCAATAAAGAAAAACTTAAAGATTTTGGTGGTTTTGAAAGAGCATTTAAAACTCTCTCTACTTATTCCAAAGGTTTTGGTCTTAGTATCACTGAAACCACAGAACTTACCGAATCTTTTGCTAGTAGTCTTGCTATTGATACTTCTACTCAACATGGTATGGAAACAATATCTGATAGTTTTCAAAATATCGGTTTCTATGCTAGTAAAACAAATATCTCTACTAAAGCATTTGCCAACCAACTTAAAGAAGTCAATGAGAAATCTACCACTTTCAATAAGTCCATTACTCAAACTGCTTCTGTTATGTTTAAATTAAATAAAACTCTTGGTGCAAGTAGAGCAAAAGATTTTTTTGAAGGTTTTGAAGATCTTAAAGAAAAAGAATTTGGTGATTTAATTAAGATGTCTGCTATGGCTGGTGGACCTGGTGGTGAAACTATACAAAAAATCTTAAAACAAAATGCTTTAACTGCAACATCTGCACTCCAAAAGACTTTAGGTGGTAAAGAAGAAAAAGAAGCATTTGCCAAAGCATCTGCAGAATCAGGTCTTAATATTGATTTCACTTTGCCACTCGAACAAATTGTGGATCAACTTAAAGGTGTAGATATGAGTGGTGATGCTTTTATTAAATTATCTGGTAGCTTAGAAGATTCTGGATTATCAAATGCACCACAAATTCTCGAAAAACTTAAAGCATCCATAACTGCTACTCAAGGTTTAGGTAAAGAGAAAGGTTATGAAGAAGTTGCACCTGCATTAAAAGAATTAAGTATTGGTGGTCAATATGCTATGAAATTTGCTGAAATTAAAGCGATCATTGAAGCTGGAACAGATAAAGGTAAAACGATTAGTAATCTTGGACAAAAAAATTTAGAAATCGTTAAAACTGCTCTTAAAGGTACAGGTAAAACAGAAAAAGAAATCAATTCTTTAATTGCTTTAGATATGAGAGCAAGAAGTGATTTTATGAAAGCACAAGATTTACAAAAAAAGTATGCAGGTGCTTCAAATGAAGATCGTAAAAAAATTGATGAAGAATTAAGTAAAATAGGTGTTATGATTAATGATGAAGGCAAACTTGTTACTAAAAACACTAAAGAACTTGTTTCTAATGTAGAAGATATGTATGTCGCAACAGGTGAAATTTTTAGTGAAGAAGAAAAACTTAAACAACCACAAGTTAAATCTGAACAAGAACTTATGCAAGATCAAGTTGATGCTACTTGGGGTGTAGGTGATCGTCTTTCTGCATCTTTTGGTGTTTATCTTGAACAACTTAATTCTTATGTTGCTCGTATTTTAAGTTATATTTCTTCTTGGTTTGGTTCGCAATCAAATGAAGAAATGAAAACACAACAAAGACTTCAAGAAGAAAAAATTAAAGAACAAGAAAATATTAGAGATCAGATGAAAGCTGAAAAGAGAAAGATTGATGAACTTAATAAAAAAGGCAAAAATTTAACAGATCAAGAGAAAGCACAATTACAAGAAAGCACTGATAAATATAAAGCACTCGAACAACAATCTTTAGCGAGTGAAAAATCTTTAGAAATGTTGAAAAAAGGTATTGAACTTAAAGGTAGTAAAATAGCACAAGAACAAGAACTTGCTACTTCAAGTAAAGCATTAGCAGAATTAGAATATGGTAAAGGTAGTACAGGTGCGGGTATTGGTCAATTAAAAGAATCTCTTGGTGTTAGTAGTAATGAACAAATTCTAAAAACACTCGATCAAATGAGAGATATTTTTGAAGCACAAAGATCTGGTAAAGCTAGTGAAGGAGAAATTAAACTTCTTGATGAATTTAAAAAGAAAGTATCAGGTGCGGGTTTAGAACTACAATTAGATAAAACATTGTTAGGTACTGATTATGCTAAAATCAAATCCAAAGAAGGCAAAGACTTATTTGAATCTATTGAAGGAACTATTTCTGATACTAATAAAACAAAAGTTAATTTAGGTGCTACAAAAACTCAAAAAAACAAACTCGCTTCTTTCTATAAAGACTTAGGTATTACTAATCAAGATGAACTCAGATCTAAAATTGAAGAGTATAGACAAATTCTTGAACAAGAAAATGATCTCATTTTTAATGATTTAACTGAAGAACAAAAAAAGAAAAAAACTCAAATCGAAGAAGCGATGGCAAAACATAATATCACTAAGTCTTTTGAATCGGGTTTGACACAATCAGATCTTGAATTTAGAACCGATGGTATGAGAATAGGGTATGCAGGTATTGGTAGTGGAAAAATAGAACAATATGGTGCGGATGCTTTCACTTCCGAAAATATTAATGCTCAAGCACAAGCTAATGCCAAAGCACAATCTGAAGAAGATAAAAAAAATGAACAAGCTAAAATAGATGCTAATGCTAAAGGTGTTCAACAAGGTCTTGAACAACATGATTTAGCTAAATCTACTATGATGATGCCTACTACACCTATGAACGATTTTATTTGGCGTGAAAAAGGTGGTCTTCAATCTTTCTCTCCACAAGATAATGTTATTGGTTTTAAAGATAATGGTATCATGGGTCAAGCTGTAAATAATATGATGGCTGGCAATACTACTACTAACAACAATAATAATAGAGCATTGTTTAATATCAATATTAATGGTGGTAATAAAGATGAAGTTCTTAAAACTATCACTGATGCTCTTAAACGAGCAGGTGTTGTTACCGAACGAACTTCCTATGCTTAACAGAAAGGATTTGTTTAAATGCCTAGCTTATTAGATCTCAATAATGGATCTGGTGTTAAACCTGTTATTTTTGATATTGTTGCTCCAGATGGATACACTTCTCTCTTAAATGATGGTCAATCAGATCTTAGACTTGTTCTTCAAGTCAATCCCACTTCACTTAAATTCTCTTACACTAAAAAAATCACTCGTACTCAAACATTCGGTGGTTTTATTGAAACTCATTGGGGTGATGAACCTATTACTACTACTATTGATACTGCTACTGGTGGTTTTATTCGTGTTGGCACTGGTCTTTCTGCTATCACTGGTTCAGTCCCAAGTGTTGGTGGTTCTGATAAAAATGATGGCACTCGCATGGATACTTTAGCTTATGATAAATACCTAGATTTCCTTGCTCTTTTCCATAACAATGGTGCTTTATATGATGCTTATGGCAATATCGTTGTTCATGGTCGCATTAAAATGTCTTTTAATGGTGGTACTTGGTTTGGTTGGTTTCAATCTTTTACTGTTACTGATAGTGCAGAAACTCCTTTTAGTTTTGCTTTAAGTGCTAATTTCCAAGTCGAAAGAGAAGTCCATGAAATTAGAACACAGATGGGAATATAAAATATGAAACCTACTCTTGATATTAGTCAATTTACTCAACTCGCTACAGGCGAACTTTTTCAAATGTACAGTAATGAAGTTTCTAATGGTGCTTATCCTGTTGATACTTCTGATCCTGTTGCTCGATCTTATTCTCCTTTTGTTCTTTATATTGAACCACCAGATGTTATCTTTCCTAGAGTAGTTAGGAAACAAAGTGAAATCTCTTCTACTAAAATTCCACCTTTTGCATCACCTTTACGAAATCGTGCTTATCTTGCCACGAATGTTAATTCTCTCAATGGTGCTTCTATTTCTTCTAATGCTAGAAATCCTATCTATTCTTTTAATAGTCAAGTTACTGAAAATAATACTTCTCAAGCTGGGCTTTCCGATAGAGATGTTGCACTAGATATTATTGATCAATACAAACAACTTAGAGATTTACCTCCAATGGTCTTTTTAGTCAATCCACAATCTTTAGGCTTGTCATATAATAAAGTTCAACAATATAGTGAAAGAACTCGATTTGGTTATGTCTTTCAAGCATGGGGTGAAGAATTACCTGATCTTGATGTTCAATGTAAATCAGGTGCTTATATTGCTTATGGTGATTCTAGTAAAACTGCTACTGGTTTACAATTCGCATCTATGAGAGATAGTGCTAGTTTTAGACAAATCCTTGCTATCCTTGCCATGTATCGCAATGGTGCTACTATTCGTGATCGTGTTGGTAGATCTGAAGTCATACATGAAGTCGGTCGCTTTGTTATTGAATATGATGGTACTCGATATAAAGGCACTCTTGAATCCTTTGAATATGGTTATGATGAAACACAAATGTTAGGTGGTATGGATTTTTCTTTTAAAATGAAAGTCCATGAAATGACTTATTTTGAACCAACTAAGATACAGAATAAAGCTACACCTAAAATTTCTTTTGATTCAGAAAACATCGAACTCAATCAAGATATTCTTGAAGATAATCAAACTACTAAACCTGTTGGTACAGGTGTTTTACTTCCTACTGAAGAAAGCCAACAAACTCAAGTTAATGCTTTGTTTAATTCTTCTTTCCAACAAGGACAATAATATGAGTACAACCACTAAAGGCACTAGCTTTATCAATACTTCAAGAATTGAAAATAGACCTTATGCTGGATCTTGGAAACCTAATTTTAGAAAAGTCCATACTTGGTCACCCGATGCTCTTGTTTATATTAATGGTGATACTGCTTTAATTGGTTGCCAAGAATGTAAAAACAAAATCGATTTTCAACCTTTCATCACTTCTGTTAATGTTGAAGCTGGTAACACATCTTCATCTTCTTCATCTTCTATTAATTTCTCTATTCCCAAGCATCATGGTGATAGCATTTTTAAAGATGGTACTTTTATCTTATGTGTTGGTCTTGAAGTCAATGTTTATTATCGTGGTTATTTTAATGTTCAAAACCTTTTAGAATCCGAAACACTTGATTATGGTGATGAAGTTTATGATTTAGCTGATCTACAAATGAAACCTTATTATCCTGTTTTTCATGGTGTTGTCACTAATGTTTCTTATTCTTATAGTGGTGGCTTTTATACTGGTTCTCTTTCTTGTAATGGTTTGTTACACTTTTGGCAATATCAACATATTGTCACTCAAGCGGCCGCACTCGAATCTATTCCAAATGCTCAAATGCAACCAACAGGTCATGTTTTCACTGGATGGACACCACATCAAATTATCAAATATTTGTTTAAAGATCGTGGTGGCGCTCAAAAAAATGATCTTGGCTTTGGTATCAATAATGCTACTAATTTGTCTTCTCAAGGTGGTGATGAACTTTGGCAACAAGCACTTCAATATTGGGAAACTAGATTTTCTCAAGGTCTTTATAATTTAAGAATGTATGGTGCAAGTGGTAATCTTCTTTCTAATGGTGCAGATGCTTATATTGATACTCTTATTGTTCAAAGTGGTGCTTTAAGTCCAAGATCTCAAAATGGTCTTCCATCTATGAACTCGCAACAAAAAATTGAAAATACACTCGATCCTAAAGTTCTTAGACAATATGATTTAATTGAAATTCCTTTGACTGGTACAGATCCAGAACAAATCCAACCTTTCACTTTAGATGTTGGTCAAGTTGGTCAATTAGATTCTTATCAATCTACTTATGAAACTAAACTTGGTATTGCAGATACTGTTGTTGAAAAAACTAATTGGGAATTTTTTCAAGATGTAGATGGTGATCTTGTCTTTAAACCACCTATGTTTAATCTTAATGTTAAAGGCAATCGTGTCTATACTATTAAACCTGAAGATATTATTGATATTGGTTTTTCACAAAAAGAACCTAATGCTACTTATGTTGTTTGTAAAGGTAGTGTTATGGGAAACATGGGTGGTGTTGTAGATAATCAACAAATTACACCACAAGCACAATATGTTGATTATCGTCTTGTTGCTAAATTTGGTTGGCGTGAAAACCAATTCGATGCTACTCATATCAAAGATCCTAAATCTGCTTTTTATATGGCAAGTGCAAGACTTGATCTTTTAAATAAAGATGTAGAAGGTTGTACTTTAACTATTCCACTTAGACCAGAATTAAAACCAGGCTATCCTATCTATATTGAACACATTGATTGTTTCTATTATGTAGATTCAGTCAGTCATTCTTTTTCATTTGGTGGTGATTGCAATACATCTTTAACACTTGTATGTAGACGAAAGAAATTTATATTGCCTGGTAGTGCAAATACATCTTATGCACAAGATAGCAGTAAAGCGATTGATCTTGCTAATATTTCTCAACCAAGTAAATATCTAAACACTTTAGATTCTGAAGGTAATATTCGTGTTACTGGATTTCCTAATGTTGTTATGGCAATAGATCAAACTAAAATCAATCCTGCATCTTTACCTAGTGGTCAAGATAATATTGAAATCACTACTCCAGAACATCTTAATATGCTTATTCTTGAAGCACACAATGCTGGTATTTTACAAATCGCACCACAAGCAAGTAGTGATTTAGGTAAAGGCAATCCTTTATTTACGGGTCCATTCTTTGTTAGAAATCCTGCATCTACAGATGGTGAAGGTGAAATCATTGGTATTCTTGATCTTAAAGACACATCAAATCAAATATCATCACAAGCGAACATAACACCAAATAGTAATAATAATGCAGTGCAACCTAAAGACACTTCTATTAAAGCGAATGATAAAGATCTAAATGAAATCAGTGCAGAACAACTTAAAGTTCAAAATGTAGAACCTATCGAACTTATCAATAATAGTGATACTACAAGTGGATTAGGTCAACAACAAACAGTCGCAAATCAAAAAGTAACATTAAAACAATTAATCGAACTTGTTAAGTCATATAGATCTTCTAACACCACTGCTTTTGGTCAAGGTAGTAAAGCAAATATTCTTGCCAATCTTGCTACACGAAAATCTACTTTTGGTGGTGCGATTGCTGGTCATTATAGATATTATAGTTGCTCTCATCCAGATGTTCAAATGCAAGGTGCTATTGAAATTTCAGTAAAGAAAGGCAAGATTGATTTTAAACAACCACCTTTAATAGAACCTAAACCTAATCTCAAAAATGTGAATGTTGTTTTACCAGATCCTACTACTGCTAATGATGGTAATCTTATTGAATTTGTAGACGATCCAAATTTTGTTAAAACAGGTATTCGCATTTTTAAGAATATTGGCGAACCACAAGAAATTGTACCTACAAGTGAAATCAAAGGTCTTGCTTTTCAAAAAGTCGATTTGGAATATCCTACTACTGTTATTACAGATCAAACACAAGGCACTCCTATGGGAAAAATGCTTGGCATTTCTTATTCTCAAATTGCCAAAATTGTTCGTGATCAATTATTCAGTAATGGCAGACCTTTACTTAGACAAAATAAGATTAGTGTTAATGATCCACAAATCAATAAAAAAATCACTGAAGCATTATTTGATCCAACCAAAATAGATGATGTCAGTGAAGATATTTTAAAAGCATATGCAGATGGTTCTTTATGTGATGGTGATGGTTCTTCTCTTGTAGGTGATTACATAGAAGTTAATGGTGAAGGTATTCAAAGAATAATGTCTGTTGCGATAAGAGAATGGTCAAGAAATATTTATGATGCACCTGTTGCAAATGAGAATGGACTTAGTAAAGAACAAGCTAGAAATCATCCAGCTAATATACAATGGAGTACAACACCAAGTAAACAGTATATAGATATATATACAGGACAAGATTATCGTTTTGATTGTCAAGTCGCATGGTGTGGCTTATTTGCACAATATTGTATTAAAGAAAGTGGTGCAGTTAAACCAAGTGTTTATAGTGGTGGTTTTCTTGGTGGTTGTAGTGGTATCTATTCTAAATGGGGCAACACACCTAGATTTTTTAATTTCTATCAAAACAAAAACACTGAAATCAAAGTGGGTGATATTGTCATCTTTAATGGTATTGATAGTAACACTGGACTACCTACTCAAAATTCAAGTGATTATGGCAAACATATCGCTTTATGTGCAGAAGTACATAAAGATTTTATTATCTGTATAGATGGTAATTCTCTTGGTGAACATCCTGATGGTAAAAAAGGTTCTGGTGTTGTTAAAACTAAAAGAAGTAAAGATATTATATGGTATCTTTATCGTTTCCTACCTGAAGATTTTATTCCACTAACACAAACAAATCAATCTAATCCAAATGATAGTGTATATAAGATTAAACTTAACAATGTTGTTACCAATCTTATGACTAAACTTGAATCAAAACATACTGTTCTTGCAGATCTTAAAAAAGCTAAAGAAAATACACAAGCCATTCAAAAGATTTTTAATGATCAAGGTGTAAATATAGAGAAACTACAAACAGATTTAAAAATTCTTTTAGATCGCATTGGTGGTTTCAAACTTACACCAAGCAATAGTTTTACTGCAGGTGAAGGTCAATATAATAATGATCCTACTGTTATGCCAGTATTTCCTGTTTCTGATGAAAATGGTTATGAAGTGTTTGGTAGTTATCCTTATGGTCGTGGTCTTACTTTAAGAAAAGGTGGTACTTTTGAAAAACTTTTAAAGAAAGATAAAACATCATCTGTATCTTTAGAAGATACAAAAGAAGATATAGCTGGTAGTGAATTGGCAAATATCACTATTCAAGAAAGCAATAACACAATAAAAAATGCAGTCAGTTCGGATGTCAATCTCAATAAAGAAATGGCATCAAATATAATTGATAGTGGTCTTGCTAATCAGCCAGTCAATCAAACTGCAGTGGATCAAGGTCTTATTATTGAAACAGTGCCAAAGCGACTACAAGATATTATTCCAAACTATGATAAAAAAGGTGCAGTTTGTGATTGCAGATCTTATGATAGAGATTTACAACTTTTAGGTATCAGTTTAGATGGTGCATATAATTATGTAAATGTTGGTCAAGAACAACTTGTAAAGAAAATGGCAAATGATAATTTCTCTAAAGCAGAAGTTTGGATTTCTAACCAAAAACAATTAATAGGCGGTGAAAAGAAATGAGTAATACTGCACTCACTAATAACCTAAGAAATGAACTATCACCTAAATCATCTTCTCAAGGATGGACTAAACTTTCTATTTCACTCGCAAGTATCATTAAAGTTTATGCTGAAGAACTTAGATGTGATATTAAAGTTGTTCAAGGTGAAAAAGATGAACCTATCTATTCTGGTGTTGAAATCATTTTACCAGCATTTGGTGCTAGACATTTTCTTGGTGCTATTCCAGATGTTAATGATCTTTGTATCGTTGGCTGGATGGTCGTTGATCAAGATGGTAAAAGAAAACCTGCTATCTTAGGTTGGTTTCCTAAAACTCCTTTTCTTGGTCATGACTGGTTGCCTACTCAATCTACTACTACCGAAGAAGGTATGCTTAATACACCAAAAGATAGACTTGAACTTAAAGGTATCTCTCATCGTATCAGAAATAAATTAAGACACTTTCAAGCTGGTAATATTGGTGCTTCTTCTTCTCAAGGTGCTGATCTTGTTTTAGATGAAAGTGTTTTATTATCTAACAGAAGAGCAAATGAAATTCGTTTAAGAGATCAAGATCAAGCACTGGTTGTTAGATCGCAACAACAATTTCACACAATGAGTGGTGCTAGAATTTATGGTGGTATTGTTCAAAGAGATGCTAGAACTTTACCTAAAGAACTTATTTCCGATGGTAGTGATTGGGCTGATCCTTATCAATTAGATGTAGATGGTAAACCTAAACGAAATTTTAAAAACGATAATGTTTCTCAAGATAACTACAAACCACATAATCTTTTTAGAAAAGAAAGTCTTAAAGAAAAGAGCAACTTTGAAAAAGATGGTGGCTTTATCACTTTAGATCCTTATAAATTCGTTTATAATGCAAATCTTGTTAATGAGTTTTTTGAAAATGAAAGCGAAACAAGAAGTCTTGTTTATGGTGGTAAAGCTATTCTTAGACTTAATACAGAAGGCAAACCATCTTTTAACACAAACATGGCAACTGAATATCGTATTGAACTTAATCATCTCACTGATGGTACTTTACCTGTTAGCGAACAAACAGATGGTTTTGATGTTGATCGTTTATCCGAAGTAAAAGAAAGCAAAGACAAACTACCTTTTGTCGAATTTGTTTTAGGTTCTGTTGTTGGCAATGAAGCATTTACTCTCACTGGTAAAGATTTATATGGCAAACCATTATCACCTAAAATTGAATTTGGTGCAGGTTCTTCTCTTGTAGATGCTTCGGTTTTAGATTTAGAAGAACATTCTGCAACACTTATAAAAGTCCAACCTGTTGTTGGCGATGACCCAGCATCTTTTATTTCTTTTACCAAAGGTGGTGCTTTAAGAGCATTTATTGGAAATTCCACTACTGAATATGGTGTTAAAGCCAAAGTAAATAGTGGTGTTGGTCTTTCTGCACAAAAAGTTAATGTACAAACAACATCTAATTTAGATATGGTTGTAGGTGGTCAAGCCAATATCAATGCAAATAACAATATAAGTGTTTCATCCAATAAGACTATCAATATCAATGCAGTCAATACGATCAATCTTAATTCAAGTGAAAGAATAAATCTATCAGCACCTGTAGTGTCTTTAGCAGATGCAGGACAAGTAGTTCTTAAATCTCAAAGTGCTTTAAATTTTAATAGTAGTGAAACGATCAATTTATCATCTAAAGGTAAAAATGAAACTATCATGGGTGGTTCAAACACTACTATTAGTGGTCCCAAAGATTTTAATATGTTATCGGGTCCACCAAGATCGACTAAAATCTTGGCATCACCAGCAACAGGTCAAGTCGCTGGGATTGTAGATGAAAAAATAGTAGCTTATGGTGATGAACTAAATACCTATTTAACAACAAGCAATATCACTGATCTTATTACATCTGGAACAAAAAACATTGTGATTGGTGCGGGTGCTTTAAATATGACTGTTGGTACAAATGCTATCAATCTTACACCAGCGACTGCAATTATTAATGCTACTACTGGTGTTGCATCTGTAAATGCTTTAAGTGGTATTGCGAGTATGGTAGGTATAGGTGGTGCTGTTGTTAGTAGTGAAGCAGTTACTACTATTCGTGGTGGTGGTGCTTTAATTTTAGCAAGTAAAGGCACGAGTGTTGGTTTTATTATGTGTGGTTCAGATAGAGATACTATTACAGGTTTGCCATATACTGCATTAGGTTTAATTCCAAGAGGACAAGTTTTAAGTGTTGGTTAATAACCATTTTATTCTTTTTTGTTTCTAAGAAACGAGGTCAAAAAATGAATAAATATGCCATCCAACAAATCTATCAATTAGCTTTGCATGAACAACATTCTAATACTTTAAGAATGGCTTGTATTAAAGCACTTAAAACATCATCTAAAATTCAAAAATTCGGTAGTGATGAAAGTCATGCAAATGCTTTGAATAATCTATCACCATCTGAACAACAAGAAGTGAAAATTGGTATCTTTACACAAATCACAAATAAAATTAAATCACTTGTTGAAACAGAAATTGGTCAAGATGTTTTGGAAACGATTACTGATTTAATCAACACTTCTGGTATTTCACATAAGATCAACAAGATCGAAACAAAATTGAAAGCACCTAGCAATGAATTTGAAAAGATGATAAGTAATAAAGCGAAATCTTATGCTAAGGCATCAGATGCTTTAGCTTTTATTGCTAGATTAACACAAGCTGAGAAACCAGAAGATATTGTTAAAGCCTTAGATGTATCTATGGATGAATTAGAACAAACTATTATGAATGTCACTGGTGAAAGTGTTGGTGGTTTTATTAAAGAGAAACCTGCTAATTGGTATAGACATTTTTATAAAGCTATTGCAGATATTAAAGAAGTATCTAAACTTTACACAGTAGAGTTGGCTGTTACTTTATTAGAGATTTCTATTGTTGGTGGTATTGGTATGTTTTTAGCAGGCAATCATGATGTTATGAGTATTTTTGGAAACTTATGGCATGGTGTAAAAGAAGTAATCACTTTAGTGATTGTGTCTGTAATACTCATGGATGTAAAAGACTCTGCTCAATTTATTAGAAAACAAGATATTTTTATCAAAGCGATACCTGTTGTTCTTATGAATGATCTTATTCGTGTTTTAAAATGGTCTTGGTCTAAAGTTGTTAGTTTCTTTAGTGATAAAATAGACGATGTTTCTGATTTCTTTTCTGATTGGTTAGGCAATGATAGTAAGACTGCATCGAACAAAGTATTTTTAGAAACTTTAAAATTAGCTAAACAAAATCCACATTTCCAAAACCAACTTCTACAAGTCATTTCTTAACAATTTTAGCTTGAACTTTCTTTTTTCTTTGTAGATTTAATTTAGCTTCTCGCTTCATCAAATCATAAGCATGGAACTTTTGCTTGGCATCTAATTTCATATTGCCTTCTATTGTTGCAAATCCACTATCTTTATCTATTCTTCTGGATGTTAAACCTAACACATTTGGCATAAGTGTCTTGATAAGTTTAGGATCTATCATGTTAATAGAAATATCCCAAACCATAGCTAAGATCATAGGCGCACATACTTTTAATGGTTTTCCATCATATTCGCATGGCATCTTTTCTTTATATAAAGAAACACCACTTTGTGTTTTTAATTCCATATCAAAGAAATAAACATCTTTAGGTTCTTGATTAAAAAATTCAAAATTGAAATGTAGATGTAAATTCTTATCACCAAAGATTGGTTTAATTTCTGTAATCGTTTGCCAACCATGTATCACGATTTGCAAATCTCTTGATTCGACTAAACGACTAATAAATTCTTGTTCGATTTCTGTTAGTGGAATATATAAAGAATTTTTATTTCCACCACCAAACAAATTAGTGTCTTTACTCATTTGTTTAATCCTTCTGGTCTTTCATCAAAATCACAAGTTTCTGGATTTACATCACATTGGTTATTGCAATCACATTTTGTAGTCGCATCACACCTAAATGGTGAATCTAAATGTTTTTGTTTTTCATCTTTAGATAATGCACACCAATCTGCTTTAGATCTTACTTCTTTATGTTGCACATGACCAATATTCAGTATCATTAAAAATAAGATTAAGTTTTTCATAGATATTTACCCTTTCTTTGTATATATATTATACACTACAATATAAATAATTTCTTATTTATATTTTTTATGGACTCGTAGCTCAATGGTTTGAGCAATGCTCTCATAAAGCAGAGGTTCTGGGTTCAATCCCCAGCGGGTCCACTTTCTTAAAAAAGGATGGTTATTATGGCAATGATGAAAACAGGCACACCTGCAACACAAGTAAATACTGAAACTATTCGTGGTTATCAAGATGGACTACAAGGCAATTCCAATCCACCAGAAGATAATGTACAACTTCAATTCTATAATCAAGGATATGAACTTGGTCAAAAAGTTAAAAATGGTCAAGCACAAGCACCTATTTGGGCTTAGTTCAATAGTTTATTTATATTAATATATTAAATGTAGTCACCTCCTGCAATTAGGTGTTCCTTGTTCGTGCGCACGAAACGATCCTACAAAAATTCGTGCAATTATCTTCTTTTCTTTGTATATCTTATTAAATTCTTAAAGAAAGGAATGACTTATGAAATATCTTATCTTTTTCTCCTTGTTGCTTAATCATCTTTCTCTCTTTGCTCAAGAAGATAACCAACAATTATTATTGCCAGAATATCAACTTGTTAAGACTGCAGAAACAATTAAAGAATCTGCTAAAGTAGATCTAAGCACAATGGCAATTTTGCCTTTCTTAAATGATAATGTTAAGAAACTTGAATCGCTTTTAAAAGAAAAAGACAATCTTTTAAGAGAAAAAGATGCAGAGATATTAAAACTTATTCGTGCAAATACTCAACTTTCTCTTGAGAAAAAAGAATGTGAAGTAGATTATAAACATTGTAAAAATAGCACTTATCTACAATTAGGTATCACTGCACTTTCTACTGTTTCATCTGTATATGCAGGTGTTAAATGCACTCAATAAATAAAAAAAGAGTGGATTTATTTTAAAGAATAATATAATCTGTATTGCAGATACAATCATTTACACAAAAGGTTATAAATGTCGTGGATACTACCAAAAAATTTAATCACATCTCTTTATGCGCAGGATACGGAGGCATTGATCTTGGATTGTCAAGAGTTATCTCAAACTTGCGAACCATTGCTATTTGTGAGATCGAACTATATCCAATCCAAAACTTGGTTGCAAAAATGGAAAAAGGAATGTTACCTCCAACCCCCATTTGGCCGGATGTTAAAACTTTCCCATACCAAGACTTTTATGGAAAAGTGGATTTCTTTAGTGGAGGATTCCCATGTCAACCTTTTTCCAGTTCAGGAAAAAGAAAAGCAGATGACGACCCAAGACATCTCTTCCCTTATTTCAAAATGGGAATCCAGTTATGTAGACCTGCCTTTGTTTTTCTTGAAAATGTCAGAGGAATCATCTCAAGTACCATCAACAATGATGGATGGTCAGATCCCAAAGGAACTCCAGTTTTGCTTCATGTCTGCAGGGAATTGGAAAGAATTGGTTATCAAGTTAAGTGGGGATTGTACACTGCGAGTGAAACAGGCTTGCCACATTCAAGACACCGAGTTTTTATCTTGGGTGCAAGAAATGACATCAAACAAGACCAATTCAAAGAATTTTCAAAATACTTCTCTTCTACCGAAAACAGTCAAGAATCAAACTTACAAAGAATTGGACAAGATTTTGCAGGTGTCGAAACCATCAAATCTAAGTACATTGCCACACCTAGAGGAAGAAACAGACAACAAGATAGACTTGAACCAAGAAGAACAAGATTACGAACTTCTAATGGAAGCGAATTGGGTAACACCAACCAAGAGCGATCCAGTGAACATAGGCTTCGAGTATGTGATGAGAAGGTATCTGAACAACAGACAATTAATGGTAGCGGAACAGATAGCATTAGACATGAAACATCAATATCAGAGCCAAGAGAAATTAGATGTGAATCCACGATGGGTAGAAATGTTAATGGGTCTTCCGATTGGCTGGACTATGAAAGACTCTGCAACAGTTTTTCAAATATACAAGATGAAATAGCTTTGCTTGGTAATGGTGTTGTCCCTGCTACTGCTGAAGTTGCTTTTAGAGATTTATTTAAACAACTGCTCGATGAATGAAACTCAATAATTTATTTATATATCTTCTATTAATAGATTTTTCTAAAAAAGGGTTTCTAAAATGAGATTTACTAGCTAAATTCTTTGTAGGTTGGTTATTAGAATCTGATTGCATTATTCAATATAAAAACAATAAAACTACCTTTAAAGATAATGTTTGGAATGGTGGTATCAAATATTACGATTGGACAAGACAAGCTGAACAAAAGTTGGCTAAAATTCATCAAGAACTTGATGAATTTCAATATGATTTAATCAAGTCTTTTTGTGAAGATATAGGTAAGTATCTTATGAGTATGATTGATGAATTAATCAGATTAACAGCACTTTTTCAATCTTAAAAAGATGAATCTAATGGTTTAATAAAATATATGTGCTTGGCTTTCTGCATAAGCCTGATTACTAATTTCCACCCATTTCGCTTTAAATTGTAATTCTCTTATTGTTCTTGCTCCACTATAACTCAATCCACTTCTTATATTGATTGCTATCTCATCCAATATATCATCTACAGATCCTTTATATCCTACTTGATGACTTACACCTTCTACTGATCTCACTGTTCCTCTCCATTGTGATTGTGCTTCTTTACTTGCCATTCCTACATACTTCTTATATTTATTTCCATGTTCATCTGTATGCACTTTACCTGGTGCTTCATCTGTACCTGCTAAATATGAACCTAGCATTACAAAATTCGCACCACCTGCTAGACACTTAACCATATCACCTGTTGTCTTAATCCCACCATCTGCAATAATTGGCATCTCATAAGTTGAACTTGCACAATCAAATACACTCGCAAGTGTTGGAATACCATGTCCTGTTTGTATTCTTGTTGTACAAATAGAACCACCACCTATTCCTACACGAACTGCATTTGCACCAGCATCTATTAAAAATTCATAACCATCTTTAGTCGCTACATTTCCAGCGATTACATATACTTTACCATAACCATATCTTCTTCTGATCTCTTTTAAAGCATCTCCTACAACTTTTGTATGTCCATGTGCAACATCCAAACAAAAATCTGTAATTCCCATTTCTACAAATTTATCCAAATCATTGATCTCATTACAACCTATCGCAACACATGAACTTCTTGATCTGGATGAAAGTGAAATTCTTTCTTCTATGGTATTATATCTATGAATAACACCATAACCACCTTTTTTATTCATTGCCAAAGCCATTTCATCTTCTGTTACTGTTGTCATTGGTGATGACATAACAGGTAAAGATAAAGAACGATCACCTAGTTTAGAAGATAAATCTATTTCATCTCTGGATGCTATATCTGAATATTGTGGTGAAATAAGATAGTCATTGAAAGTTTTTAAAAGCATTTGCATATTCCTTATATAAAAGACAAACCAAATAATTATACTATCTATTTCTATCCTACAAGCACGAATTTTTTATTGATTTTTAAAATACCTTCTTGTGAATAAGACCAAGATCATTAGCATAAACAATAAATTCGCTGTGTGATCTATATTCTGGCAACTACCACCTTGAAATTTTGTCTTTTTAGTTGTGCCTTTGTCTTCATACATTATAGGATACATATCATCTAGTGGTTGCACTTTCATGTCTTTAATCATTTGATCTAAAAGCATATCAATATCTTTATCTACTCGCATATCATTTTCTATACTCATATCATTTTCTTGAACATTAAGATTATTGTCACTTAACACTCGTATTCTAAATGACTGTTCTGTTCTACCACCATCATATAGATAATGATCATCACTTCCTTGATAATCTAATGCGATCAAATTTACACTCGCTTCTGTTCCTGCTAAATTTGATGCTACTCTCCATTCTAATCTAAATAAATTCTCATCTATCTGTTCGATTGTCATTTCTGTTGGTGACCCTGCACCTAATTTCACTTCAATCAAATCAAACTTTCCTTGATCTTTCACTTGTATATCATATTTATATATCCTACCTGCATAAGCTATTGTATCTGGCAAACTAATAAATACTGGTGCAGTGTTTGTGACATGAACTCTAATCTTGTTATAGTAACCAAATGGTGAAATCATTTTAATCGTGTAAATACCATCATCTTCAAATAAATATGATACTTCTTCTCCATGCTTATCCACTTCATTTTCCAGCAACCATAAATAATCACTCGTTTCATCTGTTTCAAGATTACAATTTTCCAAATTCACTTTTGGATTATCTATTTCTGTTGCACTTAATACTACACAACGACCTTCTTCACTTTGAATATTATCCACTGTTAATAACCATGCTTCTACATCTACTTGCTTGATTATTTCTGTTGTTGTATTTGACCACTCATCATGTATTAATATTTTCACTGGCATTACACCTGCTCTATGTGCTTCATATATTTGATTACCACTCCAACTTCTTTCTCTCTCAAACACACCATCATTCTCAAAATCTATCGTATATAACAAGTCATCTACATCTATGTCATTTGCCATAACATTTAATGTTAATACACCATCATCTTGCCATACTTGAACTTCATTTAATTCTGTTGGATGATTTACTACTTGGATTTCTTTTGTAAAAATTTCCGATTGTCTGTTTGATGTGAAACCTTTAATCTTTACTAGATATGGTGTTTCTTTCCACTCATATTTATGTTCAAGAGAATTATTGACTACACCATCATTCCAATCCACTTCATAGTTAAGAAATAAAGTATCACTGATTACTCTTAAATTTACTAATCCACCTGCACCTATCTCTACATCTACATCCGAAATCAAAGGTGTTGGTTGTGGTTCAATTACAATAGAAATCTCTGTTTCTACATTTGACCAAGTATCTTTGACTTTAAGATATAAGGTATGTTGCTGATTTACATCTAAATCAAAGATCTCTAAATTTGTTCTTTCTTCATATTCTTGATCTGCATTTACTTTCCAATAATATTTTAAGACACTTGTATCTGGATCTGTTGCATTTACTACAATTAGATAACTACCACCTGCTAATAAATGTTTATTCATGTTTAAGATTGTAGGTGCATCTGGAATAATAATCTCTGTAATTCTTGAAGTGCTTAAACCATTTGTGTCTTTAACTGTTATTAAAGCAGGATAAGGTTCTGTTCGATAAGGTAAATCAAAATCTAATTGTGTATATGTATTACCATTCACTTCTACTATATAAGATAACTCATCATTGTTTGGATCTTTGGCATCTACAATAAGCCAACATTTACCTGCATATCCTATGAGATTTGTGATCGAATTAATCATAGGTGCTTGGTTTTCCATGAAGTTTAATGTTTCTAATATTTGTTGTGATTGCGAACCACGACTATCCATTACACTCACACTTGGAGTAAAACTACCATAAGATGTATATGTATACACAAATATGCCAGTGTTATTTGTTATAGACGAACTACCATCACCTGCATTAAATACATATTGCAAACTATCATTATCCATATCAGTCGCATTTACAAACACTGTTATCGTATTTGTGTTTTGTGTTACATCTACATCTAAAACTAATGGTGCTTGATTAAAAGTATTTAAATTGACTTGATATTCTCTCTCTAAACCTAAATTGTCTTTTACTATAATGCGAACTGGTGTTTCATCACTTGTAGCTTTAAATGTATATGTATTCAAACTACTATTCACTACTTCTACATAAGCAATATCATTTATATCTATTGTGTAAGATAAGCTATTCGCCTTGTTAAATGAATATGCTTGACTATATAGACTACTTGTATCTGAACCATCAAATGCACTTACTGTAAAAATACCAGTGTTTAGACTTACTATATATGGTGTAATAAATGGTGGTGTATCTACAACAATATTGTCATTAAAAGTAGCAGTGATGAATGGATCAAAATCTGTTATTGTTGCAATACCTTTTACTTCGATCATTGGATTTGGTTCTGCATAGATTTGTATCTCATAGAAACCATTACCTTGTTTTTCTATTTCTACTGATGAAATAATTGGACTTAAATTTCTATGCTCAACTAAAAGACTTTCTATCACTGGTGGAATATTTGGCACTTCTACATATATACTTTTTGTTGATACTAGACCACCACTATCAGTAGCAGTCACTTTAATCGTATCTATTCTATAACCATCGCCTACAGGTATATATTCATACACACCTGTTGCGATTTCATTAAAACTACCTTGACCTGATATAACTTCTACTTGATAAGACACATTTAAATTCTCAGGATCAAAAGATTGATTAAGATCTATGAGATTATTCGATACTGTTTCTACAATGACTGGTGGTTGAGTATTTGGCAAAATATTTACGATCACCGAACCAAAAGAACATAAAGAACAATCTGTTTTTTCTACACCATCAAGACAACTATCTGTCCATTGACCATCATCACAAATTTTAAAAGGAATAGATATTTTAGATAGATTACTTGGTAAAACATAAGATGCTTCTTGTTGTGTAAATACACCATCAAGATTGCTATCAAATTCCACTGATGAAATGAAATCTCTTGGATGATTACCAAAAGGATCTTGATTTACATCTGCATCATAAGAAGAGTTAGCATTTAAAGTTAAAGTTTGACCTGTATATCCAGTAAAGATTTCAGTGATTGGAACAGGTGCATGATTATATTTGCTTATGCTTATAGATACTGCATCTACATCATCTACAATTCGATTAAGATTATCTATTGTTCTAAGTGTTACTTTTTGTTTAAGTGTTTGACCCCAATCTACATTATTTGTGTAGGTATATGTAAATTTTTCATTGATGTCATTTGTTGTGAAATCCCAGATTGTTTCATTTTCGTCAACAATAAGGTTCTTATTTATATCTTCATTGCAGTTATTAATCTCATTTATGGAACAATCGGGTAAAGTATGATCTATATGGTCGATCACATTCCATTTAAATGTAGTAATGCTTACTTCTGGATCAAGAACATAAGACCATGAATGATCAAAAGTAACAGTATTGTTAGGTGAAATAAGTTGTGGTGTTGCTTTGGCATAAGGTTGAACTTCTAACCAAGATTGAATAATTTGTGTAATAACAGATGTTCTTTCATTAGTAGAGAAAGAACCACTCCAAAGCCAATTACCAGTCCAAGTCCAAGTACCATTTGTTTGTTGTTTAGAAGAACCATTAGAATTTTTATTTGGATTTTTTCCAGTGATAAAGAAATCAGTAAATTCATTTGACCAATGAATACCATTTGGCAAATAAGTTATTTCTGGTGAAAAAGATCTAAGACCTTTTGTAGAAGCGTAGATATAGTAAAGACCCCAATGGTTACTATCAGTAAGATACCAAGATTGGATAGCATTAATAGAATTATTAACTTGTGCATTTGTGTTTAAGTCCTCGTTTTCAGTCCATCCATAACCAACAAGTGTATTACCTGCTAGTTTGCCATTACCATTACCATCATAATAACATATACCATTTGGACAATAAAGTGACAACCAATCTCTTTGTTTTGTTTTAAAAGTTTCATAATCTACATTATTAAATTTTCTTTTAAGAATACGAATAGCTTCTGGTGCCCAACCATTTGTTGAAGCATCATCTGTTGCACCAGCAAGATTACTGCAAGTATAAAACCATGCACCATCTGAAGTAGTGCATTGTAAAAGACCATCAATAATATCTTGACCAATATTTTTAAGATCTACACCAAAGATACCTTGCCTACCTACAGGTGAAATATAAGAAGAATTACCAAAATTTGCCAAAGGTTCTGACCATGCAGTCGATTCATAACTTGACCAAAAGAAAGCATTAAGATTATTTAATGCTACAAATTCCATTCCTTTACCTGCATTACCTAAAACATCAGTATCTGTAAATCCTATGTTCTTTAATTGCATTGTAGATAAAATAGAATGTAATCCACATTGTGTAAGATGTCTATAATATGGATCGTTATCTTTATTTAAACCAAAACCATGTCCTCGTCTTAGAAAAGCATTTAAAGCCATACCTGTAGAATATAATGTTTGATTGCCAGGTACATAACATAGGTGTTCATTATGACCAAGAGAATCATTTCCTTTATGAATAGCTTGTCTAAACAAATACCATAAAGCTATATCTACTGCACGACTAGAATAGATTTGTCTTGTTAAATTAAGATTGCCATCGTTCGCATTACAATTCGCATTTAAAGGATCGTTGTAGTAATTATTGCAAATACGATCTACATGGATAAGAACAGGCATGATAGCAGATGCAATTTCATTACCACAAGACACTTCTACTTTAGGATATATATAAGTGTTACCTAAAACATTTGGATATTGATATGAGAGATGAAGTGGTGCAAAAAAAGGATTGCCAGTGATTGAGATACTTGTTTCACTCGCATCATCAAAATCACCATCACCATTTACATCCCATCGATAAGAATAAGATGCACAATTACCACCTTCAACAATAGCTTGTAAATGAGTAGGCAAACCATTTAGTGCGATATGTGGAATATCTGGATTAGATTGCACATAAGGAATAGTAGATACTTTTAAAGGTTCAGCATAAAGAGAACTGAATAAAAGTAGGAATATAAGCAGGTATTTCATATTTACCTCGTCAAAGAAAAAGTCTTAAACAAAGTAAAAACATTTAAAGTTTAATAAATGATTTATTTTAAAAGTCTTTGTTAAAAAACATTTAAAATAAAGGATGGTAAAAATGGCTGTTCATTATGTAGATATAACCAAAGACGATTTAGAGAATTGGTTGGATAGTTTAGGTAAAAAATGGACAAAAGATGTCACAAAAGCAGGTATTTATTACATACATTTATCAAATACTGTTGCTGTTAAACTATCAAGTACTTTGTCTGGCACTCAAACAACAATGGATTATGCCAAAGCATCAATGAAGTTATCTTTAGTAAGTTTGGTAACAAAGAAACTCTTAAATAAGAAAGATGCAGATCGTTCGCATTTTAAGAGAACTACAAATTGGAAAACAACATGGAAAGAAGGTGTTGATCATTGGGAATCCGTGTATAAAAATGCCAAAGGTTTTTATGATCGTATATCAGTAGTAGAAGACCAAGAGCAATATAAAGAAAATTGGTTATCTAAAATAGAGAGTGTTCAAAATTGGGAAAGTGTTTCTATCTTATCTCAATTACATAATAAGGTGCAAACAGGCACGATTTTAAGTCCAAATCAAGAAGGTGCGATTCTTAAATTTGTTAAGAATGTAAGATCAGTGCCAACACCTGTTGTGGAAGAATCAAGAACACCAGTATCATCTTATAAAGAAGAATGGTTATCTAAGATAGAAATTGTTCCAAATTGGGAAGATATAGATTTCTTATCACAAGTACATGATAAAGTGTTAAGAGGTGTGAGATTAAGTCCAAATCAAGAAAATGCCATTCTTAAATTTGTTAATAATGTAAAATCAAGGTCAAGACCTGTCCATGTAGAACAACAAAGACCTGTAATGCAACAAAGACCTGTTCATGTAGAGCAACCTGCAACACAAGTACATTTTACACCAGAGCAACAAAGAGCAATGGCAAGATTAGAAGCATTAGTAGAAGTAGCAAGTCCAGTGGATTCAACTTTTACACTGATCATGATCAATAAAGCTAAAAAAGGCATTAAGTTGTCTGATGAAGAAAAACAAAAACTTATTGGCTTATTAAGACAATATAACATTCAATAAGGAGAAGATAAATGGCTAAGAGTAGAAAAATAGCTATGTCTGATGAACAAGAAGAAGTCTTAGATAAAAAGACTTTACTCGATCTAACAAGATTTCTTTTAATTTTAAAGAAGTGTGTTGATCTTCAGTTGCCTGAAAACATTATAAATGATGGTTTAGATCTATATCGTTTAAATATTTCTAAGATTCAAGAAATAGGCGATATGCTCTTTGATGAGATCGTAGCTAATAGTTCTCGTCTGAATCCTTTTTATACCAAATATCGTTTAGCTAAAAAAACCTTTGATGTAGAATCCTTAAATAACAGGATTCCTTTAATAGAAGGTTGTTTTAAGTATTTGCATTTAAATCAAGTTTCTTTAATAGAATTTGCAGAAAATGAACCAGTATTGGTATTGAACCTTAAAGATATTATTCAAGGTATTTTAGAGAATAATTTGAATGAGAGTTTAAAGCTACTATTGAACATTCCATCATTCTTATTTTTAAAGTCTGGTGCAAGATCACCACAAAATTGGATTGAGGCTTTAATTAAAGCAAATATTACAGGTGCAAGTAAGACACAAAAAGTCGATGCAATCTTGGCAATCAATCAAAGCTATGTAAATCTTGCTAAAGATATTAGAACTCTTGATACACAGATTAGAAGTTTCACTCCAAATTCAAGAGAATTTATAGAGAAACAAGAGCAAAGACAAGAGTTATTAACAAAACTTATAAATGAAGTTCAAGACAAAGAAGGTAATGATGCTAAGAATATCTTGTCAAATTTGACAAGTATCATTCATAGTAGTGAAACACATCAAACTGTAGTCGGTGCTAGATTAAAATTAACACCTGAACAAGAAAATGCCATGATGGTAGATGGTAAATCAATTATCGCGGCTGGTGCAGGTTCTGGTAAAACTCGTGTCTTGGCTGGTCGTGTTGCTTGGCTGATTCAAGAAAAAGGTGTTCCTGCATCAAGTATCATGGCAACATCCTTTACAGCCAATTCTGCAACAGAATTAAAAGAAAGAATTGAAAAACCAGAATTTGCAGGTGATGGTGCAATTCAAGGTAAAGGTTTTGGTACTTCACACTCAATCGCATTTAGTATCTTGCAACAATTTAGTCCAGTATCAAATGTAGATTTCAATTTAGATAGTAAGTTGATGATTTTAGCTTTAAAGCAAGTACAAATGTCACCTACAAGTGGAGTACCTTTAGGCAAGATGTCTAATAAGCCAATCTTTAATCAATATACACAAAACGATATTGATAACTATATTAAGATGGTCAATACCTTTATGGACTATGCAAATTATTTTCTTTCTCAATCTAGTACACCACCAGATGCAAAAGAAGATTTGAAAAAAGATATTGTTGTTTTGAACCAAATTATTCAAAACAAGTTATTGCCTTATGATCTTTCTAAAGATCAAAAAGACCATTTAAATAATATGATTGCATCACCTAGAGGCAAACAAGTTTTTAATAGGTTAATAGGTGAATATAAACTTACTCATTTAGAGAGATTACAAAAAATAGGTTCAGAAGAAGAGAACCAACCATATAGAGATTTACAGCGTGAATCTGATAAAAGACAAAAAGGCAAATCTCCAAAAGATTCACCTTATAACACTGAACCTGCGAATATGTGGTTTAATTTAGGATTAAATCAAGAAGGAATAGAAGCACAAGCTAGTCTATTAAAAAATGCTGGTTTATTTGATAAGGCAGATAATTTACAAGATGATTTTGAAGAATTTTTAAAAAAGGCACATGGCGAATCCAAGTTCTTCCAAAAGCAAGTTTCTAAATGTTATAACAATGTGATGTCTGTAAAACAACTTAAAGATTCTTTAAAGCCTAATTTCTTGAATAATGCTTTAGTTGCAGTTTATGGTGCTTATTTGTGGCTAAAAGAAAATGATCTTACTTTTGCTAATACTATCAGTGGTGATGATATGTTAATTAAGGCAATAGGTTTGATGTTAGAAAAGCCCAGTGTTTTAAGTGCATTACAAACTCAATATAAACATATCATGGTAGATGAAGCACAAGACTTAAATAAATCACAACATATCTTCTTTGGATTGATCGCAGGGACAATCAATCCTGGTAATTTATTACCATATACAGATGGTAGACCAATGAGAGCAAAATCTTTTGTTTTGATTGGTGATGATAAACAAGCGATTTATGAATTTAGAGGTGCTACACCACAAACATTTATTGAGAAGTCTGATTTATTACAAGGTGATTTTAAGACTGCTATTATTCCTACAAACTTTAGAAGTGGAAATAGTATTGTAGATTCAGCTAATAAATTGATTGCATATAATGATCAAATTCCTATGACTTGTGTATCTGTACCATCCAAAGGATTGGGAACAATCTATACAGAAAAAACACCAGATCCATCATTTACTGCACCTGCTATTCATTTGATGGCTGAGATTAAAACACATATTGGATTAGGTGGTAAAATAGAAGATTATGGTGTGGCAACAAGAAGTAAAAAACAAGCATTCCCATTCTTATTAGAAGCATTAAAAGAAAAGATACCATTTAGATCACAAATTAATCCTTTATCTAAAGAAAACTTTCAAGCTATTTTTAGATGGCTTGAATTTATCAGTCTTCCAGATAGTGATGTTTCTAAATTAAATAGTTTGATTTTAGAACTATATAAGGGCGGTACTGTTTTCTATTTAGGTGAAAAGAACTTTACTGAACCTTTAAAAGAATATCTACAAGCTAATAGAAATGCCAATCTATTAACAAATATGCCACTTCATTTATTCCCACAAACATCAACTTCTTTTGTGAAGAGTAGTGTTGAGAAATATTTGAATGTTTTAGTATCTGCAAGACAAATTCAAGGTAGTGCGACTGATTGTCTTGTGAAATTATTAAAACTTAAAGATTTAAAGAAACATACTTTTGCAGAAGTTTTCTTTCCTATACAAGAAGATGATGGCAAAGAAAAAGATGATGAAGAAGAAGATAAATCAAAAGATTATGAGATCATGTTATCTTTATTAGATTTTACAGATAATCCAGCAGTAGTAACTTTAGCAGATGTTATTGTAGAGATTAAAAAATTCACTAAAACTGTAGAAGAAGGTAGAAAAGAAAACAAAGGTATGTTGATAGACACTATGCACCAATGGAAAGGTTTAGAGTGTAAATATCTCACCACTATTTTTGCTGATAATTTCCCAAGAATGAAAGGTGATGATATGACTGATGAAGAGTATGAAGCAGAATTAGCAAGTGAAAGAAGACTTGCTTATGTTGCTTTAACTCGTGGTCAAGATCAAGTGCGTGTTATATCTAATACTCAAGTTAAAGTATGGGATAGTACTGTAAAAGATTGGAAAATGAAAAATGTTACACCATCTAGGTTTATTGAAGAGGCTTGTATTCCACAAAAATTTAAAGTAGAAAAACAATCTTCATTGGAAATTCATGTAGAAGATATATTGCATTTCATGATTAAAAAATAATTGCAAATTTAGAATTTCTGTGTAATGTAATAATCGTGATTGCTAAAGTGGACTTAGCTTTTTCCACCTGTATGACATAGGCAGGTATCACAAAAACTATGTCAATTATCTTTTTTTTATATATGTTGCAAAGATAGCTAAACCACAAGTGTTATATATATGTCGATAATGACAAACTCTCAAAAAAGGAAAATGAGATATGAAAACTTTTACTCACAATGAAATTTTAGCAATGATACAGGAAGCATTTCTTAAACCAATGTCTGAGATACTTGAAACAATCACAAAACTTGAAGCAAATGAAGTAAGAGATGAAGTAAGAATTGCTTATCTTTATAAAGAATACCATTCTAAAAACTCTGAAAGAGAAAAAGCAGTAAAAGCTATGGAAGACTACTATTTTAGAGAAGGAAAAAAATAATGACTATCATCTATGAAACTACCAATCCAATGTTTGAAACTATCTGTTCAAATATTGAACATTCTCATTCAATAGCTATAGTAACATATATTCAGAATATTGATGGTGGTGTTATTGTAAAACTTGATGATGTAGAAAGTATCTATGATAAGATAACTATCTTAGAAAAAGATGACAAGTATGATGTTTGTTTTGAATATCATGGTTCAAAGCCACATACTGAAATCATAGAAAAAGAAAACTTAGGAATGTATTTAAGAAAAAAGACCACCATGTTTGTTTAGCAAGGTGTCACTTTTAAAGGATATTTGAAAGTATAATAAGTTGCCATGCAACCATGAATAGTTTTATGAACATATTCATGATCGTCTGGATTATCACTTTCAAAATAAAAGCGAACATAATCATAAGTTGTACGATAGACACATAGAAAAAGAATTACATCTTCTCTCTTTCTATATTTAGAAAGCAATTCTTCATATATAGAAAAAGCACAATCATATTCCGATCTACCGAAAAGAACAGATTCGTATTTAGTATCATCATCAAAACGAAAAGGTGTGATCTGATTTTTTTTACAGAATGGGTAAAAAAACTTATTTCTTTCTTTAGCATTTAAATCTTTCACATCAAATCGGTATTCATCACCATATTTTTTTATGAGATTTTTATCAGTGCTATTTGCCAGTGCATCTAGCAGTATGTCTTTATCTTTAAAATAGAGATACATTTTTAATAATCCTTTTATATGTTGATAAATATATTGAAAGAATACAAAGGACTTCAATTATGTTTAAACGATTCGCTAGAAATCTTAAAATAGAAAATGCTATTCATAATATAGATGATATGCTTGATGATATTATGGAAATAAAAGTATCTTTTCAAGATACCGAATCAATAGCATATACTGAAATTCAAAATAGTAATCTCTTTCAACAAAACATTGGTGGTGTAATGCCAGCACTTAAAGCGATTTCCGAAGCAGAAAAACAACTTAATATTGCTAAAAACCTATTGTTAAGACAAGGTAGATGAAATGAGAAAATTAAGAATTTTAAGAGCAAAACTCGAATTTGTTAAAAACAAATTTATGGATCTTGATAATGCAACATTGCAAAATCACCCAGAAGATCAAGAAGAAATTTGGAATATGTATGAACAATCATACAAGAATATTGGTATGCACTTAAACAAGACTAAATTATTGACTAAGTATGATGATTGGGCTTTAGAAGATGTGGATGAAGATCCATATGCAGACATTTTCATTACATTTACAGATACACCACATGGTAAAAAATTAGGTGTTGCTGGTAATGATGGTGGTTCTGAAGCTAAAACTGCTATTAAAAATGCTATTGGAAAATATCTTACAAAGCCAGGATATTATGCAGAACTTTCTTTAACTTTAGAATACATTGCACAAAAACGCGGAGTGCCTTTCATTGATAATGAAGAAATTGTTACCGAAGTTTTAGGTGGCAAAGCGATTGAATGGGAAGGTGATGGTTATTATTCAAGACAATTAGGTGAAATGGGTCGTGTTTCTAAAAGACTTTATGGTTATCCAAAAGGTGTAGATCAAGCATTATTACAAGATAGTCTTAGATTTAAAGGTGAAGTTAGAAATCATTAAAATATTTTTCATTTCTGTTGCAAAGATAGCTTATCCAGAAGTGTTATATATATGTCAGTAATGAATAACAAAACACAAAGGAAAAAAAAATGATTGCACAAGAAATCTTAAATCAATTAGGTGGTGGTAGAAAATTAAGTTTCATGATTGGTCTTAAAAATGCTATTGGTAAACCTAATGGACTTGATCTCAAGTTTCCTAAATCACCAAAAAAAATAAACTATGTCAAGATCACTTTGAATGAAAAAGATTTATATGATCTTGAGTTTTGTACTTTACATAATAGTGTTCTTAAAACTATCTCTGTTGAAAATGACATCTATGCAGAAGATTTGAAAAGATGTTTTGAAAGAAACACTGCATACTATTTAACTTTTTAATTTATCAATTTTCTTATCCTATATATATAACATCTAAAAAAGGATAAGTCATGTTTAAGCATATATCTAAAGAACGATCTGATGAAGAAAAAAAAGAAATCTATGACAAATGGAAAAAACTTATTAATATGTCTGAGAAAGAACTTAAAGAATGGGGTGATAATCCAGATCATCTTGAAGCATCTTTAAATAGAGAAGAAGCTAAAGATAATGGCAAAATCCAATCAGGTTATGATTCTTTTCATCGTATCAAAAGAAGAAAAGACAAACCATTTGAAGAATGGACTGCACAAGATTTTGATAATGCAAGTCAAGAGAATGGTTTTAATGGTCGTATGCTTGGTGGTAATCCAGGTAAACCTGTAGGTTCAACAGGTAGAAGTAAATGGGAAATATCTTTAAGAAATTGGGGTCATGATCCAAGTAAAGCAAATAGTCCTGGTCATAGTAAATGGAAAAAATGGAAAAAAGATAATGAAGAAGAAATTAAAAAATCTAAAGCTAAAAAAGAAGCATCTCTTGTTATGCGTGCCTATGAATTAAGCTACCTTTTTGAGAATACTAATGATCTTAGAACTGCTTGTGTGAATTGCCTTTTACAATCCAATCCACAAACAAAAAACGAATTTAAAAAAGAACTTTTAAGAGTAGCTAGTAGAAACCATGTATTTAATGAAAGCATAGTTTCTAATACTTTTGCCATGCGAAAAGCAACAACAATCAATCAAATCAAATCTGCATTAAATCCATCTATTGTACCTAGCACAAAACAAATCATTGGTGAATACACTGGCAAGAATAAAGTAAACACTTTTCAAGTCGGTGAATATCAAGTAAATGTTTTACTTGATGCAAATGATAATGTGTTTGTAAATTGTGATTGTGGTTTCTGGAAATATCAAGGTGCAGAATATCATGCGAAACAAGATGGTTATTTACTTGGTAATCCAAAAGGCACTGCAGAAAAGCCACAAGTAAAAGATCCAAATGGAAATAATAAAGTTTGCAAACATATCTTAGCAGTCTTAGAGAAAATAAAAAGTTAAGATCTCTTGTATAATAAATAAAAACAGGAGTTATTATGCCTACATATACATATCAATGTAAAGAATGTGAATTAGAATTTAATGTCACAAAAAAGATGTCTGAATCTTCAACACCAGAAAATTGTCCAGATTGTTCTGCGAGTGATTGTGTTAAAATACCATCTATGCCACAAGTCATGTTTAAAGGTGATGGTTGGATTGATAAAAACAATCGTATAAGTAAACAAATGGAAAGTAAAAATAAGAAACTCGAAGTAAGAGAAAATGAAATGAAAAGAGATGCACCTAGTGTTAAACTTGTACCTAATGTAGATGGTGAAAGAGTAGATTCATGGTCTGATGCTCAAAAGTTGGCAAAAGACAAAGGCAAGAATACAGAAAGCTATAATGATCTTGTTAAGAAAGAAGATACTTTAAAGAAAAATTAATACATATTCTATAAGTATTTCATATATGAACATAAACACAAAAGGATTAAAAATGAAAAAGCTATCATCTCTTAAAAGAAGATTAAAGAAAGCCAGTGAAATGCTTTCACACACCATGTTTGAAGAATATGATTTTAATGAAGATCAAATGATTGGTCGTGATGAATGGGAAGGTGAAGATGAAGTATTTTCTTTATTAGATACTAATAAAGATGAATATCTGGACAATGATGAAATAGGATATGGTGTTGGTCAATCCTTTGCAAGACAAGCGAGTGATGAAGAATATTTAACACCACAAGAAATTGCAGATATTTTAGGTGGAACATTAATGTCTGTTAGAAGAAATGAAAGACCTTAAATATCAATAATCTTTTTATTTTCTATCTTTGTTTGTTAATAAAAACCACAAGGATTAAAAATGAATAGATCACAAACTATCGCTACATTATATAAATTATCTTTCCAATCACCACAAGGTCATAATTTAAGACAGGCTTGTCTTATGGCAATGGGTAAAATTCGTCTTGCAAATGAACAAGACAAAGTAGAAACTATTGTTGAAGATTTGGAAAATGCACCTAAAAATGTTCAAGATGAAACTAAGCTAAATATAGTTAGTGAATTGGCAATCAAAACTATTGAAGAAGAAACCAAAAGACTTGCACCTAAAGGTTTGAACTTAATTAAAGCATGGATTAAGAAACATAGTGTTCAAATAAAAGATATTCAAAACAAAGCATTTGCAATAGCGACTTCTCCTATTGATGCAGTTTCCATCGCTTTTGATGTTATACAATTTAATCTAAACAAAAAGAAAGATGGTGGTGATCTTGTAGGCACTATTGGTTTTATTGCATCTGTTCTTTCTGCTGATTCTCCAGAAGATCTTGTTGAATCAGAAAGTAAAGAATGGGAAAAATTTAAACCTTATTTACCAGCATTTTTAGGTTTGGGTGCGGCCGCTGTTGATGAACATTGGATTCATATTCAAAAATATGTTTTGAAATATGGATATGAAACAATGACTGCAGTTAAGATGTGGATAAAAGGTGCATCTTGGTTAAAAATTGTAGGTACTGTAGCAGGTTCTTTTACAATCATTTTAGCACTATGTGTTCTTTTTGGCACACATAACATTTATATGTTACTTAAAAAAATCGCAACACTTGTCTTTGGTTTACCTTTAGCTATTCTTAATGATGCTATTTCTGTTTTGAGATGGGGATTTAGCGAAATTAAATCTTTCTTTAATAATGCTGGTAAAAAAGTTCAAGACTGGTGGGATGAAGAAGAAGGTGAGATTGTTAAAAAAACTGCCAATCGTATTGTCCTTCGTGAATTTAAAAAACTTGCTTTACATGATGAAAGATTTTATCGTCTTGCAAATAAATCCTTTGGTCTTTAATATTTTTTTAATTAAATCCTTTCTTGTATATGATACTCATTTTTAAGGATTTATTTTATGTCAAGAGGTAGATTAGCACCAAGTCTTAACACTAGATCTAAAGGTCTAGTCGATATGTCATTGCGAAATGATTTATTACGAGGTATGGATCAAATTGAAATTGCTGGTGCGAGTAATATCACTACTGCATATAATGCACCTAAATCCATGTTCACTGTTAAAGTAGGTTCTTCTTTTAGATCTGTTACTATTAAAACTACTAAAAGTTTAGCTGATGAAAATAATAGAGATTTAACACGATGGATTTTTGATCCTAATGATTATGCAGATACTATTCCTGTTGATCCTGCTGATACTAAATTACCACCAGATACTGATGTTCTTTATATTCGTGTTCGTGGTAAATATAGACATAATCAACAATGGTCGGATTACGGACCCATTATTTGTATTCCACCTTTTGATTTCTTTACTACTGCACATCCTGTTTTTACTTTCACTGGTACTGCACCTGCTTTAGCAACTGAACCTGATGTTATGGATTTTGGTTCTATGAATATTCATTTACCTTATTTCTCTCATACAATTAGTGTTGCCAATTTAGATGATACCGATTCAGGTTATGTTGCTTTTCATCCTGGTATGAATCCTACGATAATAAGACCTTATGGTGAAATTGGTTTAACTGGTGGTGGTGCGCCTGAATTGTTTATTGCAGGTGCTGGTGCTGAAATTCGTTTCACTGTTAGAATGGTTTTAGTAAATCATTCTTAATAAACATTTAATAATTATTCTTTAATAAGAAAGATTATACAAAAGGAGATACCGAAATGCCTTATGTGCTACCAAGAAGAACTGACTTGCAAGATGGTGCAATTCAAATCAAAGATTTATTTTTCAATAAATCTCAATACAAAGCAACTACCGAACCTTATGCACAGGGTCCCTTATATGTGAGAGCATCCGATTTGAACAAATCAGGTCATACTGCACCTATGATTGTTTCAAATGGTGATGAAAGATCATTTTTAAGAGCAACACATGGTCTATTAGCTTATGTTTTAGTTTATGTCGATAATAATGGTGTTGCATTAACAAAAGCACAAGCTATTGAAGTTGTAGATGCTATTCAACAAGAACTTGTTGATGGTAATGTTTTAAATAATTTACAAGCAGTTGTAACAGCGATTGATGCAGATTATGATTTCAATGGTGAAGTAGAAGATGTTCTTCGTATTTTATCAGGCGATAAGTTTGAATTTAATGCTGGTGTTACATTCCAAGATGATGCAGGTGCTTATGTAGTTCCTGTAGGTGTTGGTAGTTTCTCAACACCTAATGATAGAAGATTGATCACTGGTGATACTACTTGGGAAACTTCTCTTGCAAGTGGTGAATTGTATCAATATTCAACAAATGTTACTACTTATGCTGGATCTAAACAAAAAGATTCAGCTAATAACGATATTCCTTTAATCATTGTTTATAAAAACGATGGCACTTTAGCTTAATAGGAGATTCAAATGGCTAATGTATTTATTACTCTTAAAAGAACAGATATTCCAAATGGTACTATGATCATTCGTGATCTATGGCCTAATCCTTCTCAATACAATCCTGTTATTGATCCACTACCACAAGGACCCTTTTATCTTAGCAATGTATCTAATGGTTCTGTTACTGTTGTTGTTAATGGTGAAGTTCGTACTTTGAAGAAAGCATCAACAGGTTTAACAGCTTATTTACTAGCTACCATGAATGGTGTATCTAATGGTGTTGCAGATTTTAATTCTTTGACACAAGCAGAAGCTACATCGATTGCAACAGCTATTATCACTCGTATGCAAAATGGTTTGAAATTAGAAGATACTGATATTGAAACTTTGGCACAAGCAGTTCAAGCTGATGTTGATCTAGCTGAAAGTACAATTAGTGTTGCTAATATTCTTGCTATTCTTTCAGGTGCAGTCTTTACTTTACCTGCAGGTCATCAAATTCAACAAGCAGGTGCTGGTACTGGTATTTTCACATCACTATCAGTAAATAATCAAGCACAATATTTTGTAGGCGATACACATCAACGATTAGTAACTAGCGATTTGGCAGTATCAAGTGCAGAAGGTGCTTTATCTGTTATGCTTACAGATGCCTTTACTTATAAAGGTATTGAAGCACAAGCAGTTGTCATTTATAATGATGATGGTACATTGTACGATCCTAATGCTTAATTGAGATTTTAAAGTTATAAAGGAAATAACTGATGAAATTAAATTTAGAAGATAAGAAAGTGATACAGGCTTTCTTCAATAAAAAGAAATTTGAATCAAGATGTTTTACATCTGATGGTTTCAAATTAAATGCCACTTGGGGCGAACAAGTTGCTGAATGGAAAGATAATAATATTGTCTATAATACAGAAAGCAAGAAAACTAAACAAATCCTTGATCAAGTAAAAAGTCTTTTAAAATGATTTATAAAACATCAGATCTGTACTTTGCATCTTTTCTTAAAGCCAAAGGTATTATCCTTCAAGCTACCGAAAAAAATGACTACAAAGTTACTTTTCTTTTCCAAGATGATGGTTCAATTAAAGATTTGAAAAAAGAATATTTTAACAGACAAGCTACTATCACTGCTCTTGATCTTGTAGATGAAATTCGTTCTATGAAATCTTTAACATATATGTCTAAAAAGGAATCTTAACATGGCAATTTATCCAAATGATGTATATGCACATAATGTCTTTTTTACTTCACCTGAAGGTATTCCTATTGTTGCCACTGATACTACATATACCTTATATAGATTTACTGATGAAAATGTCATTGAAAAGTTAATTGAGAATGAACCTATGGAATTGCTTGATGAAGATGAACCATCTAGCTGGACTGCTTTTATTACTATTCCTAGCGATACTGCAGGTCAAACTCTATATATAAAAGTGAATGCTTTAAATCTGGATGAAGAAAGAATTGTAAGAGAATCTACAATCAATATAGATTCTGTTCGTGGTATGAAAATTAGTTTTGTATAGTAGTTAAACTTTTTCCCAACAAAGGAATAAAAAATGACTATTGATTTAAGCACTCAAATGAAACCTGTTTTTGAATGTCTAAAAGACAAACTATCTTTCACTGATGAAGATATTCAACATCTTAGAAATAATGGCAAGATCATTTTTAATGATTTAAAGATCAAATACTATTTCAATCATGCAGGTCAAACTCGATTTAAAGTTAAATCCAGTAAAACCAAAGATGGTATTACTTTCTCATGTGAAGAAATCTTTTTCAAACCAAGTATTGTTACAGATAAAGACATCAAGAAATTTGAAAAGAAGCTATCCAAATTTCTTGGAAATAAATATGAAAACCATATTGTAGATTAAAATGTTCGCACAAGCACTCAAAGATTTACTAGAGAAAAAAATCATCGTTAAATATGATCTCACTAAAGATGAACTTTTACTTATCTGGGATATTGCTTTTGCTTTAGGTTACACTACAGAAACCAAAGAAGAATTTTTAAAGAATTTATAAACTGCACTTTGTTGATTATTTGAACAAGGATAAAGACAATGGCAGTCATATTTAAACAAGGTGATACACCTACTAAATGGGATTTAAGAATTTATATTCGTGATGACAAGAATAGATTTTTTGACCCTTATTCTATCACTTATGCTTTTTATTCAGTAGCTGGAAAAAATAGAATAGGTATGGCAGAAAGAACACCTATCAAGGAAAGCACTGGATATTACTTTGTAGGTGAGAAATTTAACACTGCATTTATAAAAGGCGATCATTATGTTGAATGGTCGATACAAAGAGATCCAACATCACCAATAGAAGTTGCAAGACAAGAATTTGCTATTGTTGGTTAAGACTTAATATGGAGGATCAAAATCATCTTCTCTATAACCAGATACATCATATAACACTTCAACATCAAAAAGAAAATTGAGTTTATTGCCACTCCAATCTACATCTTTAAAAGTAACAAAGGCTTCCGCCAAATACTGTTCTCCTTTTTCTAAATTACGATTAAGAGATACATAATCTTTATCCAAATCATGATTCACTAAAAAATCTTCTATATCTTCACCTGTAAATTCAACTTTTGATTTCTTAATTTCTTGCTTAATAAACATTGCGACTGCATTTAAATAAGAACCTTCTTTAAGACTTTTTAGAATACCAGCAGGCAAGATCTTACCACTTAAGAATGATTTGGCTTTTTCATTTAAATCTTTAGATAATTCTTCTGCTACTTGTTGTAAGTCTACACCCACATTTAATGTTAAAAATTGACCCATCGGACCCCTTTGTGTGTCTTGTTCCCAACCTGTATCACGCCAATATTTACCTTCTCCTATAAGCACTACTTCATCTTCAATAATTTCTTGCTTTACAACTTTCAAATCATAATTATAATCTGAATAAAAATGCAGAATATTAGGATAAATGTTTGCAAGACTTTCAACAATCACATCAGATACATGATCTTTAGCTTGATTGGATAATTCTTTTAATGCGAACATTACACTGGGAAATGCAAGTAAAGAACCATTACCTGCTTGTTTTTGCATATATAACTTAGCAATCTTTTGATTTAATCTCATTTTTAAAACCTTTCGTTTAGTTTCTTTAATAACAAATTTATAAATACTTTATTGCAGAGATTACTTTAATTTTTATAAAGGAATGAAAAATGGCAAAGAAGAAAGCTACATTACCACCATCACCATATACCTATTATGCAGATGTCTTAGAAGTCTATGATGGTGATACACTCACTGTTACTATTGATCTTGGTTTTAGTTTAACTGTTAAAACTAAAGTTCGTCTTATGGGTATTGATACTGCTGAAATGAAATCAGAAGATCCAGAAGTTAAGAAACTCGCTATTGCTAGTAGAGATTTTATTCGTTCTCAAGCACTCGATAAGAAAGTTTTATTGAAAAGCCATAAGCCAGATAAGTATGGTCGTGCTTTAGCTGATATTTGGACTTTAGATGCTCAATGGCAACCAGCACCTAAGACTTTAAGTGAAATGATGATTGAACAAGGATTTGCCAAAGCATATGATGGTGGTACTAAAGATCAATTTACTGCAGATGATGCACTCAATGGTGTTAAATAAAGTGTAATTCTTTTTTTAGAAAATATAAGTGTTTTTGTCTATGTAGACAAAACACATTTCTTAAAAAGGATAAACCATGTCTTTAAGTTCGCATTATGAAATCTTTTCTTATGTTAAAGAAAACTTTAGTGATATATTGAGTAATATTGACCATCTTGCTGGTGATATATTTGGATATGTAAAGAATACACATAAACCTATTATCTTCTTTTATGCACATGATACAGATGATTGTATTGGTATTAGTCTAGTGTATGATGATAGAACTTTAAAAACTCATTTTCCATGCAATGATTTAGAAAGTATTAAAAAGTATTTAATCGAAGAATGTGCATAATCAAAAAAAATCATAATCTTGTGTAAAATTTAAGAATAAAAATATAAGTAAATACAACATTAAATCACTTAAAAAAGGATAGTAAAAATGGCAAGAGCTATATCTAAAGATCTTGTTGTTCTTGAAAGATTATATCGTAGGCTTTCAGGACATAAATGTAATAAAGGTCGTGTTCATACATATCATCTAGGCAATCTTTATTGTAGATTTTGGGGTTATGGTCAATGGGCAGGATTAGGTTCAGTACAACCTATTGAACCTAAGGAAAAACTTAGTGATGCTACTCGTCAAGAATATGAAAAAATGGCTAATGAAGCTATTAAACTCCAAAACACGATTGATACATCTGTGGTACGATTGAACACACTCAGACAAGAAATTTCAACATACCTTTGTAGTAAAGGTGTTGAACCAGAACACATCCACAAAGATTTTTTTGTTGTTGACGATTATGAAAACTATAAAACAATAGAAACAAAAATCAAAGATTTAAGAAAGCAACTTAAACCCTTACCTAAAGACAAAACAACACTTTCACTAAGAAAATCCTTAAAACTTGAAATTAAAAACTTACAAAACCAACTGGCAAAACTTAAATAGGAGCAAATATCATGAGAGTTATTTCCAAAGCAAAAGCTACTCTTGAAGAAAAATATCGTCAAATCACAGGTCATCCATCTAATGATGGTTATGTCGAAAATTATATCATCAATAATATGTATGAAAGATTTATTGGATATGGTCGTAGTGTATGGTTAGGTGCATATTATTGGCTTCCCAATGATCATGGTTTAAGTCCAGAAGTTGAAGCTGAATACAATGCTCTTTATAAGAGATTTCAAGAATTAGATCGCGCTCTTGATTCTACTGTTAAAGAAATGAACAACCTTAGAATTGAAGGTGTTGAATTTCTTCAAAGACAAGATATTGATAGAAAAGACATCCACAAAGAGTTTATTGTCATCAATGATTTTGAAACATATACTGCACTTGAAACCAAGATTAAAGCACTGAAACAAATTCTAAAAGAAACACCAAAGAATAAATCTACTCTTGCAGATAGAGAACACTTAACACAACAAATCACTGACTTAGAAACACAACTAAGACAAGTGAAATAGGAGTTATAAATCATGGGAAGAAAAAGAGGCATTACTCAAGAAAGAGCAACACTTGAAAGAGTATATCGTAATCTCAGTGGTCATAAATGTAATGATGGCTGGGTTATGGACTGGAAATCTTGGAACTGCAGTTATAGATTTTGGAGTTTTAATCGCAGTGCTTGGCTAGGAGAATTTTATCCTATTGAAAAAGATGAACACATCAGTGATGAACTTCGTGCTGAGTATGAAGCCATTCAAAAACAAGCTACTGAACTTCAAAGAACTATCGATTATTCTATTTCTACATTAAACGATCTTCGTAGGCAAGGTGTTGAGTTTTTTACCAAGCATGGTATTGATAGAAAAGACATCCATAAACCTTTTGAAATTCGTCAAGATCCAGATTACGAACAAAAGTACCAAGCACTTGAAACTCAAATCAAAGAGTTAAGAAAACAAAAAAAAGCAATACCTAAAACTAAAGACACTCTTGCACAAAGAGCTGATTTAACTAAACAAATTGTTGAACTTGAAAATCAACAGAAAGCACTTAATTAAAATGTCTAAAAGACGATTCATCACAAAGAAAGAAGAATTAGCTTATCCTGTACTAGAAAAAATCTCTGGTGGGAAAAGATGTAATTTTTATACAAGAGATTTTTCTTGGTATAAGGCTTATTCCGAAACAGGTGGTTGGGGTTCAGTTCATTATTACAATGATAGCATTTCTAACTATGAGTTAGATCGTGATCCTTATACTAGCTTATTTCAAGCTATGCCAGAAATTAAAGATAAATTTATTGAAATGGTAAAACTCGGTAATCAAGTCCAAGATACTGCTCGTGTCTATGACAAGTTAAGAGAAGAGATCATTGACCAACTCAAAGATACTTTCTTTGATAGAAATGCTAATTCCGAACACGCTTTTATTGTTATGACTGATGAACAAGAAGCACAATGGAAAGATTTAAAAGCAAATCGTGAAAAGATCGAACCACTTAAAGTTCGTTTAGGTGAATTACTTGAAGAATTAGATAACATTCCTAAAGGTAAAAAAGATCCAAAACGAAAACCACTTGAAGATGAAATTGAAAGTATCACTACTCAACTAAGACTTGTTAATGCTATTTAATAAACTTTCATAGATTGCTTGTTCATCTCTTATTTGTTTCATAAATTGATCATATAACACACTGCTTGTATCTAAAATCATATTTATTGCTTCTTCAAAATTTTGATCTGCACCATTGATCTTAAATGATGATCTAACATCATCTGGATAATATATGATAGGTAAAGGCTGGATTTTCCCTTCATATACAAATTTAATGGTCTTGTCTTTATCATTTATTTGTATTGCTATGAATGGTGAAAAAGGATTTGCTTTATACAAGACCTTTTCTTTACCTATCTCTTTTATTGTTCTATGACTTATATCATCAAAAAAATTTCCCAAGATTTCTATCATTGGTTTTTGTTCATTTATGATTTCATCATTTGGTTTAGATCTACATCTACCATTTTTAAATTCTGTATATTTCATCTATCCTCCATAATATTCTTCACAAGTGATTTGAGTTAAGAAATCATCAAATTTTTGTTCTTCAACTTTCTTTACTTCAACACCATCTTGTTCCCAAGAGAATTTATCATCATCACAATAAAATTCTTCACAAGTGATAGAACTTAAAAAATCATCAAAGTAGTTATTCATAGGTTTTTTCCTTTTTTTAGGTTTTTGGTTTCAATCATTACTGACATATATATAACACTTCTCATTGAGCAACCTTTGCAACAAGAATGAAATTATTTTTTATAATTTACATCTTTCAAAATGAGATATGCTTCATAAGTAGTATCATCACTGGCAAATGCACCTTGTGTTTCTTTACCATCTACATTGAGTGTATAGGTAGCATCATCACAAGTGAAACTCAAGCTATTGAGATTGGTAGTAACTCCATTTGGTGTCAATGCAAGTGAATGGTTGGTAGTGGTATGCCAGAAACCTTTGTTAAAGGTATGATCTGAAGTATTGAGCAATTTACAAATTTCATAAGCAAACATTTGAAATCCTTTGTTTAGTCATTATCGACATAACCATAACACTTGATCTCATGCAATCTTTGCAACGAATGTTAAAAAAATTAAATCTTTTTTTTAAGACAAAAAGAGTGTCTTTAATATAATAAGAATGAAAACACACAACTCGCACCAAGAATGTAGATATGTTTGACATTAAAAAGTATGTAAAAGACAACTTCAGTGATCTACTGATTAACATTATGAGTTTAGATACTAATATCATGTGTATGGGTATTTTGGAATCTCATTTCTTAGAAGATGATATGATCATCGTGTTCTCTATTAAAGAAGATGAAATGATCTTAGTAGAAAAACAATATTGGGATGAGATAGGCGATCTTGAATTGAAACCTAAAATTTTAAAAAATGCAGTTTTCCATACCAGTCATCTGAATGAGATTAAAAACTTTATATTGGATTAATCAAAAACACTCGCACTGGAAAACCACTTTGCCTATGTAAAATACCCATCTTTGTTAATCGTGTATTTCCAGCTATTAGTTCATATTCATCTGCATACTTCATAACGATTGGCAATTCTATTCTTATATCTGTTTGATTAAACATTTTTGTAATTCGTCTTTGACGATCTCTTGTTATATATTTTTTAAAAGCATACTGCATAGCATCCAAAGATTGATCATAATCAGTATTCTTGATTATACCAGCTAAACATAATGTTTCTGGATCTATCTCTTTTCCATGTTGTATAGCATTTAACCATGTTTCTTTAGTAGTGAATATGTGTGGGTATCTTTTTGCTTCACACCATTCAAAATCTGCATTTGGAGGATCAAAAATAATATTCATCATACCAAGATCATATAATTGATTGCACAAGTTTGTGGCGCACCACTTTGATTATTTAGATCAAACTTTACAGTAGCACTTACACCATTTACTCTTGATGCGATATAAGGTGCTTTATCTAAGTTTAAATTTAATACTTCTGGATATTCTACTGTTACTAGAATTGGACTTGTTGCAGTGATCAAACTACTATCTAATTGTACACTTGTACCATGTTGTCCATTATTAATAACAAATGCTAGTCTACCATAAGGACTTGATATAACATCTTCACCAGATACAACTAATAGACCATCATCATAATTCTTAATAACTACTTTACCATCACTTGCACCACCTACTCCAGCTACAGGTTCTAATATAACATCACCAGAACTATGTCCACCACCATTCCCTAAACCTGATTTAATTGTGACATCTCCACCTGTATTTACCCAACCACCTACACCAGGATTACCAATACCACCTGCTTCTATTAAAATTGAACCACTAATACTAGCTTCTCCTGTGGTAATAGAATTACCACCATATATATTCACACCACCAGCTTCTGCACCTGCTACCCAAGCAGGTCCACCAGATATATTTACACTACCACCATTACCTGTAGGTTTATCTCCTGCATATAAAATAATATCACCTGCAGTTCCTGTACTACCACGACCACCATATATGATCACATCACCACCATTTGTTCCCTCACCACCAGTCAATCCAATATAACCACCATTATTATTGTTTGAGTTTCCACCTTGTAGCTGAATATCTCCACCTGTTTCTTCTACAGAATTACCTGCTTTTACATTAATATTTGTACCAACATCACTATTAGTGTTATCTCTCAAATAAAAAGTATTACCTTCATAAGATACATTGAGTTTATAACTGCCATCTTCATCTGTACTCAAGAGATTTACATCTCCCATCACAAAAAAGGTTTCTATTAAACCTTGATCTATAAAAGATCGAATAGCACCATTCTCATAGCTATATTGTACTTGTTCTGTAAATAAGACAACGACTGATCCATTCGCAGGAACATATTGATAAGGTTTACGATTATTGACACGACCATTTTGATCTTTACCATCATGTATGTCATTAATATAGAGAGAAGATTGAGAACCAACATTAGTAATTCTTAAAGATAATGAATTTGCCATTTTTTAAACCCCATGTAAATATACAATAAAGTTTATCTATTTAATCAATATTAAACCTTGATAGCTGTGAAATAAGTACCTTGACTGGTGCCTGAACCAGATATTACATGAGAAGTAGGATTTGCACTATATGCAGTAAATTGAATATAATCTGTTGAACCATCTAAATAGACAATACTTGAATTATATAGAGTAGCACCTATTGATGTTGGTATTGGCGATTGTGCAATAGCAACAGTATTACCATTTTTTCTCATCTGTATATTCATTTGATTTAAAGATGATGATCCTGGTTGAAACCAAACACTAAAACAAATATTATAATATCCTGCTAAAGTAGGTTGATATTTATAGGTGCTATTATTCCACCATCCTAAAGGATCAACAGAAAATGTACGATCATTTTTAAACTGTATAACAGTATCGTCTGAAAGACTAAGAGTTTGATCGTCTGCTAATCTACCTGCACATATATAAGAAGCACTATTACTGACTTTGACCCAACCACTACTTGTAGATACTACTTCTAAAGTATCCTTCTTATCATACATGAGATAAGAATTTAAACCATCAATAGTAGAACTATTGGTAGAAGCATTTATAGTAATATTTGAAGATAAATCACTAGGTGCTTTTATCACATATCTATAACCTAAAACAGATGATGGTGCAGGTAGATTTATTGTTTGACCACTATATCCTACATAAATACTATCGAATGCAGTTAAAGTATAAGTAGTCGCAGATGCAGATACTTTTACAGGCACTTTATTATTTTGATAATGAACAGTCATATCTAAACCCTTTAAAATAAACACATATTAAACAAAGAATAATAAAAACTTTATCAATGAGAAATTTTAATATCTCTTTTATATCTTTCTTTTGTTTATATTACTTAAACAAGGTAGATAAAATGAGTGTTGCATTTAAAAGAGGTCAAACATTAAGTCGTGGTGACTTAGATATATTTTTGACTAATGCTAGTGGAAATGTTGCTAATGCTTCATCCATAACTTATGCCATTTATTTTGTAGATCAACAAGTTGATGTCTTGATTGGCGATCCTGCAAGAATACCAGAAAATCCAGCAGTTGGTGAATATTATGCTTCTTTGAGAATACCAGCTACTGCATCTTATGGTACATATAGAATAAAATGGAAAATAAAAGAACTTGTAAATAGTCCAGAACAAGAAGTAGTACAAGAATTTGGTGTGGTTACTGATAATATTATCTTAGGTGCATCTTATTCCACCAATCAAAGAACAATGATAGATAAATTAAGATTGCTACTAAGAGATCAAAATCCAGATAAATTTTATCATTTTAGACCACCTGAAGCAGAAGCTAATGTTGGTCAATACAATCGAGTATTTGGTCAAGTTTGGGAAGATGCAGAATTGTTAGAATATATTGAAAGAGCATTAGACTGGTGGAATATGATGCCACCAGAAACAGATGGTGAATATAAAAATATAGATGTTTTATGTAATCAAAAACCTGCATGGAGAACTGCTATCTTTCAAGGTGCAATTCAGTTTGCGGCCATGGCTTTACAAGCAAATTGGATTGTAGATGAATTTGATTATTCGATTGGTGGTATCTCTTTAAACATAGATAAATCATCTAAATATGAAGGTTTAAGATCGGCCGCTGAAAGCCAATGGCAAACTGCTACCGAAATGAAAGCTAGAACAACAAAAATCATTCGTGGTTTGCAACAACCTAAATATGGTGTTGGTATTCGATCAGCATTCGGTCCCCATGTTGGTCGTGGTGTCCTTTCCCCAAGAAATTTCCTCTAAAAATAAGATATAGAAAATGACAGAACAACAAAACGAACAAATAAGAAAATGGATAAGTTGGGCAATGAAAGGCTTATCAGCCAGTGTTTTACCACTTATCTATTGGCTTAATGACATAAGTGTTGAAAATGCGGTACTTGAAAACCAAATAATCAATATACAGAACAAAATAAATCAAATAGAATATCAAGTGTATGAAGTTAAAAAAGATGTTGTTAATGATAAAGTAATGGATGCTCGTACAGAACAAGCATTAAAAGATATAGAGAAAGATATTAACAACATTGAAAAAAACTTAAATGAGATCCAAAAGATCATTATTGAAAAGTGAGTTTAAAATGAAAATATACTCTTTAGCTATTATCTTTACATCTGTTTTCTTTCTCATATCTGGAACTGATGATTTCTTTAAACATCAAAAGATTGAGATGACTACTACTCATGCAAATGAAATGAATTTTGTTGAGATACCACCACCAAAAAATCTTTTACCAGAAAAAGAAGTAAAAATAAATGATATTAAGAAGAAAACAGATTGTATAAATAAAACATCTAAAGATATATTACATAAACTCAAAATGAAAAAGGCAATACAAAATGCAAAGCACAATCAAACAGATAGGGACACTCTCTGAACAACAAATTCAAAAATTTGCAGAATTAAAACAAAATGCTATTCAACTTGTCAATCAGCTTGGCAGTCTTGAATTGAAAAAGCATGGTGTTATTGATGCACTAAATAAGAATGAAACAGAAGCACAAAGTCTTTTAAATCAAATCAAATTTAAGTTCGATTTGAAAGAAGATCAAGCATTTCAAATTTTAGATGATGGTAAAGTTGTTATCAAGGTTGAAGAATAATCTCAAAAGTATAATAATCTGTATTCTCACCTTCCATCCATTTTAAATAAGATAATCCTGTTTCTTTTTCAAAACTATCTATAAACTTATGATCTATTCTTACTCGAATTTGATCTTGATCTTTAAATGAATTTAAATCTGTAACCCATTCACTTGGCTGGTTATCATCATTCACTTTATCTATATAAGCACTATGATTGTGTAAAAGATCAAATAAAACATCTTTACTGCATGATGCGATTTGTTCAAATGGTCTTACATAAGGTATTGTTGGTTCAGTGCCTTTAAGATATGCCATGATATGATCGTGTGCAATAGGATATTGCTTTTTATGTAGAACTTTGTGGAACTTTCTAATAAAGTTCCAGTCAAGACTGCTCAATAATAATTCTTTTGCCATATCTATCCTTTCATGTTTAAATGCACAAGCTACAAAAAAAAGGATTTCTCTTTGGCTTATGGTTTCTAAAGATATGATTTGTTCTCTTGTTAAATCCGATGTTGGATAAAACACATAAGTTGTGTGTTTTTGTTCTTTAAAAAATTCTACTTCTGCATTTTTCTCATCTAGTGAAAAAGCAAAATAATTGGATTTCATTGGTGGCAATTTATCAGTCTTTGGTATGATATAGACAAGATACATACTTTTACTTGTAGATAATTTTTTAATCATTTTATGCTTTATCCTTTGTTAAGATAAAGCACTTATATTTTACTTATGAGTTTTATCCACATGAAAGGAAGAATATTATGAAAAAAGATTTTGAAATGGATGAGAGAAGTTTCTTTGGCAAAAGAGAAATAGGCGAAGATATTCCAGAGTATGAGTATACAGATAAGAATAGTGATAGAGTACTCAAATTATATATACGAAAAATAAAACAAGATTTAAAAGATGTAATGAGTATTGATTTTTTGTTAGATGCTTCTTCGGATTTACAAGAACATAAAGAAAATATTGAAAACATAACACAAGACAAAGAGATTATTCGTGCATTTGATTATCTTGCAAGAAGTTTTGAAAAAAACTACCAGGAATTAAATAAAGACATTCATTTTTTTAAAATGCAACTTAAATCTAAAAAGATAACTTTATAGCACCACGATTTTCACCATAGGTATATCCAATATTCTTAACACCTGTATATTGTTTAATTCTATTTAGTAATCCAAGTAATGGTTCTACATTATCATCATTCCAAAAATCTGTAATTTCCCAATAGTCCCTTAGTGTCTTGATCTTTAAAACACCTACTTGCAATGGTATATCTGTTTTTGTAATGATCAAAGTATCTACACCATTTACTTGAATGGCTTCTCTTAAACCATCTAAATCAAGCCAACCTATCTTTCTAGGTCTACCTGTAGTTGCACCATATTCTTTTCCTATCGTCCTATATTTTTCTGATAGTTCTTCATCCAATTCTTCAAAATCACCAGTGCCTACTTTTGTTTCATAAATTTTAGCTACACCTATCACTTCATCTACTTGTTTATGATTTAAACGAGTAGAATAAAAAACTGCACCTATCGTTGTACATGATGATGTTACATTTGGATATTCTTCACCCCAAATATCAAGACGATAACCTTGACAACCTTCAAGAATAACATTTCTACCATAAGAAACCATATCTCTAAGAAATCCTTCTGCATCACCTACATAAGATTTTAAAATTTGTGCTTCTTCTAAATAAGAAAACTTTTCCATCCATGTATACAGATTGAAATTATCTCTTGCGATAAAATCTTTAAGTGCGGGTCCGATACCTTTTGCAGTAGTTCCTAACCTATGCTGGTATTTAAGTTTATCTTCATCTATATGCCAAGACATGACAACAGGACAATAATTAGATACTAGCAATGTACTTGGTTGTACATTAAACTCTTTGATTTCTTTTACAAGTTGAACAGGATCTACAATAGTTGCTCTTGTAATCACATTTACTGCATCTGGAGTTAAGACACCACTTGGCAATAAATGAACAACAGATTTATTGCCATTTTGATCATATATCGTATGACCAGCATTTGCACCACCTTGATACCTAACAACAACTGGAGTTTGTGTATTTTGACAAAGATCATCTACAACACGACCTTTACCTTCATCACCATTTTGTAATCCAAGAATAACTTTGACTGACATAAAACCTCACTCAGAAAATAGAATTTGAATGATTATACAATAGAGATAGATCAATAATTGATTTATTTTAAAACACTTCTTAAATGATCTGTAAACCTTTAAAAAGGAAAAATAAAATGAGAAAACAAAGTTTGTTTCGTGAAAAAATGGATCTTAGTAATGTTAGCAAAATACTCACTAAAGATGTTGAACTCTTAGAAGAAATTTATACTACATATTTAGATATTGAAAAATATCTAAATATTGATGTTTTGACGGTGGCACAAGATAAATTAGAAGATGCGATAAAACTACTTTCACAATCGAATAGATTGGCAAGTTTAAAAACAAGATTGGCTTTTATTGAAACTTTCATGAAATTGAAAACACACTATGATATATATAGTAATCTTGGTAGTCTTAAAAATATCGTCAATGATTGTATCACTGCACGAAATTTCTATTATAATAGCACCAATCCAAAAGAAAAAGAAGCCAGCAAGAAATTACAACAAGTGATTACTCTTTTGATGGACTTCTCTGAAGATTTAAAAGAAGTTAAAAAGTCTATTCCTTTAATTTAAATATAATTCACCTTTATGTGTCAATATCCAGCCACTCACTGCTATGGCAACTAAACCTTCTTCTCTTAAACTTTGTAAAAGTTCTACAAGATTTAATTGATGCTTATTTTCTTCCATGAGAACTCTTATATCCATTGGTTCATCAATAGATAACATACTCAAAACACTTTTGATTGTTTCTGTATTAAACATCTCATGGTATCTTGATCTCTTTTTTTCTTGCATCATTTCATGAAAATAAAAATTAATCATTCTCTTTTTCACTTTCTTCTTGCATTGCAAGTTCATTCAAAATGGCTTGTTTTTCTTCTTCTGTAATTCCACTTTCACTATAAAATTCTTCACAAGTGATTTGTGATAAGAAATCATCAAAGTAGTTATTCATATTATCTATTTCCTTTCTTTTCAAAGAGTGCTGAAATTGTTTTGTCATCCCAAGCATCTGCAAATCTATTTTTAGATACTGGCTTTATGCCATATGCTAAAAGGTCTTGGTCTTTAAAACTCAATGCTCTTTTACTAGCAGTGGTTCTAGGTGTTTTCATGATTTTGCCAGCAGGCACATTTCTTAATGTTCTTGACATTTTTTTTCCTTTCTCATGTCTTACATATCTATAACACTTATCGTTTAGCTATCTTTGCAACCAACATGAAAAAAATTTTTATTTAGTGATGGATTATTCATCATCATCTTCTTCTTCTAGTGCTTTTAAAATGATCAATTCATCTTTTCCATATTGCACACCATTTTTAAGCCAATCATATATGGATTCTTCTAATTCTTCACCGTCCTTTGAGAACACATCATTACCTTCTAAGACTACCTCACCAGATCTTCTTCCACATCTTGTTATTTCAAGATCAGTGTGAATTTCAGTGTCTTTTACTTTTAAAGTAAAAGACACTTCAATGTACTCACATTCAACATTTACACTGAGCATTAAGTGAATAAGATTCTCACTCCACTGAGAATCGACTACTCTCCATTCAACATTACTACCAATTAATTTTTTTAGTTTATTCATATTCATAGGTGTTAATCCTTGTTTTAGTGGTGGATGATCTCAAGTTTTGTCAATTCAAAATTTTTGAGTAAACTATCATAATTATCAATGTAAGGATTGCTAGAATGTTTTTTGAACAAATCATAAAAAACATGAACATTTTCATATGTTTTTGTCAAAAGATAATAGCTACTTTTGATTTGATAAAAGTCAAAAGTAGTGTTGCTTTCAAGATCAATGTCAAACTTTTTCAATAACTCATTATGAGTGTTATAATGCAATCTATTCTTTTTGTTTGCATTCTCAAAATCTTTAAGAGTTTTCTGTTTCTCAACACTATTCAAAAAAGTATCTCTCATATCATTAATAATCTTCATCTGACTATCAAGGTCATTTTTCAAGATACTTGGCATATACTTGAGAAATGAATCAAAATCCTTAATTTTACCATCAGAGATTTGTTTAAAATCATCTGTATTGAAAATTTCATTATCTAATGATTTGATACTAATTAGATCACTATCCATATCTAAGTCTTCATAAAGACATTCATTAAATGGATAATCTATTGAAACTAGAACATCACCATTGAGTATTGTTTGCATTTTTCCAAAGTGTAGATCAACAGCATAATTAATACCTAAATCATGAGAGATGCAAATTGAAACATCATCTGAGAGATGAAATTCCATACCATATTCACCTTTTTCATCATCACAAATTTTATTTTTTGTGTTTTCAACAGAAAGAAATACATTTTTTACCATTTGATAGTATGCTTCTTTTACTTTATCATGATAATTGTTAAAAGTCATAGTGGTATCCTCTTGTGTTTGAAAATCACTCATTGAAAGATCTAAGTTTTTCAAATCTGATAAACTTACTTGTGTTTTTCTTACTTCTTTTTTCATAGGTGTTAATCCTTTGTTTTTGGGTTATCGTTATCGACTTAACAATAACACTTGTTGATTTGCTATCTTTGCAACAGAAATGAAAATTTCAATAAAGTTTTATTTAGTGGTGGTTGTAGTTTTTTTAGGTAACCAAGATTCTAGTTTCTTCTGAATTGTTAAACAGTCTGCTTCTGTTTTTAATACTATAACATGATCTTCAATAGGCTTATTACCACCCATGAGAAATGAATTAAGAGAATATGCTTCAAATTTAACATGAGCATATTCATTTTTATTACATGAATATCTTCTATCAGGTAAGTAGATAGATATTTCATATTTATTATTGTTTAAAAGACTACTCAAGTAGTATTCTTTTCTTGTATAATCCCAACCATATTCCTTAGTAGCTTCTACTACTTTTTCAATTTCAGTGGCACTATTTTGGATAGATGGTTCAATCCAATTTTTTCCAATCAAGGTAGCATAGTTTTTTAAAGTAATATCCATATCCATAACTTTTTTCCTTTGTTTTTTGTTTATCGTTATCGACATATATATAACACTTCTCATTATGCTACCTTTGCAACACAATGGATTTTTTTATGAAAATTTTAGGTATCAGCACAACTACTCATGCACCTGTTCCAGAACATCCAGAACCATCTGCATCTTTTGAAACATTAAAGATCTTATTAGATATGCTAAAGGGATTTGGACATGATACATCTTTTATAGATGCCAATAAATTGCATATCATTAAAAACCTATCTTGCTATTCTACAGATAAAAAGAATTGTGGATCTAAAGATGCAGGTAAATATAGATGCTGGGCTACTCATCTTTCTCATGAAAATCCAGATGAATATGGTGGCAAAGATGAAATGACATATATATATGATGGTATCGAGTGGGCAGATGTTATTATCTTTTCTACATCTGTTCGCTGGATGAACCATAGTGCATTATTCCAAACAATTATTGAAAGACTTAATGTTATTGAAAATGTTCATAGTGTCTATGAAGAACCAAATTCTGTTTCTAATAAAAAAGTAGGCTTTATTGTGATTGGACAACATTATCAATCGCAACAGGTATCTAGTCACTTAATAGAAGTCTTTAGTCAATTAGGTTTCATTACAGATAGTAGAGATGGTTCTTTTACATGGCAAAGAACACTCAATAGAAATTTAGAACAAGATGGTAGCAATAGACCACATATAATATCATATCTTGCGACTTCTGAAGGTACAGATCAGCTTAACAATTTTATTAATTGGATTGAAAGCATTTAAACATATTTGTGATATACATATTGTGCATAGACAAATACAGGCACCAGTATATATGGATTATCATACATCCATATAAGAGTTATAGTTAGCAAGATAAGACATAAGATGATATGAAAATAATTATTCATTTTTTGAACCTATTGCAAAGATAGCTTATCCACAAGTGTTATTTATATGTCAATAATGACTTAACACAAAGGAAAAGAAAATGGAAAATTTAATTCAAGCACTCAAAAACAGATTTAACAATAGTGAAGTCAATATCAATGGTAAAACCATTGAATTGGTGATGGATAATTTTCTTGCTAAGATTGAGATATATCAAGAAGAAGATGAATATGAATATCATTATAGTACTTATAATGTGATTTGGTTTTTTGATTGGAATAAAAAGAAAGGTTTTCTTAGACCTATAAGTGAAAAAGATTTTGAAGCATCAATACCTAATCTTTTAGCTAGTCTTAGTTCTGATTATTATGAATCTCAAGAAGATTAAATTACATTCTTATGATAAATGATTTCTTTCTTCACTTGTGGTTTAGGTTTTGAATAATGTGCAAAAATAAGACTGGCAACAATAAGAATGATCGCAGTGTAATTCGCATACTTTGAAATTTGACTATTTGATAACATAATTCATGTCCTTGTTGTGAGAAAGAGATACATATATGTATATCATGGGTATTTTCGCTATGCAATTTTAATCCTTAATAAAACCCCACTGATTACTATTTCTCGAATATCTAGCACGATAACCTAAGCGTCCAACACCTAATTTCAAATGACTAAAAAAAGTCTTATATAAATCTTCTTTAGGTATTGGATCTAAACTTTTCTTTCCATAAAAGAATGGAATTTTAGGATTATACTTTTCTGTTTCTACTAATACAGAATCTGCATCTTTTTTTAAAAGGTATGTTGTTCTCAAATTCGTTTCTAAATTCAAAACAACAACATAAAGATCATTATCCTTTAATCCAACAGAGAAAAGGATTGTTGCTTTTGTTTCAGAACCTATTTGAATTTGGCAACCAGTCAAACTTTGACTGAAAGAAACACCAAGATCTGGTTTTTTATAATTAGTACCATACCAACCAGATTTAATATTAGCTACTTGTTCGCCAAGTCGAACACACTCATAACTTGTATTTATACCATTTCTAAAGACTTGAAACATTTGAAAATATCCTTTCTGAAATATATAGATATACTTATAATATTTAAGAAAGAATTTACATTATTAAAACAAAGAAATGATATAAGGCTTTACAAATTTTAGCATTAAACTCGAACCTATACCTGCACCGACTGCTTGACTTAATCCAATCACTATTCTTTGTTTATTATTCTCTGCATTAACAAAAAGAAAAGACATACACAACCATGTAATTTGACTTGAAAACCCAGTGACCATTTGAGTATAAAACCAATCATGGGTCATTGCATAATTATCCAGCGAACTGATAAGATCTCCAATCAATACAATAAACATAGATAAGAAGATTGTTCTGTAAATGATTAGCTTATTTCTTCCACTAAACTTTTCAAAATCTTTTTCAATCTTCTCTTGTTTTTCAAGATAAGAATTAACCCAATGTTCTTGTAAATCATCATTAGACATTCTGTATCCTTTGTAAAATAAACACTATCTAAATAAAGATTTCACAATTCCATTTGTTAGATTTGAGATTTTAAATATCTATGCAGGATTTAAACCTGCATCACCTAAATTGGCATTTTTACAACTTAAAATAAAAGATACTTAAAATCTCATGTGGTTCTAACACTTTCTTTATACAAGAAATCTCAAACTCTTTTCAATTTTTTTTATATATATTCTGTGTTATAAAAAAGGAGTTTATTATGTTCGATAAAGAAGAAATGGCAATTCGCATAGCGAGTGTCTATATAGCTAAAGAGAAAGATAAAGGTTTGCCTAAAAAATATCTATCTGGACTTAAAGGCAAAGATCGTAAAAAAAGAGTAAATGAAATAGATAAAAGAAAAAAAGAAACAGATCCAAAGAAAAAATTTAAACCTTTCAAATCAGACAAAGATGAGAAGACTACTAAAAGCCAGTATTCTAAAACAGATATTGCTAAAAAGATAAGAGAAAAATTAGATGGTCAAGGTAAAGATGCTTTTATTGAAGCATCATCTAAAGCATCTGGTGTTTCTAAATCTATATTAAGTGAAGTCTATGCAAGAGGTGCGGCCGCTTGGGCTACAGGTCATAGACCAGGTGCTACACAACATCAATGGTCGATTGCAAGAGTATATAGTTTTTTAAGTGGTGGTAAAACACAATCTACTGCAGATAAAGATTTAGCTGAGAAAGCTGGTTTGATCTAACCTAGATTTCTTTTTTATTTATTCTCAAATTCTTTGTATTATTCTTTTAAAAATTTTATTAATGAAAGGTATAAAAATGGATTTGAGAGATAATTTTAAAAGCAAATGTCCTGTTCGATACAATACAGATGGTACTCATTGGTATTGTAAAAGACAACTTAGTGAAAAACAAGAGATCGAAAGTAAAACCTGTAATTATTCAAGATGCCCTGGCAGAGAATTGACGGCTGAAGAAGAAACAGAACGATTACTTCAAATCGAATCTAAAATGAAAGACACTAAAACAGAAAGTAAGAGAGATCCTATGGATGCACTTATTAGAAGAATGAAAAGAGAACTTGAGCGAATTGAAGCTGAAGAACTTAATTTTAAAAAGTGTGATATTAAAGTAAATGATAATAATAAATGGTTTTGTAAAAAGAACATGGATAGTCCTTTACCTATGACTGATAAAGAATGTTATCGTGATTCTTGTCCTGGTCGTAAATTGACTTATGAAGAAGAAACTGAAGAAACTCGTAGAAAAGAAAATGTTCAAAAAGAATTAAATGCTTTGGAAAAGAAAGCAGTAAAGAAGAACACTAAAAAGAAACCAATCGATATTGTAGAAGAAAAACTTATCGTAGAAACCACACCTATTATAGTAGAAACACCTATTGTAGTAGAAACACCTATTGTAGAAATCGCACCTGTTATTGTAGAAACACCTAAAACAGAAGTTATCTTAAAAAAGTGTGAATGGCATATTTGTCCAAATTATTTTGAAAGTGGTGGTAAAAAAGAAAAGTTTTGTTGCGAAAAGTGTAGACGAAAAGACAATAGATTAAAATCAAGAAGAAGATGTGCTTTAAGAAAGAAAGAGAGTCTTGCCAAAGGATTGTAATTTCTTGGTCATTTTTTCTAAATGAAATCTTAATTGTCTTTCTGGAATACCAATAGATTTAGACCATACAGTTACACTTGGATAAGTTTGATATAGCTTATCTAAATATAATTGATTATAAAATTCATAACCATCTGGAAATTTCATTTTTAAACATTCAAGGACTTTCTCATTTAGGTATTTTTCTCTAATGCTTAAATCAAAATCTTCTTCTTCTTCATTAAACATATCTAAAACTTCACCTGTTTCATCTTTGATTTCTTTTGCCACTACTTTAGCTTCAAAGACTTGTTCAATTCCTAAACTTCTCTTCATTAATTGTGCTTGTGTTCTTGCACCTTCTTTTTCTCTTGATAAAGCATCTTTGCCAGCTTTATGACCTAATCTAATTAACCATTGTGTAAAATGATGCCAAATTGCACCAACTTTAATAGTATTTTCTTTCTCTAAGACTGGTCTTAGATGGTCTACTTCTACCATCCATACCATAAAATCTCTTACTCTATCTACATGATCTGCAACTGCTATTTTAAAATAGGTAGCATTTTTTAAATTCTTGGTTAATTCAATCTGCAATTTTTCAAATCTATTATGTGCAGGATGGAAAATCCATTGTTCTGTTAAATTCACATCATTTACTTTTTTAGTAAATTTTGGTCTTGCTTTGACAATAGGTTCTTCTTTTTTAGGCATCATCTCTTCTTCAATTCTTTCAAGAAGAGCATTTTTTCTTGCTTCTATTAAAGAATAATAATGATCTAATACATCTTGTTTAGATACAGATTGCCTTTGTATGCTATTTTGTCCAATCCATTCATTATAATGGTCTAAGACATCTTGAGATGAAACACTTTTTCTTTGTATGCTAGACCATTCATTATAATGATCTAATACATCTGATGCAGTTACACATTGTCTTTGTATCTTGTTTTGTTCATTCCATTCATTATAATGATCTAACACATCTTGAGAAGATACACATTGTCTTTTAATAGGTAAAATAGTAGTATTTAGATATGACATATAAAGTACTCCGTATGGGTTATGTTATAGATAGGCAATATGACAAGTTTTTTTCATTCAAAGGTCGTGCCTAATTTCTTTCAATAGTTTATCTATATTTTCTTTTTTTGTCAATAACATTCATTCAAATGAAAGGTAAAAAAATGAGCCTTATTAAAAAAGCACACTCTTTGCTTCTACAAGCAAGAACCGAAACTAATCCACAAAAAGCTATTTTATTGAAAAAAGCATCTGCTGATTACTATTCACAAATTATCACTTTTGGTTACATTTATGGTATTGTCACGGGTGAATCTAATCCAAATGAACTTTATAGATTCATGCAACAAGCAGGATCTTTAACGGAACAAGTTGTTAAATTGATTAAAGAAAAACAACTTCTAACTGATTTTGAAACTAGACTTGCTAAAAGATTAGCAACAGAGTTCTTTAATACAAGTAACTTGGCGACCATGAATTTTCACAATAAGATGCTAAAATCTTTTTCTATTGCACTTAAAAGTAAAGTAAAAGCGGAAGATGCAATTCACAATATTTTAGCTGGTCTTAACCCTGTGACGGGTAGAGAATATCGTAGAGTGGAAGAAAAAAATCAATTTGCATATGCAGGTCAAAGTAATGAAACTGTGAGAAATCTTTTTCTTGTTACAGTGGAAGAATTAAATGGCAATCCAAATGCACTTATTCAAAGTGCGAGTGATGATATTGCAAGAGGTATCTATTCTACCATTAGTCTTATTGAAACAAGATTAAAATATGGTAAAGGTGAAAGAACTGAATTTTTAGAAGATATTCAAAATAGAAGAAATCAACAAACAAATATTGAAAGATCTGTTGAAGATTCTTTACCATCTACAACTGAAGAAAATTTTGAAAATCCAGTTTTTACTCTCTCTCAAGAAACTATTAATCAATTAATTGATCTCTTTCAAAAAGGGTATGGGTGGAAAAAAAAGAAATCTGCAGTAGCAAGAAAAGTTATTGCTTTCTATCTTTTTGGCATTACAATTTCTTTTGAAAAAAATGACTTGCAACAATTTGTAAGTGATGAAGAAGAACAAGAACTTTTAGATAATCTTTCTATTGATCCAGACAATTTAATGTCATCATTTGGTGTTGAAAACATGAGTAGAAAAATCGAAAGTGTACATAGTATGCTAATCGAAAAATTAAATAGTTCAACTAGCGACTTTTTAGATGAACTTGAAATTCTGTACAAAGAAATCAATCCATTTCCTGATGCACTTACTGAAACAGCGGGGCTACAGGCTTGGGATAAAGGTTGGACTAACTTTTTAAAAGAAATTGGTCAAGATATTCTTGCACTTAAGAATGATATGAAGTTACCAAATAATCCAGATGCAGAAAATGAAATCGAAAGAGCATCTTTTATTTTCAAACTAGGTTCAAAAAAGAAAGCATCTCTTAAAAATAGAGTTGCATCTTTACTTAGACGATATTATCAAATCTAATGGTGCATTTGAGAACACGATCATTATTATCTGATCTAACTTAGATTTCTTTTTCATTCTCTTATAATACTTGTTTATACTTACCATATCACTCATTATTGAATGTGCATATTTTATTGATTTAGATGGACATGACTTACTGGTGTTTCCATAATTATAATGACATAATAATTCTACCATGTTTTTCTTATAGATACTCGCATAAGTTTGTATCGCTATGATACCTGCTTTTTCTAAATCACATTCCACATATTCACAATTATCTAAATTGCAGTATATCTCTTGGCATTGTTCATCATAATAATGATTTACTTTTAACTTCTTTTTCTTTTTACACGATCTCTGTATCTTAGGTAAAAATAAGACATCTGTTTTACTATTCCAATCATCTCTACCTGTTTGTAATTTACACCACCATTTAGGTATGACTTGTAGAACACCTAAACTTGGACTTCCTTTTATTTCTTCTTTATCCATTCTCACTATCTTATTTGCTAGTGTGTTTTTAGGTAATGGTGGTTTAGATATTTTACTTATGCCACCTACAATTTTTCTGGCAAACTTACTCTCATGCTTTGCGATAGAAATTGCTAAGATAGGATCTACATTTTCTTTTAATGCTAAATTTCCTATTTCAACACAAGATCTTATTCGATCTCTTCTAGCTTCATTTATATTCAAACTTATCTCAACCAAAGAATTATTATAAACACTTGGATAAGTCTGTTCTATACTCATACCATTCACAAGCATCACACAAGTTAAGATGATCTCATTTATGGTATTATATATCATTTCCTAGTACCTTGTTCATTTATCCTCCTTTATGAGAATAAAGGTGTTACTTTCAAACTATTCCTTTCAGCATTTAGTTTTTCCAGTAAATGCAAAATCACTAATTGATGAAAGGGTCGCAATGTTTTTAATGTAGTGTTTTTAAATTCATATGTATTGATCTTGGTCTTGTTCAATCTTTCTAAAACAAGTTCTTCAAAATCTATTGTATATACAATACCTTTCTTAGTGCAAAAATCTTGAACCATCTCTCTAAAGGATCTTTCTTCTTTATACAAACATAACACTGCATCACGATAAAGAATTTCACAGAAACCTTTGCTGACATCTAAAGCATCCACTGGTGTGAAATCTAAATCTTTGGTTGTTGCTGTTTTAGAAAGATACTCACTACCTATATTGTGTTTAATCAATAAACTATTGATTGCTCCACTCAATTCTAAATATACATTTAATGGCAACGACCAATTCTCTTGTTCTCCATCTATAAGAATAGATAGTCTTTCATTTAACCATTCTTGTATTGTCATCATCTTTTGTGCTTGTGATTCATATTCTTTTGTCATGAACTTTCTCAAACCCTCTAAAAGTATCACTATACTTTCATTGGTTTTTTCAAACACTTGTCTTGAACTTGGATAAATTGTTGTCATTGTTTGAATTGGACTACTTCTTTCATACCCACGATTTTTGAGAAGAGCATTAAGAGTACCTGATGCACCTTTCATTCTTTTATTTGCAGAAAACCAATCAACACCTATGCACATCAAAAAATCTTCAATTTCTAATCCTTGTGGATAACTTGGATTTTGATATTCTTTTGCAAATCTTTCAATATCAAAAGAGATACCAAATCGTGTCTTAATTAAAGACCAAAGATCAGTCTGTAATTCAGTCTGTAATTCAGTCTGTAATTCAACGACCTCGGGCTTCTTTTCTTCTTGAATAGGTTGAACTTCAACTTTTTTATCTGTAACACCATTTAAATTGTTGAAAAGTGTTTCTAAATCTTTTAAGTTAAAACCTAATTCAGAAGCCTCCAAAAGATAACTCAAGATCTCATGTGCCTTTTCTACACCATGTGTAGCAACAATACCTTGATAGCTATCAAAACCTAAAACTTTTAGTTGTCTTGCTTTTTGAATGAATTGGATCATGTCCATAGTCTTTTTCCTTTTTAAAGAAAGTAGGTGCATCTTGCTAGAGCAATATACTTATATGAAATTAAATCATGGTGGACACAAAGTTTTAAAAAAAAACGAAAAATTTATCATCAATAATCTTGAACTCACTGCTTTAGAATTTAAAAAAAAATTTGGCAAAATTCCAGAACTCTACTTTGAAATCAAATTACCACTCCATCTCAAAGGTCTTTCTTCTATCTTTGATATTATTAAACATAAAGAAGAAATTAAATCAAGCAAGAGAAAACTCGGTGTGGATGTTGAAGCTAAATCAGAAGACATCAAATCCATCTTCTATAAACATTTTGCCAAAATGTGTATTCAATCTAAATATGATCCAGAAGAAATGCTTCAAGAAATCTATCTTGGTATTCTTCATCGCAATAAAGGTAATTGTCCTTTTGATCCAGCTAAATCTTCATTATCTACTTATATTGTTATGGTAAGTAGATGTATTCTGTTTAACATCTTCAATAAAGAAAATAAAACAAGATCTAGGCTTTTTGAACCTAAAGAAAAAGATGATTTGTTTAGACTTATCAAAGACAATCATGACTTTGATACTAAATTCTTAATTGAAGAAGCTAGAAATCTTTGTAAAACAGAAGACATGAAAAATGTTTTTGATCAAATGTTGCTTGGATATAACATCACTCAAATCTCAAGCAACTTAAAAATTGAAAACAGAAAAGTCAGTGAAATGACTTCTAAAATCAAAAAAACTATATCACCTTTGTTTTATAAGGATACCGAATGATTACTTTCTTCTATTCCACTATTAATGCTGGCAAAACTGCTAATCTCATTTTATCTGCACACGCTTGTTCTCAAAGAAATATTAAACATCTTATTTTTGTTCCTGCTGTTGCGAGTGGTAGAGATGGTTTTAATAAAGTCAGTTCAAGAATTGGCATACATCAAGATGCTATATCTGTTAATGAAAATGACAATCTCTATGAAATGGTTTCTACCGAAATCATTACAAATAAAATAGATAACCATCCTTTACAAATTATCTTTGTAGATGAATCCCAATTCTTAACACCTAAGCAGGTTGCTCAACTTACTCAAATTTGTGATATTTACAATGTGCAAGTTCATGCTTATGGTTTGAGAACAGATTTTAAAGGTGAACCATTTGAAGCAAGTAAATATCTTTTAGCTTGGGCTGATGAAATTAAAGAAATTGAAACTTGGGCTGAAGAAAGTGATACTGCACAAAAAGCACTTATGAATATTAAAATTGATGAATATGGCAATCGCATTACCAGTGGTGATTCTGTTTCTGTTGGTTTTGCATATAAAGCAGTTTCTCGATCTGAATTTAACATTAACAGAAATTGGAATAGAAAATGACTGTATATAATAACAAGAGCAAAGGTATCAATTTCTGGATTAGACCAAATGGACAAAACACTTTAAAAGGTGTTGAAAATGATGAATTAAATCCTCCTGTTTTACCTGCTACTCTTATTCAAGAAATGCTTAGTGATTATCCAGATGCTAGAAAAGGATATTTAGAACTTTTGCCAACCATGTTGCCAGAAGAACAAGAACGACTACAAGCTATTATTGATGATTGTCCAAATGTTATGAAAGATAAGCCTAACCATCAACAATTAGAAGATAGTTTTCAATCCAAATTAAACAAACCTGTTATCAGGTTTCCTAAGTAGTGAATAAAGAATGAAAATCCAGATAGACAAAATGCCACTACAATCTAAAAAATTTATCGCTTATCTTATAAGTGAGATTGGCTGGAAAATCACTCTGTTTTATGTGTTTTGGAAAATACAAGGTAAGATTGATCCATCTGATCTTACACTTCTCATTACTATTGTCTTAACCAGTGGTTTCATTCAAATTGGATATATACTTGGTCAAACTGCATTAGATAAATATGTTCAATTATCTTTAAGAGATGATGATGATGATGATAAGCCTAGTGCAAAATAGGTGATACACCTAAATCATAATGAATTAAACTTTGAAAAAATGGTGACATCATTCCTTTTTCTAAAATTTCATCATTTGTTCTTTTAATCACAAGTTTCTCTTCTGTTCTTTCTATATTAGCTAGAAAGACTTTACTAAAGTTTTCCACTGATACGAACAACACAACAAGACCATTCTCTTTTGTCAATTCATCGGTAGCGAGTTCTTTTCGTGTATATGAAGATTCACATACAACAAGATAACCCATAGGTTTCCGATAATCTACAAGATTACGAATGATACCACCCCAATCTTTCTTAGAATAAATCAAGTTTGACATTAAACCATCTTCAAAATCTAAGAAATATGGAACATCTGGTGATAAGCTATTCATATCATCTATATCATCTGGAGTTAGTGTAATTAGAAATGCTGGCATTGGATTGTTTGCCGACCAATCAGCCACTCTATCCCAATTATTTAAAAAACTCTCAGCTAAATCAATAGTCCAGTCTATGGTTTGATCTACAAAATTTTCTTCTTCACTCATTTTTCTTATCCTTTTCAAAAGAGTTTGTTTGATACATACTCATATATTATTTGATAAAGATTATTCTTCTTTTTTCTATTTCTTTTAATAAAATATCATCTACATCAAATTGTTCTACACTTAACACTCTAGGTATTACTCTACTCATATATTCCAATCTCATTAGTTGTGGTTCTCTTTGAAATGTACTTGCATCTAATTCATACAGATAACCTATCTTGTCTTTATATATCTTCTCATAAGCATTTGGATATTGTTCATACATATAAATAACATCATCTTTTACATATTGCTTAAAATCACTATCTTTCCACTTAGATAAAAATGTTAATGCGAGTGTTTTATTTGGTGTGCCAAAGACAACAGGATTATCATTCGCTAGATAGTGATTTCTTAATTCAAATTGAGATATAAGATATGGACTACCATGATAAATATGATTAATCATTAGTATCCATCTTTAAACCAACCTGCACCTTTTAATGAGAAACTGCTTGGTGCTAAAATCTTTTCTAATTCACCATCACAATCAGTTTTAGGTTGGACTTCATTACAGACTTTAGGTTGTGGTGTAGAGATAGTGCTTAATCTCACATTGACTTCTCTTTCACATTTTTTGCATTTATAACTGTACATTGGCATTTTTCTTTTTCTCCATTTCTTTAATGTAGTCATCAAGTTGTCTTAATATTCTTTTTAATGGTTCTGGATCACCATTCTCTAGTCTATTAACTTTAGATTGTACAAATCGTATCTGATTTCTTATATCTTCTAAATTCTTTTGTATTATCTTTAAATCTCTAGTTTTAGTTCTATCTTCTTCCATAAAGGCACTCTCATGTTTGTTATTGATTTTGAACAAATTTTACAACAAGTTCGGCAACAAAGTTTTGATTATTTTATAAAAACAATAAAAGAGATGCTAGTCTTTTGGTATCAAGATGCTTGTAAAGATAATCTTTTTACTTTTCCAGTGGTTTATATCTCACTCACATTCAAAGGTTTTAATGCAGATGAAGGTTCTTTAATCTTTACTACAGACCCACCTGAATTATTAAATGAGAATGGCATTTTAAATGATGATGTCTATAATAACATTCAAAATAAGATCGCAACGAATTTAAGTACATTAAGCTATGTTTATTGTTTTCAAGAGAATGATCTTTTACATATTCACTATGAAGATCTTAATGGCTTAATAGATTTTAGATTAGAATTTGAAGTGAATGAAGAAAATTCTGTTGTTTTCTTGAAAGAAGAAAAAGAAGAAAACACTGTTCGATTTAAGTTACTAGAAAATATCTTTAAAGATCATAAACCACAATGATTATTCTATATTTCTAAAAGGTACAATCTTTCTACCATAAAAACCAGAAATCCACAAAGTTCTTAGAAGTCTTTCTTTTTGTTTTCCCTCAAGTCTATTAGGTGTTATTAACCAAAGTCTAAAAGTTTCTGCCCAATCTTCATGTGGTGAATCATGTAATTTACTAGGCACTTCTAAATCAGTTACATAATTTAAACTATTAATATATCTTTTCACTTGTGATGTTTCTAAGTCTTGTTTATTAAAATAAAATTTTATGCGAGTTGGAAAATCTTTAAATAGCAAATTTTGATTTGCAGGATCTGAAAAAAAATCCTTTATAACAGTACTACCTTCTATTTCATGAAAAGGTTTCATTTTTTTAAAATGATTTCTCAATTTCTCATATTCAAAATGATATTCTTCTAATCGAATATGAAATAGACAAAAGAACTTTAAATAATCATTCAAATTATCAAATTCAATTTTTGAAATATCACCTTCAACCTGAAAAAGTCTTTTGATAACACTCAATACAAAACTATTAGAATTTTTAAATGTTTCAAAAGTATATTCGATCCAAGGGGTATTCCAAAATTGAAGTGCCTCTGGATGTAAATTTTCTTGTAGTGCATGAGAAATTTCATGCACTAAAGCATTAAAATAAAGCGGTTCTTCATTCTTAAAAAAATTAGCTTTACTTTTTTGAATTATTAAAATAATTCTGTTTACAGGTGGTCTATAATATAGACCATAATTAGATGAAGAATCATAAAACCCTTCTTTATGTCTAAGAATTATTCTATCCAAAACTTTTTCTAAACCTATAATATTTTTGACATCTAAAAAAGAAAACACATCTTTTATCATCGAAAAAAATTCTTTCGATAGTTTTTCAGTGTCCAAATAAGAAACAACTTGAATATTATTGATCTTCATAGAACTTCTGGGTTTTTCATAATTCCTAGACATTTTTATTAATTAACCTAATCTTTTCAGTCTTTGATATAACTTAGCTAGTTTTGCACTACCTGGTTGAGTAGTAGGTAATCCTTGAAATACTGCATCATCATCCTGCATTACATCAGTTTGATTTAGTATATTTTTTAAAGTATTTCTTGCTCTAGGCTTAGTACCAACAAATTCCTCTTGATGTTTATTTAAAGAATAGGCATTAGACTGTGGTATTGAAATCATAGATTTTGCAAAACCATCTTTTTCATCAAATGGTTTTCTGATCACACCTAAGCTATCTGTACAAGCATTTAAACATGGCAATAAATCTTTCATTGGCAAGTTCACTGCAAAACAACCTAATGTTAAACTTGCATCTCCACCACCTTTATTTTTTTTCAACCATTGGGATACTTCACCAGTAGCACCTACATTCCAAATATCTGTGAAAGTATTTGTAAGATCTGTTCTACCATCATCTGTTACAACACCAATCAATTTTTCAGGACTGTAAGTGTTTAATAAACTAATGGCCGCCCATCTATGATGACCATCTACAATAAATCCTTCTTTAGAAATAATAGATGCAGTGTTTGGATCAAATTTAGTTAAACCAGGAAATTTACCAAGCAAATATGCTCTTGCCATACCAAACGCTTTATCCATATTGATTTCTTTTTGTGTTGGTCTTAATCCAGTTGCAGGAACTTGTACTCGTTTTACAGCAACTTTCATTGGCACTATTGTTGATTTCTCATGGTATCTATAACCAGCTGATGTTTCATCAATATCTGCTTCAAAAAGATCTTCTGCATCCATTTTAGATAATTGCAATAGTTTACCCTTAAGAGGTCCCTTCATTGCAAATACATATCTTTCTTTTAGTGCATTTTTTGGTGGATTTTTCCAATCAATAACACCTGCTTGTAGATTTTTAATAATCAATAAAAGTTTTGCTCCTTCCAACACAGGCATTTCTGCTCTTGGAATATTCTTTTTACCTTGACACAAAGAAGCATCTGCATCACAAAAATCTACTTTGTTTGAAAAATCAGCAGTTCTTGTATTCGCAGTATACATACCATCTTCTAATTGATCTGGATATAAAGCATATGCCAAAATAAGTGACTTATGACCTCTTGCATCATCATCACTAACTCTAATATTGTTAGCTTTTAATACCATTTTTGCATTTCTTAAAATACTTCTACCTTCAGATGTTTCTAAGTATGCTCTAATTTGTCTTGCTTGTCTTGATAACATTTGGTTATCTCCTTTTCTTTAAAGAAAACTCATTTCTATTAAAATGAAAAAATAAAAAGATTATCGAAATCTTTGTCTAAGTAAATATAGATTGGTTTCATGATCATTTGCTGTTGCCATGATGAAATCATCCAATCCTAATGACATTTGTCCTTCTAATCCATCATAGACAACTTCAAAGAGATCTTGTAAAAACTCTTCTACACATAATGCTCTATGTAATGGATCTGTTGATGCTTCACTGATTGCTTTGACTTGCATTGACATTTCTGCCATTTGTGCATTCATCTCAACTGCTTCCGCACCAAACTCTGCTACAATCTTTTCTGCCAAAGCATCTATTTCTTCAGGCAAACTATTATATAGCTTGTCCATCAATAAATGATCTCCATAATATGGCATACCTTTGACTTGCCAATGGCTTGTCCAATGACTTAAATGTGCTGATCTTAAACCAGCTAATAACATCAATAGCATTTGCAATTTATTTACTTGCATACTTGATCTCCTTGTTTTTAATCTTTGATATTTCTGTGGATTTTTTCTTCTATGTTCATAATAAAGTTTTAATCTTGGTCTGTTCTTTCTTTGATATTCTCTTACTTTTCGTTTTATCTTAAAACGATTCTTCTGATAATATCTCTTAGCATCTCTTCTTGCTTGTCCTCTTTGTTTATGTTGACGATCTTGTCTTCTTGGTGGTCTCCATTCTATCTTTGCCTGCTTTTCTTCTTCTGCAGTCATTGTTCGTCTTTGATTTATCATTGTTCCTTGATCTATATATGGATGTCCATATTGATCTCCTGGAACACCAGTTGTTCTTGGACTTTGATGTAATGGCTTTCCCATTGGCTTTGGACTTACTGCATTTTGAGATCTAGGTTTACTATAATTTGATGAATTATCCATACTATCTGATGGTGTGTTATATGCAGGTGGCCCTGGTCGCTTTTCTTCACGACCATCTGGATGTCCACTTGGTAATGGTAACACTCTATCTCTTTGTGGTTTCCCATCTGCATAATCTTCTCTACTCTTTTCTGGTTTAGTAGTATCTGTACCAGATTCTGGTTTTACCCATGTCTTAGCACCAGATAAAGATTCATCAGATCTGTATGAATATTTATTTGTCATTTTTCATATACCTATTTGCTATTCTTCTTGCACTTGGATATGGATTAAACTTACTCGCTATATCTACTAATTCTCTATCTTCATGTGGCAATCTTTGACGATAAAACCCTTCACCTAACTTGATTAAAGCATAAGTTGTCTTATCTAATTCTCTTGCCATATTATCTGCTGATAAAGGTATTGTTAATAACACATCACCACATAGTTTTTGTAGTTCTTCTTCTAGTTCTGGATTTTCTTTTATTCCTTCTAGTAATTGTTTTACACATACACTTATTCGATGTGCTTCTACTCTAGCAGAATTTACACCTTCACTTATTAAACTCCAACTCGCTTGACTATTTGATTTCTTTTTCATTATTCCACCTTTATTTGAAACTACAAATAAAGACTTTTATAAATAAAATATTAAGATAGACCAATAATCACTGCTACAAATATCAATGTTAAAGATAATATGGCTTTTGGATTAAAACCAAAGAAATATGTATTCAATATCATCTCTATGAGAAATAATGTTACTTGCCATATTAAAGATGCTTTCCATATATCATAAACATCTCTTAAATACCACCATGCAGTTAAACTTGCATAGGTAGTCAATAAACTTGTATATATCCACCATTCTATTGGTGTCCATTGCAAATCAAACACTTCTTTGGCATTTGATCTAAACCAATAGACTAATGCACAAAATACAATCAAACTTAAACTATATAGCATATCTTTTCTTTCTTTCAAAAACACCATATAGTCGATCTATATTAAATGAATATCTTATTGTTCTGCCAATGCTTTATCAATCGCTTTTACAACACCATCTGTTTCAATCGCTTTAATTTTAGCTAAAGTTTCTGCATCATTACCATATTTCTCTACTGCTAACTTTACACGATGTTGCCAGTGCTTTGATTTATCCCATGCAAATTCTTCACTTTGTCCAATAATCACTGCACCTGTTGATGGATTTGATTCCAATGCTTCGATTGTTTGTAAATCTTCTTGAATTGATGATGTTGCTTCTACAATAGGTTCAAGATTTAATTCACTTGATGGTTCTTCACCAGCTACTGTAACTTCTTCTGCTTGATTTAAAGCATCTGTTAATTCATCTTGTGTAATTACAGATCCTACAATCTCACCACCTTGTTGATCTTCTACCACTACTGGTTTTCTTACTGCATCTCTTTGTAAGTTTTCTAACTTTGCCATCTCTTTGGTAATTTGACTACCATCAGAAATCACTATCTTTTGCTTACTTGCAGTCTTTAATGGTATCTTTACTGATTCTGCACCTTGTTGTGATGATACATTATCCATTGCACTTGATGCTCCTGCGATTGTTGCACCACTCTTATTTTCTACCTTATGCACTGGACGAATATCTGCATCTTGACTTTCTACTTGAATTGGAAATTTCTTTTCAACAATCACTTCTTTCTTTGATACTTCGCCTACTGACTTTTCTTCATCATAGACTTTTTGTACTGGCATTTCTTTCTTTGGCATTGCAACAGGTGCAGTTGCTTTCTTTTCTTCTACATAATCTGCTGGATCTACGATTGTTAACCAGCCTCTTTTAATGCCTGATTTAAGTTCTGGCATGACTACATCTTGATTGCCTACTCGCAATGTTACTCCATCAAATTCTACAACATCACCTTGATATAAATTTCTTTCAAGTTTTCCCAAGTGGATTGTTGTATTTGCCTTTACACGAATAAACACACCTTTATTGAAATTCACTTCTGACATTTCATTCTTCCTTTTTAATTTGAGTTTAGAAACATATTATATATACATAAACTATAAACATTTTATCAAAAATAAAAAAAGACTAAGTATTTTTTTACCTAGTCTTTTTCTCTTATTTAATGTGCCTTAATCAATATTGACTAAGGCACAATACACAACAACAAACACACTTATAAGCAAGAGTGCTTATCTCTTTATAAAACATTCTCTTTTTTACTGCAAATTTTTTTTCAATCAATTATTTTCTTCATTCTCAAGAGATTTCATATATTCATTTTCTAACTCAAGATTAGAAATTTCTTCATCAAACATATTTGATATTGTTTGACATAACAAAGCCAAATCATAATTATCAACATCTAATAAATCTTCCCAGTCATATCCTATATCAAATCTATATACAGATCTTTGCACCAGTGCATTGTCTGTTGTTAATGATAAAGAATATTCAATTCCTTCTTTCTCTAAAAGGACAACAAGTAATTCATCATTCACACTCTCTACTTCTGCAGTGATTGAGTGATTAGTAAGAGCATTTAAAAGTTTGGAAATCATTGAGTTCATCATTTTTCATTTTCCTTTTAGTCATTATCGACATATCTATAACACTTCTGGATAAGCTATCTTTGCAACCAACAATAAAATATTTTATAATTGCCAATAAGCATTTTCTGTTTTGATTAATCTGTTTATCTTTTTTGTTAGTTGAACTGGATCTGTATATTCTCTATCATTGATAGATTCAAACATATCTAAGTCTTCATTGGTATGAACTTTAAGAAACACATCATATTCATCTTTTTCACAAGAGATCACTAAATCAATATGACTTGCTTCTAAAGCAGGGTGCTTGATCTTAATGCTCTTACAAGCCACTACTTGACTATAATCAATACCTTTGCTTTTAAGATTGAGTTTAAGAGCATTTAAAATTTCTAACTTTGTCATAGGTTTTTTTCCTTGATCTTGAGTTTGTCTTCATTGACATACCTATAACACTTATGACCTAGCTACCTTTGCAACCAAATGAAAATATTATTGTCTTTTGTGTTTTTATTTTCTCTAAATTTAGGAGAACGGAGCAAGAAAACTTGCTCTTTAAAATAAAAAACCCAGTGTCTAAAAAGACACTGGGTTTCTAAACATCCGAATAAACCAAGTAATTTACGATTAACGAGTTACTGTTAAACGAGTTAAACCACGAGGATTGTAAGCCCCAATACCCAAATTTTCAAAAACTGAAAAACCGATTGTACGAGCCTTAGGATCATCAGCAGAAAGAACAGTCAATTCAGTACGAACAGGAATACGACCAAACATTTCAGGTTCACAACATACATATACAGTACCTGGATTTACCAAACGACTTGTAATGATTTGTGCGCCCCATAGAGTGGCTTGAAGACCTGTCTTTAACAAACTTGCTTGACTTTCGATGTCCAAGATGTCACGACCAAACTTTCTAATATCTGCATAATCACGAGCATTGATAAATACACGAGCAACACGAAGATCATGCTTTTCAATTTGTGCATAAGCATCTGCAAGTACTGCACCATTTAAAGGTGCAATTACAGGAATATCAGGATTGGTTTGTCCAGCTACACCATCAAAACCTTGAGTCGCAACTGCATCAAGAATAGCAAATACTCTTTCATCTTCTGCGGCCTGGATTTGCGCTCTAGCTAAATCTTGCGCTCTCTCAATGAGATCAAATCGTCTTTCCTTAATTTGTGTTAAAGGAATTTCTGGATTTGATGCAATTTCAAAGAGAGGGAAAATCACTCTGCGTGGCTTGGTAATTGCAAGAATGTTTTCACCTTCTTCACCAACTACGAAAGCTGTTACATCTGGATCTTTGTCATAAATTGGCAAAGCACCATCAGGTAATTGTTCTACCAAGAAAGTCTTACGACCAACACTGGTATAATCTCTTCTAAGACGCAATGGTTGTGTCATAGAAGATGCTAACTTAGCACGACCTTGTGGGGTCTTGATGTAATCAGAAATAATCTTTTGTTTTACTGCATTATCGACATTTACATTAGACATTTTAACTGTTTCCTTTCTTAATTAAATTCTTTGGTCATAAACGAGTTCATCAGATGATGTATCGCTTGAAACAGTTAAAATACCAATAGTCCATGAACCACCAGCGGCGGGACCTGAACCATGATCTGCATCATGTCTATCACCAGCAATAGAATTTGTCAAATAACCATTTAATGATGCAAATAATTCATCACCAATAGTATATTGCAAAGTATCGCCAATATCATCACCAGTAAGAACTTGTGTTTCGTAAAGGCTGTTACCATAAGTACCTTGTGCAGATACATAGGGTCCACGATTTGATGCAACACCAGGTTGATTAGTAAATGCAAGACCAACAGCTGTATTAATAAATACACCTAGTGGCTTTTCATTAACATTTGCAGGATCACTAGCAGTGGGTCCACCATGAAAATATTCACCTTCGTCATTACGAGCGAAAGCAATAGAACCACTTAATACACCAAGAACGCCAGCAGTAAAACCAGATGCAGTGGTCTTAGTTCCAGCAGTTGTAATTACAGGTGGATTAGTTTGAGTAAAAGAATCAGCAGTCAACTGACCGACTGTATTGCGAACACCTACATGAAGGATACGCAATGCACTATTACTTTGAGTAAATCCACCACTCGCTTGTCCAAGTAAAGAAATAGACATAATGTCACTCCTAAATCTCGTACTCTCTGTTTTCAAGAGAATGGTTATTGTTAAAGATTTTTTTAAAAGTTTTAAAGCCCAGTTATTTTTAATAACTTCACTTATCTATACTTTGTTTAATAGATAAACTATTAAAGATTTAATAGAAATCTACTACTTTTTAATCATCTTTTTAGCATATTTCTTAAATGCACTAAAAACATGACTATAAAAGAACACCTAAATCTTAGCAAAAGAACTTGCTAACATCTGGTGCGGATTGCCATAACTTTGACAATTCATTAGCATCACTTGCAGTTCTACTAATATTGCCTAAAGTCTTTACACTTGCTTGTTGTGTCTTTGGTCTTGGGGTGATTGATGCTTTCTTAGATGATGCCTTGCCTTCTTCTTTAGCAGGTGCTTCTTTCTTAGGTGCTTCTTTCTTAGCAGGTGCTTTCTTTGCTGGCTTTTCTTCTTCTTCTTCAGATTCTTCTTCTTCAGATTCTTCTTCTTCTTCTTCAGATTCTTCTTCGGATTTCTTTGCCTTAGCAAATCTTGATGCCTTCTTAGATGCAGTAGTTTCTTCTTCTTCATCTGCATCTTCTTCAGATGCAAAGAACAAACTTGCTAATCTAGGATCAGCTTCTTCACCAATTTCTTCATCTGCATTAAGACCAAATGGATCTACTTCATCTGATTCAAATTCATCTGATTCAAATTCATCTGACATCATTTCCATTTCATCAGCCATAAGATCTTCTTCTTCTTCTTCAGCCATCATGACTTCATCTTCATCAGCCATGAACATAGCTTTCTTTGTAGATTGCTTACCTTCACGAGCTTCGATTTCTTCTTGATAGAAATAACGAGGATCATTTTGTCCAGCTTTTTTATTTGATCTCTTAGATGCAAATTTAGATGCTTGTTGTGACATGGCTTCTTCAGCTTCAATTTCAGCTAAAAGATCAGCTAAAGATTCAGCACCATCATCGCCAACACCTTCTTCAGCCATATAATCACTTAACACATTTGCTAAACGACCAACTCCTGCTTTTTTTTTAGCAGAAGCATATCTTTCAACAGGTTGTTCACCAGAAATTGCATAATTTTGTTCTAAAGCATCTTGAACTTCAGTACCAGCAAGTCTTGATCTCAATCTTGCATTAGCTTTCTTTAATGCCTTGATTTCTTCTTCAAGAACTTCACTATCACTTAATTCATCATCATCTTCAGATTTCTTAGCCATTCTTAACTTGGCATTAGCTTTCTTTAATGCTTTGATTTCTTCAGATAAAGTTTCTACTTCTTCAGATAAAGTTTCTACTTCTTCAGCAAGTTGTTCTGCAGTTTCTACTGCTTCTTCAGCTAGATCTTCTGCTTCATCAGATTTCTTAGCCATTCTTAATTGAGCATTAGCTTTCTTTAATGCCTTTACTTCTTCAGCAAGTTCTTCAGCAGTTTCTACTGCTTCTTCAGCAATAGATTCTGCATCTTCGGATTTCTTAGCCATTCTTAATTGAGCATTAGCTTTCTTTAATGCTTTAATTTCTTCAGCTAGATTTTCAACTTCTTCAGCAAGTTGTTCTGCAGTAGAAACTGCTTCTTCAGCAATTTCTTCAGCACTATCAGATTTCTTGGCATAACGACTACGATTTGCTCTACGAGCCATGATGTCCATATCAGCCATCATGTCAAATTCATCAGCCATTGACATACCATCTTCTAAAGACATATCATCTTCAAATTCGTCTGCCAACATATCCATTTCATCTGATTCAAGATCTTCAGACATGAGATCAAAATCTTCAGACATCATATCTTCAGCATCAACTTCACCATAATAACCAGTGCCTTCTTGAACAACATCTTCAGCCATAAAAGAAGAAGCGAGTTTTCTTTGAATAGCAGAATTAGGCAAATTCATATATGACAAAGCAAGATTTTCAATAGCACGAGCAGATGCCTTGCGACCAAGTTTCTGTTCAGCTAAACGAATACACTTAGATGCTTTTCTTTCCATAGCTTGTTTGAGATTTAATTCATGTAGTTGACTACCTGTTTCATAATCTTCAACTAAATCTTGATCGACTGCTGGGTGATCTGGCATCCAACCAACACTTGCTGGTGGTGGACCTGAAAGGTAAGGACCCTTGCGAACACCTTCGCCAAAATCACTATCAATACCATATTCATCTACTTCAGGTTGTGCATAAGAAGCTGGATGACCAAAAGCATCCCAACCTTGATTATCATATCCAGGAATACCAGAATTTGCTCTTCTCTTTGCAAAAGAAGATCTTTTTGTACGGAAAGTCATGTTAAACTCCACTGGTTGTAAAGGTTTATTTTAAACTTAAAATCTTAGCTAATCTTACCAAGATATTTTGTTCGTTACTTGTTAAAGGTTTTTTTGAAATCGAATCAGCTGTTGCCAAATATGTATTGACATCATTATATTGTTTAGTGTTTCCAAGATAACCTGCTAAACGATACAAATGATTTGGAATATCAATTCCATATTGTGTATTTACATAAGCTATATTCTTGATCGCTGATTCATTTGATTGAGAAAGATCTACTGCCACTTTTAAATGTTGAAAATATTTCTGTTTTAAATTGGCTTCTTTTTTCTTTCCCTTAGTGTTTTCTTCATCCACTAAACGATTGACAACTTTTGACACTAAAATTTCTATATCTTCATCAGACATATCTTTTAATGTTTTTACTGGTTGTTCTTCTTGTGCATATTTAGAATTTGTCCAATTCTCAAAATTGAGATTTCCTTCTTTAATAACACTATCATTCTCATGAATACTAGATTTGGTTAAATCTACTTTAGGTTCTTCAGGTTTATCTTCTAAAGACTTTTCTAACTTAGTTTTAATTCTATCCATTACCACTTTTGAAATTTGTTCTTCCAATTCATCTATTGGATTTTTTGGTGGTTCTGGTGCTTTCTTTTCTTCACCACCTTCTTCTTCACCTTCTTCTTCACCAAAATCAAAAGCAGATTTTTGACTTGCAACCTTTTGAATATCTAAAGTATTTCTTGCGACTGCACCTTTAAATGCAGGTGTTGCTACCCAAGATGCTTCAATAAATGTAACACCACCATTATCACCTTCGGATTCATGACCACATAATTCTGCTATTCTATGCTTGTTGCCTTTTTCATCATAAAACACATTACCTTTTTCATATTTAATGTGTTTGCACATTTCTGTTTCATCTGATGCAACATTACCACACTTTGTACAGATAGTATAATCTACACTACATCCCATAGACATAGCATTCATTTGACCACTTAAAATTTGTTGAACAAGATCACCATGTTTTTTATTTGTAGCAACTAGAATATCTACATAAAGACTATCTCCAATATCTCTTAATACTGCATCAATAATCTTACCTTTAGATAATTCTTCTACTTGGATATGTTCAACAAAATTATGCGCACCAATAAATGACTTGTATGATTTCTGTAATACACCTCTTGACCAACAATCCAAATTATTATTGATATATTGATCGCAATCGGATTTCACTACATAATCTGCAAATCTTCTATTAATCTTTTCACCTTCAAATTGTAAAGCACCAGTCTTTACATTTGTAGGTGTATCTACATCAACAGAACAGACGATTGTTGAATGTGTTAATAAATATTTATCAGGTGTAAAAGATTCACCTAAGATTCTTTCTGCTTGTTGTTTTAAACTTGCATCAAGTCTATTATTACCACTTGCTACTCTAATTCTATCCCATTCTCCACCAAATATCTTTGGCTTCACAATACTAGATTTTGCATATCTTAAAAATGCCATAGTAATCTCCTAGTTGTTGAAACCAAGTATATCTGTGGTTTTGATGAGAAATAAACATTCTGGACAACATAAAAGTCTTTCAGATTTACCACCCATTCTTTTATAGATGGTTTTCTTCAGTTCTATGTTTTTGCATCTAGGACAAGTAGGTTTGTTTTCATTCCTACACATCCTATATTTACGATCTTTATCAGCCCAATATAATGCAGTCTTTGCATTTACTGGTTTTGTGCCTAATCCACCAGGTACAGAATCATAATTTACAGGTTCTATTTCTAAATCTGCAATTTGTAAATCTTCCACTGGGTATCTTGCACTTCCAAAAGGAAATTGAACATCAACCATACCAATAGCTGGAAAAACTGCAACTACTGTACCATGATGATCTTTACTGCCACCATAAAAAGGAAATACCTTCATACCTACTTTGAAGTTTGAAGCTATCTCTTGATAATTGGTGATTGTTGTAGATTTCTTTTTCATATTAAAATCTAGTCCTTTGTTATTATTATTGTTGTTAATAAATACTTTATTAAAGTTTTCATTGCCTAATCTTTGAATTTTCTTAAAAAGTGGTGGATCACTATCATTTTTCTGCAACAATTCTAAATATTCCTGTTTCTTTCTTGGATCAGGTATGTTTTTTATCGCTTCTATTAATGCTTTAGATTTCTCATCTCTTGTTGCTTCACTTGCTCTTGCCAAACTTAATTCTGTTGTGATCTCTTTGATCTTTTCTTCTCTCTTCTTAGCATCTGAAATTTTTAAAACATCTACAAAACTATCAGTATATTTCTTCATATCTTCTTGATGTTTCTTCTGCTTTTCTTTTTCTTCTTTTTCTTTCTCTCTTTGTAATTCTTTTGCTTTTTCTTCTTGCTTTTCTTTTTCTCTATCAAAAGTATCTGCATCATCATCAAATTCTTCTTGTGTTGTAGATATTGATACTTGTTTAGTCTTTCCTTTATCTGCATTCGTAAAAAACATTTCATTTGAAATGACATCTATAATATGATCTCTAATTTCTTGTTTTCTTTTATAATCTAAAGTGATTTTACATTTTCCTTTATCATCATCATCATAACTCATATAGCTTTTAGTTTGTCCAGATACATTCTCTGGACAAAAATCTGGACTTAATAATTTTGCCATTGGACTTATTGATGAATTTTCCACTACACCTATTAAATCGGTATCGGATACATTTGAAAAAATTGTTTTTAAATTCTCTTTATATGTGGCTTGATTTTTTGCTTTAGTCATTTGCATTAATGCTTTTAATGTTTTTGGACTATTGATAGTTTGTGCTAAAGCAATAATATTCTTATCTACTGGAAACCTATTTGATTTTGGTTTCTTAGTTTTCTCTAGCTTTTCATTCTTTGCTTGTAATTCTTTTTTTGTTTTCTCTATTCTCTTTTGTTCATTATTATAATGATTTTCCAAATCTTTTAATTTTTGTTCATCATCTGGTGTCTTAGATGTTTTTTGTTTTAAACTATTAATCTCAGATACTACACCTTGTAGTTTTTGTTCATCTGATACTACTTGTGATTGTAACACAGGCACTTCATCTATAAGTTTCTCTTGTGCATCTATTTCTATCAATTTTTCTAATTGTTTTTGTTTCTTTGCTCTCTCATTTAAAACATATTGTGCTTTCTTTGCTTTTTCTTTTATTTCCACCAACTTCTTATATGCTATTTGATCTTTTTTTAATTCTTTCTTATCTGTATTACTATCCGATTGAGAACTCAATAATTTTACTCGCAGTGTTTCTAATTCATCTTTTATATCTTCATATTGCTTAAGATTTGCTTCTGCTTCAGTTGGGTCTTTTAAATCAAAAGTATAGTTTTCTTGTTCTAAGTTAGAAATTTGTTTTTCTAATTCAGATTTGGATTTCTTTTGCTTTTCTAAAAGTGCTTTTAAGTTTTCTAATTTATCTTCATCTGTTTCTTCTTTTATCTTTTTTTCCAATTCTTTTATTTTCACAGACATTTCTTTTGTCTTTGGTTTTAAATTCTCTATCTTCTTTTCGTTTTCTTTTCTTTTTGCAATTTCTTTAACATCTAATGTTTTTGAATTTACAATTTTATTCAACTTTCCAATCTCTTTTTTCCGATTATCATTCTTCTGTATTCTTTGTTCTTTTACCTTCTTATTATATTGTTCTTTTTCTGCATCATTCATTTTCTCTGTTGGATCTATATCAAATAATTCTTTCATCTCTTCTTCATTATCTTGAAACATTGCACTTGCCAACAAACCTTCATATGCACTTTCTAAGATTGCTATTTTTTCTTTATCTTTTTCTGGATCTAACTTAGACATCTCTGCTTGTAGTTTATCTCCCATTTCTTTTCTATCTTCAGCTGGCATCTTTGAATATCTTTTAAGTTGCACATCTCTTAATTCATTTTTATGTACATCTAAATCTTTAATATCTTTAATCTCATTCAAACCTAAACCATTTAGTGGATTAAAATAAAATTCTGCTTCTTTCTTAATTGCCATTGCTTTCGCTAATTCTTTTGGATTTTTGATTGTGTTTAAATCTACATCTCTATATTTCTTGTAATCTTCATGATTTTGTTTCTTCTTTACTGTATCTGTAAAAGATGTCATAAACGCATCTAATTCGTTATCATCTAAATCTACATCCATTGTCTTTAAATGCTTTTCAAAATTCTTCGCATCAAATGGCAAATTCCTAGCTTTAATCCATTTATTCACTCTTGCCATATCCAATTTTGGTTTTGCTGACATCCCTGTTTCTACCACTGGTGGTGGTGTAGATGGAATAGCAGTATCTGGTGCTTGAGTATTTGGTGATTGTGGTTTTACTTTTGGTGTTGTCTTATTCTTGTTAGGTGCTTGTGTAGATGGTTTACCTTGTGTAGATGGTTTACCTTGTGTAGATGGCTTACTTTGAGTAGATGGCTTATTCTTGGTAGGTGTTTGCACTATTGGTTGTGCTGGTGTTTTACCTTTACTTTGACTTGTTGGTTGTATAGTAGATTTTCCAGATGGTGTTTTAGATGATGGCATCTTACCTTGTTGATCTACTGATGGTGTCTTATCTTGTGCAGGTGTCTTACCTTGTGCAGGTGTCTTATCTTGAGTAGATGGTTGTCCAGATGTTGGAATATTTGTTTTAGGTGATGGTGTCTTACTTGATGGTGGTGCTTTGCTTGATGGTGTCTTACCCGATGGTGATGAAGTATCTGTTGTTTGTGAAACATCAGATTGCACAGCACCACCTAAAACTTGTTGTAATTCAGGTGATGATAATATCTGTATCAAAGCATCAATCACACCGCGTTCTGCACCTTGTTCAATTTCTTCTAAAATGCTTTTGGCTTTATCTGCATCACGACCTCTTAATGACTTTAAAATCATTATTGCTCTTGGATTTAAATCTTTTTCTGTATCAATCTCATTAATCTTTTTAGCAATCGATTTCTTATCATCTTGACCTTTTCCACTAGGCTTAGACTTTAATTCTTTTTCTTTCTCTTTCTTTGCATTTGCCATTTCTTTGTTGAAATCGGATTGTGCTTGTGCATTCCCCCTTGCATATGCAGTGCCAAAAGAAATATCTTTACCACTCGCATCATCTTTATATTTTTTGTCTTTTAATCCTTGTTTTACCTTATTTGCTAAATCTGGATCGGCTTTGCTTTTTCCTTTATTATCTACTTTCTTCTTTACTTGATTTAATCTTGAAAATAATTGAGATGCCATTGAATGAAGTTCATCCAAATCACGATCAGCAGTCTTAATAAATAAAGGATCTAAAACATACATTTTTTAATACCACCTTCTTGCTACTTTAGTTGTATGTAATGATAAATCTCTATCACCTTCTGCACCTAAATTTTCTAAATCTTTATCTTCTTCTATTAAACGATTTTGTCTTAGATCTTCTCTTTTAGGTTTTAATTTAGGTGATGGTTTTACCATTTCTGATACTTTCTCATCTTCTTTTTGATTTTGATCTTTTGTTGCATATCTTTGATGTGGACAATGAGATGCCAATTTCTTGTTGTGAACAGACACATCCATATCCACAACATCAAAACAATATGGTGTTAGTTCTTTGCGAACATTCCTTAATAATTGTGCTATTAAAAGATAACCTTTTCTTTTCTTCATTTCATCATCTTTGATATTTAACCATGTAGATTGCAAATCTCTAATGACTTGTGCTTGTCCTTCAAGTATATCAAGATATTTGAAATCTTTATCCAGTGAAATGGCTTCTTCAAAAAAGGCTTCGATTGTTAAAAAATGTTTGCGAATACAATCTGGACATCTTTTACGAACATTATTTAAATGATCTTCTAATAAACATAATTGCTTACAAATCTCTCTCATATTAAACAGAGGATTCATTATTGGTAGTAAGCCTAATTCACTTTCATTAGCTATTTTTGAATTTTTTTTTTTAATGTAGCTAAACGACTAGCTACTCTTAAATTTTTTGGTATTTGAGATTCATCTGTAATCTCATCATATCCAAATGTTTTTGCATCACATTCATATTCCAGATGCTGTTCTCTCACTTCATGAATAATACAAGGAATACCTAATTCTTTTTCAACAAAATCTTTATAGTGTTTAGTGTTCTCATTTTCCCAAATATGCACTACTGTAAAATTATGCTTTTTAAAAAGATCCTTCATTATTGTTGTCTTAAATAATTTTGCATTAATCCCTGTATTGAAAAACAAATAATCAAACATTAAACCTTTTCTTTTCAATAATGCTTTTACTCTTGGTTTATGTGTTTCTACTCGACCTGTGCATAAAATACTGACTACATTTGATCTAGTTTCACTTTCTTCTGCATCTCTTACTGTAGATTCAATCCACCATTCACTTGATGGATTTAATGGAATACATGGTTCAGTCATGGATACTGGATTTATAAACCAACTCCAATCTTTTTGAACTCTCCACCATTTAGGTTGATATTCTGGTGTCTTAAACAATGTACCATCAAAATCATAAAGGTGTAATTCTTCACCTTTCCATTTTAAAGAAACTTCATCTTTTACAAATCTTCCAAAATCTGGATTATCATAATCTTCATATAAAAATTTACTCATCTTATCATCCTTTATTTTTAGTCTTTTATAATCATCAATAAAGAACGATATTTAATAATTATTAAAAACGACCACCATCACCTTCTGGTTTTGGCTTAACATATTTTACACCTATGTTTTTAGCTATCATCTCAATCGCATCACTATTCTCTGCCAACATTCTACCTGCTTCTCCATAGATACCACGCAACACTTCATTAAATGTACTATCATTAAATGTAAAAGCATCTCTCTTTAGTTTCGCTTTAGTAGTTTCACTATCTATATTCAATAACTCTAAGATCACATCTATATCCAACGATCCTTTTTGATACAAATTAAACAAAGCATCAAAGGTATCTTGATTATCTCTTAAACCTAATCGAGTAAATGATAATGTTGGATGCACCACTACTTCTTCACCATCATCATCTACTTCTATAAATCCCATTCTTTCACACATAGGTTTAAGCATATTTTCTTCTACCATCTCTTGTAGTATTTCTCTCATTAACATATAGCGAGTGTTAATCACTTCTAAATGTATTCTATCTCCACTATATGCACCTTCACCACTTAACAAAGATTCTGTTACTCCTAAACCTGCATATAATTGTCTATCAGTCATATCATATTCTGATGATAAATCTAACAAACGACTATCTGCACCCATCTCTTCCCAATTCACTTGAAAATTTGAAATAATAGAATAATCTGGATCTTGTAATGCTAAATCTACTTGATCTCTTAATGCTTCTACATCCATTGCATCCATATCTTCTGCATACACTAAACGAATTGGTGTTAAGTGTCTTGATGCAATACTTGTTTGTGCTTGTCTTAACTTATCTCTAAATACTAAAATTCTTAAACATCTTTCCAATACACTATGCCCTCTTGGTTCATATTGTGATTTCTTTCTTGCCATATAAAACACAAATGAACCTAAATTTGGATCTGTATTTAATGGTATATTTCTACCTTCTTTAATTGCTCCTACTACATCTGGTGGCATTGACTGTGCAATTCGCAATGCTTCAGGATCATCCATTCCTGCTCTTTCCACTACATCTTTTGTTTTACTATCTGGAATTAATTGGATCATCTTCTGATCTGTAAATGGAAAACTTTCCATGTGTACTTGTTCTGGTGGCAAAATACGAATAGCAGTCCATCCTTTATAATTCTTTTTCATCCATTCGTATGCTCTTTCATTACTATCATCATATTCTTCCCAAAGTTCTTCTATTTGATCAGTTGTACCTTCTTTTAAAGAGATTCTTTTCTTATGTGTGATTTCTTTAGGCATATCTGGATTGTTATCTTCACAAAATACAAACACTTCACCAAGTAAATTATATTCATGCACGATCTCAATAAGACGATGTAGCAATCCTACTTTCTTTGCCCATTTTTCACAAAAATTTAATGCTTTTCTTGCCAATTCACTATCTTTGGCTTTTGGCATACCTAGTCTAATTTTAGACAATGGTAGTTCTGTATGCAAATCAATAGCTTGTCCAACAAATGGATCTGTGCGATAGAAAAATCTAAAGTAGTTTCTTTGTTCATCTTGAGATTGAGGTAATTCCAAAAAGTCTGTTGAAAGTTCTGGTGAATAAAAATTACCACCACCACCTAATTGAGTTCCACCTGTTGTCATCGCAACTTTTACTCTGGATTTCATTTCATTAGGTGTTAATTTCTTTGCAGGTTGTGTTTTGACTTTTTCTCTTGGTCTTACTTTACTTACTACTTTTACATCTGGATCTTCAATCGTTGGTGTCTGTTGGTTTGATTGCTTTGCCATTTTCATCCTTCCTTTGCTTTATTAAATATTTGATTATTGTTTTTAATAACTTAACATGGTCAGGATGTCCTTCATAAAACTGCTTCCATGTTCCACCTTTCTTATTATACAACAAAGCGATCTCTTCTATTAAATCTATATCTTCTTTTTCTTTTCCATAAGATATTTCTAATATTCTTGAAATCACTCGCTGATATGCTACTTCTAATTGTCTTGGTTTCATAATTCATTTAACCTTTCTTTCTTTATTACACACAATCAAAAGGAATATCAAATGTTTAATGAAATTGAAAACTCACCTTTCTATTCTCTTTGTCTTTTCTTTCTTCAAGACTATCTTGAACTTGGAAAACCTTTTACTCATTGCGAACATAAAGATATTCTTATTGCTGAATGGTTTGAACATGATGTCAAACTACAAATTAATATCAAGAATTTAGATACCGATGTTTTCTTTAAAAATATGTTTGACCACCGTACAAATTTATATAACTATGGTAAAAGATACATACTCAAAAAACACATTCATTCAGGACTTAAAACACATGGCTAATCTTATTGATGTTTCAAAATATATTCTTGACACTTACCGCACCACCACTGGCATAAAACTCCATAAACTTCTCTACTATTGCCAGCTTAGACACTTCATCAAACATAACAAAGTGCTTATTGATGATGCAGATTTTTCTCTACAAAATAATGGCATCATCTGTACAAGTTTATACAATAATATTTCCAATCTTGTTTCTGGTAATCCAAATAGACTTACAAGTGATGAAATTCTTTCTATCAATATGACAATGAGTAAATATGGCAAATACACTATCCATGAATTAACAGAACTCAATAAGAAAGAAATTCCTGTAAACATTCCAATTTCTTTTCCTGCTATTCTTGAATTATATCAATCATCTGGATCTACCAATCATCCCACGAATTGAATGTTTAGGTACTTTAGGTGCTGTTCGATTTACTGCACTCATTTCTGGAACTGATCTACCGAATAATAAACCCTTACCTAATCTTGATGTACTTAAACTACTAGCACCACTTGTCATATATTTACTTTTTCCTACATTTTGACTAGCAACCCAAATCATTCTCACTATCGCATCACTCATATCATCATGTTTGCCTTCTACTTGTGGTGCTTCTACTGTTATTAAATTCTTACTATGCACCGTCTGTTGCAATTCCAATAATTCTTGTAAATATGGTTCATGTCCATCTACATCACTATTCTTTCTATTATATAAGACCAATCGTTTATCCCACATCATATCTTTGAAATTTTGAAACATCTGACTTGTTAATTGTTTTGTCATCTGTTGTGTCTTTAATTGTGTCAATCCTCTTTTATTCAATGCTTGTTCAAATGGTATACCTGCCCACTGGTCAAATATACCTTCTGTTATATAGAATTTTTTCGCATAATCTGATACCCAATCTGCAACATCATCAAATTCTAATCTTTCTTTATCTCTATATTTACCTTCACCTGCTTTAATCATATCTACTTTATCTAACACTAATTTATCACCATCTAAATGTCCAATAGCTACTGCACTACCATCGCCTACTAAAGCAACATCTATTCCCATAAAATATGGTTTTCTTGCTATTCCACGATCTACTGGTTTATGTTTTTCATCTACACAACCTAATAAGTCTTTACTATCTTCTATCCAACCACGAGTTCTATCTGTAAATTCACCACCATATTCTGTAAAGAACACTGCAGGATTTTTTAAATAATGTTTTTCAAATTCTGTTGCAGGTACTGTTGGATTTACTTCCCATGTAGGTGCTTGAACACATAACATATTTTCACTAGCTTTTCCACCTTGCATACCTATATTAAATAACTTATAAAACAAGCCTTGTTTTCCTAGTGGTGATGAAATTGATATAACACGACCTTCCACGGGTCCGATTGGCAATCTACGATCATTTGGATCTTTTGGTGAATATGCTGATGTAGATGGTACAACTGCATTATATACTTCTTCTGCACCACTTTGTCCTGTTTCAGTAAAGTGTGCGATCTCATCCATGATAACACAAATATTACCAGCACCACGAAGCCCTTTGGCAACACAACTTCTAAATGTTACTTTTAATGTTGCTTTGGCACTTGGATCTTCTATATATCTACCATATCTTTCTACATCTTTAGGTGTTTGAAATCTTGCATAAGATTGAGTATTGTTCGCAGTATAGGGTCCAAAGAAGGCACAATTTCTAAAATGTCCTGAAACTTCATTATATAGCAAACCTGCTTGGTCTTTATCAGTAGCTACTGATATGATTTGAATATTATTACTTGCTGGCAAACCATAATATTCTTGTGGATCTTGTTTTCGGATGAGTTTGTATGTTTCATAGGCCGCAATACAAGCAGAAATCGTGGTCTTACCAGATCTACGACCAATAGATAAAACCATTTCTCTTCTTTCTTTACCTGGAATCACTTCTCCAATATTACATCGACCTTCATCATATAAGAGTTTTAAATAATCTTTTTCAGTGACTTCTCTATAATGTTGCCTACGCCAATCCGATATTTTAAACTTTTTAGTATCATCAAGTTCTAAACCATAATGTGCTTTTAAGATAACTTTTTGCACTGGGAATAAAGTCATACCTAAGCCCCATGGTGCTTCAACAAAATCTATAATATCTGCATCTTCTTTAGATTGCACACCTGCTTTTGCACTAGCAGATATTGCTATGGTCGATAAAGCCATTTAGACACACTCCTTTTTTTTAATTTATATATATTCATATTTTATAATATCATAAACATAAAGAAAGATTTTTAAAATGTATTCTAAACTCTCACTCTCATCTGATTCACCTATCGTAAAAAAACTTAGAGAATCCATTTATGATGGTGTAATCAAAGCACAAGATGTGCATAAAGATAGTCGTTATAAGTATAACAAAGAAGCGATGTTATTTCTACTAAAGACATATAGTGGTAGTAATGTAGATATATCTAAATGGGTTGATAGTTCTTTTTTATCTAATAAAGAGTTTCTTTTAGAAGCATTTCAAATAGTGCGGATTGAATATAGCTTTCAAAACTTGCCTAAAGAAATGCAACAAGATAAAGATATTTTAAACTTGTTACTACAAACAGATTTAAGAAACTTCCCAAGTTATGACATCTCAATTAGAGATACCGAAGCATTTGCAAGAAAAGCAGTAAAAACCCGATTGACAAATTTGGAATATGTTTCTGATCGTTTAAAAAATGATAAAAAATTTCTACTATCAGTATTGATAGCATATCGTAAAAATCCAGATCCACTATTTGATTTTTATGGATATTTGCCTGAAACTTTAAAAAATGATGATGACTTTATTTTAAATGCTGTTGCTCAAAATGAAAAGATACTTTCTCTTGTGAAAACAACTATTCGTAAAGACAAAGCCAAAATGAAACAAATTTTGGCTTTGAATGGTTTAGCTTTAAAGTATGCAAGTAAAGATATTCAAAAAGATAAAGAACTTGTTTCTATTGCAGTCAGTCAAAATTATCAGTCTTTTGAATTTGCTTCTAGTATTTTAAAAAGTGATAGAAATTTTGTCAATGAACTCGAACAAATTAATCCAGATATTTTAGATCTTGCAGATCCTATATTTACAGATGAAAAACTTAGACAAGAAGAAAACATTTTCTTTGAGAACCAACCAGATTCTACTGAAGAAGTGATTTTAATTAAGTGGGGTGTTACCACTCTTAGATTTCAATCTAAAGGACTATTAAGTCAAGTCTTAAAATTCAAAAGTGCATTAAACAAAGCAGTAGCTAAAATAGAAAGTTCACCTATTCCACAATTTAAAAAAATCTTAGACATGACAATCGATGTGATCACATCTAAAGACTATAAAAAGAAATTTGGAAAATCACCACCTGCAAAAGCGGCCGCTTTTTATACAACTCATTACGATACAATCAAGATTTTATTAGATGTTCAAAATGATCCAAATTATATTGGTGCATCGATAATACATGAACTTGCACACAGATTTCACTATTTGCATATCAGAAATGGTGCTAATAATAAAGAAATTATCGACTTATTTAAAATCGCTACAAATAAGAGATATTGTCAATATGCTAAAGTACCACAAGTAGGTGATCCAATAACAGATTTGAATATAAATGAACTTTCAAAAAAATGGACTTGGACAAATAAAATGGCAAGTCTTAGTGATTATTTTCTCAAAGAAAAAAATAATTGGGTGTATCTATATGAAAATAGTGCTGGTGATAAAATAGAAATAACTAATAGTGAAATGCCACATATTCTTAAATGTCCTAGTCAATATGGATCGCAAGACGCGATAGAGTTTTTTGCAGAAATGATGACTTTAATTACTATTAATAAAGTGAAACCATCTCAAAGAATGGTTGCAGATAAGTTTTTAGAAATCGTTCTTAGAAATATTAAATAAGGAGTTCCAAATGGGATGGGATATTAAAGATTTTGTTTTAGAACAAGTTAAAAATCGTGGTCAAGATTTAATGTATGCAAGTGATGAACTTAAAGACGATATAGAAGTTGTTATCACTGCATTAAACAGTGATAGAAGAGCAATTAAATATACAAGTGAAAGATTAAAAGACAATAAAGAAGTAATAAAAAACATCTTAAATCAAGAAGGTCTTCTCATTAAATATGCAAGTAAAAGACTTAGATCAGATAAAGAATTAGGATTACTCGCTGTTCAAAAGAATCCTTTAGCTTTTCAATATCTTGGAGGTTCTTTAAAAAATGACAAAGATGTTGTTCTTACCACTTTAAAAAAAAAAGATGCAGATTACAAACTTTTAGATTTCATACCCCAAAGAATGTTTTCAGATAAAGAGATACTAGATATTCTTATAAAAAAGAAACTAGAAGTATTAAAGTATGCACCAGAAGAACTTAGAAACGATCCAGAATTAGCTATTAAAAGTATATCTCAAAATTATAGTAATCTTAAATATGTAAATAAAGAGTTAAGAGATAATGAATCGTTTATGGATAAAGTTCTAAAACTACAGAAACCAAATTCTTTTTTGAATAATCACCTAAAAACTTTTTACAGTCCAAGATTAAAACTAGAAGAAAAGAATCGTAATAACTTTTCTGTTAAGATTGGTGATAAAACAATCTTCTTTGTAGATATACCTACAAAAAAAGAAATCTTATTTTTTAAAACTGTATTATTTAAAGCAATCATGAAGATCAATAATTCTAAAGTACCTTCATTTTCTAAAGCATTGAAAAATTTAGATATTGTTTTTGGAGAATCAGGTGAAGCAGATAAACTTTTTTCAGAAAATTCAAAAAAGACTACACCAAATGTACAGGCTCAATATTTTTCAACAAGAGATGAAATCATATATTATACAAACACAATAGGAAGTGGTAGAGATGTCTACATGACAATTATACATGAAATAGCACATAGGTTGCACTATTTACATATCAAAAATGGTTTTGAAAACAAAGAACTCAAAGATTTGTATAATAAAACAACATCACAAGTGATGTGTAGATTAAGTCAATTTCCAAAGATAGGCGATCCGTTATCCGATCTTAATGTTAATGAGAAAAATGAATGGGAATTAGTCACTAGAAAAGCCAGTGCTGAATTTTATTTAAAAGAAATAACTGATGATGGAATCTTTATTTATAAAGATAGCTTAGGAAAAGAAATCAAATTTCCAAGAAATAAAATTATGAAGATGATTAGATGTCCAAGCGAATATGGTGCTGAAAATGTTATGGAATTTTTTGCTGAAATGTGTACCATGATTACTTTAGGAATTGTCAAACCCAATCAAGAAATGATCGCCAAGATCTTTATCAATATTGTTGAGAAGAACCTAATCTAAAGATATTCTCTTAAATATAAAATTTGATTTAAATTCAATGGATTGTTACCAGGTTGCAATTCTATCTTTAACACTTCTTTTCTTGTTTGCCATTCAAGAATACTAAATTCAATTCTTTTATCTTTCTTCTCATATTCCAATACATATTTTTTCCTACTCTCTAAACTCTCAGTAGTATTCCAAAACATATTATTGTCTTTGGTTCTTAGACTGTGTAATGGCATCAATGACAAAAATTCACAAATCTTATCATTCACTCTTTTTATGTGATCACTCATAGTGATTTACCTTTCTGTAAAAGCTACATTCTTATAACACTTCACACACTGCTTTTATTGCAATAGAAATTAAATTTTTTTCATTATTTTTATTCAGCTAGTCCCAAAGAAAGATGAGTATGTCTATGAAAATAGTAAAGGTGATAAACAAGTCATACCTTATGATCTCATGGGTAAAATAATGAATTGTCCAAGTGAATATAGTAACACTAATTCAATAGAATGGTTTGCTGAAATGGTAACAATGATTACTATCAATAAAATACCACCACATCTCAAAAATCATGCAAAGGAATTTATAGATGTTATTTCTATAAACATTTAAATCATTCTTCTTCTGGCAATGTCATATCATGCACTTTTTGAGATAATAAATCTAATCCTAAAAGATGAAACACTTCACTTACTGGATGTGCAATTATATTGTGTATAGACCACTGATATTTTTTAGGTAACTTAGATATGAATTTTCTCATTTTAATTATCCTTTTTCCATTCTGGCTTTAGCTTCTTTTAACCATTCATCTGCATCTATCATTTTACCAAAATTTGCAAATATACTTTCTGTCATTTCTGGTCTTACTTTTGCTTCATCACACGCTCGTCTAAATGTTTCTGCTAAAAATCCAAACAAGATTTTAAATGCTTTACCATCCAAATCGATTGTCTGGTTTGATAACATTTCTTTTTTCTTTATCCAAGCATCTCCTACCGCTTTTAAGGCATTTACTCTACGAATGGATAATTGACTAGTGTTTTCACCTTTTCTTTCAGCTTCTGTTCTTTCAAATTTCAAAGATGCTGATTCTTCAGCTAGACCTTCAATTACAGAATTTAATACATCACCACTTTCGATATTGTTTAAAACATTTCCTAAGATCTTATCACTCATCAATGTACTGATCTTGTTCATTTGTTGATTGGCAATATTAAGTTGTGTGGATGACATTGCTATTTGTGCTTGTTGAATTGTAGGCACTGGTGTGGATGATATATTTGTTGGACTACTTGTTGTTGTTTTATTATTGTTATTTTTCCTACCAGGTTCATTGTTCATTGTGATTGGCAAACCTGTTGTTGGATGAAACATAATTTGATCAGATGGTTTTACTTCATCTGGTTTTCTCCAAACAAATTTACCAAATTCATCGACTACTTTTACTCTAGCTACATTAGGATCTACTACTGACATTGTTCTTTCCTTTTTAAATCTTATCTACATTATATATATATCAAATTTAAAAAGGTGCAATCATTTCTCTTATTGTTTGTTTATTCTTTTCCAAAGAACCTACTACTCGCATACTATCTGATGCAGGTGCTACTAAACTTTCTATTGTTAAATTATCCACTGCAATTTCTGTTTTTACATACACACCATCGACTAAATTATATGTGATATTGTTTTGTGTTAGTGGATTATATACCATTTCTACACCATTTCCAGATGGTGCTATAAATCTTACAATTTGATCACCAGTCTTAATGTTGGTAGAAACATAAGTTGGTACATATAATAAAGTCTTGATGAAATTACTAAAATCATTCGCAACAAATGTTTCTTTTAATTCCACTATTGGACTGATTGCTTTCTCTCTTACAATTTCTTTCCTACCTAATTTATGATCTGTTGCAGGATCATATAATAAATTTCCATCCAAATCATAAACTAGAAATGGTGGATTACCATTAAACAAGTCATAACTAAATTGCATGAATTGGATCACCAAATTATCAAATAGTGATACAGATTGTACGATGATTTGAGTATCATCGTCTGGATCTATGATTGCAATTAAATTGAAATCCTTGTCATTAATGAGATTACATAAATCTTGAGCTATCTCAGCTAAAGTCATTCCATCCGCATCTTCACCACCTGTTCTTGCAAAAGAATCGCCTACTTTCATTGTAGGTAACAATTCCATATCTGCTAGATTATCACTATATATTTGAAATTCATCTGGTCGTCTTAAATTAGCAGGTGCTAGTGCATTATTTCCATACTCATCACTATTGACTTTAATCTTTACAGATGGTCGATCTGATGTATATGTACCTAATTGACCTTGACCATGATTTGTCACAATTAACTGTGCTTCAAATCCATATCTTATATATGAAGGTGCTTGATTTGTAAGAGAATAATCTGCACTGGGTTTATGTGCGACCAACATCTTAAATGGTTCAAACAAACTTGTTTTTTTATACATTTGAGTTAGCATTTTAAAAAATCTTTCTTAAAACTCAAAACCACCAAACAAAACATCTTTTAAACCATCAGGTGTTTTATTGGTATTGGTTTCAAAGTCTATGTCATTGTTTGTAGTTAAGTTGAACTCATCTTCATCATAATTATTAACAAATAGTGATGCAGTCTTTTCTTGATCACTCGCATTTGCCAAACGAATACTTTCTTTTTGGTATTTCTTTACATTATCTATTCCCAATTCAGATAAACTCGCTACCACTGGCTTATTATACTTTTGACAATAACCATCCGCATTTTTAAATACACAATTCTCACACTTATTCATTTGCAATACTGCAGGTATCATATTTGATCTATGTTGTAAAGCACCTTGATCACAACCCACTTTTTCATAAGCACCTGCATCTACATATACTTGACCAGATAAACCTTCATGTGCAACACGAACATTTTTAATATTATCTGCATAATGATCTAAGACATCACTGGCAAATCTTGCTTTAAGCATAACATCTAAATCGTTACCTACTGCACCTTCAGTCATCTTTTGTCTTACCCAAGATTCAACACTTTCTACACTGGCAAGTCTTGAACTTTTATTTTTATTGGTAAGAATGTGTGCAGTGTATTTAGTATCTTCATAATCTTTAGATGATGCGATATGTTTCTTACTAATATGATCTAACACTAATGCCAATTTCTTGTTTGGATTTTCATGTTTAATCTCATTCACTTCGGATTGACTAATCAAATTAGCTTGAACAAGTTTTGCTATCTTAGTTTCTATTACTCTTTGATTAACTTTAGCTTGTCTTTGTTCTTTCCCATCAAAACCATCAAAACTATTTTTGGCTTCTGTTAAAAGATTGTTCGCAGTATAGATGGTTTTCTCATACAACTTTTGAGAACCTTTTAAAACTGCCAAATACATTTCTTGTGGTGTTTTTCCTTGTGATGCAAATTTATATGCTTGTTCTTTATCCAAGATACCTGCTTGGATTAAATGCTGAACATTTTCTAATGTCTTTTTTGCACTTTCTTTATTTAAAGAATTTTGTTCTCTTACAGAATCTTGTGCAGTCTTGTTTGACAATTTAATGTTTTCTTTAAATTCTGCCAAACTATAATTACTGATCTTGATTAGCTGGTTTTCTAAATATTGAACTACTTTTGCTAACTTCTCTTTTGCAGTCTTTACACCACCTGTAATATTTTGCAATTCTCTTGTGTTGATATAGTTTGATTGTGCAAGTCTTGATATTTTATTTTCTAATGATTGATTGATCTCAATCATAGCTTTTTCCTTTTGTGTTAAAGGCAAACTACTCGCTTGTTTCAATCTTGCACTGATTTCTGTTTCTACTGACTTAAAATCATTTTGATATGTCTTGATCTGATTTAAGACTTCCCACTTTTGTCCTGCATATGCACTTGTCTTTGGCATATTCTGTTCTGCAATATATGCCAATATATCTTCTACTTTAAGTTCTGGTTCTGATGATGAACATCCACAAGCTATTTTATTCGCTTGTTTTTCTGTAATCAAACCTGCTGATATAAGTCTTTGGATTTTTATATCAGCATTCGCAATTCTCTTTTGTAATTCTCTATATTCTGGAGTATCTATTTTTACATTACTAAAATCTTGTGCAATTCTAGTTGTCATTGTAGCTACACCAATACCTGAACCTTGATATTCAGATTTAATGTCTTTTATAGATGCAAATCTAAACAATAAATTCATTTTCTTGGTGTTAGAAAATTTACTATTGAGAATATCACTCGCTTCTTTTTTATTGATCAAACCTGCTTTAACTATTTGTTCTGCAGTCTTTTCAACTTTTGCTTGTAATAGTCTTGCTTCTTTTTCTTCTTTACTCTCATAAGTTTCTACTTCTGGAGTATACTCAGCAAATTTTGATTGTGCTTCTTCTCTGGAATATTTTTTAGTTAAATCTTCTTCATAAGAATACCATGTTTGTGGTTGCACTTGTGCAGGTGCTTGAGATAAAAACGCTTGTTTCAATCTAGCTTGATAATTTAAACCACTACCAAGTTTAATACCTATTGTCTTTAGTTTAGGTGCATAATGTTCAAATGCTGATTTCCAATTAATGTTTGATACAACTTTTCTACCTTGATGATAATCAAATACACAATCTTGAGATGCTGGTATAATATATTTTGCACTTGCACATCTTGCTTTAATTTGTTTATCCCATTTACCATTGAACAAACCTTTAAATGCTTCTTCTCTTATATAGACTTTTCCATGTAATCCATGATCACTCGCAATACGATTGCCTACTTCATCTGTATATCTACTACCTAAGTCTTTTTTAAGATCTGCAAGAATAACTTTTAATGGTTCACCATAAGCAGATCTTCGCATTGCCTTTTCAATCTTTTCTCTATATTCATCACCTGGCAATTCAGCTTTTGGTTTATTAGTTGGATTAACAACTTTAATGTATTCTCTATTTTTATTTGGAACTAAACCTAAACCATTTGTACTTTCATCCCACATTTCACTTAATTCTTTTAATGCACTATCTTCATAAAAGCTATTTTCCATCTGTTCATAAACATCTTTCTTGTTACGAACACCTTCAAGATTAGCTTGTGTTTCTTGTGCTAACCATGAATGATCTACAATAGGTACATATTGAAAAGAACTTTCTTTAATGAAATCACCTAAATGTAATCCACCTTCTTCATCTACATGGCTGGGTAAAACACTTGATTTAGGTGTATCATTTGGCAAAATACCACTAGGTAAAGAAGATAGACCTTTGGCTTCGGGTAATCGTGCTTTTTCTAAAACACCACCATTATATTCGGTATCATATTGAAAACCATCAAGCATATAATTTGAACCATTGGTTAAAGTATAACCACCATTAGGAAGATAAGAACTAGATTGTTTTTTCATTTTGATTTATTTCCTTTCATATATAGTTCTGCTATTTTTTGTGCAGATACTTTATTAGAAGATGCTGTTCTCAACATAGGTGGAGCAATATTTTCTGTTATAGCTGGTGCTTCTTCTATTTCTTGCGCCCATGCTTCTGGATCATCTTTTACTTCTTCTACTTGATCTAAAACTATTTCAGTTTCACGAGATTTCATTGCCCAATGTGGTGCTTTGATTTCATCATATAAAGTATCTGTTAAAGAAGATAATGCTTCGACTATATTCATATATTGCTTTCGCATGGTCTTGATTTCTTGAATATAACCTTTACCACCTAAGTTACCATCTGGAGAAACATCTCTTGATTTAAGTTTAGCAAATATTGTGTATGCTGACATTGCATGACCCAAACTAAACAAAGTAGCTTTTAACACTCTTGCTAAAGATTTACTGCATTTAACATTAAAATCATATTCAGATATATTTTTTCTTTCAGATGGTGTAAAACCGCCCCAAGCCCAACCATCCGTGCTATTGCTATTATCTTTAACAAAACGAACTTCACCAGCTAGTTTTTTCATCTTAGCTTGTTTTTTTAACATCGCTTGTTTTATGATTTTTTCATTTTCATCCATGATATTAAATCCTTTGCATTTTATTCATATATCGCAAAGCTATTTAATATTTATTAAATCACATTCTATATCTCTAAGAAGAATATTGTGTAATTCCAATATGTTTGTATATTGCTTTCAAAACAGGCACTGCCATACTATTTCCTGCTTGACCATATAAAGTTTCTTTATTAGTAAAAGGTGTCTTATCTGTAAGAAGTGTTTCAAAACCCATTAATTTAAAACACTCATCTGCAGTTAAATTACAAAGAACTGCATAGATAGTTTCACTATCTTCTAATGGTAGAACATTATCTTGTTCTGTTATAGGATGATAAAAATAATAGTTATCATTTTTTTTACAAAGTTTTATTTTATGCGCAAGACTAAGATCTGCTGTTCTTTTAAAATAAAAGTTACCAATCAAATTTTGTTGTTGTTTTTTAGTTTGACATTGAATGACTTGATTTCGATCATTCAAATGATCTTCTAAAAAAAGAGAATTGTAAGAACGAATAAAACGACTTAGAATAAAATAAATTGGTTTAAGTGTTTTAAATTCTTTATTTGTATGATGTGGATCTAAATAAGATCCAATAGTTCGTTGTAATTCTATTTTAGATGGTGGTGTTTTTGGAAAATTATCTTTTTTCTTATTTTTTAAAACACCTACTAAATAGAAACGACTTCTACTTTGTGATAAACCATAGTATTTTGCATTAAGAATGTTTTCAACACCATCCCAATAGTTTAAGTCTTGATTAGAAATCATATATTCATAATCACTTTGCAAATCTACAAATTCTTTTTTAGAGTGTGAAAAAACATCTTTTGATATAAAACCTCTTACATTTTCAAAGATAAAAATAGTTGGTTTAATATCTTTTACTAATTGAATGTAATCAAAAAATAATTGACCTCTTTCATCTTCAAAACCTTCTTTTTTACCTAAAGAAGAAAAAGATGGACAAGGACTTCCACCAACAAATAAATCTACTTTACCTGTATAACTATGAGAAGGTGCTATTCCATGTTCATCTCTTTTTACGATAGCTTTAATATTCGTATAAAAGTTTTCAACTTTCCCATGTAACATCTCATAAGAAATTTTAGCGTGTTTATCTATATCACAAGCAAAAACAATTTCATGATCTATATCTAATTGCCTCAATGCTTCTTCCGGCGCACCTATACCACTAAACACGGTTGCTATTCTAATTTTGGCATCTGCTACTTTTTCAATCTCATTTTTTTGATCTCTTTCCTCATAATAAGAAAATAAAGTATCTTTAGAGATGGTATCTAAAGGTGGTGATCCAAATCTAGGTAGTTTAATCCAAGCATCTTTAGTAAAATATTTTGAATACATAAAAACCTTTCTTTTTGTTTTCTTATATTATTCAAATAATGTATTCACAAATATATCTAAATCTTTCATATCCATCATCAAAATCATCATCATCAAATAACTTTTCTGCTACTGCTATTGGTACTAGCATTTCAATGATAGTATCTTCTGCAGTTTTAGTAAACTTAAAAGCATCTTCATTTAAATGAACACTATCTAAGTAGTCATCATTCATTATGTTTAAACCATAGAGATAAATAAATTCAGTCATTTTCATTTTTCCTTTCTGTAAATGTTAAACACCATATTTAGTGAATTTTGCCAAAACTATTTCTTTTTGCTTATCACTTAGTTTTGCACCACCTCCTACTTTATTGATCATATCAATAATGCCAGTGGTAAATTTGCTAGTAAATTCATCATTTACACTTGCACTTTGCAATGCTATTAATCTTTCAAAGAACTTTGTTTGTGCTTCATTCAAGGGAAGTTTTTCTACTTTCTTAAATGGTGTAAATGGTTTTCTTGCTGGCTTCTTTTCTACTTGTGCTTTCTCAATCCAAAAAGTCATAGCATTGAGAATATTCTCTAAACCATTTTGTGATAATGTAATGTTCTTGTCATCACCAACTCCACTTAAAAACTTCTTGTTCTTGTAAGACCAAAGACCTGTACTTTGTAAATTGTCATTCATAAACTTAAAGATAATTGCACAAGTTGTATCTTTAACATTTACTGCATAGGTGCTATCACTCCACTTGCTAAGTGTGTTTTGTGTAGCAGTCATAAAAGAAACAAAAGAAGAAATAGAAATTTGACCATAAATGTTTGTCATAATACTCAATCCTTTCAAGATTGGTTAGGTTAGTCATTACTGACATACATATAACACTTATGACTTTGCTATCTTTGCAACGAATGATAAAATTATTTTAAATTTTTTCTAGCTTGATACCATTGCTTTTTAAATATTCCAAACCTTGATTATGAACACCATTCTCATCCATTGGACAAAAGACTTGTTTTATACCTGCATGATGAATGGCTTTTGCACACATTAAACAAGGATCACAATTTACGATCATTATCTTATTATGAGTACTTTGACCAATCCTACAAGCATTTAATATTGCATTAAGTTCTGCATGATGGCAACCAACATCATTTTGAGTTCCACTCGCTATATTTTGTTCTGTTCTCAAACATACTGAACCACCACAAAGATCCCCTGTTTTACAACCTCTTGGATTTCCATTATAACCATCAGAGATGATACTATTTGTAAGATCATCTAAAATCATAGCAGAAACTTTTCTACGAGTACAGGGACTTGTTTCAGCCAGCAAATTGCATTGTTTAATTCTTATTTCTAAAAGATGTTTTTTCATGTCTTATTCCATATAGATGAAAGATAAGACATGATACAACAAATTTAATTGTTCGCATTATCATTATACATAAGAGATAAAAGTTCGCCCATCCAACCTTCAGGTCTATGACCAACTAAACCAATATAAAACATAGTGCCTTTAGATGGATTTAAAGAAACATAATCGCCAATACCTTCTGCAAAAGATCTAGTCTTATTTGCTTTCATAGTACAATAAGTTTCACCTTGTTTATTCTTAGTGAATGTATTGATATATCCTTGATAGTAATTCACAAGATACTTCTCACTGTTTGTCAAAACTGAATCAATATTTTGTACTGCTTGTGCTACAAAATTTGTACTTTGTTCAATTCTATATTGTGGACTTGGTCTTGCGGATCTATCTTTGAAATAAATAACTTCAAACAATCTCATTTGACCACCACTTTCTTCATTTTCAGATGGCTTTACAAACTTGAAACGATAAAGACCAACTTTCTTACCAGAAGGTGCTTTACCATTATAACCATTAAAACTTAATTCATGTCCCATAGGTTCGCCTTGTAGATTTACTTTCTTTACAGAAATAACACAATCTGAACCATTTGAAACAATCTTTGTAATGATCGCAATTTGTAAATGCAATTCACTACATACTTCTTGATTTTGTGGATGTTCGCAGTTGTTCTTATCAATCTTAACATATTCACCAACAGTCAAATCACCTGATGTTCTTACGATTGATTCTGGATCAATATATGTTGCACCGCTTTTAGTGAGTTTTTGTGCAAATTCACTTTCAGTCATTGGATTATCACCACCCAAAGATGACTTTAAAATTGCCCAAGATGCAAAATCTGCTTCTTTACCTGTTTTAGGTGATGGGATTTTTTTAAAAACTTGTTGCAAGTTAATATCTGCAAGACTTGATTTTTTCTTAGCCATTTAAGAAGTCCTTTCAAAAAAGAAATTTTTGAAAAAGAACTTTTAATAAATAAATTATTAATCCAAGCCAACGGACTTGAACAACACATTATTCATACAATTTGCTAGATCATCTTTTAATGAATATGAATTATTAAAATATAAACATGGCAAGTTCTCATTACGAACTGAATATCCAAATCCTTTTTCTGTTAAGACACCTGCTTTTTCATATTCTAAATCTTTACCAGCAACATCAGATAAATCCTTTAAGACTTTCTTATATAGAACTCTATTCTTGACTTTGGTTATATAAAATTCACCAGTCAAATTATTGAACTCATATCTCAATCTTGGATTTAATTCAAAATATGGCATTAAGATTTCTATCTCTCCATTTGGAAATTGTAATCCACGAACATCTTTAAAGATGACTTTCTTAATTCCATAGTTGCCAAACTTCTTGTTTAGAAATCTCATCTGATAACTTACTGCTTCAGACATCTCTAATAATAGATCATCTAATTCTGTTCTTGCCTTTTCTTTTAAGACTGGCATATCAGATAATCTTATTCTGTTGTTCATTGGTGAACAGGTTAGTAAATTTGATAGATTCATATACACTTTCCTTATGTATTGACGAATATATAGATATACTTATATCTGTTTTCGATTAAAAAAACAAGTATTTATCGTATAGAAATTACACGATTATTTAAATATTCATCTTCTACTTGCTCAATAAATGAACTCAATTCACTTAATGTGAATAAATTCTTTTCTCTACAAGTATCACTACCTACTTTTACCTTAACCCTTAAACCTATTTCAAGATCTCCTTGATCTTCAAAGGTACACCAACTCACATCCAATTCCACTTTATAGCAAACTGCACTTTTTAAGTGTGCTTTTCCTATCGGTGAATAAAAGATTTCTCCTCTAAACACTTTGGTTTTGCTAAATTCACTTTCCCAATTCCCAATCACTTTAAAACCACTTTCTGTTAAGTGATTTTTGATTTCCTGCACTTTCATAAAAAATCCTTTTCAAAAGAAAATAAAATATCTGTAAAGATTTTACAACCTTTAAAAAAGAAATTCCTATGTTTTTTCGCTTGATCACTTTTATCCAGATAAAAAAATACCTGTTAAAGATTTTTTCATCTTTAAATAAAGTCGTTCTCTTGCTCTTATCCTATATTTACCATGCACGAAAAGATACCATCAACAAGCATTACTTTCCACATTCGCAGACCAAGTAAACTCTATTCTCTCTTTCAACACTACACAATCTGGAAACTAAGATATTACCAGTGCCTATGATCAAGGGATCTGATTACCTTATCATAGGTCTTTTGTTTCTCCATTGTCCGAAGACGAAGAAACCATCTCTTTGCATCGTTTCAGATGCTAAACACAAAACCCCTACGGATTTTACTTATACTAGATGTATAAATAGAATATATAGAAGTATTATATGTATTGGAAGAGATGTTGGAAGCAATAGGAAACACCTTAATGGATTTCTTTCAGTCCTAACCCCATGCTCTATATTATTTCAAAGGTAAGCACAGATGGTGTCCTGACATCTATCTAAGTATCATTTTCATTCCCACTTAAAAAAGTGATCAAGAATTACTTTTGAAGTCTTAAACTATGCCTTAAAGGATTCTTCTTTATCGAAGTAATCATAACCTAGCACGAGTTTCAGTAAAGTTACTAGATACCTGCTATATCTAAAGAATTTCTTCTTATAAGTATTCTTTCTAATCTTAGACTACCTTTACATCTAAGACTTTATTTACTTGATCGTAACCAAGCAGAACCTTATCTACATTTAAACTTAAATGTCTTTACCTATGGATTTTCTTATAATGATTTCTTTTCTGGAGTGCAAATTTTTTTTCTTCTTTTAAAAAAGCCTTTAGAAAAAGTCGCCAATAAATCTTTCTTATTTTCCGATAAATCCTATCTTCTTTGACAATAAAGAAGTTCTTTATTCTCTAGCAATAAATCTTATCTTCTTTGACAATAAATCTTATCTTTATTCTCTAGCAATAAATCTTATCTTCTTTGACAATAAATCTTATCTTCTATCTTATTCTTATTCTCTTTGACTATAAATCTCTTTCACTGCCTTTATATTATATTATTCTTTCTTTATGTTTTGCGAAGCAAAACATCTTCTACCATAATCTCTTCTTTGTCTGTTTACTTATACTAGATGTATAAATAGAATATATAGAAGTATTATATGTATTAGATATAAGATATATCTTATCTAAAGATAATCTATATTAGATATACCTATCTTGAGATTTTGATTTTTGAATTTTGTTTCTCTTACTTATACTAGATGTATAAATAGAATATATAGAAGTATTATATGTATTGGATATAAGATATATCTTATCTAAAGATAATCTATAAGATAGAATAAGAGA